GTAGTGTGCATGGTGCCGAGTTGGTTTGCTAAACCGATCTACTGCGAAAGCGGTAACAGTTCGATTCTGTTTCTATCCTCCAAGTTTTATGCGGGTAAGGTGTTTACGGATACACACTAGTCTTCCAAACTTGAATAGTCGGATCGTTACCGACTACCCGCTCCAAGTTTATGCCGTGGTAGCTCTCTGGGTAGGGCACCTCACTGTCGATGAGACCTAGGCGGGTTCGATTCCCGTCCACGGCGCCAGTTTTGTAAGTGTCAGCAAGAGAAAGTCACGCTGTTAATGGTATGTTCGAACTACCTAAACAGTAGAAGGCAAGCGGGTTCGACTCCCGGTTGATCGCTTAAATGGGATCGACGCAGATGGTTGCCACGCTGGACAAGTATTCCTAGTGACAGACTGCCCCCGTCCGGACTAGTTAATTCGGGTGAAGCGTTGAGATAACAGCGGCTCAACTACTTACAAATTCAATTTTAGCCGGTTAGTTAAATGGTATAACGGACGCTTGATAAGCGTTTATCGCAAGTTCAATTCTTGCACTGGCTACCAAAATTTATTGACAAGCATGTGCGTGTCATATATAATAGTGTTATTGGCATATAGCTCAGTTGGTAGAGCGCTTGACTGTTAATCAAGATGTCCCTGGTTCGAGCCCAGGTTTGCCAGCCAAATTTCGCCCCATTAGTTAAATGGTAGAACACCGGTTTTGTAATCCGGGGACAGCAGTTCGATTCTGTTATGGGGCACCAAAGTTATAGCGGGTAGGGCGGCCACCACTCCAGTCTCATAAGCTCGGAGCATCGCAAGTTCGAATCTTGCACCCGCATCCAAATTGGGGATGTAGCTCAGTTGGGAGAGCAACTGCTTTGCAAGCAGAAGGTCAGGGGTTCGAACCCCCTCTTCTCCACCAAGTTTTTAGGTCACTGTGAAATACACTATAATAGAAGATTGCAGCCCATTCTACATTCGATTTGAGTGTGATGGAATTGCAGAAGTAATTGATAAGTCATTGAAGTATGTCAAGGACATGCAATTCACTGATGGGTTTCAACCTTATAGGTATTCACTGGACCAAGTTGCAGACATAATGTTAAGTGTTCCGATGCGGCAAGAACTTAAATTAAATTACTCTAGGGTAATGATGTTTGTAACGCAGCCCGGTTACTACTACAGGGCTCACAAAGATGGTATGAACCATCGTTACAGTATAAACTACACTGCTAAGATACTAGATGGCGAATGTAGGACCAGCTGGTACGCAGATGAAGATTTGAGTGGTTATGCCATTGATAACTTGCCTACTAAGGTTAGTAGAGAGTGCGATGGATTTGACAAAAGCAAGCACACACCAATAAAGAGCATGGTTGCTTTGCCCGGTGAGTGCATATTGTTTAACACGGAAATATTTCACGACTTTGACAACAGTACTTCAAAAAATGAACGCATGGTGTTGACCTTAAGGGATGCTGATCCCGGAGAAGTTTATTTTGAAGACGTTAGACAACGTTTATTTGATATTCACTGAACCAGCAGTAAACTGGAATGTATAGTAGACGAGAATTAGTGTACTGCTATATGTCTGACACGGACTTGAGTGGGAAGCCCACAGTGTAAACAAAACATTCGGAGATTAGCGCAGTCTGGTAGCGCATCTGGTTTGGGACCAGAGGGTCATAGGTTCGAATCCTATATCTCCGACCAATTTGCGTCTGTAGTACAATGGAAAGTACACTAGGCTACGAACTTAGGAATGGTGGTTCGATTCCATCCAGACGCACCAATCAACAAAGGAAATACAATGTCAGCATTCAAAGTATTGCGCGGTGAGCGCATTAACGGAATCTTTCTAGGCAACGACAGCTGGGCATTGGTATTCCGTACAGTTAGCGGCAAGTATTTTCGTTTTGATACACAGAACGATTGTTGCAACAGCGTGTGGTTCAATCACATCAATGGTGCTACTATCCTAGGTGAAGGTAACAGCTTTGATCTATTGCGTGGCGCATTGGTGACTGAAACAGAAGACAAAGGCTGGGGCGATAATCGCGAAGAAGACGGATACGAAGTAGTTCAAGACGGGTTCTGGACTATCAAAACCGACCGCGGCTACATTGACATTGAAGTGCGTAACAGCCACAATGGCTACTATGGCGGATCAGTTAAGCACATTGAAGACTTTGAGCTTGACCAAATTGAAGGCTTAAAGCAAGTTACGGAAGATTTTTAAAAGGGTAGTTATGTCAAATAGTAGAAACACTTCAGCAGCAGCAGTAGACCAAGTTGGTAATCGTTTTGATCTAGTGCTTATTGCAAGCGCACGAGCACGTGAACTCAAGCGAGGACATGCTGCAAAAGTAAGTGGCGCTGGTGGCATCACTGCAACAGTGTTGAAAGAAATTGAAGAAGGAAAAATTGGCCGCGAGTACTTGAAAAAGTTGCGCGACTAAGAGTTATGGAGTCGTTAGTTTAGTGGCAAAACCGCGGGTTGTGATTCCGCTATCACGGGTTCGATTCCCGTACTTCTCCCCAGAGCCTCGCCTTTGCTAGCGGCGTATAATAGGATAAATTGTTAGCACACAGACCCCGTCTTTGGGCGATCGGACGTTAAACGGTTGTCCACCAATTTGGTATAACGTTGGCACAATCAAGCCAACGTTATAAATACAATTAAGGAGAATAACACTATGTTATGCTTAAATTGTAAAAAAGAAATCATACCAAGATATTCAACACAAGAGAGAGTTTATTGTAATCACGCATGCCAGAGTCAGCATAAATCTAGTATGGTATTAGCAGAAAATAAAAAACTTATTGTTGATGGGCAAATAACAAATCGGCCAACAATATACAGTGTGTTAATGAGTTTATTTGGTAACAAGTGTTCCACTTGCGGAATATCCGAATGGGCCAGTCGTCCAATTAAGTGTCAAGTGGACCACATAAACGGTGACTCAAGTAATAATAAACTAGATAATCTAAGATTATTATGTCCTAACTGCCATAGTCAAACAGATACATTTGCTGGTAGAAATAAAGGTAAAAATGTCGGTAGATGGACATTAAACAACTTGGAAAAATATAGATAATTGTTGGGGTTTAGCTTAGTTTGGCCTAAAGCACTAGTCTTTGAAATTAGTATCATCGGTTCGAATCCGATAACCCCTGCCAGTCATTAGTGGTTCGATTCCACTATCCTCTGCCAGAATTTCATATCCTGTACAAAAGGCAAATCTTGCTTTTCAGGATAATCTCGTGTAAAATGTTTAACACAAGAGAAGCTCTTAGCATTGGAATAAGTTCCGTTGCCGAGTTTAAGTAATTCATCGAATCCAGGATTGGGTTTGCTCATACTGTATTTAACACAAGGAAACAAAATGCCCTGGATCCAAAACGTAGCACGTAGCGATGTCACTAAAGGGTTTCACATAAACCCCGGTGATAACGCTATGTTGATTCAAATTGTTGACTGCGGGAGCGAGTGTCCTACCCCCCTTTACAAGTTTAGAGAAGTTCATCAATTTGAGTTCCTCGATGTAGAGGAAAAGGACTACGTTCTTGAAGAAGAAATGCGTTGCAGTCACGAGCAAGCTGCGGAGCTAGTTCGTTTGTTGCAACATGCACTAGAGAATCGCATGAACGTGATTGTTCACTGCCATGCCGGTGTTTGCCGCAGTGGTGCAGTTTGTGAAGTTGGGGTCATGCTTGGGTTTGATGACACTGAAGCATTTCGTGCTCCTAACTTGCTAGTCAAGCATCGCATGATGAAGCATCTGGGATGGACATACGATGAGAACGAAGAGCCAACAATCAATGGTCAACCATACCAATACAGCGCAGGTGGTATCATTTTACCCCCAAGCCACGAAGGTGATATCTAATGCACAAAGTCTACGTTGACGTTCCGTACGAGTACAACTATGTGTACCGGATTGCCCAAGGTGAGGCCACTGGTCCAGAAGTACTATCAAGGGACTTTGGGGTAAAGTTTGCGTTCATTTGTAACGCGGCACAGAGATTCAGCAACCCCGAAGGACTTGGGGCAGTGGGCAATACAGGTGATGCTCACGTGGTATGGCTTGAGTCAGAAAAAGACGAATTGTTCTTTCTAATCAAGACAGGATTTACTAAGTTAAATAAAGATGTAGTTGAACTATTCTTGAAAGCAAGATTAGAAGCTATGCGATTAAAAGAGAAAAATGAATATGAAACGTGTAATTGAAGTCCGTGCCGCAGAAGGTGGCGAAGACAGTAAACTATTTGTAAAAGACTTGGCGCAAGCCTACATTAAATTTGCACACAGCAAGGGCTGAACTAGCCGCCTGATAAATGAGTATCTTGGCGAAGTTCATATCTTAGTCGAGGGTGCTGATTTATCTGGCTTATACAACGAGCCAGGTGGACACCGAATACAGCGTGTACCACCAACTGAGCGAAAAGGACGAGTACATACTAGTACCGTTACTGTCGCTGTCGTTGATCCAAGTGTGCCGACCACTGCTATTCTTGACTCAGATCTGAAGATTGAATGGTACAGCGGAACAGGCGCAGGAGGACAACACCGTAACAAGCACCAAAACAGTGCCCGTGTTACGCACGTACCTAGCGGCACAGTAGTAACAGCACAGTGCCGCAGTAGGGAAAATAGTTTGGCAGAAGCCATGCAAACTATTAGAGAAAGAGTTGACAAGATAACAAAAGACTGTTATAATAACAACTTAGCAAGCAACAGAAAGCAACAAGTTGGTTCAGGGATGCGAGGAGACAAAATTCGCACATACCGCTTTCAAGACGATACAGTTAAAGATCACGTAAGTGACAAGACTGCAAGCGTTAAGAAAGTGTTAGCTGGCAACTTTGACTTACTTTGGAATTAAAAAGGAAAAATGTCATGAAACGTTCAGGTAAACGATAGTGTCATCCTAGACCCCCGTATGGTCCTGGATGGCACGTAAAAGAAAAGTAATTTACGAATCCATCCACAGCAAACTTTGCTGGCGAAGTACCCGGCTCTTACCCGGGCTAACAGAGTTCGATTCTCTGGCTGTGGACCATATGGGGGTATAACTTAGCGGCTAAAGTATCTGGCTTTTAACCAGAGAACCAGAGTTCGATTCTCTGTGCCCCTACCATATCAAAGTACGCTAGTGCATTATAGTGAATCAGGTCGCTCCTGTGGAAGCTATAATTGTATCAATTGCCCTGGAGGGAAAGGTTGACGACTGCGGTTCGATTCCGTAGCGTACTTTGATATGGTAAGGTCATGGAAGTATAGCTCAGTTGGTTTAGAGCATCGGACTTTTAATCCGAGGGTCCTGGGTTCGAGCCCCAGTGCTTCTACCATATAAAAACATACTAGTCGGCGACTAAGCGTATTGCACGGTCTCTACGGAGTGAAAGGGTCAGTGGTTCGATTCCACATAGTGTGTTTCTATATGGTAACAATGAAGACGACATGGAAAGATAGTGCAAAGATATACTGTTGGTCTGGTTCGAAACAGAGTAAACCAGTTTTATATTGAGCGTAGCACAACCCGCAGCGCACGGGTAGTTAGTGGGTTCGAATCCCATCATTGAAACTGTAACCCCGTCGGCATGTGTGTCCACCGTGCATTAACCGACATAAAATAAAGCCAGGACGAATGCTGTCGTTAACGGTGGAGCCTATATAGAAGTATTCTTGGCATAAGTCAAAGCGGGAGAAGAAGCCTAGTATCTGCAGATGCGAAAGTTTCAGAGCTTGACTCCTCCTATGCCTGCATTTGAGAGTGCTTCTATATGGTATGGTGTAATGCGAATGCACGGGATCGCCACATAAGTCTTTGAACGAGCGGTGGAACAAGGTTCAGGTGTGGTAGGAACCCACAATGCCATTTAAATTTGCCTTTATAGCTCAGTTGGTAGAGCAGAGGATTGAAAATCCTTGTGTCACTGGTTCGAATCCGGTTAGAGGCACCATAATACAGGAGCCATAATGGCAAAGTTTTCTGAGAAGTTCTTTTGCCCAGCACCGTGGACAATGATGTACTATCACGCCAACTCTCCTAGTCCGTGTCATTACATCAAGAACTTAGAGTCTGGCATGACACCCGCTGAGTATATCAACAGTGATTGGCTCAAGCAGATGAAGACAGATATGCTGAGTGGCACTGCCCCAACTGCATGTGGCGGCTGCAAGACAAAAGAAGACATGGGGCTAAAAAGCACACGCGGCGCAATTTGGAATTACTATAATGTAGGCCCAGAACCCGAGTACGAAGATCAATGGTTTGCAAATAAATTTACAGCCGACACACCGACAGTACCGGGCCGCATTGAACTTAGATTTAGTAATCTGTGTAACATGAAATGCAGAATGTGCGATGAAACATCTAGCTCTAGCTTTGCAGCAGAAAAGATTCAGCACAACATTAAACCAGATAAAGAAGGTAGCCACATTGAGTACAGTGTGATACCTATTACAAAAATTGAAAGCAATTCTATTGAGGGTCTTAAGGACCCTGCCTTCTTGGCCTCAGTATGGAAAGTATGCTTAACGGGTGGGGAACCATTCTTAATAAAAGAATATTACGACTACCTTGATTATCTAATAGATAACGGATTCAACAAAGAAATTAACCTAGAGCTATACACCAATTGCAGTGTGTATAACCCATTGTTTGTTGACCGTCTTAGTAAATTTAAAACAGTGCAGATGGTAATGAGCATTGACGCAGTGGGTAAATCGGCAGAATATATTCGCAGCGGAACAGATTGGCCAAAAGTTGAAAGTAACGTACTTAGACTTAACCAACTTCAATCGCCGTTTAAGATGGAAGTTACAACAGCAATATCTGCATATAGTTTAATGGATTTTGCAGAAACAGCAACGTTCCTGATGCGGCTATATAACGAAAACAACACCATTGGCGTGAAGTGCTATAACGTAACTTCTCCGCCAGGCATGAACTTTAACAACTTGCCTAATCAACTGCGGGGCCGGGCAATTGAGCAAATTAACAAAGCAGTTGAAATACTAACTGCACCAAATTATGTAGTATTGGTTACTGAGCTACTAAATGTGAAACAAGCGTTATCAACATTAACGCCAAATATGCCATCTGCATTCTTTGACTATACAAAGAAGTATGATGTTATTAGGGGCGAATCGTTTACAGACGTATTCTCTATACAAACAAAATAAACACCTGCTCTCATAGGTAAATGGTATATCGGCGCTGTGGTATAGCGCAGTCCTAAGTTCGATTCTTAGTGGGAGCACCATAAGATAAGTATCTGATGCAAAACAATTTTTTATCTTGTACACATCCTATTATTTGTGCGCCAATGAATAGAGTGTCCGACGTTAAGTTGGCTCTCGCGGTTCACAACGCAGGCTGTCTGCCAAGCCTGGTAGTACACAATTATATTGAGTCTCGATTGACTCTTGACGTAACAAAGATTGTGTCGGAGATGAAAGAATTCACTGAGCAATCTGGGTCTCGTGATTTTATTCTTGCACTGCGATCGGATTTTTTATTAAAAGATACAACGCTGGTTGAAGCTATTCTAAAATACCATCCAAATTACTTGGAATTGTTTGATGATGTAGACTTAACAAACATTCGTTTAACAAATATCATTAAACTTTTTAGAAAATATAAAATTAAGATAATCTACAAAGTATTGAGCACACGCCCTATTGGGGACTTAGTTAATTACATTGATGCAATTGATATAAAGGGACCAGATGCTGCGTCCCGTGTTGCAGACGTGTCAATTAGTCTAGTGGATAGAATCAAGCAACTAAAATCGACCCACAGCAATCTAAATATTATCGCATCGGGCGGCGTAACGTCGGCACAAGATATACAAGACTGCTTGGATGCAGGAGCATGTGCAGTTGGGTTGGGAACAATATTTGCAGTATCAGAAGAATCATCTATTTCAACTGAAACCAAACTGAAAATGATCGAATCGTCATTTGATCAAGTAAAGAATATTGGCGAAGCTCATCAAAATGCTTTGGTATTTTCTTCAGAGCCTGACGTAGATGGTAATCACACAATGGGACTAGAACTGGGAATCAAGAGTCCGACTGCTGGGCATGTATTTGCGGGCAAAGCAATTGATTACATTAGTTCAATTAAGACAGTACAAACTATTGTATCAGAGTTAACTGGGGTTGCCCGATGACGCAGAAGCCAGCTGATGTAACTATTTGTTATTTTGGAGGTAGTGGCGGATTCTTTTGTTTGTACCTGTTGCTACTCAGCGGCCAATATAAGTGTTGCTTCGAAAACGGAACAATCAACGTACACAAAACAAAGTCCACGCAATGGAATATACAAAATGTTTCGGCGTGGAAAGACAACGAAATATGGCCTAATAATAGTGGCACACGGGCAACTAGTTTTGATGTTAGTAAAGTATTTTTTCTCTGCAACCCAATACCGATAACGCAAAAACCTGGACCGCAGGATAACATACTTGCCAAGTATCCGGGAAAGAAAATCTTGTTATACACAGACCTAGCAACACAGTGGCATTTAACAAAAACCAAACGTGCATATTGGTTCCAACCAGGTCAGCAGCTAAACGGCCACGGCCCAAATTGGCAAACACCCGAGTATCGTGAAGAACAAGTGCTTATATGGTACAACAACATTAAACAAGCCAATTGGCCCTTGATCACAAAGGCCGATGATTTTTATTCACTCCCGCAAGCAATACAAGACAAGTGTATAACTGAGCACAGTATGTGGGAAGTGTTGGATATTGGAAAATTTGATAATGAGGATTACCGCCCTCCTGGTGTAATCTATAACGGAGATCTTGTGTATAAGAAAGTGGTAGACGTTATTCCCGAAATGGACATAGTGGTTAAACTACAAGACTTAATAAAAACTCAAGGCCGTGTGTTGTTTGATCAGCTGGGTATAACTACTAATATTGAAGTGCAAAAGTTTATAATTCAGTATCTGTCATTGCATACTGTTGAGCAGCGGAAATTCCTATTAGGTAAACTCTAATAGATTAGAATTGTCTGGCACTGCGAGAGTGGATACAGCTGGTCTGGACAAAAACTTAGTTAACACCTTGAGATTTACATAGACGGTGTCTTTAGTGAAGTCGGGAGACGAGTGATTAAACAACACATTTGTGTAATCGATTGCGCTACGCCAGTGGTGTGCAACTAATAACGGTTCTGCATAGTACATCCAAAATTCTATATCGTTTAGAGTCTTTTCATCAGCAGTGATTAATTGATTGTGCTTTAGGTATTCGAAACTATATACGAAGCCCTCATATATTGGATCGATAAGTATACTTAACAGAAAGGCAGAAGATTTTTTGCCTATGCTTAATATTTTGTTTTTCGGATATGCAGATTCATATGCACGTTGATTGATCGATTCTTGGTCCCACGCACTATCTACGTAGTACATTGCACGTTTGTTGTTCACAGTTTGTAACGCAACGGTTGGACCATACACCCCGTGGAGATATGTGCTACCCATTGGTAGTGTAGTATTTTTTGGGATAAATGGCAGTTGTTGTCTACGGAAACTGTCTACTAGAATTTGGCTAGATAGTGTGGAGTTATCATCAATGACAATTGACGAATTGTTTGCTACAATGTTAGCAACGGCTACATCTAATTCGTCCTTCATGCTGCCAACAAGGCGTCCCGGAGAAGTGAAGTGTGCTGTGTAACCCATTTAATATATTTATAAACCACACATGATCAATGTAAAATTAGGATATTACTTATGCAACGGAATCTCATTTGATTCTAAGATCGCAGCGTGTGTACACTCGGTGCAGCACAACAATGCACCAGTTACCTGGACCTTCAATGATCGAGAATTTAACCAGTACGATTGGACCCGAGAGCCTGAACAGACTCTCGATCAGCTGTACGATCTTAGATCTAAGCAAATAAGAGAACAGTACGACTATGTTATATTGAGTTATAGCGGCGGATCAGACAGCCACAATATCTTAATGAGCTTTATCCGACAAGGGTTGCATATAGATGAGATTGTAGTGAACACTACAGAAAAAGCCAGTGCTAAGTTCACTGAGTTAGATAAGAATAATCTAGATCCCCGTAATGCAGCAGCGGAACATGTGTTCCAAACTCTGCCGAGACTGAGAGAAATACAAGACCAGATTCCCAGGACTAAGATTAGTGTAATGGATCTGTCTGATCATTTGTTTGAAAGTTTTTCAAAGGCAGATGATGCAAGTTGGGTGCTAGAAAAACGTGAAAGTTTAAACCCAGCAGGGGTGACGAGATTTAATTATCTCCACTTTGATCAATTACGTAAGCAGTTTGATAAAGATAAGAAAATTGCATTAGTACTAGGGATCGAAAAGCCTCGAGTGTTTATTAGATATGGCCAATTGATACTGCGGTTCATTGACAGAGCTGCAAACATCGTCACAGTAGCAGAACACATTAAAGAATACACAAACAGCACAGTGGAGTTTTTCTACTGGAGTCCCGACGCAGTACCTATTATTATCAAGCAAGCGCATACTATTAAGCGATGGCTTGAAGCTAACCCGGATAAGCAGCATCTATGGGACGTCGACACACTAACACCCGAGATGATTAGATTAGTACACGAACGGATCTACCGTCCGCTACTGTACTCTACATGGAACAACAGTTGGTGGCAATCGAATAAAGCAGTTAACGACTGGACAAGCGAGTTTGATCAGTGGTTTAAAGATGGCTACAGCGATACCCGTGCGTATCGTGTATGGGCTGAAGGCATTGATTATGTGCGTAATATTTTACATCCATACATAAACACCACTCATCTGGTAGACGGCCAAACTGATGGACTTGAGATATTTGTCAAAGAGTACTCAATTGGCCCAGTAAAAAATCTCTGCCCAGAGTTGAAGAATAAACTGTACAATCGCTTGCGAAATAAATAACTATAGTGTATAATACACAGAAGGGACGATGCAATGAAGCCTAAAGAGACTATCGAAAAAGCATACAGCAACGTTCCAAAAGAAGTTGTGAATCCAATAGACCTAAGTTGGATTCCAGAGTTTAGAGGTGTTAGATATTACTGGATCCGTCTAGTAAGGTTTTTCACTAGATAAGAATACGGAGCGTTGGCCGACCGGTTAAGGCAGCGGCTTGCTAAGCCGTCATTTCGAAAGAGGTGAGTAGGTTCGATTCCTACACGCTCCGCCAGTGATAAGTAAGTATAATGCGGATGTAGCTCAGCTGGTAGAGCACAACGTTGCCAACGTCGAGGTCGTCGGTTCGAACCCGATCATCCGCTCCATAAATGGCTCTCTAGTTCCAATTGGCAGAACATCGGATTCCAAATCCGAGTGTTGGGGGTTCGAATCCCTCGGGGGTCGCCAATTTCGGTCTTTGGTGAAATGGATATCATCTCTGTCTTCGAAACAGAGGGTGGGAGTTCGATCCTCTCAAGACCGGCCACATAAGTACATAAATGATAGATAAAGATCTAAGCTATTACACCTGCAATGGGATAGAGTTTTCCTCAAAGGTTAATGCTTGCATATATTCCCAGACAGTTAACAAGCCAGTTGAATGGATGTTTCACAACGATGTGTACTCAGCATATCCGTGGCAAATTGAGCCAGAGCAGACACTAGACGAACTCTACGACGCCCGAGCTAGACAACTTCGCGAACAGTACGACTACTTGATTCTCAGCTACAGCGGCGGCTCGGATACAAATAATATTCTTGAAAGTTTTATTAGGCAGGATCTGCACATAGATGAGATTGTTACTAATCACATTACTAAAGCAACTGAAAAATTCACAATCATCGATCCTAGTAACAAGTTAGCTTCTAACTTTGCAGCAGAACATCAACTGCAAGCGATTCCACGTTTGCAATACATTTATGATAAGTTGCCTAAAACTAAGATTACAGTCCTGGATGTAAGTGACGTAGTCTTGAATTCAATGAGCCAGTTCGACGATGTTGAATGGGTACACGAGCGCAATGATTATCTGTCAATTGGGCAACTGTTTAGATACAATTATTTTCATTTTGCTGAATTGAAAAAGCAATTTGATAAAGACAAGAAGGTTGCAATCATCGTCGGGGTAGATAAGCCACGAACAGTAATTTCGCCAAATGATGAGTTTGTGTTATACTTCACAGATGCGACTGCTAATATTGCAAGTGTCAATGACTTTAACACAGAATACTCGAATATTAAAACAGAGTTGTTCTACTGGTCCAAGGACACGGCACCACTAATTTGCAAGCAAGCACACGTGGTTAAACATTGGCTAGAAGCCAATCCTGTGAGACAACGTATGTGGCGCAACGTAACTAAAGAAATGGTTCGCTTGTACCACGAAAGATTTTTACGCAATATCTTATACACTACATGGGATGACACATGGTTCCAAGCTGACAAAGGTACTAGTTACTGGAACAGTGAGTTTGACGCATGGTTCCACAACGACCCCACCTTGTCTAGAGAGTTAACACAATGGAAACGTGGGCTTGAGTACGTGGCACAGAGTGCCGGGGACTACATCGAATACAAAAACGGTGTCGCAGACGGACTAAAAGGGTTTAAGCATTCGTATTTTGTTGGTCGGATGCGTAACGTTTAACTCCGCCCCCGATGTTGCCCATATGGTCTAGCAGTTCTGTAAATGGAATTGCTAGCGAATGAGATACAGTATCAAATGGTCGACGAATAAATGGCATACGTTCAGATCCGTTATACTTCGGGAAGTACATGAGTTCGTCCTTCCAGTATTGACCATAGATAAATGGCTTTACATAAAAGTCCCAGTTGTCTCCGCGATAGACATTAAACATACGCTTAGATAGTCCGTTAGCATTGTATAATTGGCCAGCCGTTGCAACAGCTCTGTACACCGGATCGTTTAAAAAACTATACATGAATTCGGTGGTGTCGCCAAAGAAGATGTTGCGCCCAGATCGCTTTGCTAATTCAAATGCACGTGGCTTTTCGATTTCGCAATAGTGGAGCCCCATGTGATAGTACGGAACGCCGTTGTTAACTAACACTTGTGGGTCGTGGATAATTTGCACTACATCTGCAGAGTCCGGTAGTAGACTTATAAACCGTTTACTAAGCAAAAAGAATCGATGGATGCCGGTAGCTTCATCTTCGGCAATTAGTTCATCAGCAAGTGCTAGCGGATCAAGATCTACAATGCGAGTTTTGATTCCGTACTTTTTGTCGACTAACTGAAGATTGCGATATTCGTGATCATTGTATCCGGGAAGGTACATAAATGCAGTTTCAATTGGTATGCCTTGTGTAACAAAACTATGTAACACACTTTGGCTGTCAATTCCTGAGCTAATGGTTAGCAACAGTTTATTGGATTGGCTAGCTAAATCTCGAGCATGGCGATCGCTTTCTTCACGCATGTTGCCCACCGTGCGTGTGCAAGCAGGGATGTCAATGTAAAATTTATTATTTGAAAAACCGTATAGCATTTGTTCAATATTTATTGACTTATCTACTAGCAGTCTGTATAATACAAACTGTTCATAAAAGAGTTAGCCATGAGCAGGGCAGCTTTCTGTTACCAGTGGTAGGCGTAGTATCAATAATCTTGCAATTAGTGGCCTGTGTTTAAGTATCGGGAACCCCCGAGGCAACAAAACGATTTTAAAATTGAGAACCGTTTCGAGCCCACAACGTGTGGTCTAGGTAGGCATTCGCAAGATGCTGCTTGATCTAGATCATGGTTGCCCATCTGATCAATGGGGACCAAGTGGTCCGCGGTTGAAAAACAGAATTACATGGCTAACCCTTTTATGAATACATTAACGTTTCAAACCCCAGTGCGTATAGTTAATAACTGGGATAAAACAGCTCAAGTGGCAAAGCACTGCATTGATCTAGTAAAGAGTCAATCAACTGGTATTACTAGGGAATACAAATACAGTGATTACGGATATCACTATGAGCTAGGATCATCGGGCACAGTTAGTCACATTACTAATGGTAGTGCAGAATGGTATTCAGTAACAGGCAAGCTAATTGAATCTACCATGCGCTTTTTGCCAATGATGCTAGATGATCTTGCAGAGCTTGGTCCTACTTTTGCTAGCATTAACTACATGGTAGGCGATGGTGCAGAGCATAAGGATCACGAAAGTCAGCAAACTGGGTTTAATTATTTCTTCGCTGATTGTGACAGCACTACCTACGCAAGAAACGCAGACATCTGCGAATCCTATCGTAGTGTAAAAGACACAGGATGGATCCTTGATATCCAACAACTACACAGCATCTCAAATACAAACGAACGAATTTGGTTTAACCTTAGATTTGGTAAACCCTTTGCCTATTGCAGAGATTGGTTTGCAGATCATTTGGTATTAACTTATGAATAAAATTATCTCAATTGAGCCTGCAATCGATCCAGTTAACCGTCCCACATTTTTGTTGGACTGGGAATTGACAATGAAGTGCAATTTGGATTGCGACTACTGCTCAACTGGCATTGAGTATGGTGGCCACGACAATAGCACAGCGCATCCTCCTAAAGACGAATGCTTAAAGACCATTGACTTCATGTTTGCTTATGCAGACAAGTACATGCAGCTAAAGCCTAAATGGCAGCGCATGGTTGTTCTTAATGTCTACGGCGGCGAAAGCATCTTTCATCCAGACATTGTTGAGATCCTTGAACAGGTTCGTGCAAGACACACATACGAATGGCCATTAACTGTTACATGCACAAGTAATGCAGTGGCTGGCAAGAATCTTTGGGAAAAGGTTGCAAACTTAATTGATGAGTTTACAGTTAGTTTTCACAGCAGTGCATTGCCTAAACAGAGACAGCAAGTACTAGACAACATACTTTATAATAAGGCCATCGGCAGGCGCCAAAAGGTGGTGTTTGTGATGCACAACGATCCTGTTTTGTGGGATATTAGCCAACAAGCTATCGAGTTTTGCAAGACACACAGTGTTGACTATGTAGTTAAAGCAAACGACACTCCTACACCACAGTGGCAATATAACAAAGAACAGTTTATTTACTTTCAAGATTACTACAAGTCGCGTACCCCTGCTAAGAGTAGAGATGCGCTAACAAAGGCATTAGATGCAGTGTCAACAGACACAGTTGGCATGGGTAAGGTAGGTCGTGGTTGTTGTGGTGGTCGAAAGCTATGCACTAACCAAGACTTACAACACCCAACAGCCTTTGTGCCACATGCAGATTTCATGGGATGGAGTTGTAGTGTTAATTGGTACTTCTTGTACATTAAACAGATCAATGGCGATGTGTACACAAACAAGGATTGCCGTATGCGCTTTAACGGCACAGTTGGTCCAATTGGTAATTTGTCAAATGGTAATCTTATACTAGAACAAGTGCAGAAAAACATTGACAACAAAGCCATGCCTGTTATACAATGTGCTAGAACAAGATGTATATGCGGTTACTGTGCCCCAAAAGCACAAGACCCAAAAGATTTTGAAGCTATTATGGATAAACACATAGTTGACAAGCAAGTCAAATTTGTTTATAATAACAGCTTAGATGATAAGTAATTTATCACAATGCGTAAGTGGTGGAATGGTATACACTCTGGTCTTAGAAGCCAGCGCCGCGAGGATTGAGAGTTCGAGTCTCTCCTTACGCACCATTTATTATTTTAAGTTTTTCTAAAAGTACTTGACACTTAATGAAACTCTTGTTATAATAGATACATGTTAAGCAATTAACAAACGTTCTTTAAAAATTTGTTTTGATGTAAAGTAAACAGGCCTACCACGCTATTAGGTTGCGTGAGTCTTGTTGAAAATTTGGTCCAGAAAGAAAGCTGGGCACTCTTGTGTAGTTTGTAAGAGACTACAGTGGCGTCTAACACCTATGAGTTAGAAACGATCTATTCCACGTAGCAATACGCAGGAAGAAGGATTGCAATAAAGTAGAGTAACGCTCCGCTGGTTGCATGAGGGTCAACCAAAAGACGCAAGTCTTACCCGTAGCCTTGTAAGCAGGCGAAAGAGGCATCAAAATAAATTTCTAAATAACTGTTGACAGCAAATGAAAAGTTTGCTACAATAGCAGCTTAGTTAGTGATAGTGCTAACAAGCAAGTTCTTTAAAATAGATACGTATAAGAAGTTCTTATACACATGCACATAAAGGCGTAGGCCACGCTGATATGGTTGGATCATAGCTCGGGCTATTGCCCGGGTCGCAGGTTCGAATCCTGTGAGTGTGCAGTTGTATAAGAATTTGGGGCAGTTTAATGTCCTGCAAAGAGTATGGTTCGCCCAGCTTGATGCGAAGAATAACTGTGGTGACACAGCCAAAGGAGGTATGCCTACATAACTCCGCTAGCAATAGTTCGTTTAGACAAGCCTGCTCACTCCTGTGAGGGAGCGATCACTCAGCGACGGGTGGTTGTAACAGTGACGCAAAGTGCATAGGGAAGAACGTTTGCTTACAAGCCTGAGATTGCATCAAGGGGAACTTGAGTAGATGGAAAGTAACAGGTGGTGCTGACTTCTATGCGAAACCAACTTTGTTAATTGGTATGAGAAAGGGTAGTGTATTGGTTCGAAGGGTTGCACCTAAGAGCTCGTATGCAGTTTTAGTGGTTGGTGGACGTAGTAATACGAACATTGGTCGCAAAAGACGACTGAGTAGCTCGCAAGGCAAAAGGTACGTGGTGTGTTGTATTGTGTATTCCAAAAGAGTATGCAGCAACTGAGTCAGCACATCGCAGTAGGTTGATATAGTTCATTGGTAGAACGTCTGTCTCTTAAACAGAATGCGGCGGGTTCAATTCCCGCTATCATTACAAAACGCAAAGACTGACTCGGTCATATGTGAAAAGCATCTAATACTTAGGGCGCAAGCTAACTAAGTCAGACGTAACTCGCAAGGTGAAATCTGTTTATGCAGGAAGTTTCGTAGCTACTTAGCGGTGGTGAATGGCTCTAAAGGTCAACGGGATAGAAAGCGTAGAATAGCATATGGCGACAAGACTACTGCCTGTCTTTAAAAACGGCGATGCTGACAGCAGACTAGACTACTATGCAAGTAGGGTTTAGTGGAAGTCGGAAGAAAGCGGTCTCGCAAGGATCGTAATAATGTCCGAGGTGTTGTTGGGAGAGATGTATTCTCAGTCCTCCACTTATATGCAAACACATTATCTAACCTGGAGTGCGGTCACAGGGCATCGTAAGGTGTGGTAGCCGTGTTAGTGTGTTTACATATAAGATTTATGGACGGTTGGCAGAGCGTTTATGCGCCGGATTGCAAACTCGGTATAAGGTAGGTTAAACTCCTACACCGTCCTCCATTTTTGCTAGTTTCTCAAAACTAGCTGTAGCGTGTGGAGATGAGAGATTGCACATCTAGTTAGCACTTGAAACGCTTACTGGAATATACAATCGTGATCCAGTGCTCCGAGATGAAATGGCATTAAGTTGCTTGTTTATTGATGCTCGGCAATATTGGTATCCTCTGCTTGTTGTATTTTGCTTTAGAAAAAGGTTGCCTTGAAAATCGACTCTATCTAATGTACATTGCACATTGTCCCGCAATTGACTTGCCATACGTTACCCCCCTATTAAATTCAAACAGAAAGGAACTCGATTATGAAATTTACACTTCGCAAAGCAAACGCCCTACAAAACACAATCCAGGAACACATCAAGACGATCGACATCGCATTGACAGTTTCCCTTAACGAGTTCCAAAGCACCACTTCGGTGCTGACTACAGCACGTGACGCACTGGTCCGCAATGATGCCAAGCGCACACAGTTGACTCGAGCATTGTACGGCATCCGTGCAAAGGTTGGTCGCGCCAACACAGAAGCTGGTGTTGCAGACTTGCTGACAGACGCAGCATTCATTGACAAGCGTCTGGGCTTCTTGAAAGGCCTAACTGAAAGCAAGGTAGTTGAAGCTACAGAAGTCATTGAAGGCAAGCTAGAGAAGCTTCGTACACAGGACAAAAATAGCCGCATTTACGGTTACAACGACACAGTTGATACTGGCGTGCTTGAAGCAGGCCAGATTGAAGGTTACAAAGCAGAAATGCGTGACCTGAAGAAACAAAAACAAAGCATCAACGATCGGGTGTTGGAACTCAATGTTCAGACATCAATTGAGTTGGATGCAGACACAGTTTCTTTGCTACAAGCAGAGCAACTGGTATAAATATTGAAGCAGAGTAGAGAAATGGTATCTCACCAGGCTCATAACCTGGAGACAGTTGGTTCGATTCCGGCCTTTGCAACCAATACATGCCTTGTTAGCTCAGGGGTAGAGCGTCTCCTTTACACGGAGAGGGTCGGCGGTTCGAAACCGTCACAAGGTACCAAAGGAAATGCGGGATTAGTTTAATGGTAAAACGAGATCCTTCCAAGTTCAAGTCAGCGGTTCGATTCCGCTATCCCGCTCCATAACATTACCCCGCCTTGTGCGGGGTTTGCCATTTATGAAAACAAAATATCAACAACTATATATGGACTGGGCACATCGTGCAGCTGAACTAAGTCATGCACGTAGGCTCAAGGTAGGGGCAGTTATTGTCAAAGACGATGTGGTTATTTACGGATACAATGGCATGCCGGCGGGATGGGATAACAACTGTGAAGAACATCCCAAGGTTGTTAACAAACAAACCTATGCCATTGAAGAAGATACAACTAGATTAGTAACACGACCTGAGGTATTACATGCTGAATCAAACGCTATTGCAAAACTGGCGAAGTCTCCTAACGTTGGCAACGGGGCTGACTTATTTGTTACTCACAGTCCTTGTATCCACTGTGCCAAGCTCATTTTTCAGTCAGGCATTCGTCGTGTATTTTATGGTGCAAACTATCGCGATGATGCAGGAGTCCAATTCCTAAGGAGTTCGGGCATAACAGTTACACAAATTGAAGAATAACTAGCCCACTTCGGTGGGCTTTTTCTTGACTATACTTTCATGCTCTGCTATAATAGTAGTTCAACTAACCCAATGGAATACTTTAATGTTTGAATCAATTGAAATCCGCAAAGCAGCAAACGGCTTTATCCTTATCGTGCATACCGAAGACGAAACAAAAGAATTTGTGTACGATACTGAACGCAAGCTGATGCGATCTCTTAAATCGCAGCTGGGTCAAAAGATCACAGCCGACGACCAAGATTAATCTCTACGCTCAATATCTTCTTCGGTGCAGTGTTTGCCGTATTGTATCTCTACAATGCGACACGGTGCAGTAAACGGATTGTGCAATTGATGCCATCCGTCTTTGGGTATATGGATACTCATGTGTTCGCTTAATTGTTGAGCTGGCATATGGTATCCATTTTCCATTTGCTGCTCGGCAATACATTGTCCTTCGCTAACGTGCCAATATTCTGCACGGTGCTGATGCCTTTGTAGACTGAGACTTTGCCCTGGATTGATGGTTAGTTCTTTAACCTTGGTACCCGGTACATCATGCAGGACTCGGTAGTAACCCCATGGGCGTTCAGTTTTAGGTGCTTTCCATTCTTGTAGAATCCAGCTTGAACTGTTGGCCTTATTCTCACCACCAACACCAAACACAAACTCTACACCGGTAACTGACATTTCGGGAATGTTGTCTTGTGTTCTATCTCCACCATTGGCAAAGATGATTTCATCGTTAGGATATTGTGCTTTAAACTCTTCTAGCAACTTAATGGCACTACCGTCGCTGTCATCCCAATAAGTGGTTTGATTAACATACTTGATCTTGCTTACAATAGCATACCGTTCGTCCCAAGGCATAAATGCTGCACCCTTTTTACGTTGTAGCCAATCGTCACTGTTTAGTCCAACGACTAAGATATCGCCGAGTTGACTTGCTGCTTTAAGATAGGCAATATGCCCACTATGGATAGGATCAAACCCACCGGTTACAATTACAATTTTCATACAAATATTTATTCGGTGGTCTTGCTCTTGCTTTTAAAAGTTGACTCTTGTAAAATAGCTAAAATAAATACATTATCAACTATCATTGGAGAATTACTTGTCAAAGACCGTACTTATCACCGGCGGAGCCGGTTTCATTGCTCATCACGTTATTGAGCGCATCCTAAAAACTACAGATTGGAATATTGTTAGCTTAGATCGTTTAGACTATTCGGGCAATCTAAACCGTTTGCATGACATGATGGAAGAGATTGCACCGGACCAGCGTAAACGCCTACGCATTGTGTGGCATGATCTTAAAGCAGAGATTAATCCATTGACTACTAGTATGATTGGTGATGTGAACATTGTGTTGCACTTGGCTGCTGGTTCACACGTGGATCGTTCTATTGAATTCCCTATGGAGTTTGTAATGGATAACGTTGTGGGCACAACCAATCTCTTGCAGTATGCCCGCACTCTGCCAAATCTTGATCGCTTTGTATATTTCTCAACAGACGAAGTGTTTGGTCCAGCACCAAACGGCGTTAGCTACAAAGAATACGATCGCTACAATAGCACCAACCCATACTCTGCAAGTAAGGCCGCAGCTGAGGAAATTTGTGTTGCATTTGAAAACACTTACAAACTTCCTATCGTAGTTACACACACTATGAACGTGTTTGGCGAACGTCAGCATCCTGAGAAGTTTATCCCAATGGTAATACAAAAAGCCCGCGACGGTGAAGTAGTAACAGTTCATAGCGACCCAAGCAAGACCATTGCAGGGTCACGTCACTATATCCATGCCAAGGATGTAGCAGATGGCTTAATGTTTATCCTTGAAAATCTCAAAGACTATACGCACACAGGTGATTATGGTGGTGCTAAATGTCCTAAGTTTAATCTTGTTGGACCAGAAGAAATTGATAACCTTACCCTTGCTAAAATGATTGCAGCAGCAGTTGGTAACGAGTTGGTGTACGAAATGACTGACTTCCACAGCAGCCGCCCTGGGCACGATCTACGTTATGCACTTGATGGCGGATTACTAGCAGAGCTAGGATGGACTCCTAAGATCAAACTTAGCGAACGTGTTAAGGAAGTAGTTGAGTGGACCTTAGCAAATAACCGCTGGTTGCGTAAATGAAACACTGCTTTATTGTAACCAGCGCAGTTAACAGCCGCTTTGGGGTATACTCTCCAATTGAGCGGCTAGAGCAAACAGTGACTACCGTTGCTAGTATTCGCAAGCATGTTCCGGATGCTAAGATTGTTATTATGGAGGTAACAGGAGTTCCTGTTACAGCAGAACAGACTGCAATCTTGTCTAGCGTATGCGATGTGTTCTTGGACTTCACAGATGAAGCAGAGGTTCAGAAACTTTATCACAGTACAGACAACTGGGATGTGGTAAAGAATGGTACTGAGATCATGTGCTTCGGTCAAGCACTGAAATTGCTTAAAGAAGACGGCGAGTTTGCGGGCATTGATCGTATCCACAAGATGTCGGGTCGTTACGTAATCAATGACTTGTTTGATCCTGAGTTATACAAAACTGAAGCAGACAAAATCATTATCGGGCGTAAGCATAAGAGTCAATTCCCTGTTGAGGTAACGCAGCAGCCTTGGCAATACATGGCACGACTATGGTCGTGGCCTATTGCACTACTAGACGAAGTCATTAGCGTATACGACTACAGTTTTGCACACTTCAACGAACGAGTTACAAATGGTGGCTACACAGACATTGAGCATGTGCTTGCTAAATTCCTCAACCCTGCTCATGTAGTGGAAGTAGATCAAGTTGGCGTAGAAGGGGCCATTGCACCTAACGGTTCATATATTAAAAACTAATGATAAACAATCACAACTGGAATCAAATCCAGAGAAATTTTCTAAATGCCAAGCCGTTTAACTATGCAGTAATTGACGACTTCTTTACAGATGATGTTGCTAAACAATTGGTTGCAGAATTTCCATCGTACGACAGTGCAGTATGGAACGCCCACTATCACAATGCACTTGAAGATAAGAAAGCATGTAATCGTTGGGACAACTTTCCTGCAACCACATACAAGGCATTTTCCTACCTAACTGGTGAGGCATTTACGTTCTATCTACAACAGATATTAAGCGATCCTAACCTTGCAGCAGATGCTGGCCTACACGGCGGCGGATGGCACGCCCACACTAAGGGTGGCAAGAACAACATCCACTTGGACTATAGTATTCATCCCAAATTGGAATTACAACGCAAGCTCAACATCATCATTTACATCAGTCCTGAATGGGATACTGCATGGGGCGGCGGCCTAGAGATTTGGGATCACAACGAAGAAACTGGTGGCCCTAGACAATGTGTAACTACTGTTGAAAATCGTTTTAACAGGGCTGTAATTTTTGATACCACACAAAATTCATGGCACGGTTTACCAAAAGAACTCAACTGCCCAGATGGCAGTATTCGTTGTAGCCTAGCAGCATATTATGTTACTGAGCCATTGACAAACGCAGACCCACGCGGTAAAGCATTATTTGCACCGTACGGCGACCAAGTAAACGATCCAGATGTGATCGAACTAATTAAAAAACGTAGCAACGTTACAAACGCACCCGGAGTTTACAAATCATGATTAAATTTTATTTACACGTACCGGAATTAACTGGTTGGCAATCAGTTCTAGTTGAGATGCTAGAGAAAATGGACAACAGCGGCTTAATCAATCGCGCAGACGAAATCATCTTCTGCTTAAACGGCGTTAAGAGTAATATGGAAATGTTCTTGTTGCCCATCCTTAACTCTAATCCTAAATTTACAGCAGTGCAAGTCCATGGTGATGCCACTAAGTGGGAATGGCCTACTATCAATAAAATCAAGCAGGATGCTGATTCTAGTGAAGACGAGTACACAATTGGTTACGCACACCTTAAAGGACTCAGCAGAGAAAATGTTGCAGACCAAAAGGCTGCGGATTGGCGCAACTATCTAACATACTGGGCAATCGAGCAATGGGAAAAATCTCTCGACGAATTGTCTAAAGGGGTTGACGTAGTTGGAGTTAACTGGTTAGACCATCCGTTTCCCCACTTCTCGGGCAACTTTTGGTGGACAACCAATAACTACATCCGTCGCTTGCGTAAATTGTCAGACCCTGCTACAATTGAGTGGGGCAAGGAAAGTTTATACTTGCCGGGAGTTAAACTAGATCCGGGTAACTTTAGATTTGAGCACGAGGCATGGATTGGCAGTGGAAAACCTCTGCAAGTAACCATACACTCAAGTCACGGTAAGGGAGACCCTAGCTTCCACTACAACAACGAATATCCTTCTTCTAACTACAGAACCGAATAATGACATCTTGCAAATCAATTGATGCCTGTCTCGCTTGCGGCAGTAGCCATCTAACGCTTGAACTAGACCTAGGAACCCAAGCTCTCGCAAACAACTGTATTGATAATTTACAAGTTGATGAGCCAAAGTTCCCGTTGGCAGTTAACAGATGCGAGCACTGCAATCATTTGCAATTGACTCACGCAGTTGACCCTGCACTAATTTACACACACTATCTCTACGTAAGCGGAACAAGTAAAACTGGGCGCGATCACTTTGAGTGGTTCTCTAAGTTTGCAGTTGAGTACATGGGTAACTATCCAATGACGGTATTGGATATTGGTTGCAATGACGGTACACAATTGGATTACTTCAAACAGTTGGGATTGAGAACTACCGGTGTTGACCCTGCTGAAAACCTGTATCCTGTTAGCAGCAAGAATCACAATATCTACTGCGACTTCTTTAGCTCAACGTTAACTGAACAACTATCTAAGGACGAAATATTCTTTGACATCATTACAGCGCAGAACAGCTTTGCTCACAATCCGGATCCACTAACTTACATGAAGAACATCAAGAGATTGATGCGTAATGGCAGCAAGTTCTTTATCCAGACAAGCCAAGCTGATATGGTTGTAAACAACGAGTTTGATACTATCTATCACGAGCATGTAAACTTCTATAACATCAACAGCATGAATGAGTTGTGCAAACGTGCTGGACTGTATCTAGAGGATGTGGTCAAGTGCCCTATCCATGGCACAAGCTATATCTTTATTGTTAGCAAAGACAAACAACGTCCCGGGCACATCAAGAACTTGATTGCAAGCGAAGCCAGTAAAGGACTGCTAACAGCAGACACTTACAACCGTTGGGCGTTTAATGCTAAAGAGCTAGTAGAAGAATTAGTCGGGAGTGTTGAAGTATACGTAGAAAAGTACGGCTATAGAGCTATTGGATATGGAGCAGCAGCCAAAGGCAATACTCTGCTACAGTTTAGTGGACTCGAGCTGGAAGCCATCATTGATGACAATCCTCTGAAGCAAGGTCTGTACAGCCCCGGTGCAAATATTCCTATTGTGCCAATTGACTACTTGGATCAGTTCGGCGAAGATGATACAATTATCTTTATACCGCTGGCATGGAATTTCTACGAAGAGATTCGCACCCGTATTCAACAGAAGCGTAACAATCGCGGAGACCGATATGTTAAATATTTCCCCAAAGTGGAGATAGAACAATGAAACTAGAAGTGCCGATTGGGATCCTACTGCGCCGCCGAGCAGCACTCGGTGATGTGATTATTACCACAGGAGTTGTGCGTGAACTAAAAAACATGTACGGTGACAACTGTGTGATTGATGTGCATACTGAGTATCCACAAGTGTTCAAACACAATCCTCATGTGCGTAATGTGATCCACACAGACACCGAAGTTGATGCAGCAGTATACGATGTGTTCTATAACTTAGATGACACATACGAGTATAACCCGGATGGTCATTTTGTTGACAATTACTTCTATCGTGTGTTTGGTAACACAAACATGGACAAGAGTATGGAATTATTCATCGGAGATGCGCAAGTTGCAGAAGTTGATAAACTTGTTGCATCAATTGACAGTCCATTTGTTGTAATTCATATGCGCCGTTGGCACTGGGAATTGAAAAACATTGCAGTGGAAGTGTGGATAGACGTTATTAACAAAATCCTTGCAGCAGATCCTTCTGTTAAGATTGTGTGTACAGGTGGCCCAACTGATTATGCACCCGAAGGTAATCCTAGAGTCATTGATGCTAGAGGCCTTGACGCAGGATCAACGTGTTACCTAATGGATAGTGCCAAGTGCTTTGTAGGCATTGACTCAGCACCATTCCACATTGCTGGAGCAAGTGAAACACACATTGTGGCATTACTAAGCCACATGTATCCAGACCGTGTGCTGCCATTCCGAAACGGAGTAATGGGAGATAACTGCACAGTCATTCAAGCCAGTGTGCCATGTGTTGGATGTCATGCTAGACAACAACGCCCAGTTCGACAAATTGTATGCGAGCGCAGCGACTACGCTTGTAATAAATTATGGGATATTGCTGCAATCGTGGACGCAGTAGTTAAACAATTATGATCGTGTCTATTCCGGTCAGTATCGGCGAACTACTTGACAAGATTACAATTCTCCAGATCAAAAGTGAGCGTATCAAGGATGCAACTAAGTTGGAAAATGTTAAGACTGAACTGTATCATCTCTATGTATCGCTAAATGAACTATCACTACCTGACGTAGATAGTCATGTGGCTGAACTAAAAGCCATTAACAATGAGCTGTGGGACATCGAAGACTTTAAACGTGCATGTGAAAAGAAGCAGTTGTTTAACGACGAGTTTGTTAATGCAGCTAGGCAGGTGTATCTTAAAAACGACAAACGTGCAGCTATTAAGAAAGCAATCAACACCATCTGCGGTAGCAGCATTACTGAAGAGAAGAGTTATGAGTAAAAGCATCACGTTAGTCACGGTGGAAACCATGTACCACGACTTAGCTCGTCGTGCATTAGAGGAAACTCTTAAACACATTGACGTTAAGGAAGTTGTAGTATTCAGTGACAGGGAGATCCTACCCGGCAGCACAACAGTGCTTACCAAGCCTATTAAGAGCTTTAGGGACTACAACGAGATTATGCTTAAAAACATGTGGCCGTTCATTGACACTGACCATATCTTGTTTGCACAGTGGGATGCAATGGCATACGACGGTACCAAGTGGTCCGATCAGTTTCTTGAGTATGATTACATTGGTGCAGTTTGGCCATGGGCTCCCGAAGGCCAAAACATGGGTAACGGTGGGTTCTCTCTACGCTCACGTAAACTCTTATTGGCCTGCAAGGATCCTGCAATTCAGTTGCACGAACAACGTAAGTTCATTGAAGAAGACGCAGTCCAGTGTGTTGACCATAAGCAGCTCTTAGAAAGCAAGTACGGTATTAAATTTGCTCCAACCGAATTGGCACAGCAGTTTAGTCACGAGATACAAGAAGGCTCATATGAATACAAACCGGGATTTGGATTTCACGGACAATGGAATGTGGTTAAGTTGGCTGACTTGGACGTAGTTGATTATTTTATTCCTAGGATGGACTACAAAGGGTGGAACATACATAAATGGCATCATTTCTTGTACGAGCTAGGTGAACGTGCAGAAGCACACCACCATATGCCGTTTGTGATGCAGCAGATTACACAACACAGTCCTGAGCTGGTGCTCCCGGTAATGGAATGGCTTGCAAGACATAGCAAATTCTGGGCCGCAGCAACATAATTTTGGTTGCCCAATAAAGGCCCTTTTGCTATAATACATGTATTGCAGCAAACAGGGCTTTTTCAATGAAGTACACGCTAATCACTAGCAAGGGCAAAGTTTACACTTTCTTCTTGAAATCTGTTGCAGACACGTACCAGCAAGCGTATGGTGGTGTTGTTTTTACACAACAAGTATTAGACTCAATTTGCCCGAAAATGGCAGAAGCAGTATAATAGATACATAGCAAGCAAAACAGGAGTTGGTATGAAGCAATCTTACACCATGTACATCTACAAACTGGATCGTCGTTGCAAAACTGGCGAACGTTTGGTTAGTACCACTGTTTGGCACCGCGACGAAGCAGGCATCAAGCGCGAAGTTGCTGAGCTCTTGCTTTCGGGAATGTATACTGTAGATCAGTATCGTATCGAGTATGTTTCTACTACTAAAGTAGTAAAGAACTTGATGACTGGCAAGGATGTGGAAATTGCACATGACACTCCTTGGTGCTGCAACCCTGCTAGCGAAACTTATTGGAGCATGTAATTTCGGTTGACCCGAAATGAAATCCATCGTATAATACACACTTAAACAGCAAAAAGGAAAAAGCATGTCAAACAGTTTTGTTCGTATCCGCAGCGGCGCCTATCGTACCACTGATGTCTCAGGTCAAACATTTGAGCTTGTAGAGCAGTTTAAGACCAGCGCCAAAGGTGGTTACGTTACTGTTAAAAATGGTGGTGCTTTTCCTGGCTTTCCGGAAGACATTCGCATCAAGGTCACTGGTCCGTTTGATTACGAGTTTGTGACTGAAGGTGATGCAGGCGTTGCCGCAGTGCAAGCCCATGCAGAGGTAGTTGTAGAATCTGATGAGGAAGCAATTACACGTATCCGCGAGCGCTTTGAAATCTTGCACGAGATGACTAAGGCTGCAACCAACGGCGACATTCGTGCTATGATTGTTAGCGGCCCTCCTGGCGTTGGTAAGAGCTACGGTGTTGAGCAAGAAATTGAAAAGGCAACACTGCTAGATCAAATTGCAGGCAATCGTCTCCGTGCAGAAGTTGTTAAGGGCTCTGCTACCCCAATCGGCTTGTACCAAACTCTGTACAAGTACAGTGACGCAAATTGTGTGCTGGTGTTTGATGACTGCGACGGCATCTTGCTTGATGACGTGTCGCTTAACTTGCTGAAAGGTGCATTGGACTCGGGCAAGAAGCGTAAGATTTCTTGGTTGAGCGAGTCAAGTGCTCTGCGCCGCGAAGGTATCCCAGACAGCTTTAACTTCAACGGTTCTGTGATTTTTATCACCAACTTGAAGTTTGACACTATGAAGAGCCAGAAGCTCCGTGATCACCTTGATGCACTGCAATCACGCTGTCATTATCTGGACTTGACACTGGATACCATGCGTGACAAGATGCTTCGCATCCGTCAAATTGCAGCAGATGGCGAGTTGTTTGCAGACTACGAGTTTGATCAGATTGCCCAAGATGAGATCATTGATTTCATGGACGCTAACAAGAACAAGTTGCGTGAAATGAGTTTGCGCATGGCTCTTAAGATTGCAGACTTGCGCAAGAGCTTTCCTAATAACTGGACTGCAATGGCTCGTACCACTTGCATGAAGCCTAACTAAGGAGTTATAATGAGTAAAGATCTTGGGTGGATTGCAGTTATAGTGTTAGCTATTTGCGGACACCCGGGCTTTGCGGTGTTGTTGGCTTTTCTTTTATTGTTGTCTTAAGGATTTTTATGTATCAAATTTGGGATGGTGATTTGTTTTTGTTTAACGTGGAAACAGCAGACGAGGCTTTTGAGCAAAGCGAAGCTGGTTTTCAAATTGAACTAGAGGCATACTACGGTGCGTAATCTAGTCATTGCACGTTTACAAGAGTGTGCCCACAATGGCATCATTTGTGACAGCTACGGCGAAGAGTTTCCTGTTGCAAAATTAGAGCAAATGTCCAATGCAGACTTGCTGGCATTGTTTGAAGACATAATTGGATTCAACGGATAACACAATGGATAAATTTGAACAAATTGGTAAGCTGGCTCAAGCGGCAGCATTGATTCAAGAAGTAGTTGGTCATGCACACCCTGATTTCCGTGCAGAACTGCAAACCATGGCTGATGATATTGCTAACATTGCTGACGATATTGAATTGGAAGAAGATTAATCATGTTTTGTCCAAATTGCGGTAAGCAACACATTCAGCCCAACCCAACTACAAATGGCGGCGAGCTTTATGTAGCTGAGGAAATGGAAGGCTGCACAGAATTTTACGATGCAGCAGAGCCATTCAAGTGTGCCGATTGTGAAACACAGTTCTATTTAGGAGAACAATGATGCGTGAACTAGTAATTAACCGAATGAGAGAGTTGGTAGGCGGCGAAGACGAATTTGTAGATAGCCATGGTGCAGATCATGTGTTTGCAGAGTTTGATTCAAAGTCTGACGAATATCTGCTAACCATACTTGAAGATTTGATTTGGCTTCACGGGTAACCCCGCAGTGTGCGTAGGGGCAACGTCAATAAGACCCCTCCGATAAGGAATTAAAATGATTTTGTGGGACGCAGAAACAAGGTTGTATCTCTTTACAGAAAAAGAGTTTGAGCAACTACCTGATGGCATTGAGCTAGAATCCATTAGCGGCAAAGCCAAGATCAAAGGACAAGACACAATCGATATGGATACACGATTTGGATACCTAGCAGTCGGCATGCGAAATCCATTTGAACACGAACATCGGGACTTGTTCCTCTTGTTCACATTAGCGGAGTAAACGATGAAATCATGGGATATTGAGAATGAAGATGATGACGTTGAGTGGGGCGGGTTCGATCGGAGCCCAGTCAAATCAAAGTTTGAAAAGTTTGCTGTTGAGGCAATGGAAGAACTTGAAGCAAATGGTATGGCCGACCTCTTGTTGCTCAAGAACGACAAATTGCGTGAGTGGTGGAAGGCGCACAAAGAAGCCGAAGCCAGGAAACTTGCAGCTCGATTGGAAAAAGAGCGTGTTGCCCGTGTAAGAGAAGAAGCACTAGCTAAACTGTCCACAGAAGAGCGTAAGGTGTTGGGAATCTCTACTGGTACTCGCAGAACTCGGACCAGGAAGTCTAGCAGCGACCAGTGGGCAGTGACAATGGACACGCACGGTGGAATAACAATGGTTACTCCGGAGATTCTGGATCGTATGTGGAACGGTGAAGATGGTGAGGGATTAGCATGAGTGAACGAGCAAGAGAGTATTTCAACACATATCCATGCAAGAATGAGCCAAAGTATTTCACGCTTTTTGGCTACTTGTTCTCTGTCACGTGGGCAGAAGATTGTTGGACTTGGATTACTGATCGAGAAAACGAAAAGACCAGTTACTTTCATATTGGCCGAGTACGCAATATGAAGGGCCAGACCATGTATGAGTTGGTGATCTGGCGATTTTTAATGATGTGGGGCAAATAAGGAAACACTATGAAAACAACTAAACAATGGTTATCACAAGTCAAAGCAGACCCAGCAAAACTCAAGCAGTGGCTTGAACGTCAGTACATTGGCGAATACTTGGCAGCAGAGCGCATTGCTGATCTCGCACACGAACAACGTGCTACCCGATACGGCCGAGTGCTGGAAAACATTGCAATCGATGAGCTTACCCACTCTAAGTGGGTTGGTAAGTTGCTAACCGATCGTGGCATGACTTTGCCCGAAGTTTCAATGAAGGACACACGTTATTGGGAACCTATCCTGGATAACTTGCACTCTTTTGAAGAGATTGCAGGGGCAGGACATCACGCCGAAACCATGCGCTTGCTTCGTATCCGAGCACTAGCAGCAGATGAAGAAATTGCACAAGACATTCGCGATGTGTTTGCAAAGATTCTGCCCGATGAAGAATTCCACGCCAAAGCGTTTGCAGCAATGAGCACAGAGGATGCAATCGAAAGCACCCGTGAGCTGCACAACATGGGCTTGGAAATGTTGGGACTGGAAGTTTAAAAAGTAGTACTAGAGTATTAGATATTTTGGTTGCTCGAAAATGGTCCTTTTGCTATAATATACACATAGCAAGAAGGGCCAGCAATGCGTGTAGAAACCAAAGTTAAAATCATTATTTGGACTGTAACATTAGTTACTACTTTTGTTGTAGGCTTCTTAATGCTGCTAATGATTAACGAAGTATTTGGCACAGAAACCCCAGTTGGCGAGCCCTACTTGGCGTCTTATAGCTACTGCGCCGTTACTACACACGGTGTCAAGGGCCAAAGCTGGTGCAGCCAGTACAAAACAGGGCACGAAATGCGCCAAAAAACCCACATAAAAGGCCTGTTTTTTGACGGCACAGGCGATCATTTGGTTGTCCAGAAATGATTTTGGTTGTATAATAACTACATAGCAAGCAAACAACAGGAGCAGAAAATGACAACTACTACACAACGTGATCCAAAGTGGGACAAGCGCATGGAAGTTCAAGCACAGCACATTCGCTGGCGCGAACAGTTTTACGGTGTGAAGTTTAACCTGTTCCAAAAGGCTTATGCTCACTTCCGCATGTTCTTTGTTAACAAAGACACCATCATTGGGGCTAACTGCACGTTGGCTACCTATGTGCATGACTACAAGACAGTTGATGGCTTGCGCGAAGCAATTGGTGACACTGACAAGCGCAAAGCATACTTCCATGCTTTAACAGACGCTGGCAAGTTTGCTGCTTGGGCCATCCGTGTACCGTTCCTGTTGGTTGCACTGGCATTTGTTATTGTGCGCGAAGTGGCTGACTTGTGCGTAACAGGCATCCAAAAAGTGACACAAATGTTGCCTGGTTCAATTGACTAATACAGTAAGTAAAGGAACATTATGCAAGCCTGCGTAAACGCCCTGATTATGTTGAGCCCAATCCTGTTGATGGGACTGGCAATCATTGCTTATAACATCTTTGTTCCGGGTCAAAGCCGCGAAGATGCAATTGAAGAACAGTGTTCACGAATTGAAGCCAAGTGGGCTCGTATGGCCAAGGAAGGTAAACTGTAATGTATATCGAAATGACAGCCTTTGCTATTCCAACTTTCATTATCACAATTTTTAAAGTGTGTGCAATGATTGTGGGTGTTTGGCTAGCCCTTGCACTGATTGTTGGCATGTTCTATCCCAGCAACTGAGGAGTTGGCGTGTTTAAACTTAAAGTTGGTGATGTTTGTAAACTCAATGAAGTCATTCCTGGCATTCATAAATGCGATGATTGGAAGACCGGTTTATATCGTGTAACAAACATCTGGGCTCTAGGCTGCGTTGGCAAAGATCGAGAAGATCCGCGCCGCCAAAGCTATAAGTTTGAGAAAATCAAAAAAGATGGCACAGTGTATAAAAGTTTCAACAACGGATATCGCTGCCAAGCATGGGACAAATTTATTGACGAAGGTCGAGTGGAGATTGTATGATTACTGCAAAAGAAGCCAAAGAACTGTATGACCAAAGTGGTCAAGAAGTTGAAGACTACTTGAAGCACAGCGTTGAGCAAAGAGTGAAAAAAGCTGCCGAAGGTGGCAAGCGTAATGTGTTTATCCATCTGGGTAGCGTGGAGCAGTTTGAGTACCTACATCACACAACTACACCTTTACAACAAGCAGTGGTAGACAAACTCAAAACATTGGGTTATTGTGCTGTTATTAAGTTAGACGGGGACAAATATGTTCCACGAGGTCTAGCAGACGACAACGGCAACGGCCCCACAATTCAAAACTACGGCATTCAGATTAGTTGGTAACCATGCGCGGGCAAACAGCACAATATAATTGCCGAACGTGTTATAATTTGTTTACAGCACGTACAGCAGACCGCAAACGCGGTTGGGCACAGTTCTGTAGTAAGGCCTGCAAACAAGTAACGCAGGAAGAAGCAAAGAAAATTTGGAAGGTACTGAAAAATGGCGGGTTACGATTTAGTTCTCAAAGTTAAGCGTCTCGAAGATACCCTGCACAAGATGGGTATGCGTTGGGGACACGACAAGCACGGCGGACAATGGGGCGGCGAGTACGGAGATCGAGTTGGCGTATTTCCGCGTGATGAAGAACTGCCCATGTACGCACGTGACGCTATGTTGTTTAGCGGAACCATTGAACAGTTACAAGTGTGGATTACTGGCATTGAATGGGCTCGTGGCTACGACATGCTCAACAAAGTTAGCGACGAAAAGAAACGTGCCCGCAAAGAACAAGATCGTCGCAACGAAAACATGATGCGCCGCCTTAAAAACGAAGAAGTACTCGGGAAAGGCCACGCTTGACCCGAAATGATTTTGGTGTTATAATAACTACATAGCAGCAAAAGGTACCCGATGATTAACGAAGCAATGTTCCGCAATCGCAGTCAGTTTAACGAGTTCACTATGAGCCTGCGCCGTATGTGCGAAGTTACTGGTCCAACTCGTGTGCAGTTGCGTAATGGGGTCATTACTACTTTAGTATACAAGCCTGCCAACGAGAAGCGGGACGAAGAAGCCATGTTTCACACCCCAAGTTGGTCGTTGGTTTGGTACCCAGATGGGTCCAGCTGCAAAAACGCAGATCTTGACATTGTGCGCATGGGCATTGACATTCAATGAAAACGGTGTTATAATATACACATAGACAGCAACAAAGGACATATATGAAAAAGTTTCTAGCAGCATTCGCGTTTGGTTTGATGGCAATTGCCGCTCAAGCTGAGGCAACATTTGATCAGATCCAAGGACTGATCCAGCAGCAACAATATGCCGCAGCAGCACAAGGACTGGAAGTGATTATCCAAAATCATCCCAAGTCAGCTAAAGCATTTTATGCAATGGCGCAAGCACAAGCAGGTCTTGGCAATCAAGAAAAAGCACAAAAGGCGCTTAACATTGCAACAGGGCTGAACCCTGCGTTGGACTTTGCGCCGGCATCTAGTGTTGCAAGTTTGAAGGAAGCAATTACTCCGCAAACTAAGAAGATTGAGTCGATTGAGGAATCGCATACTGTGCGAAACGTTATGTTGCTCTTGCTGATTGGGGTAGTGGGCTTCGCTATTTGGTATGCACACAAAGAAATGCAACGTAAAGCAAACCAAGACGCACAAGACAAAATTGATGCTGAGAAGCGTGAAGCTCTTCGTCAAGAACGTGAAGCTATACGCAAGCGTGAACACATGGAAATGCTTGCCAAGCAAGATGAAGAACGCAAAGCTGAACTGGCCGCAGAAGCAGCATTGAAGGCTCACAAGAACTACGGACACGAACGTTTCGATCCTGCTAACCCTGACAAGTTGAAAACAGTTAAGCAGTTCAAAGAAGAAAAACTTGCAGAAGAAATGGTAGCTAAGGCCCGTGCAGAAGCAGCAGAAGCCCGAGCTCGTGCAGATGCCGCAGAAGCAAGGGGTCGCGGATACTACACCCCAGCTCAAGCAGTGCAGCCAACTCAGACAGTGGTGCATACTAGCTCGGGTAGCAACGACATGCTGACTGGTGTGTTGATTGGTAACATGTTGAGCAACAGTGGTCACCACCATGACACTGAGCGCACTGTGATCCGTGAAACTGTGCGTGAAGTTCCTGCTCCTAGCAAGTCTAGCACATGGGATGACACTACTATCCGTGAAGAAAAGTCTAGCACATGGGACACACCTGCACCATCACGCAGCTCTAGCTGGGACGACAGTTCAAGCAAGAGTAGCTCAAGCTGGTCTAGTTCAAGCAGCGACTCTAGCTCAAGCTGGAGCAGCAGTGATAGTTCTAGCAGCAGCGACAGTTCATCAAGCTGGGATTAATTATGTGGTTTGCCGACCTTTTTATGATTACAATGACGTTTGTAATGTTGATTGGACTGTTCTTCATGTTTGATGAAGTTATCCTTAAAGGTTATTTTGCAACAAAACTTCGTAAACGGTTTAACGTAGAGGACTTGAAATGACCCAAACAATTTACGGACTAACATGCGACTATGGTGATGGTAGTGCTGGTATGCGTTGGTATCGCAACAAAGCAATCGTTGATGCCAAACTAGATGAAGACAGTCCGGACTGGGATGAGATGATGTATGGCAACGAAGGTACACCTAGCATGGTGCTAACTTTCCCGGCAGACTTAGATCTCGAGCAGTGTGGATTTAGGTTTGATGACGAGGATGATGATTTATGATTTTAATCGTAGAGTTTTTAATGGCATGTGGCTTAGTAGCGATTGTGGGTAGTTTAATCTACACTGGTTACAAAGCAGGTAAAGCAAGTTCAACAACGGATAAAAAGGAATAATCCAAATGTTTTCAATCGTATTTTTCTTCTTGCTGGCAGTAGTTGCATCTGCCGCAATTCATGTGTTCTTGCAACGCAAAACTCTTGCTAATGTAGCAGGCATCGCAATTTTTGCTGCTGGTGTGGTATATAGTGCATTCACTATCGTGCCAGCGGGTCATGTAGGTGTACAGATCACACTCGGCGAAGTTAATCAAACCGTGCTGAATGAGGGTGCTCAGTTTGTTAATCCAATTTCAGATGTTAAGCATGTTGATGTTCGACTTCAACGTGCTAACTTGAATAACGCAAGTGCTGGCACTAAAAACACTCAACAAGTGCATACAGACATCGTGGTCAACTATCGCTTGACACCAAACAAGGTGCCGCACATTTACAAAGAGTTTGGTCTTGATGTAGACACCAAGGTGCTCGGTCCAGCAATCAACGAATCGTTTAAGTCCGCAGTTGGGCATTATACCAGTGAAGAACTGATTACCAAACGTGATGCAGTTAATGCAGACATTGTGGCTCGACTGAGCGAAAAGCTAGCACCATTTAACATTGTGGTCAACAACGTGAGCTTGGTTAACTTTGGGTTCAGTAAAGCGTTCCAAGATTCTATTGAAGCCAAAGTGATTGCAGAACAGGCCAAACTGCGAGCAGATCAAGACTACGAACGTATTCAAGTTGAAGCCAAGTCACGGATTGCACAGGCTAAAGGTGAAGCTGAAGCTATTCAGATTCAAGCAAGTGCTATTCAACACCAAGGCGGTGACAACTATGTTAAGTTGCAATGGATTGAAAAGTGGAATGGCAAAATGCCCGACACTGTGGTAAACGGTGGCAAGGACATGATGCTTAACTTGGGCAAATAATGAAAGGGCTTCAGCCCTTTTTGGAGTTAACATGAAAAAAGTAATTTGTATTTTAGCGGCAGTATTGTTAGTGGGTTGCAGCGAGCGCACAGATGATCAAGCAAAAGAAATGCTTGCAAATCCTGCAATCAACTTAGTTGGCATTTACGAAGGCTGCGAAGTTAAGTATGTGGACCGTGGTTACCAAAGCAAGAGTTTCTACATTGCCAAGTGTGGTAATACCACTACATTCACTCGCAACTATACCGAGCAGTCGGGTAAGACCACAGTGTTTCGTCGCAGCACAGTAATCACACAAGAGATCGAAAAGTTGCAGGCAGAAAAGGCCGGAGCAGAAGCAAAAGAACGAGCGCTTGAAAAGTTAACACCGACTGAACGTGCAGCATTGGGGATCAAATGAACGAGCGAATTCAAGAACTTGCCAAGCAGGCTGGCATCAGTATTCTTTGGGAATATGACGGGTACGATGGTCATGCTGTTGTAGCAAACTTGAAGGACATTGAAAAGTTCGCCGAGTTGATTGCTCTAGACTGTATGAAACTTTGTGCAGAGGTTAAAGAAGACTTATTTACTATCGAAGATAATGATAAGCGTGATCTAGCAGAAATGGCTGCTACGTTTTGCTACGAAGCAATCAAAAGTGAATTTGGAGTTGAAGAATGATTTACAAAGAATTTTTTCAAGATGCAAAAGTTGCAGTCAAAAACATTTCGCGCTACATGTGGGACAGCATTAAGGATATTTCCAAGATTGTTGGATATATAATGTTGGTTATACTGGTGTGTTTTGTTGTTGGTACACTTGCATTTCAGTTTCCGTGGGTCACCGCTACGGTAGTGGTTATCGCGGCCATCAGCTCCTTGTTCTGGATAGAACTAGAAACTGTTAGGTTTGTTCGCGAAAAAGAACAGCTCGAGCAAGAGTGGCGAGATGAAAAGAACAAGCCAGCACACGGAGATACTAAATGAAGTTATTTGGACGCTCGGGCGGTTACTATATTTTTTGGACAGGCTTTGTTTACCTTTGGGTGGGCCTGTTGAACATCTACTACAAGTTCTGCCCAACAGAACTAATTCAAATGCTGTGGATCGTATCTTTGATACTGCCACTAACAGTTAAACCTGTTGCTCGGTATTTTAACATGAAATTATTCTGGGAGGAATGATATGGACGATGATATGAAGTGGTTTATGATCGCTATGGTTTTTGTTATGGGTGTTCCATTTGCGGGTCTTGCATATTCTGATTATCAAAAAAGTCAGTGTAAGCTAGCAGGCATTGCTGCACACATGCCAACAGACGATATTGCAAAGGTGTGTAAATGAATAAGTTTCAACTTTGGTACACACAGTACAGTAGCGAAATCACATGGTTCATTATTGGCGTATGTTTGATGTCGTGTATTGCCAATCTCTCATTGCACAATTACGGCAACGCAGCACTAGATGCGTTCTTTGTAGTAGTAAACTACATGTTCTGGAGTCGCCGCTAATATGAGTAACGAAACAGCAAAGTTCTTAAACTCGCGACGCCGCCACAAGACGGATGTTACTATTGCTAGGCAGTTACGTATTGCCAAGCAGAGTTCTAGCTATAATCCCAAGTTGGATAAGCAGCCTCATCGACTTGCTAAACATCGTGCCATGGACTGTGGTACGCCTGGATGCTTGATGTGTGGGAATCCACGACGCAATGAGTGGAATAAGAAAGAACGCAGGACTGCACAAGAACGCAGACTGATGCAAGACCTAGACTCTGGTGCGCATAACAGTGATACAGAGTAAGAGTAAGAGCCCCGCAAGGGGCTTTTTAATGGTTAAATGTGCCTCGTAAAAATTATTTGTTCCTGCTACAATGCACTATGAAAAAATACGATACAGTTGAAGATTACATTGAAGTTATTTCTGGCTACCGTGACGTTGTCACTGGCAAGCCCAAAAGTTCGTGGATGTTTAGCTTTGATCCGATTATCAATCTAGCAAGATACGATGTCAGTGTGCTGACCAGCATGTGCGAAGCCACACATACAGCTAAGCCACTAACTGAACGACAGGGCGAACTGGCTTGTAAGATCCTTCTTAAATACCAACGGCAACTTGCAGCAAAGGGCGTTGATGTAAGTCCTGTCGAGCGGCCAGTGTGGAGAAATAAATTACGTAAGATGGATTACACCAAGTCCCTTACTATTAAGGATGACACTATTGTTCTACAATTTCCATACTCAACTGACTTGATTGAACGGTTACGTGCTTTTAGGAAAGATAGTCAGGGCCGATGCGTATTTGACAAAGAAAAGAAGCAATGGCATATTGCCCTAACAGAATACAATCTAAACTATTGTCATGCGTGGGCTGCATCCAATGGATTCACAATAGGCGATGAAGTGGTAGAGTTGACTGGCAAGATTGAGCAGGTTGAACAACAGCCATATGCGATTGAGTTGTTTTGCAACGGTACATCTCTAGACATTAGAAACTGCCCAGACAGCCTGCGCGAATATATTGAAACTAAACTAGGTGGATTTGCATTTGATAATCTGCTACGTCTAGTAGATGCCTCTAGCGATTTAGGGTACTCCATTGATGAAGACTTGAGCCAAGCTGTGATCCAAGAGTGGGGTACACGATTCCTGCGCATTGCAAGTCACCGCGAAGTTAAGATTAACAGTGATGTAGGCATCGACGAAGATCATTTAGCTAGTGTCTTAGATTATGCAGTAAAGGTCGGGCGCTTGCCAGTGGTAATTTATGAGCCAGACTTGAGTGTTCGTCTGCTCCAACGATTAAAGGAATTGTACCCAGAAGAACAAATCATTGACGTTGGTAATAGCAAAAGCGTACAAGAACGTATAACACCCGAGACAAAGTTCATATATACAGTTAAGCCCATTAAAGACCTTGAACACATTCCCATGCTCATTAGCACATCGGGGATGATCTTCGGTGGCGACAAACAAACCATGTTACAAAGATCCAGTAAGGTAGTATATACCGCAGCAGATGTGTATACTAAAGGCAATACCGGAAAGAAAGTTATTAAAATTGCAGGCTAAATTAATTATCAAAGACGAAGTTAACGTAAAGATTGAAGGCGTTGACGTAGGGGTTAGGAAGAAACTTGTAGACAAGTTCAAATACGAAATCCCTGGTGCGCGGTATCAGCCGAGCGTTCGCTTGGGCAGATGGGACGGCAAAGTCAGTTACTTCCAATTAGGTGGCAGCAGCTACATTAACCTGTTGCCCGAAATCTTGCCTGTGCTTGATGCAGCAGGTTACGACATTGAAATTGACGATCGTCGCACATACTCCAATACTATTGTTTTTGACGAGTTTAAAGAAGACACGTTTGCACACAAGACATGGCCTGTTGGGCACCCAGCAGCTGGTCAGCCTGTTATGTTCCGTGACTATCAAGTTGGTATTATCAACAACTTTTTGCAGAATCCCCAGGCATTGCAAGAGATTGCCACAGGCGCAGGTAAGACTATTATGACCGCGGCGTTATCGTTGAGTGCTGAGAAGTATGGTAAGAGCGTGGTTATTGTTCCTAACAAGGACTTGGTGCGCCAAACAGAGCTAGACTACATTAACTTGGGCCTAGACGTTGGCGTTTACTTTGGTGATCGTAAGGAAGTTGGTCGCACTCATACTATCTGCACATGGCAGAGCTTAAACATTCTAATGAAGAACAGCGAAGGCCGCAGCGGCGAAGATGAACCGGCTAGCCATCGCTTACTAAAGGATCCAACAGACTATATCATTGACGATCTCGTTGACGGAGTGGCATTGGTTATGGTAGACGAAGTACACATGGCTAAAGCAGATGCGTTAAAGACTTTGTTGACAAGTGTGTTTGCCCATGTGCCTATTCGTTGGGGCCTAACTGGCACAGTACCTAAAGAAGAGTATGCAGCAGTGTCAATCTTCTGTAGCCTTGGTCCAGTAGTTGGCAAGCTAAGTGCAAGTGAATTGCAAGAAGCTGGACATTTGGCTATGTGTCACGTTAACGTTGTGCAGCTAATTGATCACGTAGAATATACAGACTACCAAAGCGAACTAAAGTACTTGACTACTACAGCGGCACGTATTGCATATATTGCCAAGCTAGTAGACAAGATTAAAGAGGGCGGTAATACCCTTGTTCTAGTTGACCGCATTGAAACTGGCAAGATGCTGCAAGCGGAACTGAGCGGATTGTTTAGTTTACTAAGCGACAAGCCGGACGTGATGTTTGTCAATGGATCTACTAAAGCAAAGGATCGGAAAGATGAATATGACGATGTTGCAACAGCAACTAACAAGATTATTGTGGCGACTTATGGCGTGGCCGCAGTGGGTATTAATATTCCTAGGATTTTTAATCTGGTTCTTATGGAGCCCGGAAAGAGCTTTGTGCGGGTTATACAAAGTATTGGGCGAGGCATTAGAAAAGCGGAAGACAAAGACCACGTAGAGATTTGGGATGTGACTAGTACCTGCAAGTTTTCTAAACGTCACTTAACAGCACGTAAGAAATTCTATAAAGATGCCAACTACCCATTTACAGTAGAGAAGATTGACTGGCAATGAAGGGAGTGATCCTTTACTTTCCGTGGGGCGCTGCTGGTAATCTTGTTCGTAACATAATTACCATTGACCCGCGCTTTGACTTCTTTGACGACAAGGAGTTTAGAGATTCTTACCCCACATCCGCTGACAGGTACAACTGGTTATTGGAATATTATCAACGACCAATGGCGCCTGGCCTGTGGCTACAGCGAGAGTGGAGTATTAGACAAAAGTTGCACACCTGCTATTATACTAACAATCAAATTGAGTTCTGGAATCCTGACGCACTAGTTGCATACGACTGTCATGGACAGGAGCATGAAATTGACACGATCCTTTCTAACCAACACCTGCGATGTTATGACAGACATCGCATTGCCACAGGCGAGCGTACAGAACAACTAAGCCCGTGGTGTCTGCAAGACTGCAACCATGTGTTTCTCTTGCCTAACAACACTAAACTGATAGCTGAAATATATAACAGCAAAAATCCCTCACTAAACCAACTGAACGGTGGCCTGCAGGAGAAACAAATAGCAGCCTTAGGTGCCATAACTGCCATGTCTAATCGTCTTAGTAGTCTAGTAGACCCGCTAATCACCAATGGCAGTAATGTAAACATTTACACAGCAGACACGCTATACGCTGCAAACGGATACAATACTATCAATGACATAGTGACAAATTTACATTTAGAAGTCACGCTGCACCAGATTAAGACTTTGCACTCGATATGGTTGCAAAGTACTAAAGAAGTGTACTATAATTATTTTAACAGAGAGCTTACCACATGAGAATATTAACGCTGGATAATACAGCATACGACCTTAACGAAATCCCCGATGAAGTTGAGGACTTGCGATTCGCAGTACTTGACAACAGCGATAACAAGAACCCAGATTACTTCTACATTCCCTTAATCTTTTTGGAATCATTTAATAGTCCCGCCCTTGTACTAAAAATTGGAGACAGCGTTATTAAGATGCCGGTAGATTGGCAACTGCTGATTGGCGAACCAGACCTAGGCGACCTAGAGGTTGTGCCACTTACTAGCATTAACGATAGGGGATTTAAGGTATTTTGCTTTAATCCACTAAGCAGCTTTAAGCCTGAATTTAAGTCTGTTGAGATTGTGGATATCTATCAAGATGTTAAATGGTACTTTCCTAAACTTAAACCCGGGCAGATGCTAGCAGTACCTCTAGACTCGGGAACAGAGAAACCCTTATGCGCTTACTTTGTAAAAGACATCAGTCGCCAAAGTGAGGTAGTTGATTACAGTAAGGCCTGGTGATGGGAAATTACACAGAACCACAAATTTTTGAAACAATGAATAGACTCGCGAGAATCTATTTGGAAAGCTACCCAGACGACAAGGAAGGACTGGAACGTTTCTTGCGCTGGGCACACTTACAATATGGATACAAGTATGGGACAGCTTAAACCTGGAGCCACTTACGTTTACGAAAGCCCCGATGGTGGTCAAACAACCTATGCTAGAGAAGTAGGCACTAACGAGCGTGTGATGATTGGGCAAAGTTACACAGCCAGGAGCAAATGGGACGAAATCCAAGAGGATAAACTGTGGGGCAACATTCGCCGCAAGGCAAAGACCCATCCCGGTTTGCAAGAAGAGCTAGATCGTGTTATAATGTTCTATCGACTACTTGAAGACAGCAACGAAGTTATGTGGCATCCAGTATGATAAAATATCAATACCATTATGTATCCAGCCTTATTAGAGAAACTGATTCCATTGGGTCGTGGGTAAACACCACTGCTGAGTTAAACGAGCTTGGCGCAGAGGGATGGGACGTGGTTACTATAACACCGGATTCCTCTAATGTGGTTGGATCGTTTTTAAACATAGTACTCCGGAGACCCTATATAGATGAGTGATAAACTAAACATTTCAAATGAGATGGCACAGTTTGATAACAAGAACCGTGACTTCTATGATAGCCTAAGCGAAGATGAAAAGAAAAAGTTTAGCCCATTCCTAATGATTCGCTGGGGCGCCACAGTAGAAGGCAGTGCAGACATGCAGGCCTATTACTTGATGAGCTTGAATGAGAAGTTAAATAAACAGTTCTTCGATGTAAGCACAAGTGAGCACAAAAAGCTACAGTGGCTACTGGCCACTACAGTTAGTCCGGGATTGGGCAAGCAGTATCACAAGTGGCTAGCAGGCAAGAAGAAAGAAAGCAACAACAAAGCAGTTAAATTTCTTAGAGGAATTTACCCGCACTTGAAAGAAGATGAAATTGAGCTACTCGGACGACTTAACAGTAAAGACGATCTTAAACGACTGGCTAAAGAGCACGGATGGGATGACAAGCGAATCAAAGCAGACCTATAAATGTCAGTATTGTGGCAAATCATTTGCTAAGGAATCTACTCTAGCAAGTCACGCCTGCGAACAAAAGCGCAGAGCACAGCAACAAAACGAAACTGGCGTACAGTTAGGCTTTAAAGCATACCTGCGATTTTATCAAACAACACAAGGTGCAGGCAAGATCAAAACATACGAAGACTTTGCTGGTAGCCCATACTACACAGCATTTGTTAAGTTTGGTAGACACCTAGTGGGTATACGTGCAGTTAACCCACTGGTATTCATTGACTGGTTGCTTAAAAACAATAAGAAGTTAGACTACTGGACCAAGGATGCGTTTTATGCAGAGTGGTTGGCAGAGTACATGAAAAAAGAGAACCCGCAAGACGCACTAGAGCGGGCATTAAAGGAAATAACAAGTTATGCAGAGGATCATCCAGAACTTAAAAACGGCTATAGAGACTATTTCAGATACGCTAATGGTAATAGGATCTGTCATCATATTAGCACCGGTCGTATTAGTCCTTGGGTTGTCTTTAATTGTGAGAGCGGGGTTGCCTTTCTTGATACGTTATCTAATGAACAAGTGGAAATAATTTTGCCTGCCATTGACCCCGATTACTGGCAGAAGAAGTTTAGAGATTACCCAGAAGACGTAACGTGGGTTAAATCGATTATGGAAGCAGCGGGACTATGATTTTCAAAAGTGACGTAGACATCGACTTTGGCGATCGCAACAGAGCGTTGGCATTGCTAAAGCACACACCAGCAGCCATTATCCGTGACGGCAAGTTAATCAAGCATAATACAGGTATCTACGTAACCGACGTACCCGAGGATCCATTTATGTGCGTTGCAGGCATTGATCACAAAGCAGCAGAAGATCGCGGCTATGCCAAGCTAGACTTTTTGAATGTGTCTTTATATACGCAGATAAAGAGTGAACAACATTTGCAAGAACTATTAGCAATTGAGCCAGACTGGGCAGCGTTATATGATCCGGAGTTTTGTGCAAAGCTAATACATATTGGCGCACATTACGATACGCTAATTAAGATGCCAGAAGCAGTGAATACTATTCCGCGTATGGCCATGTTTCTAGCATTGATTCGCCCTGCTAAACGGCATTTGATCGGAAAAACTTGGAAGGAAGTTGCTGAAACAGTATGGGAACCTGACGCCAATGGGGCATACGCATTTAAAAAAAGTCATTCGATTGCTTATAGTCATCTTGTAGTTGTGCATATGAACCTTTTGGTGAACAGAGTGTGATTTTTTAATAAAGTATAAATACTTTAAAGGAATTATATGTCCCGTAAAGGTAAGCCTAATCTTAAAGGCAAACAAAACTATCCCCGAAAATGTGAGCATTGCGATTATACGTCAAACAATCCGTCAATGTATCACTATCACAAAAAGACCCACAATTCTATCCCAGACGGAACTCTGTGTTGGCAAGGGTGCGGACAACCAGCTACGGTATTAAATACTCGCGGAAAATATACTTGCTTAACAAAAACACAGCACTGTCCGGAATATATTAAACAACATTCAGCCCGTATAGCCGAGCAATGGGTCGGAGCAGACCAACGGAAACAAGAAACCAAGCTACGATTCTTAGAACATTGTTGCGGTGTGCCTGAAGTTTTACAAAAGATGTCCAACACCAAGCGAAAAAATTTGGTACCTTAGATCCAGATAAGGCAGCCGAGTTCCGACGTTATGCTCGTTTTATTAGACAGCGAGCTCAACGATGGGCCAAGGATCAAGGATATGTATTAGGCCAGCAGACCTATCATGTGGATCATAAATTAAGCATACTTGATGCATGGAAGGCAGGATTGTCGGAAGAGATTGTAAACCATCCTGCTAATTTACAAATCATTGAGGCTAAGAAGAATTGCAGTAAAGGAGCTAATAGTACCCTTACTGTTGATGAGTTATTGTTATTAGCTCAAGCGTCTAACTAATGTAATACTACGGCGCTTTGAGCGCTTGCTAGCCATCTCTTTAAGGCTAGTCTGTGGACCTACTTTGATTTCCACATCTTTGCTATTCATAGTCTTAACGCAAGGCTTGAATACCACCCAGTCGGCTTTAAGAAACACGTTGATTGGGATTAATCTATTACTCTCCCACCACCATTGCTCACCTAGTTCCAGGAACTTGGCCTTTTGTTCTGGCGTTTTTAAGCTACCGAAGTCGTAGATCGTAGTGATTTGCTCATCTGCGTTCTGCACGATCCCGATATAATCGTTCCCACCGTATACTAGATACGTTATAAAGGGATATTGTTCTAATAGCTGTTGTATTTGTTCCACCGTGTTTCGCTAAATATGTTAAAGATAATCTGAAATGCAGACTACCAAAATATATTTATATGATAACACGGTGACGGTTCAAATAATGGACCCAGCCATCTTCACAACAAGGAACAGACCTGTGTACAGTCGCCCTATTAAAGTCTATCAGGGTATAGACAACCCAATCCAAGTTTTAGTAAAGAACCAGGACCAGAAAGCTGCGAACATTGCAGGCTATGCAGTCCAGGCTGATATACAGGACCCAACAAATCAAGTAACAGTCAACAGTTATGCGGTTACATTCTCTAATGTGTCGCTGGGACAAGGTACCTTTACAATAGACAAGAATACTGTTAGCAGCTTAGAACAACGTTTTTACAAGCTAACATTCAAAACAATAAACTTAAACACCAATGCAGAAAAACCTGCGTATGTAGATGACAACTATGGCGCCCCATTGGATCTACATGTATTGCCAGCATACTATTCTATCACAGAGCCAAGCCCGGATGTAGACAACAGCGTAATTGACGGCGGAGAAATTTAAAATGACAGTAGCAAACGTAAACATTAGACAAGTATTATTAAAGCGTGGCAACACCGCAGCCAGTTCCACATATACTGGGCCAGTAGGGGAAGTTACTGTAGACACTACCCTTCGCGCAATTCGCGTTCATGACGGGGTAACCGCAGGTGGCTGGGTAATGCCTAGCTCCACATCATTGATTAATTTAGCAGCAAACGTATCAACATTGTCCAATGTAGTATCAACTATTACTGGATTGGATGCAGGATTCATCTCCAACATAAATGCCCTATATGCAAACGCATCATCCCAGGCAACGGCTATTACTTATCTAACCTCTAATGCAGCTACACAAAGCAATTCTATTGCAGTATTACAAGAAGCCGGGTACATCACTGTTGGAGATTTACTTGATGTACTGGGATCAGTTGACGGAAATCTAATTCCGTCAACTGATGCAACTTATGATTTGGGTAGCCCGTCAAACCAGTGGCGTTCACTGTATGTTAGTGGAAATACCGTTAATATCGGTGGAGTGGCATTAAGCACGACCGGCGGCACATTGTACGTTGACGGGCAAGCGGTTGTGCCAAACGCAACTAACTACACTGATTCCAATGTGGCAGAATATCTTGCTAACTACGATGGTTCGATTAACTTCACAGCAAGCCCTGCAATTATTAGCGGAGTTGGTGAACTAACTACAGCTAATCTAACGGTACACAACTTTACTCAAACCGGTAACAGTATTATTCTTGGCACAAGAACTATTGATGGTGACACTATCTTTAACGGTGATACTACTTTCAACGGTACAAAAATCAGTACTGGGTCACAGCTGATTACTGGCAACAGTGTCTTTATTGGTAATGTGACTCACAGTGGGTTTACCCAATTTAACGGTGGATTAGACATAACCGAAGGAGCTACGGTTCAGGGCAATTTAATTGTTAGTGGTACTACTCAGATGATCGGCGACACAACAACTGTAGGGAACACAACATTAACCGGGGATGTACATATCACTGGCAATGTTGATACTACAGGGGCGGTTTCAAATTTTGGATTATCTACCTTTACTGGTAACATTAACGTTGATGGCGCTATGATTATTAATAATCAAATTAATGTTACTGGAACTGGTACTATTGCATTTAACGATAGTACCGTTCAATCAAGCGCCGCAGCAAGCACCACTAATAACCTTGATCACATTACTGGTGCATTTAGTGTAGTTGGGACTTCAAAAATCCTTAACTTGTCTAGTGATGCAACTCCAACTAACACTCCTGGTACTATTGTAAGTCGTGGTGCATCAGGTAATATTGCCGTCGGCAATGTAACAGCTACAACTCTTAATACAACTAGCATTGGCGCCAATAGTAGTATTGCTGGCAGTTTAACTGTGTATGGCAATTTAAACGTAGTCGGTACAACAGTAACAACTCAAGCAGTAGTGACCACAGTTGATACCAAGACTTTTACTATTGCGGCCAATGCAGTCAGCACCGTCGCAATGGATGGTGCAGCCTTCTTGATTGGAAACATTGGCGGGCAAGCTACAGCAGATTGGACGTACGATGACGGCCAACACGCATGGCGTAGTAATATTAGCGTAGTCCCATCAGAAGATGATACGACCAATCTTGGAAGCGAATCTCGTAATTGGATGAATGTGTTTACGGGAAATATTAACGCATATCATAAACTGAATGTTGGATCTGGTGCACTAACAAACTACAATACCGTGGCCCAGTTTACTGCTAACCTTAACAGTTGGAGCCAACTTGTTAATCAAAATTTGCACGCCGGAACAACTGCAAGTACTGATTGGGTCGCAGCAAACGACATTGGCAGTGACACCAACAACTACATTGACGTGGGCATTAACTCAAGTCAAAACACTGATCCATTGTACAGCATCCAGAAAGCCAACGATGGCTATATGTATGTCAACGGCGGTAACTTGACCATCGGTACACAATCAACTCAAACTGATGTGGTATTCTTCACTGATGGCACTACAGCAGATCGCGAAGCTGGTCGTATTCACCAGAAGCGTTGGTTGATTGGCACGCCTGCAGACGACGGAGTAACTCGACTACAGGTTGGTGACAACATGAAGGTTGCTGGTACCATTACAGCAGGCAACATCACTATCATGGGCAACTTGGTTACTCCAAACACCACAGCAGTGTTGTTGACCGCAGCACAACCAAATGTAACAAGTCTTGGTACACTGACTAGTTTGGCAGTAGCAGGCAACGTTACAGCAGGCAACGTTAACGCAACAAACATAACCGCTATACAGTCTGGCCTAACAGCAGCTAATGCAGCTATTGTAACAGCAAACAGTGCAGTTGTTGGCTATGTCAATGATCAAATCACATCAGTAAACGGTGCGTGGACAGCCAATGCCGCATCTCAAGAAAGTGAAATCACCGGACTACGTGCCAACATCACAGCAGCCAATGCAGCTATTGTAACCGCAAACAGTGCAGTGGTCAGCTATGTTAATTCGTTAGACTCTGCAATGACTAGTGCATGGACGGCCAACGCAGCAGCACAAGACACAGCAATCAGTGGACTACGTGCCAACATCACAGCAGCTAACGTAAACATTACAACATTGCAATCGCAAGTTTACACCAACTCAAACGTATCTGCGTATTTGCCAACCTATGCTGGCAACTTGGGCGGAACGCTAACTACAGCAGCACAAACTAACATCACAAGTGTTGGTACATTGAGTGCATTGGCTGTAACCGGTAACGTCTTAACAGGCAATGTAAGCGGCACTAATGGAACATTTACAAACGTAGCTGGTACATTATTGACCCCAGCACAGACAAACGTAACCTCGGTTGGCACGTTAACTGGGTTAACAGTTGCAGGCAACGTGAGTGCAGGCAACATCAGTTTAGCCGCTGCTGGCACAATGACATTGGCAGCAGGCACAGCCACTACTAGTCCGTTGAAGTTTACCGCTGGTTCTTTGTTGACTACAACAGTACCGGGTGCAATGAACTACGATGGCAACGCATTGTATTTTACTCCAAGCGATGCCCAACGCAGTTTAGTGATATCCGAACAGTTGTTTGTTCTTAACGCAGATAGAACATACGTGCCAGGCAATGGTAATCAAACCAGTTTGTTCGGGCAAAGTGTTGGGGTAACCACTGCAACACGTTATCACTTTGCTATTAAAACAGCCGTAAGCCGCAGTGCAGGTGGGTCAAGCACTATGCGTTTAGGTTTTGCCGGAACAGCAGCTTTGGCTCGTGTTAACTTTTTTGCAGTGAGCGTTAACTCAGTAACAACTCCGGTAATGAATAATACCAACATCACCAGTGGTTTTGCAACAGGATCGGCCGTTACGGCAAGTGGTGCAAATGGAACACCGAACATTATCGAAGTGTTTGGTACAATTGATGTAACCACAGGCGGCACATTAATTCCACAAATTGGCTGGGGCGTGACTCCGGGAACTGTAACAGTACCAGCAGGTTCACTAATGCGTATCAACCCAATCAGTGCAACTGGTGGTAACACAGCAATTGGAACTTGGACAGTTGGATAATATGGCATAAAACAAAAAGGACTTTGGTCCTTTTTTGTTGATTTAAGTTGTCATTTAGTATAAACTACTATATGATTAAAGTTTTTGATTCAGCAATCGACGATACAACAGCCATTGAATTATGGAACAAGTATCGTCGATTTCGTTTTAGTTACTACTGGGCAGGTAACGTCAAGTCTTCCTTGAACCATTGGCATCATGGTATTGCTGATGGCGGACTAAACGGAGTAGATGACGTTTCACATAAGTTTTACAATAAGCCCGGCTACGAATTAGAATCACAAGTTTGGGACGTTATCAAACGTGACATTATTGTAGAGCCATGTAAACTGTTACGATGTTACGTAAACGCATATACGTTTGGCACCGAAGGTGCAATGCACACAGACAGCAACCGAGATGGGGAATACACAGTCATGCTCTATCTCAATAGAGAATGGCAAATGAACTGGGCAGGAGAAACCGTTATCCTTGATATAGAGGGTAAAGATATCCAGCAGTCAGTAATACCAAGATTTAGGCGCATTGTGAAATTCCCCTGCAACCAATTACATGCAGCCAGACCTGTTAGTAAGACTTGCAATGAGCTGAGAGAAGTGTTAGTATACAAGATACGTTTAGATTCTGCACCAGATATCATTGAAGCAAAATACACAGCCTTGCTTAATCAAATTGGCGCAGATAAAACACAGCACGCCAAAGGCACACTAAAAAGTCATTTAATGGGCACGTATCAGATTCTGCAAAACAAAAAGCAAAACATTGATGTATGCCTAGCAGGATTGTTCCACAGTGTATATGGCACTAGTATCTTTACATACTCAAGTACATCCGATAGAGATGCAGTAAGAGCAGTGATTGGGGAAACGGCTGAACGCCTTGTGTGGTTGTTTTGTAACCTAGATCGACCCAAATGCTGGTCAGTGCAAGGCAATGTCTTGCCCACAAAAGATGGCAGCAATATTACTGTTAGTGATGTAGAGCGAGAACAGTTGGCGCAAATTGAAGCAGCTAACTTAGAAGATCAACGATAATGTTTAATACCATCCAAGACGCAGTGCGTCAAATACTTCCTGCTAAAAAGAAAACCAGTTCCAATGGCTGGATCAGTTTCAACGGCGTGTGTTGCACTCACAATGGCGAAAGCGCAGACACACGGGGCAGAGGCGGCCTTGTAATGAACGCAGATGGCGGTACTAGCTATCACTGTTTTAACTGTGGGTTCAAAGCCAACTACACACCGGGTCGCCACTTAAACTATAAATTTCGTAAGCTATTGGGTTGGCTCGGTGCAAGCGAGAACGAAGTAAAGCGTTTGGTTATTGACGCACTACGAGTTAAAGATCTGGTTGCACCCGAGACTATTAAAGAAGAGCGAGAAGAAGTTTCTTTTAAGGTACGGGCACTACCAGAGGATGCAGTGAGTTTCAAGGAGTGGGAGACATTCCTGCGTTTGCAAGACGACGATGAGCCTGTGCATCCACAATTTGCTAGTGCATTTAACTACATTTACAATCGTAAAATTGATTACAGCAGGTACGATTTCTACACTACAGAGAACGAAGCATACAATTTGCACAAACGTGTAATTGTTCCATTTAAGTGGAAAGGACAGATAATTGGATACACAGCAAGAACATGGGACAACAACGTTAAGCCCAAGTACCACAACCACCATGAGCCTAATTTTGTCTTTAATATGGATGAGCAGCTGGATACTAGCAAGTTTGTTCTTGTTATGGAAGGTCCGTTTGATGCGATGTCTGTTGACGGTGTTGCTATTCTGGGCTCCGAATGTAATGAGACTCAAGCAGACATTATCGAATCTCTTGGTCGCGAAGCTATTGTAGTTCCAGACTTTGACATTAAAGAGGTTAAGGGCAAGATGGTGTGGGCTGGAGAAAAGTTAGTAGACCAAGCAATTGAATATGGCTGGTCTGTTAGTTTCCCAGTCTGGCGAGAACTGGTTAAAGACACTGCAAATGCAGTTGAATCATACGGCAAGCTATTTACTATGAAGAGTATCTTAGAGGGCAAGCAAACGAGCAGATTAAAGATTGAGCTTATGAAGCGCCGCATATATAATAGCTAACAGGAAAATTACATGGCAACAAAAGAATACAGTACCGATTTACAAAAACTATTTTTAGAAATGATGTTACAGGATGCACAATCGTATGTGCGGGTAGCAAATATTTACAATCCTGACAACTTTGATCGTAGCATTAGAGCAGCAGCAGAATTTATCAAGACACACAGTAATGACTTTAAAACATTACCAGGCTATGACCAGATTAAAGCAGTTACTGGAGTAGAACTCAAGGCGATTCCTGACGTAGGCGAAGGGCATACTGAATGGTTCCTGACTGAGTTTGAACAATTTACTAAGCGCCAAGAACTAGAACGTGCTATCCTTAAAGCAGCGGACATGCTTGAGGCAGGAGACTTTGATCCTGTAGAGAAACTGATCAAGGATGCAGTGCAGATCAGTTTGCAAAAAGACATGGGTACAGATTACTTTGCTGACCCAGCAGGTCGTATTAACAAATATTACAACAGTGGCGGACAAGTAAGTACTGGATGGCCGCAACTGGATCGACTATTGTACGGCGGATTTAGCCGAGGCGAACTAAACATCTTTGCAGGCGGATCTGGCTCGGGCAAATCTCTTGTTATGATGAACATTGCCCTAAGCTGGTTGCAAGCAGGACTAAGTGGTGTATATGTTACGCTAGAATTGAGCGAAGAACTTACATCATTGCGTACTGATGCTATGTTAACTGGCATGGGCACAAAAGACATTCGCAAGGACATTGATACCACAACACTTAAAGTTAAGCTGGTTAGCAAAAAGTCTGGGCAGTATCGCATTAAGGCATTACCAGCGCAGAGTAACGTTAACGACATTCGTGCTTACCTAAAGGAAGTGCAATTACAAACAGGCATCAAAGTTGACTTTGTAATGGTTGACTACCTTGACTTGGTTATGCCGGTATCAGTTAAAGTTAACCCTAACGACCAGTTTATTAAAGACAAGTATGTAGCAGAAGAGTTGCGTAACTTGGCAAAGGAACTGGGTATCTTGTTAGTTACAGCATCGCAGTTGAACCGTAGTGCGGTTGAAGAAGTTGAATTTGATCACAGTCACATTGCTGGCGGTATCTCTAAGATTAACACGGCTGACAACGTGTTTGGTATCTTTACTAGTCGTGCTATGAAAGAACGTGGCAAGTATCAAATACAGTGTATGAAGTCACGTAGTTCTACAGGTGTCGGGCAAAAGATCGATCTTGAGTACAACATTGAAACTATGCGTATCACTGACCCAGGCATTGACGAAAGCAGTGGCAATGGCGGCCCACCTAGACTTGCTGGCATTATGAATCAGATTAAGAACAAACCAGCAGCGTCCGATGATGACGAAGGCCCCACTGAGTTTAAACGTGCAACAGGAACTCCAGCGTGGGAACAAGGCCCCAAGGTAACAGGCGAAGTACAAAGCAACAAGCTAAAGCAGATGTTAGCTGGGCTTAAAAGCAACAAAGAATAATCAACTTCGTTAGTTGGCGATTCGCCAACTAAATATACTAAATTGGAGCAAATCTTGCAAAAACGTACTCGTAGTATCCTAGACGAACTTGCTAGTATCGGTGCACAAAAGGACAAAGAAAGCCTTATTGAAAGCCGTGCTAATAATGTGATCGCTAGTGCTATCAATTTAGTAAACTATATCAAGGAAAATTATGATGCTGAGACATCTGCTGAACTTGAGCGTAGGCTTCTAAACAGTATCCGTTCGCAGGATCCACAAAAATTCACACGTGGTGTACGGAGACTAAGAAACAATGAGAATTAACAGCATCCTATCGGAAAATGTAAGAGCAAAGCAACGATTAATTGAAGATCCAAATTACAAGAAATTGTACAATCTCGGTCGCTTGCTTAAAGAAGCAGACCTAACACAAGATCAAGTCAAACAAGCATTTCAGCGTGTAGCCGACGGCGCAGCAGCAGGTGCAAACACAGAATTCTCTACAGACGATCAAGCAAGCAACCGTACCCTATTAGGTAAAGGCGTTGACGTTGCTGGTAAAGTATCTTCTGCATTTAAAGACGTTGGTAACTGGATTGGTAATTCTGGACCAGTTGCTGGCTTAGATGCAATGATCGACCAAGCGCAAAAAGAAATTATGTCAGCAGCAGGCGGCGACGCAGGCAAGGTGCAACAGGCGCTTGATTGGTACCGTGAATTAAGTAAAGTACCGGGCATGGCTCTTGCTATTAAAGCAATCGTAGTTGGTCTTGCGGGTTTAGCAGGTTCGGGCCTTGGCCCAGTTGGTATCGCAGCAGGATTAACATTTGCTAACAAAATGTTGCAAGGTAACAAATTCTCTAGCGCAGTTGGTAGCGCATTAGCAACAGGCGGAACTGTAGCAGCTATGCACGTGGCAAAAGACTTATTAGCCGATGCACCAGATGCAGCAACTACAGAGCCGGATGCAGCAGCTGAGCCAGAAGCAAGCCAAGATTTACAATTACCTGACGCCGATGCAGCAATGAACGCACAAGCAGATGTAGATGCAGCACAGCAGTGGCTTGATGCAGATGAAGCGGGTAAAACAGCAATTGAGCAAGCTACTGGAATGCCAGCAGCGCAGTTACAAGATATTTCGGTTAGCAATAGCTTACAGCCAACTGGCGCTGGTAGTGTAGACATGGGCGGAGTTGATGCAGGCGAAGTAATTCAACACACTGTAACAAAAGGTGAGTCACTGAGTCAGATTGCCAAAGCCAATGGTGTATCAGTAGAAGAATTACAAGCTGCTAACCCAGAGATCACTGATGTACACAAGATTGCAGTAGGACAAAATATCAATATCCCTGCAGAGACTGGCAGTAATGTTTATGCCAATGGGGTTGGCGCAGGTGGACCAACTGCGTCTAGCACAATGCCGCAAGCACAAGCCGACGAATTAAGTGGTCGAACATCAAACATAAGCGCAGCACAGCAAGCCGCAACACCAGTTGCAGAACCGTCTACAGATTTTGCACAGCAAGCCCGCAACCAAGTTGAATTAAACAAAACGGTGCAGGATAAAGTAGACGCAGATTACGCAACTCAACAAGGTGCCCAAGGAAACTATGTACCAACTAGTAATGCCTACATTGATCGTTTAAACAGAGCCGCAGCAAACGGTATCCGTTTACGTGAAAGCTACATTGATCGTGACATGACTATCCGTATGTGGGTCTTACGCGAAGGTATGGGCAAAGCACGTGGTGGCGTACAGATTACAGAATCTGGTCGTAAAGCTATTTTCCGTGCAATCGCTAAAGCAAGTTTAAACGAAGGTGCATTAGATAAGCTAAAGTCGTTTAACCAACAAGCTGGCGCAGCAATTGGTAAAGCAACAGCACCGCTAAAACGTATTGCCGCAGCTGGCGCAGACGCAGCAACTAACAATATCACTTACGATAAGCTAGACATGAATTGGCGTCGTGGCGCAAAGTTAGCAGCAGCCCCGACTGTAAACAGCGAAGACCTAGTTAAGTTTCTTAAAGACCAAGGTGTCAAGGATAACTTAATTAACAGCGTATTCGCCGACATGAATATCCCGCTTGACAAATCGTCACAGGCCGCAAACGCCACAAAGGGCGGATTCTTATCTAGTTTGCTAAAAGGCGCTGGCGCACAGCAAGCAGGTCAAGCAGTTGACTCGTACAATGCAGCAAGCACCGGCGGAGCAAAAGCACCACCTGCAGATGCATCTAAAACAGCAGGCGCAGCGATGAACAATTTACGTTCGCAATATGCAGCAGCACAACAGCCAGCAGCCACACCTGCTCCGGCAGCAACAGCGCAAGCTACACCTGCTCCGGCAGCAACAGCGCAAGCTACACCCGCTCCTACCACAACTGCTCCAGCAGCAAAGCCAACCCCGGTAACTGGATCAACTGGATTTGATTATGCGTCAGCAGCTAAGATGGCCGGAATTAAACCAGCAGCTCCTAAAGCAGCACCAAACTTTGGTCAGCAAATGGGCGGCTACGGTAAGACTACAACTACTGTAAACACAACTCCTACAGCAGCTAAGCCAGCAACACCAGCGCAACCAAAGCAACCTAAGGTTGTTTCGGGTGGTGCAACCCCTGCCGAAGTGGACGCTTACAACAAGAAAGTACAAGCCGCAGCAGCAGCACAACCAGCAATGGCTGAAAGCAAAATTGACATAGCCGAAACACTATGGCGTAAAATGAAGAGAATCAAATGATGCATTTGTACGAAGGTGGAAACATTTTCGGGGATGGCGACATTCCCAAAGAGGCAGTACAGGGCATCATTGCCCATGTACAAGCAGACCTACCTGCTGGGCTAAAGGCCATTGCTGACATTGGCTCAGCAGGCTTCAAAGTATCAGCAGGTGACATGGACTTGTTTTTAGATGCAGAGACTGTAATGAAGAAGTTTGGTGCAGCAGATGAGAAGGCAGCTAAAGTAGCTCTAGCAGAGTTTATGATGGCTAAAGGCTACAAGGCCAAAATCTCAGGTCGCAACGTGCATATTGAAGTTCCTTACAAAACTGAAGCAGGCAATCGTGCAGCTCAAGTTGACTTAATGGTTATACCAGATGCTACCCGTGTAGCAGATTGGCACCAGCATGGCCCACGCGGCAGTTACGAAGATCCCAAGTTTAAAGCAGCGCAAATCTTTATTTTGTTAAACAGCATTGGTAAGCATCTTGGGCTTAAAGTAGATGCCTTTGCTGGCAACGTATTGCGCAGAGACAATAACGAAGTGGTAGCAAACAATAGAGATGCTGCCGCAAAAGTTTTGCTTAATCCCAAAGCAAAGGCAGCAGATTTAAACAGTGTAGGCACTATTATGGCCGCACTAACAAACGACCCAGATCGCGAAGGTAAACTAGCACAAGCCAGACAGGACCAATCCAAGGGATTACTAACATTACCCGAAGACGTTGCACCTGGTACAGCAACGTGGTTTAGAAAGTATAGCAGTTTACTATGAAAATTTTTGAAATTCTAAGAGAAGGTGGGTGGGACACTACCTTAACACAAAACACAGTCCTACATCCTAAAATTGTTGCTCCTGCGCTAGCAGTAGTTGACAAGTTTGTTATGGACTTTAACAAATGGCTAGAGCCTAAGGGATTGGGCCCTGTACGCAGAGGCCGCCCTACAGGTAGCAGCGCACATCACGAAGCAGACACAGCAGAACAACCAGACAAGGTCTACGGAGACATTGACTTACAAATGATCGGACCTGAGTTTGAAGGTGCAACATTTGCACAGTTTACAGGAAACTGGAACAAGCTAGCAGATCAGTTTGTTAAAGAAGGTCATGCTCCTTATGTGGACACAAGCGAAAGCAAACCCGGTCACCCTATTTTCCAAATTGGCGCAAACGATTACGTACAGATTGACTTTATGTGGCATCCCGAGCGTTTAGAGCAATGGGGCGCAGCCCGTGTTACTCCTGAGCGTGGGGTCAAGGGCTTGCTAACTGGCAACATGTTTAGTGTGCTAGGCGAGCTGTTGGATATTAGTATTCAACATGCGGGTGTGCAGCTAAAGGTTATTGACAATCAACACGTTCCGTTTAGTAAACAAAAGGGCACACAAGTTGTTACTATCACAACTAACCCTAGCACCTATATCCTAGATTTGTTTAACTACGAAGCCCAACAACAAGGCGTGCAACCACGTATCGATTCATTGCTAAAGCAATTTCCAGGCAACGACTTAAATGATGTTAAAATTGCTAAACTAGTTAACGGCGTTAAGGGATTTGCCCGCAGCGCAGAAGCCAGTGGCATGATGGGACAAGGCGATTTTGCTAACTTCTCAAGCGCACAGGATTTTATACAGCAGTTTTGGCAACGTTACGAAGAAAAAGCCATGATTGATATCGCAGGCAAGAAACGCGACAAGGCACAAACACCTGATGCTATTGCTAGAGCAGAACAAGACAGACAAAAGATCCAGCAGGGTCTTGACATGGTTAGAGGACTATTCGCATAATGAAATTCAGCTTTATTAACATGCTGACTGAAGCAGCAGATCCACGTATTCCCCATCCAGAGGATGCTATCTTTGGACCCAATGGCAGTGCAGATGCTGCACGAGCTCTTGCAGGACTTAGGGGTGCTATTGCCCAAGCTGGTAATATGAGTATTAAATGGGATGGTGGTATTGCATTGTGGTTCGGTCGCAATGAACAAGGACAGTTAGTAGTAACTGACAAGTACATGCCAGACAAAGGTGTTCTAGCAACTAGCCCCGAGCAATGGCGTGAATACGATTTACAAAAGAAGTCGGGAACAACTCGTGATGACTTATATGCAAAGCTAGCACAAATGTGGCCTGCATTAGATAAAGCAGTTGTTGGGCCAGGATGGTTCTTCGGTGACCTAATGTACAGCGAGCCACTAACTCCTATCCATGGACGCTTTGTGTTTAAGGGCCCAACTGTTGAGTACCGTGTTCCCATTGAAAGTGAACTAGGACATTTAATTAACAGAACTATTGCAGGCATTGTTGTACACGTACAGTCTGATTCCCCTGGTGGTACAAAAACGCCATGGAACGGCAACGGTTTGCGTAATATTCCAGGCGGTGTGGCTATTATTAACCCTACTTTAGGCATTAAGTTTAGCCTCAAAGAACCTGTGCAGCTTTCTAAAGCAGCAGATGCAGCAATCAAAAAGTGGGGCCCGATTGTGGACCAGTTCCTTGCTACACAGTCTGGAACAGCAAAAGCTCTGCTACAGCAATTCTTTAACAAGCGCATTACTAACCAGCCCGAAGGCAGGGATCTTGTTGAGTTCTTGAAAGCAAAAGCTAGCGGAAAGCAGTTTCAAATCCTAGTAGGCGATCAGGAAACTCCTGGTGCGTTGTATGCACAAAATGCAGAAGGCGGCCTAGACGAAAGTCCAGGTTACATAGGCCTTAAAGCAATATGGAACGCAATCTATGCGTTTAAAGTTAACCTAAGTCAACAGCTTGAATCTCAAGTTAAGGGACTAGAACAGTTTAGTGGTGGCCAACCCGGTGGCGAAGGATTTGTATTTCCGAGCCCAAATGGCCTGGTTAAAATTGTAAATCGTGGGCAGTTCGGCGCAGCGCATTTTAACAAGTAAATAGCCAGTCTTTTTCTCAAAGAGATAAATATTTACATGAGGCGTATAGCCCATTCATTAAAGGAAATTTAAAATGGCATTAGGACAAGTAAAAGTAAACGGCAAAGCAGCCGCAGGTGCGTTCCAAGGTTACCAACCATTGGTTCTTAAAATTGCTGACAGCCAGTCTGGCTTCACAGCAGCAACAGGTGGTACAAGTCAATCTGCACCATTGGTTGAAGGTGGCTACGACCAAGGTATCCGTGCAGTAGAAACATTGGGTTCTATCGTATGGGCAGGCGCACAAACTAACGCATCTTTGTGTGTTATTGTTGATGCTGCTACATTCAACGCAGGCGCAGGTGCAACAACATCTGGTGCTTACGGTGCTTTGAAGGATGCAGTTGCATCTGCAACAGGCATGGGTGCTGGTAACTTGACAGTTACTTCATCTAGCGTGTTGAACGGCGCTGGTACATTCACATTCGCTTAATATTTTAAGCAGTGAAAACAAAAAGGCTCTTAGGAGCCTTTTTTAATGGCTAACTAAATATAGTATATTGGAGATATAACATGGCCTTAGGCGCATTAAAAGTAAACGGCGATGCAACCGCAGTAGTTGCAACAGACATTGATAGTAACACAGACGGCTCAGCACGTACTGCCACTGGCATTATTGCACCTGGCATGAGTGGCCGCATCACTGCATATAAGATTACAGGTGTTGGCGGGTATGCTGCAAGCAACTTAACTCTTGAAAGCGGCATTAACCGTACAACAGGTAACGTTGGTTTAGTATCGCAGATGCTCGGAGTGATTCAACAACGTAACACTGTTGTGGCATACCAAGTTGAAAGCGGCAGCAATCAACTAAGCGCATTAGTAGAACACAGTGCATGGACAGATGCAGAATTGCAAGCATATATTCGTGCAAACATTACACAACTTGGTGTATACGGTAACAGCACTGTGTCTAGCGTATCAGTTGCTAGTACAGGCGGCTTAAAGCTAGCATAAGAGTTAACACTCAGCAACGAAGGCAGTTTTATACTGCCTTTTTTGTTGGACATAAATATCTACATGAACCGAGAACTACAGTTTTATACAGGATACACACTAGTGGACATTACTGCCACTGGTGTGACCCGCTATAGACCTGAGCAAGAGTTTGAAAGAAATCAGCAACGTAACTGGGAAACGGTATTGCAGACAATGGGTCTTAGAACTCAGCCTCTCATGATCAATGGTCCAATTTGCACAGAAAGTAATCTAGCAGATGGTTGGAACTTTGGGGAATACTACCAAGGGCGACATAAAATATGGGCCTGGACCTTTGCAATTGAGCACCAAGACGTTTTCCTAGTAGGAGACAATCCACAAGGTGGCCTAGAAACTGACTTTGAACAAATTCCTGTTGTAACCGGATTGGCAGAAACAGCTCGTTTTATGTTGCCTATCTTTTATCCGCATGGCGCGATAAAAAATGTGTACTTTAAAAACCTGGCAATAGACTTAAATAATATTTAATGCTACGGCACACACAGGCACTCTTTTATGGCACACACTTTGGCACACTCAACAGCATTGTTATCTGATTAACAAATAAGGAATATCGCAATGGCGACGGAAATTGAAAAAGAGAATCTTGAAGCGCACGTAGAATTATGTGCTGAAAGGTATAAGAATTTGGACACTAAGCTAAACAGTCTTGATGAAAGAATGAGTCGCGTTGAGGATTTAATCGTGAGTATTAAAGAATCGCTTGCCGCTGCTCCTGACGCATCAAACAAAACAATTATCACTATTGGTACAGCAATCATTGGCGTGTTGATCTCCGGTTTTGTTGTTGTGCTAGTTAACTTCGTCAACAAATGAAAATTGTTGAACTATTAAATCACATTAGATTGTCCATCACAAACGAAGAAGCGGATGTGTTGGGCAAATTTAATGAACACGAAATAATTAAACGGGCCGACCTGAACGAGCGCGAAATTCACATTGCAAATCAATTAGTCAACAAAGATGTATTGTTGAGAAAGAATCAAGATGGCCAAATCACGTACAAGAAAAAATCCCATAACTAATGGGCAAATAGTCGAGGCAATGGTAGCAGTAGATTTAGCTGCACAATATGTCAAAACCTGGACTAAAAATGAAACTCAAAAACTAATAAAAAGCGAACCCTTGATCATCCCCACTAAGGATGGATGGCAAGTTGGTAAGCACTCTATAAAACAGTCAGCAGGTGTCTGGCAACTATTCAACGACTTCACTGAGTTGATGGCCACGTTTACTTGCAAACAATCCGCTGTGACGTACTCGTTGCTATATCAAACTGGCCGCTTGAAGCAAGCACAGAATTTATACCGAAACGATACGACACTAAGTAAGTTAACACAGGATAAAATCTATTACGTACACAACAGAAATCGAGCAATTAAGCGCGATGACATGTTTACAGTTGACGTATTAGATGCTAGAATAACAGATAATAGTATCATGTTAGATCTAGCTAAAATAGATCTTGAAAAAACTTTAAATCAGGCTAAATATCTAAAAGGTATCTGGGAATAACCACTATGAGATTAAACGAAATGGGCGCTAAGCCAACCGCAAAACAAATGAACAAAGTCATGGAAAGCCGCTTTGGTTTCCAAGTTGACTATGCAAACTTAACCTTCAAGAAGGCTTACACGATGGCAACTGCTATCAGCGAAAGCCTAAACAAGATTAAGAGCACACACGGCGTTCACACCGCTGAAAAGAATCCATCTTACATGGAAATGCTTATGGTACGTGAGAGCCTACACAGCTGGATGCGTGACAACAAACAACAGTTGATCAACGAAAGCGAAATGGCCAAGTCTGAAGCTATCTTAGCTGCAAAAGACATGGTTGATAGCATCCAAGACATGTTGGAAAAAATCAGCAAAATGCAGAACGAGCAGTTGCCTGCATTGTTAGACACAATCCGTGACCAAATTGGCATTGAAAAAGCTGACGGCTTTAAGAGCGCAGTTAGCCCATTGCTAGGCAATTTGGCACAAACACTACAACAAGGTCGCGAAACTGCTGATTCAGCAGCACGTGGCTTAGCCGGCGAAGACATGGGCCAAGATATGGGCATGGGCGGCGCAGACTTAGGTCCAAGCATGGACGGCGGTCTTGACGGTGAAATGAGTGACATGGACCAAGGCGCAGACTTCGGTGCCAGCGATGCAGCAACTGGCGGTACAGCCGACTTAGGCAGAGAAGTACGCTAATGCGATTCGCAGAAATTATTGTTGAAGACAGCGGCATAGGCGCAATGATCGAAGACGAGGCAGAAACTCGTGGAGATAGCGTCTTAGCCACAGCTCTTGAAGAATTACGTAATCGTGCTCACGGGCATTCAGTCCCTAAGGTACGTGTTGACAGCTTAGTTAATCTAGTTAAGCGTTTACCAGGTGGTGAATCGTTTAACGCAGATGCACTAGAGTCTGCACGTAAGAGCAACGACACAATCAAAAACTTAATCACAGATATTAAAGACGACGAAAACGGCGTTAAGTACGTTTACTTGGCTACATTTAGTGATGACGGTTTCGGTGATGAATCGACTCCTGGTGCAGAAGACGGAGCACAAACTGCTCCTGAGAAAACTGTTAGCAGTATGGCTAACAGGGCACTAGGAAACCGTGGCTAAATCTGTTATAGTTGTCCATAAAGGACTTATATGGCATATTCAGACAAGGTAATTGATCACTATGAGAACCCACGTAATGTGGGTTCTTTTGCGAGTGAGGACAGCGATGTTGGCACTGGTATGGTTGGCGCACCCGCTTGTGGCGACGTAATGAAATTACAAATAAAGGTAGACTCGAATGGAATTATCACCGATGCACGTTTTAAGACTTATGGTTGCGGGAGTGCTATTGCAAGCAGCTCATTGGTTACTGAGTGGGTTAAAGGAAAAAGTCTGTCCGAAGCAGCAAGCATCACAAACAGTGAGATCGCAGGCGAGCTAGCTCTACCACCAGTTAAAATCCATTGTAGCATCTTAGCTGAGGATGCAATCAAAGCAGCAATTGAAAATTATCGAGCAAAGAATGATTCTAGTTTACAGTGATAGTCAGATTATTGACTTAGAGTGGCTTCCAAAAATACAGTTCAACCGCCCATACACAATTTGTCACAGCATTGACGAATATGAAGCAGCACAAGTTGACACTAAGATAGCATTTACTACACACCGACTACACTGTGACTTTGACACAGCCTACGTTGGATTCGAAGATAAGATAAACCGTTTAAGTTACATTAGTGATTTAGTTTTCACCTTTGAAAGCGAATTGCACAACTTCCATTGGCAAATTTGGGACCAATGTCATCATGACAATGTCTACTGGATGCTACCCGGTGCAGTAAACGACAGAGATGACATTAACAGTCACATCCTATGCTGGGGCGACTGGTTTAAAACAACTGCGAACATTTACAAAGCATTGCCCGACAAAGTAATGCACATCAACTACTCTGCTACCAAGCCCAAGTACTTCGATGCCTTGCTAGGCAGTCCCAAGCCACATAGAGACTTTGTGTTTAAGGCAGTTAACGATAACCAGTTAAATGACAAAGTTGTAATGACTTACGGTGGCGACTGGAAAGAAGGCGAATTCTATGCCAAGGATTATTTTATCTGGGAAGAAGGAACAACGCCAATTGGCCAAACCATTGGCACTGCCGACTGGGCAGACTATTGCGGGCAACGTGTACACCTAAGTCAGATCATTCCTATCAAGACATTCAACGAAACAGCATACAGTATCATTGCAGAAACTGACTTTGATAACACACTAAGCTGCTTCACCGAGAAGACAGCCAAGCCAATGATTGGTCGTCGACTGTTTATTGCCTTTACAGGTTACAAGTTTATGCACAATCTACGTGCATTGGGCTTCAAAACATTTGATGGAGTAATTGACGAGTCTTATGACTTGATTAAAGACGATAACGAGCGTTATACTGCCGCATTTGAGCAGGTTAAGTGGCTTTGTGAGCAAGATCAAGATGTTATCTATGCCAAGATCAAGCCTATTGTTGAACATAACTTTCAACTGTTAATGACACGGGACTGGACTGAATGGCCAGCATCCCGTATCACTCAAGTAATTAACTCAACAATCGTTGGTTAACAATTCCGGCCCACGCAGCATGTGCAGCAGGGCCTGGATGAAACTTGTCATCCATAAAACTTCCCATACTCTTAGCTAATTCGTAGACCCCGTCTTTGGCATCGTTTGTAAAGATCCAGTTATCAAACTTGATTTCACGTAACAGATGCTGAACTTCGGGGAATCCTGTAACACCAAAGTCGCCATTGGGGCTAATATTCTTACCATCAGTCCAGTAGTTTACATAACTCATAAACTTGTACTTGATGCCCTTGCTCTCCAAGAAGCTTTGCAGCTTAACTATCTCCATTAAGTTGATCATTGCCAAGCTCAATTCACTAGATACCTTGTACTGCTCATAGAACATCTTATGTGCAACAGGATTCTTATACCATGTGCCCATCTGCCCACCGCTAAAGATGTAACCCAGCTTTTGGTTATCCATTCTGCGATAGAAACCGTAGCTGTCGTATAAGGCATTCCAGTCCGGATCAGTAACGTCGGTTAGGAAATCTAGTCTGCTCACACCACTCCACATAACCAACACTTGGTCATACGCACCAGGATTCTCTAAGACCTTGTGTATAACGCTGTCTGCGATATATTGATTGCCAGCCGCAGCTTCGGCAATAGTGGTAATGTCTAGGTCGGGATTGATTTCGTTTAGGTAACGGGGCCAACACGTATTGAGTCCGCCCGGTGTCTCGGGCCATTGGGTAAAGCTGCACCCACTTATAAGTAATTTCATCAAAATATTTATTGACTATCTGACTACTGGTTGTTATAATTGCAACATGTTAACATCACCATATGAATATTCACCATTAAGCAGAGAAACGCTAGAAGGCAAACGTCATTATTGTTTACCCGACGGCAGCAAAGTACCTAGCGTTACTACTATCCTAGACCGTACCAAGAGCGAGGAAAAGAAAGCAGTCCTTGCTAACTGGAAAAAGCGTGTAGGCGAGCAGCAAGCACAAAAGATTGTGACAGAAGCTGCTAACCGCGGTACACGTATGCACAGTTACCTAGAGCAGTACATCTTAACAGGTGACATGAAGGAACTGCCCTCTAACCCCTTTGCCCAGCCTAGCTGGTTTATGGCCGCCGAAGTCATTCTGCAAGGGCTGCAAAACGTAGACGAGTTTTGGGGCACAGAAGTTCCACTTTATTATAGTGGGTTATATGCAGGTACCACCGACTGCATTGGCGTATGGAAGGGCAGGCCTGCTATCCTTGACTTTAAGCAAACTAACAAGCCTAAGAAGCGTGAGTGGATCGACGATTACTTTATTCAGCTAGCAGCATACGCCGCAGCACACAATCACACTCACGGCACAGAAATCAACACTGGCGTTATTTTAATGGCTCAACAGCCAACTACATTGCCCAATGGCGAACTAGACAAGCCGGTTTATACCGAATATGTAATCGAAGGCGATGAGTTTGCACATTGGGACAAAGAGTGGATGAAACGTGTAGAGATGTATTACCTCTCTAGCTAAAATGCCTATAGTACAGATTATTAGATAAATATCTGTATGATAATTTATAAGACTATTAATAAGATCAACGGAAAATGGTACATAGGTAAAGATATGGCCAACAACCCAAATTATTATGGGTCAGGCAAACTCATTACACAAGCCATTACTAAGTACGGAAAAGACAATTTTGAAAAGATTATTTTAGAAACGTGTACCTCTAAAGACGAGCTATCACTGAGAGAAAAATTTTGGATCAGTCAAACTAAAGCTACATCAGATCCACTGAGCTACAACTTAGCATCAGGCGGAGAAGGCGGGGACTTGAGCAAGTTTATTGATTATTCCTTACGAAGACCGGGTGATAAATTTGCTGGTCGCAACAAATGGTTTAAAAATTTAACCGACGTACAAAAGAAAGACATATTGGTAAAACAAGCTAATTCTCGTGCAAAAGGGTGGTATGTAAGCAAGGTGGATGATCCAACTGAGGTATATGTACACAATATTAGTAAATGGTGCGAGGATAATGGCGTAGACAAATCTATGCCAACTACGCTAAACAATCCGTCTAGTAGACTATTCCAAAAACAAACAAAAGGTTGGAGAATACGCAGAGCTAATATGCCTGTCTTACCCTCTTACGAAAACAAAAGAGGTAAAATTGTTGTTGATAACGGTTGTACCGGAAAGTCCTGGAAAGTAGTTAATGGTAAACGTGTGTGGTGCAATAAATAGTATTATTAAAGGAAAATATCGTGGCAGTAGTCCAAATCTCGAGAATTCAGGCACGTAGAGGCCTACAACAAGATTTACCAGCACTAGCAAGCGCAGAGTTTGCATGGAGTGTTGATACACGTAAGTTATACATCGGTAACGGAACCCTAGCAGAAGGTGCTCCGACCGAAGGTGCAACTGAGATTTTAACTCAGTACACTGACTTTGCAGCAGTCTTAAAGAACTACACGTTCAAAGGCAATGCTGGCGGATACACTGCACAGACTACCACAAGTCCACTAAGTCCTATTGTTCGCACAATTCAAGATAAACTTGATGACATTGTTAGCATCAAGGACTTTGGCGCAGTTGGTGATGGCATTGCAGATGACACTGCGGCTATTAACCGTGCAATTCAGCAAATCTACTTGACTACTCGTTTGTCAAACTATCCGCAAGTGCGTAGAACAATCTTCTTCCCTGCAGGTACGTACAAAGTAACTGGTGCAAGTATTTTAATTCCTCCATACGTTCGATTTACTGGCGACGGGATCGAAAGCACAATTATTAAACAAACCGATGGCTCACAATCTTCGCTGTTCCAGTTCACAGATAGCATGTACCAGACTGGTGCAACACTGGGGCAGAACAGTGCAACATTGCCTGGTTACATTACAATCGAAAACATGACATTGGCCACCACAAGCGATCGCGACATTGTGGCAATCGACAGCGCAGAGCACGTGACGTTCTTTGGTGTTGAATTCCTTGGTAGCCTAAGCAGTCCAACTACTGCTGGTAGTCAAGCATACGCAGGCGTAAAAATCAATTCGTTTGCGGCAACTACTAAGAATATCAACTTCTGGTCGTGCAAATTTAAGAATACACGTTATGCAGCATTGAGCGACGACGCTAGCAACGACGTGAGAATGAACGGATGTTTATTTGTTGGCTTGTACAAAGGTCTAAAGTTAGGCCAGAATAGTGCAAGCGTTGCAACTACCCCAAGCAACTACAAAATTCTAAACAGCATTTTTGCCAGCGTTGCAAACAATGCAATCGACTGCTATGCAAACGTCACTGGCGTGCTAAGTGGCGGCAACCACTTCCTTGATGTCGGTAACAACTTTGCTGGTTCTGGATCACCTGTAGCTTCTGTTATTTCGTTTATTGCAAACGGCAACACTAGCGCAAATGACATCTTTGATCGCAATGATGCTGATAATATAACAGTTCCTCGTTTGAGCTTTAACAATGCCAAGAATATTGCTATCCAAGCAAACGTAGGAGTATCTGTAGGTACCTACACAATTGGCACTGGCGGATATGCTGTTCTATTAGACAACTCCCCGACGTTCATTAGTTCAAACGTAAACTTGATCAACGGATGCAGCGTGTCGTATACTATTACCCGCGGTGCAGCTCAACGATTTGGTACATTGATGTTTGCACACGACGGCACCACTGGCGCAAGTTTCATTGATAATTACACAGTAACTGGAACTTCAGTAGGCGTATTACTAAGCGTAAGTAACGCAAACGTTATTACCTACACAACAACATCTTCAGGCACTAACGCCATCCTTAAATACAACATCAACTACTTCGGTTAATTTATGTTCAAACTACAAGCTAGCGAGAGATTAACTCGCTGGCGTGAATTTCGAAAATCGCTGGATCACCTACCACTAGACAAAGCATTAGCTGAGGTCAATGACTTCTGGTCAGCGTGTCCGTTCTCTCCTTACTATCTAGATCCAGCTAAGCCGGACGAATGGCCAGATCCGTGGACAATGATCACCGAAAACTACTATTGCGATATTGCAAAAGCATTGGGTATGTTGTATACTATTAAGTACACCGCGCACAACCCCGACGTTGAGCTACGCATGTATGTCGATCCAGAAACAAAGTACGGTTATAATTTAGTCTGGATTGAGCAGGGGAAATATGTTATTAATTTGGTCACTGATGAGATCGTAAATAAAGAACAGGTTGAAAATACATTAAAGTTGAAAGCTACGTTTAGCGATCAACTGCATTTGAATAGATAATAAGAGGAATCAATGAGTCAAATAAACGTCACGAAGAGAGACGGCCGTAAAGAGCCACTAAATTTAGAGAAGCTACACAAAGTTGTTTTTTGGGCAACCGAAGGAATTACAGGAGTTAGTGCAAGCGAAGTAGAAATCAATAGTCATGTACAATTCTACAACGGCATCAAGAGTACAGACATTCAAGAAACGCTTATCAAAAGCGCAGCAGACTTAATTAGCGAAGAATCACCAAATTACCAATATGTAGCAGGACGCTTGCTTACATATCATATCCATAAGTTAGTTTATGGAGACTTTAAGCCATGGCCATTGCTACAGTTAGTTAAACGTAACACTGATATTGGCTACTACACAAAAGAATTGTTAGAAAACTATAGCGAAGACGAGATCAATCAAATGGACTCGTATATCAAACACGAACGTGATGAAACATTCACCTACGTGGCTATGGAACAATGGCGCGGTAAGTACCTGGTACAAAACCGTGTCACTGGCGAAATCTTTGAAACACCACAAATTGCATACATGTTGATTGCTGCCACATTGTTTATGGCCTATCCAAAAGACACACGTATGCAATGGATTAAGGACTACTATGATGCTATCTCTAATTTTGATATTAGTTTGCCTACCCCTATTATGGCCGGTTTACGCACTCCACAGAAGCAGTTCAGCTCGTGCGTTCTTATCGAGTCTGGCGATAGTCTCGATAGTATCAACGCTACTTCTAGCAGCATTGTTAAGTATGTCTCACAAAAGGCAGGTATTGGAATTGGTGCTGGACGTATCCGTGCGCTTGGAAGCCCTATTCGCAATGGTGACGCATATCATACAGGCATCACACCTTTCTTAAAGCACTTTCAAACAGCCACTCGCTCATGCAGTCAAGGTGGCGTGCGTAACGGCGCAGCAACTATCTATTACCCATTGTGGCACCTAGAAGTCGAAGATATGCTTGTTTTGAAGAACAACAAAGGCACAGAGGATAACAGAGTACGCCAGATGGATTACGGCGTCCAATTCAACAAATTAATGTACGAAAGACTTATTCAAGGTGGCAATATCACCTTGTTTAGCCCCCACGACTTGCCGGAAATGTACGATGCTTTCTTTAACAATCAAGAGTTGTTTAAAGAGCTGTATGAGAAGGCAGAACGCAATACCAAGATCCGCAAGAAGACTATTCCTGCTGCGGAGTTGTTTGGTAAGTTCATGCAAGAGCGCAAGGACACTGGTCGTATCTATTTGATGAACGTGGACCATGCTAACACTCATAGCCCATTCAAGGAAGAGTTACACCCTGTCAAGATGAGTAACTTGTGTACTGAGATTAACTTGCCAACCAAGCCATTGATGGACATTAACGACGAAATGGGTCGTATTGCATTGTGTACTCTTTCTGCACAGAACTGGGGCAACGTTAGAAAGCCGCAAGACTTTGAACGTATGTGTACTCTAAGCGTTCGCGGACTCGACGCATTGTTAAGCTACCAGAACTATCCAGTTAAGGCTGCTGAGATTGCAACTAAAGAATTCCGCCCATTGGGTAACGGTATTATTAACTTTGCCTACTTCTTGGCCAAGCATGATGTATCCTATAGCGATCCACGTGCATTAGCACTAGTTGACGAGTATGCAGAAGCATGGTCATACTACTTGATCAAAGCCAGTGCAGACTTGGCACGTGAGCAAGGTGCATGTGAGAAGTGGGACGAGTTGAAGTATGCCGATGGTATCCTTCCAATGGACACACGCAAGAAAGAAGTTGACGAACTAGTCGAACATCAAGAGCGTATGCCTTGGCGTGCTCTACGTGAACAGATTCTAACTACAGGTATCCGTAACGCTACACTAATGGCATTGATGCCAGCAGAGACTAGCGCACAAATTTCCAATGCCACTAACGGCATTGAACCACCAAGAAACTATGTTTCTATTAAGCAAAGCAAACACGGAGTATTAAAACAGGTTGTACCTGAATTCCGCAAACTAAAGAACAAATACGAATTGTTATGGGACCAACGTAGCCCAGACGGCTACCTAAAACTATGTGCAGTATTACAAAAATGGATTGACCAGGGTATTAGCATCAACACTTCGTACAACCCTAAGTTCTACGAAGATGAAAAGATCCCCATGAGTGAGATGCTCAAGCACTTGCTAATGTGCTACAAATACGGAACTAAACAACTTTACTACTTCAACACAAACGACGGACAAGGCGAGATTGATGTCGACAAGCTGGGCGCTACAACGCAACTACCAGAAGGTGACACGGGTCAAGAAGACTGCGATAGCTGTGTAATCTAGTATGAATAATTACGAATCGTTTTACCGCACGTTCCTGGCAGAAATGCCATGGCGTGCGCCTGGCGGAAATGAGTTTGCTGCACAGTTAGAGATGTTGCAAGAAAATTTAAAACACGGAGCAGACGTAGAAGAAGTTTCGCGTAATATTTTTAAAGCTACATCTGAGAATCAACTCACATATTGGGGCGGAGATATCAATACCACAGAGGTATCAATTATTGTAGATACAGAAATTAACGGCAATTTTTGTAAGGTTACGTTAACATCAAAAAATCCTCAGGTTCCTGCCAAGTCTCCTCCTTATGCTAGTGATTTGTATTTGTTAATAAAACAAGATTTGTCAAATTTGAATTTAACATTTACAAGCGATGCTATTTTGTCCGACGAGGCAATTAGACTATGGAACGGCATTGTTAATCGTGGCAACAAAGTGTCAGTGTACGATACTAATACCCAACAGTATGTATTAACTGACATAAGTAACGCAACGGAACTTGAAAAATTTATCGGAGGAATGGATCACCAACGGTATGTTTTTGTGTTAACAGAAACCACGGCAGCGCAACGAGGAACACATCATTCATTTAATATCATGGAAATAAAAAGAAAAATGTTATATCCATTATTTGAAGAATACGCAAAAAATAATTGGGGAACAAAATGAGCGTTTTTAATATCAACAACAAAAAGAAGCATACCGAAGCACTCATGTTCCTGGACCCAAGTGGTCCAGTGACAGTGCAACGTTACGAAACATTAAAGTATAGACAATTTGACAAACTAACTGATAAGCAGTTGGGATTCTTTTGGCGCCCTGAAGAAATTGACATCGTTCGCGATAGCAAAGACTTCAAGGAACTAACAGAGTTTGAACAGCATATCTTTACCAGTAACCTAAAGCGACAAATTTTATTAGACAGTGTGCAAGGACGTAGCCCAACGCTGGCGTTCTTGCCATTGGTATCTATTCCTGAATTGGAAACTTGGATTACCACATGGGCATTTAACGAGACTGTTCACAGTCGTAGTTACACTCACATTATTCGCAACATCTATAGCAACCCTAGCGAGATCTTCGATGGCCTAATGGACATTGAACCTATTGTTAACTGTGCTAAAGATATTAGCAAGTACTACGATGATCTCATTGAGTACGGCGGGTTCTACAATTTGCTAGGCGCTGGTGTACACACCATTAACGGCAACGAATTTGAAGTCAACCTGTACGAACTAAAGAAGAAGCTGTGGCTTGCTATCAACAGTGTTAACGCACTAGAGGGCATTCGCTTCTACGTTAGCTTTGCTTGCTCATGGGCATTTGCAGAACTAAAGAAGATGGAAGGCAATGCCAAGAACATCAAACTTATCTGCCGCGACGAGAACGTACACCTTGGCTCAACACAGACCTTGTTGAAGTTGTTGCCACAGGATGATCCCGACTTTATCAAGATCAAAGAAGAGACACGAGAAGAATGTACTCGCATGTTCTTGAGTGCAGCACAACAAGAAAAGACTTGGGCTGAGTATTTGTTTAAAGACGGATCTATGATTGGTCTTAACACTCAACTATTGTGCCAATACGTGGACTGGTTGACTTGCAAGCGCATGACTGCTATCGGCCTAGACTGCGGTATTCCAAAGCCTAGCTCTAACCCATTGCCTTGGACTGCCAAGTGGATTGCTGGTGCTGACGTACAAGTTGCGCCACAAGAAACTGAGATTTCATCTTACGTAGTTGGTGGTACAAAACAAGACGTTGACTCAAATACTTTTAGCGGCTTCAGTCTCTAAGATAATTATAATAAAAGAGGAAACTATGTTAACAATTTATTCAAAAAGCAACTGCCCTTTCTGCGATCGTGCCAAGGCACTAATTGAAAGCAAGGGCATTGAGTACAAAACAATCAGCATCGAAGAAGATCAAGACGCACGCCAACACCTACTAGACATGGGTCTACGCAGCGTCCCACAAATTTTTACAGGCACAACAATTATCCCCGGTGGCTACCAAGGCATTGCGGGTAAAGACGAAGCCTTCTGGACAACATTAAAAGGATAACATGCTAGTAAGTCAACAATACGCATCAGGTGATGTAGTGAGTTTCAAAATGGTCAACGGCGATGAAGTCGTTGCTAAATTACTAGAGACAACCGACGATGGTTGGAAGGTCGCTAGTCCTTGCACAGTTATGCCAAGCCAACAAGGCCTTGGTCTAATGCAGAGTTTGTTTAGTGCTAAGGAAGACTGCAAAGTTTTCATCAGTAAGCAACACGTTATGTTCCATGCCGAGTCATTGGACCAAATGCGTGTGCATTATGTTAAGACCACAACTGGTGTTGACGTAATTGCTAAACCTGGAATCATCCTTTAATGCCAGCAGCAGCACGCCTAAATGATGCAGACACTAGCGACGGCCAAATTTGTGGCGACGTTAGTACTGATGTTATTATCAACGGGCAAGGTGCTGCATTAGAGGGCAGTCTAGATAGCAGTCATGCTCCGTACGGAGCCCCTCATCCCCCACATCAAGCCGCAACGGTTGCTACCGCTAGCAGCACAGTGATTGCCAATGGCAAAGGTATTGCCTTTGTGGGCAGTGATCTCAGCTGCGGCCATGCTATTGCAGCAGGTAGTCCCGACGTGGAAATTGGGTCATAAGTATTATAATAGGATACTTTTATGAGTGGAATTAGTCCAACAATGATGATCGCTGCCACTGGTTTTACTAACAACCAGGGTCTAGGCGTAAGTGGTGCGATGCTAACAGCATTAACCAATTTTGATACCAGCCCGGTAGTCACACTGTACACCAATGTTATCTCTGCGTTAAACGGAGCAAACGTTGCGTTACCAACTATGCCAAATTACTTCACTGGACTGTCCAGTGGCGAAACTGGTACGAGCATCACTAACAGCATTAGAACTGCGGCAACTGCGATTGCTCCAAATACGCAAAAGTTTATTAGCAACTTTAACAGTGCTAGCACCTTTGCACAAACCAGCTTTACTTGGTCTGGTGCATTAACTGGTGCAGCATCTGCGAGCTTTGATAGTTTCGGCCTTGGCATTTCTAATTTTAGTCAGATGGTATCCGGCGGCGTCGGCACCATTATGGCAGGCGCCAATGGTGCAGCAGCAGACTTCACTGCATTGTCGAGTACCATAACTAAATTTGGATCTGCATTTGATTCTAGCGATCCGCAAAAGATGTTTGACCCAGCTGGTTTTGTGAAGAACCTGCAAAAGCAAGGACTTGGTGACATAGGCGGACTAGAGGACAAACTGTCAGAGGCCGGTCTCGATCCAACCAATTTAGATTCTGCAAATCCCGCAGTTATTAAACAGGTGCTAGAAACAATCACAGGATTAGACGTAGCTAAGATCATCAGTCAAACAAAAATGATCTTGCCAGCTAACACTATGATATCTTCGGCAGCTGATCTACTAGATGCTAAAAAGATTGTGAGCACCAGTGAGCTGGCTGCACTACCAGGGGGTAGTTTGGATGGCCTCGGTAACGCCTTGTCTAACATGGGCGGTAAGTTTAAAACAGCAGCAGCAATGGCGGCAAGTTTAGCAGCAACTAAAATTCCATCACTTAAACACCTAGACGCATTGAGTTCCCCAATGCCGGCTAGCATCGCATCTGCACTATCTAGCAAACTAGGCGCAGGTGGAGGACCATTTGGTAATCCCACTATCAATGATATCATTGGCACCGCAGCAGGATACAAACATACAGAAGGCTTTACTAACATAGTGGCCGCACATACTGCGATTCTACAAACTAGTGCAGGACAATCATTGCAGTCCGCAGCCAACGCACTAATTGCAGATCCGTCAAACCCATCTACGTTAAGTGCCTTTGTCTCTGCCCAATCAGCAGTAACCAGTTCAACTAACCCCGCATTGGCTAAATTGATTACTGACAGCAGTGCTGCCATTACTGCAAGTCAGACTCAATTAACCAATGAAGCCACAAATCAAACCAAAGCGGGCTTTGTGCCAAGCGCAGCCACTGTTCCAGCGGCGCCAGCACTACTAGGACTTGCAAACAAGTTGCATGACTTAGGTCTTGATAAACAACAAGTAGGATACAACTTCCTATTCAGCAGCATGGCCACTGACGACCAGTACGGCGATGCAGTCAAAGCAGCACTGTCAGAGGGGCAAAACATTGCCAAATCTGCAGCCGCTGGTATTGCCAACACAACCAAAATTGACCCGATGGATGTGCTAGCAAAGATCCGAAAGGGGTAAGTTAACTTACCATATTACTCGCTTTTCAGCGAACTAATTGCTATAATAGTATCAGTTATTGAGTTATAGCAGTTGTTTACTTTGATCCTACAGGGTTATATAAACAACAGACAGAAACAAAGGAGAAAGTATGACACTTAAAACGTCAAACAGCAAAACAGATTCTTGGATTGCTCTTTCTAGAAATGTTGTCCAATTTCTAGCATTACTTGCAGTTGTATTCCTGGTATGGAATGTAACCACAGCAAAATTTAACACCTTAAAAGAAGGTAGCGAAGCATACCGACAGGGCTTTATCAGCACCGCAGATCGTACTCAACAATTAGAATGCCTAACACGCAATATCTATCACGAGGCTGCAACCGAACCATTTGAAGGAAAAGTAGCAGTAGCACAAGTAACCATGAACCGCGTTGACAACGGCCGATTTGGTAACGGAGTATGCGGAGTAGTTTATCAAAAGAATGTAATTTACGAAAAGGTTATTTGTCAATTTAGCTGGGCATGTATTCCGGGCGTAGGCAAGAAAGTAGTCTACCCAGCATTGTATAAAGAAAGCGAAGAAGTAGCCAAAAAGGTTTTATTGGAAAACTTCCGTTTGCCGGGCATGAAAGACGCAATGTATTATCATGCAGATTATGTCAACCCAAAGTGGGGTAAACCAAAAATCACACAAATTGGCCACCACATTTTCTACAAGGATTAAAATGAAAAAATTCGACATCAATGCAATTAAAGCATCCGTTGTGAGTTACTTTGAAAATCACTTTCATAAGATTTCAGCAGACAGCTTAGAGTGGTTAGCAATCATCATTATCCATTGTGCCACTATTCCTACCTTGCTAGCAATGGTAACTGCACTAAGTGATCGGGCTCCTAGCCTTGATGTGGTATTGTTTGCATGGGGCGGACTAGTGTTATTGTTCTTCCGTGCCATTTTACTGAAGAACAGTTTAAACATCATCACAAACGGCATGGGTTTTATCACCCAAGCAGTAATTATGGCATTTATTCTTTTTAAATAATATGAGCGATATCGAAGACGACGAAATTGATGTAGTTGATGCAGACATAGCAGATGATGATTATGTTTTTATTATCAGTCCAGACGGAAATCTAAAGCAGATACTTTTGCCAGACGAAGTTCCGTTTGAGCTGCCAGAAAACATTAATAAAGTGCTAGCAGTATTCAATGTCAACGACGTTGAGAGTTTAGCAGTTAGTCCAACAATCCATTGACCCATAATGGGATCGGTGTTACAATGGTTCAAAGGAAGCAAAATGAACGCTCGAGATTACACACAAAAACAACGTGATCAAATTCATTATCTGCAAAATGCAGTGTGGGACTTGGAAAAGGCCCGGGAAAATTTGGTTAAGGCAAATGGTAGTACTTCAGTATTACAAGCGGTTGATGTTGCCTTAGAAAAGGCCAACTCTGAGCTTAATGACGCTTCTACGTTGATGTAAAACTAGTACTCAAGTAGTAGAAATTTCGGTTGACCCGAAATGGTTTTCTTGCTATAATACATACATGCAGAAAACAACAGTTACCCGTAAACGCAGACAAGATACCAAACATGCTGTCTATATGTTAGTGAACACTAACACAAATGAAAGCTACATTGGTATCACTGTCTGTGGTAACCAAGTTCGCAAAGCCCTTAAAGTTCGCTTTCAAAAGCATGTGCGCCGCGCACTCACTGAAAACAAAGACTGGGCCCTGTGCGAAAGCATTCGCGAACACGGTGCAGAAGCGTTTGCAGTGTTGTTGGTTGATGTTGTGCGTGGTCGCAAGCCAGCACACAGCGTTGAGCGTGAATTGATTAACGGCAACAAGCCCGCATTGAACACTCACTAAGGAGTTAGCATGATGGTTATGGTAGCAAAAATGAAGGACAAGATTGTTCAAATTGTGCGCTATGCTGACACAGTTGGCTTCAGTGACGAACGCGGTTGGTTCTGTATCTGCTTTGACTTTGACAAGCAAAACCGTCGCCGTGAACAAATCAAGTGGATCCCTGCAGACACTCACTTTGAGTGGGTGCGTGAGTACATCGGGGAATAACATGGCTTATGCAACATGCACCAATTGTGGTTACACGGAAAAATCTCTAGAACGTGAGCGTAGCTTCTGGAGTCTCCGGGGCTACTACAACATCAGCGGTTACTTCTGCGGCCCATGCTATGACAAAGTGTCCCACAACAGTTATGGCAATCCTGAGCAACCCGGCGAGTACATTGCTATCCTACTTAAACAAACTGCACAGTTGACAACTAACTAATAATCGAGTAAAATACAAATATGACAAAAACTTGGGTAACTAGCGACTTACACTTCGGCCACAGAAACATCACAAAGTTCTGTCCAGTGACTCGCGCACGATTTAAAGACGACATTGCTTACATGACTGAAGCAATGATTAAAGAATGGAACGAGTTGATTGGACCAGAAGACACCACCTACATCTTGGGTGACGTGGCATTTATGGGCGGATTCGACGCAAGCAAGATCATGAACCGGTTGAACGGTAAAAAGATCTTGGTTGAAGGCAACCATGACCGTAAAACATTGATGGACAAGCACTTCTTTGAATCTTTTGAAGAAGTACACAAGTACTTGGCCATCCAATACAACGGCACAATGGTTGTGATGTCACATTTTCCATTCTTAGAATGGGACCAGATGCACCGAGGTAGCGTCCACTTGTATGGTCACTTGCATGGCGGCACAACTGGCATGGAAAAGTATCGTATGCAAGATGTTGGAATGGATGCCACAGGAGTAATTGCAGTTAGCATGGATGAGGTAATTGCATCGGCGTTAAAACGAGAAATTAAAACTCATCATTGATTCGTTTTTTGCAGTTGTTACCGTGCCATCTATTATAGTTGACGGTAACAACCTCCATTCCGCAGTGCTCGCACTTGATGCGAGGATAATATTGTCTACTTTCAATTAGTCGTTGCTTAGTCTCGTCGCTTCGCTTGGATCCAATGTGTGCTTGACGGGTTTTTTCTATTGCTTCTGGAGAATTTTTTTTCCCTTTGTGAGCGGCACTCATTTTGAGCTTGGTCTCGTTAGAAATGGTCTGCAATGCCCGCTTTGCCTTAATCTTTTCCTTTGTTTCTGCTGAATGTTTTCTTCCTGTTAGTGCCTCTCTTCGATTTTTATTTGCTTCAATTTTAAAAGTCTCAAATAACCTTGAATTGAACTTTATACCCTTAATCGTCCGCATTTTCATTGCAGTAAGAGCATACAACATCTTCCTTTTGTATTTGGGTGTAACACATTTAATTAGGAGTAAGTGAGCAATATAATGCTGTCGTGCTGTGAGCGAAATTAGGCTAGTATTCGGCACAATCGATTTTGGCACAATGTGATGTTTTTCTAAATATCCACCAACCGAGGGATTAGAGGTAAGTTTTTCGTACCAGTGTAAGTATTTGTTATCAACAAACACTGTCGGATAAGCATTGAGTAGATTTGACATATTGATACTTTCTGTTATAATGTATTTATACAACTAGCCCAATTATTGAATGGGATGAAAGATATCACTAATGGATGAACAAGACTTAGTTTATCGTTTGCGCAAACGTGCAGAGATCCGGAGACAAATTCCAGGACGTAAAAGCGTCGAGGAAGGAACTCCGGATCGCATTGCCGACATTCTCGAAGAAGCAGCGAACGAGATAGAACGCTTACGCATTGAAAACAGCAATTACGACGAGTAATTTTGGTTGACCCGAAATGGGTTTCTTGCTATAATACACACATGAACAAATTGTATATGTTAATCGGAGTGCCCGCTAGCGGCAAGAGCACTTGGATCAAGTCGCAAGACTGGACTAAGGACATGCCTGTAGTTAGCAGCGATCGCTTCATTGACGAGTATGCTGAAAAAGAAGGCAAGACTTACAACGAAGTGTTCAAAGAATATGCGCCTATTGCTATGCGCTTGATGGATAACCAAGTGTTGATCTGCCAAGCAAATGGCACAGACGTGATTTGGGATCAAACCAACACCTCAGCAAAAAGCCGTGCAAAGAAATTGGCCATGTTGCCCAAGTACGAAAAGATTGCAGTGGTGTTTAGAACTCCTGAGCCCGAAGAACATGCTCGTCGTTTAGAAAGCCGCCTGGGTAAAACAATTCCCGAGCATGTTATGCGCAGCATGATTGATAATTTGGAAATGCCCTCTGAAGAAGAAGGCTTTAAGGAAATTTGGTATGTTTAAGGACAAGCTAAAAGAGTACGTAAACTCGTCGGGACTAGTTAACATGAAAGAGTGTGGCCCAGACATTTATGTGCTCAAGTACAAGAAGAAAGTGTTCTACGATAACTTGTGGAACGAATACATTGCTGAATGCCGTGGAAGTATTGTGGATGCGGATTTTAACCTAGTTACATATCCATTCACAAAGATCTACAACTATGGTATCGAAAAGGAAGCACCAGTGCTTGCTCCAGATACTAAGGTAACTGCTTTCCGTAAAGTAAACGGCTTCATGGTTGCATGTACTTGGTATAACGGCGACGTGTTGGTTTCCACTACTGGATCTACTGCCAACGACTATGTTGAGTACGCCAAGGAAATGATGCAGAAGCACATGCCTTGGGCAGACTGGCAAATGGCAATGTGCTCAGCTGACTTACGTGGCATGACTTATATGTTTGAGTGTGTGCATCCCTCTGACCCACATATCATTCCTGAAAAGGCTGGTATGTACATTTTGGGTTACCGTGAGAACGAATGGGGTAGCCGTGTAGGACATGACCCAGCTATGCTTAAAGAATTGGCAGAAGTGTTCAAGTGCTATTGTCCAGAAAGTGTAACAACTAATATGGAACACCTTGTGCAAATGTCAAAGGAATGTAAGCATGAAGGTTATGTGTTCTATACCGACACCGGTGTGAGTGCTAAAATCAAAAGCCCGTACTACTTGACCTCAAAGTGGGTTTCTCGCAATCCACGCACAGACAAGCTGGTTAACATGCAAGCTGATATTAAGAAGCAGTTAGACGAAGAGTACTACCCACTGGTGGACGCTATCCGTGCTAACATTGAAGAATATACAGCAATGGATGAGCAAGCTCGTCTAGCATGGGTACGCAACTATTTGGAGGTGGCCTAAGGATGAGTGGTTTGGTGGATCTAGTAGTGGCGGGTACGTTGCTAGAAAAATTGAAACAGGCCCTTGGCAAGAGTGGTTTGCATGGCGGCCAGTAAAGATACACGGCGAACGGGTATGGCTTAAAACTGTACTCCGCCGATGTGTTAATACCTACGTTGACATGGATGATTGGAAACGTTATGAATATGGCAACATCTTTGACGTTTTAAAAGAGTAGTACTAAGTACTACTTTTTTTTGGTTGACTGATAATGGATTCTCGGTTATAATACATACATGAAGAAACTAATCGCTTACTTAAATTCAAAAGAATTTCAGGACTGTATTCGTCCACTGGACAACTACAAATATGGGCAGGGCGAGGACATTGCCGACACCATCGGCCTGTTTGTTATAATGGGATTGGTTATGTTGGTAATTTTTATCTAAGGAACAACAGTGTCTAAAACAATTAAAATGACCCGCGACGGTGGCCACTTTTGGCGTGCGCAGTCACTAAGCATCTTGCTTACCTGGCCCATGCTGCCCGTAGTTGTAGCAGTTATGATCATTGGGTTTTTGAATCCCCTGTGGTTCCGCGAGTGGTTCCTGGACAAGCTGATCAGCTATACAGAAAGGTACAGCCGCTGGCGTAACTATAAAGTATACAGTGTGTATTTGGGCATGGATCCCAAAGTTTGGCACACCCTCAAAGGTGATGTTTGATTTGTCCGAAAATGATTTCTTTGCTATAATATACACATAGCAGCAAAAAGGAGTCAGATATGCCAAAAGATTACTATCCAAAGTTTTACGAAGTATACGTTGAGCGATTTTTTGCTCCTCCTGCAGGTGGACGTGGTTACAGTTCTGAGCGTGTGATCAAAGCAGGCTTAACTGAAGACGAAGCCAAAGGCATGGTTGCAGAACTCCGTCCAACTTGCACAGGTGACAAGTATGTTGGTTCTCGTGTAATGAAAGACTAAGGTGCGTATGATTACTGACCGTGAACAAATACACAACCTTGCTAAACTCACAGGTTGCCAGATAGTTAAGAATGTTTGTGGTAACCCCATGTTTACTATGACCACTTATGAACTGCAACAGTACACCGAAATGGTTGTGCGCAAATGTACCAACATTGTGTTACATTACACTGATGTTGATGAAGGGGTATCAGTAGCAAAGAAACATTTCGGGGTTGAAAAATGAACGAACAGCTAATAGCAAAAATTGCATATGAAACATTACTACGGACCGGAGCTCCAACAGGATCTACAGAATGGCAAAAAATCTTCGCCGAGTTGATTGTGAAGGAATGTGCTGATGCCGCTGACATGGCACAGGACGCAGGTTGCGAATATGCTGGCGACTATGTTGCTGAATACATGGGTTTCGGTCAAGAACATGGTGTAACAGAATGGAGAGCAAAATGAACATCCAAACCGTAGCAGAAAATCTGCGTAACACAATCGCCGGCAAGGAAGAATTGCTGGTTAAAAGACGCCAAGAACTAGAAGATGGTGATTGCTATAGTGACTCCGCCCACCAGGCAATTATTCGCTTTCTGACAATCAACATTGACGAACTCAAGCGTATCTTGCAGGATGTGGAAGTGTGTTGCAAGCAAGCTGCCGACGACAGCTGGATCACTAACCCGGACCGCATGGGCGGTGGCGGATGGACGGCAGAAGAACTTGATCCCAACAGAGGTTGGAAATGAAAGAGTTTGGCATTTGGTATCACATCAAGTATTGGGTTGGCTCAATCTTGTTGTTGCCAATTGCCGTTGTGTTAAACTTGCTTAGATGGGTCTTTGGAAAATGAAAACTTACGAAGAAATGATCCATTTCACTGTGGATCAAATGAGTGACCGGTTGCGCTACAATGCTTGGTGTGCATACATTCTTTTAGCAGAAGCATATGGCAAAACGCAGGAAGAAGTAGCCAAGGATATTAATGCAGAAGTGTCTTGGCGAGAGCACGAACGTCGCACCCAGAAAAAAGCCGAGCAACGTGCCAGCAACGAAGCACGTCGATTGGCCAACCTAGCAAACAAGGCAGCAAATGAAACAAGTGGTGTATAAAGGCAGCATCCTGGCAAAAGGCTCACAAGCCCTGGAGATGTGGGAAGATTGGCAAAAAGCAAAAAGTGATCGTAATAAGTTTCAGGACAAGCTGGATAAGCACATGAAACAGTTAGACGCAAACGCAAAAGATTTGGTGACAAGATATGAGAGTGTTCAAAAGTGATGGTAGGTACAAATACCACAACCAAGGGTTAATTTACATCTGCGAGTTTATGTGGCACGGTGAGCGGGAGTTATTCAAAAAGTTAATCCCAGCATTTGTAGACATGTACGGGCCGTCACACGAATCGGTGCCCACTGCAAACGGATTTAATATTCGCAAGTACAATGAGAACTACCGCCTCGAGATGAATGCAACCGCCAAGCGCAGACGCATTTACATGAGGGAAGAACATTACATCACCATGGTGATGTTGACATTGGGGCATTAGAATGAGATTGGTAAAATTAAACAAAACGCATAAGGCATACAAGGAACACCATCACCATTGGGCGTTTCGTTTTAGCAGCTACGATAGTAAACTGTGCCCCAAGATTGAACGCATCATGCACGACATCCATGGCAGTCAATATGCCTACAACCATAGCCAAGTTTGGAAATCCAACTTTGGTTCCCCTGTGCGTGGCAACAATGGCTATCGCCCATATTGGATCAGCTTTACTAACGAAGCAGATGCCACTTTGGTGCTATTGCAGTTAACTAACTAAAGTAGTACTTTTTAGTGCTAGATTTTGGTTGACCCGAAATGGATTTCTTGCTATAATAACTACATAGCAAAGCAAAACAGGAGTAGAAGATGGCATACGTTAGTCAAGAACTTAAAGCAAAATTGGCCCCACAACTTCGTGCAATTTGCAAAGAGTACAAGGTCAAGGCCAGCATTGCAGTACGTCATCACTCTACCCTTGTGCTTAACATTAGCCAAGGTGAAATTGACTTCATTGGTAACGCGAACCGAGTTAGCGAATCTAAAGCACACGGGCGCGATTGGCGCAAAGCAGAAGGCTCACTGGACGTGAATCCTTACTGGTTTCAGGAACACTTTGATGGTGTTGCTCTTGTGTTTTTGCGTAAAATCTTTGCAGTCATGAATGACGGCAATTGGGACAAAAGCGACATCCAGACCGACTACTTCAACGTTGGTTGGTATGTGGATGTAAACGTGGGCCGTTGGGACAAGCCCTACGCATTGGTTAAGTAATATGAGCAAGACAAATACTTTCATCCTCAGCTGGGACTGCGAAGGCCTTGAAGCCTGCGTGGACATTACAGATGATCTCGTACGCTGTGATGACTTTGAGCGTGAAAGTATTTTTGAGCGCATTAAAAACCCCAACATTGAGCCGCACAATGAAGCATTGAATAAAATCACAAAAATGATCCACATGATGCAGTTGCGGGCTCGTTACAATCCACAGCGCAATTACGAAATCTACAAAATCAATACTACACCCAGCATTGATAAAGACAGCATGATTCGCATGTTCGAGGAAGACCCTCAAGCAGCAGCAGACTTAATCAGAGATCGCGGAGACCAACTCTATAGCGATCGTCGTTCTTCACCAAGGAAAATATCATGAACAACAAGCCACTTTCTATTAACGGTTATACATTTAGCATCGAGCTGACCAAGCGTGATCTGGAAAACTTCCAGCGCCAATTTGGCGAGTTTCAAGGGCAAGCACAAGACAACTTCATGGAAATGATGGACTACGCAGACGCCAAAGAAGTTATTGCAAACATTAAGGCTAAACTGTGAGCACATTCGATAGTTGGCTAGAGGAAGAAGACATTCAACGACTTTGGAACGTATGTCACGGGCTGCTACCAGAAACCGCAGCAACTTTTGATGAAATAAAAGAGTTTGAACGCATTGTTATGCACACCGCAATGATTAAAATGGGCGGTGCTGGGTATACTCAATCTACGTTGCAGTAGGCTAAATACTGTATGTCACAAAACGGAATCTCAACCCTATCCACAAAAGAAGCAAAGCAAAAGGCTAAACTTGACCTTGCAGCAACTGACCGCGCAGCAGTAGGTAACCCGCGTGATGTATATGATATCACCCAATTGCCAACACAGTACAGCGGCGACGATGTTGTAGACAATCCAAACGTCGGAGGCCTAGTGCAAGGCCGACCCTGGACCACCTAAATTTAATCAAAACTTTTGACTTTACAGATATCATAATGTAAACTGTTGGTTAACCCCAATAAATACACACTATGATATTCGGATATTTCACACTTCTTGTAGCACTAATTATTAGTGCCGTTGCAGAATACTACAGCATTGTAGGTCTTACTGCTATCTTCTCTGCGGCTTTTTGGCCCATTGTTATTATGGGTGCAGTGCTCGGAGTAGGCAAAATCACTGCCGCAGTTTGGCTAAAACTCAATTGGGAACGTGCTAGCTGGACCTACAAGTTATACCTTGTGCCGGCCGTGGCATTCCTAATGGTACTAACTAGTATGGGCATCTTTGGTTTCCTAAGTAAAGCGCACTCGGACCAAAGCATGATATCCGGTGATAGCATGGCTAAAGTTGCTATCTATGATGAAAAAATCAAAATCTCAAAGGATAATATTGATGCGAACCGGAAGGCGATTAAACAAATGGATGAAGCTTTGGACCAGGTGTTGGCTCGAAGCAGTGATGAAAAAGGTGCCGACAAAGCTGTTGCAATTAGACGTAGTCAACAAAAAGAACGCACAAGACTTCAATCCGAGATCCAAGCCGAACAGAAAACTATTACCGCCCTTGGCGAAGAGGCAGCGCCTTTGCGGGCTGAATTCCGCAAAGTTGAAAGTGAAGTCGGTCCAATTAAATACATCGCGGCGTTGATCTACGGGGACAACCCAGATGCTAACATCCTTGAAAAAGCAGTACGGTTAGTCATCATGATGATTGTCGCGGTGTTTGATCCGCTTGCTCTTGTGCTAATTTTAGCAGCGCAACAAAGCCTAAAATGGTCACGTGGGGAGGAACACACACCTGACGAGGTGAACAAATATACGGAGACCGCTAACAGTCATGTTGCAGTCGAAGAACCCCACGAGCCCACTCCCGATGTAGAGGAACATATTGCAGTAGACGATTACACGGTGTTGGACGCTGAGCCCATAGTTCAGAGTGTCCCTGCTGAGTCTACCACTACAGAGGAAGTGGATTTGTTTGCGTACCTAAAGAAACCCTTTGTTCATTTTTCAAACCTGCCACCGATGGTACATAAGCGTGAAGTGGTTGCAGATGAGGTGATGGCACCAGAGTATGATGAAGATGATGGGCCGTTAACAGATGAACAAGTGGCGCAACTTATCAAGTCTGTGGAAGCATTTAAGGCCGCAGTTGATACCAAAGAATCCGAAGATGACATAGCCATTGAGTCTGGATTAGGCATCCAGCAATCTTCTCCAGAGATCCTAACAATGGGCATTGACGAAATCGAGCGTCCGGGTGACTACATTACTCCCCCTGAGTACACCGGCCCAATGAAAGAAGTAGTTGAAGAGCACATTGATCCAAATACTCGTATCAAAACTCTCAGTCACTCGTGGGTACCTGACCTAGATGCCCATGCAGACAATATTGATCGTGCTAAAGCAGCTAACGCAGACTTTGGAACTAAGTTTCCAGAATCTGCAAACAAAGGTGACATGTATCTGCGTGTAGACTTCTTGCCAGCTAGGCTGTTTAAGTTTAATGGCGTTAAGTGGATTGAAGTTGACAAAGCAGCAACTGATAGCTACACTTACAATGAAGAATACATCAAGTACCTAATTGACAAAATCAATAGCGGCGAATACGATGTTGAAACACTAAGCGAAAGCGAACAAGAGCAGATTCGCGAATATCTAAAGAGCAAATGACAACTAACTTTATTACCCCGCCGGATTTTGTAGAAGATCCAAATCATTCAGTATTGCTAATTGACGTCGATCCAGTTGACGTTGAAACATTGGCATTTTTATGCGCAGGACATAACGAAGCATTTAATGTGTATCTGTACAGTGCAGAGTTAGATGACGTTAATTGGCTTACCAAGGCAGCAGGGCAAGTAGATGCAATCGTAGTAAACACCGCTGCTACCGAGCTAAGTCCAATCAAAGACCTATTTGTTGGGTCAGAAAAAACATACCATTACGGGCCAAAGAACTTTATCAACAATGATCGTAAATACACTAACGTATTAGAATATTTTATCAAAAGAGCCCATGAGCGAAACCATTCAACCGATCCACTGTAACTTCTGTGGTAAAAGCCGTAATGAAGTTGAGAAGTTAATTGTAGCCAACGACGCGGGCATTTGTAATGAATGTATCACGCTTTGTAGCAACATCATTAACAAAGAAGCTAACGATCATATTCGCAAGGATAAGAAAATTGGCAAGGCACTTGATCCAATCAAAATCAAACAGCACTTAGACGAATACATTATCGGCCAAGACGCTGCCAAAATTGCAATTAGTGTGGGAGTGGTTAATCACTACAAACGCATCTTCTTCGAAAGTTCAGTTGAACTAGAAAAGTCAAACATTCTAATTCACGGCCCAACTGGCTCAGGTAAAACACTACTAGCCAAAACAATCGCACGTTATCTAAACGTGCCCTTTGTTGTAGCAGATGCAACTACACTAACCGAAGCAGGATATGTAGGGGATGATGTTGAAAGCATCATCTCGGGCTTGCTAGCAGCAGCAGAATACGATGTTGCCCGTTGTGAGCAAGGTATTATCTTCCTTGATGAAGTAGACAAAATTGCACGTAAAAGTGAATCAGCTAGCCTAACTCGTGACGTAAGCGGCGAAGGAGTACAACAAGCTCTACTCAAGCTAGTAGAAGGTACCAAGTGCAAGGTTAGTGTAAATGGTGGCAAGAAGCATCCAGCAATGGATCAAGTGGAAATTGATACCAGCAAGATCTTGTTTATTGCCGGCGGTGCCTTTGCTGGACTACCTAAGATTGTCGACCGTAGGCAGCGAGGAACCAGTATTGGATTCAACTCAGCCAATGAAGACCAAATTGATGTTACAGAAGTGACCCCGGACGATTTCCAAAAGTTTGGGATGATACCGGAGTTTACTGGACGTTTCCCAATCTCTGTGCAAATTGACGAACTAAGCAAGGATGACTTTGTTAAGATTCTAACTGAACCTAAGAACAACTTGCTTGCACAGATGAAGTTTTACTTCTCGTCAGACGAAGTGGAATTACTGTTTACACCGGAAGCCATTGAAGCAGTAGCCGACTTAGCAGTGCAGCAAAAAGTTGGTGCCCGTGGACTAAAGAGTATTTTAGAGCGTACTCTTACACCATATATGTACACCCTAACTGAAATTAAAAAGCAGGGTTTTAAAAAGATAGAGATTACTGACAAAGTGGTTAAATATAACGACCCACCTAATTTTATAGAATAGGATAAAAATGAACGAAAGAATGAAACTTTATGGCAGCAGCGTAGTTGTGCAAAACGACAACGTTGAAAAAGCCTTGCGCAAATTTAAAAAGAAAATCATGGAGAGTGGCAAGTTGCAAGAACTTCGCGAACGTGAGTTTTACGAAAAGCCAACTACCAAGCGCAAGAAGGCAGCAGCACAAGCCAAGCGCCGTTGGCAAAAGAAACTGCAAGCAGAGAGCTTGCCAAAGAAACTGTACTGATGCAAGTTAGGTTTCGATTACCTGCTGACGAAACCATTTTTCCAGGAAATCCTGTTGGCGTTAACCAAACTGCAATATCCTTTATTCAAACGGATATGCAGCGATGGGGCAGTCGTTATCAGCAGCCGTACACGCTTAAAAACGACGGCAGATACTTGTATCTCACTCTCGAGGATCCAGCAAGTATCAGCTTTTTCTTACTAACCTACAAACCACAATACCATAGCAGCAGCAGGAAACGTATTGAAGTTGTAGATGCCCAAAATAATTTGATCACTGACTTTTTGTCTGTATAATAAATAAACATGTAGTGCCGATAATCGGGCTACATTTTAAACGTCATAACTTGCTTAATAGGAGAATAACATGACACAATTCAACATCCGTACTCTAGACCTACCTTCCCTACATCGTTCAGCCATTGGCTTTGACCGCATGTTTGAGGAATTGAATCGCACCTTTGCAAACAGCAAAAGCGGCAACTACCCTCCACACAATATCGTTCAAGTTAACGAAACCCATTTTGTGGTCGAAGTTGCAGTTGCTGGATTCTCAGAAAGCGAAATCAACGTAGAGCTAGCAGACAATGTTCTTACTGTAACTGGTGAAAAGGTCAAGGATGCCGATTCGGCTGCTCCAACATACTTGCACCAAGGAATCAGTAACCGCAACTTCGTTCGCGATTTTACGTTGGCAGACAACGTAGAGGTTCGTGGCGCTACTGTGGAAAACGGTATCCTTTCTGTTCAACTGGAACTAGTTGTTCCGGAAGAAAAGAAACCAAAATCCATTGCAATTACTTTCAAAAAGTAATATAATGTGATATACGTAGGGCAATGACGCCCTACGTTTAACTTAATTCAATTATGGCAAATACCAAAACTCGTCAACAAATTAAAATCCAACCACGTTTCGATGTTAAGCCACCAAGTTTGTACAAGGTGATTTACGTTAACGACAATACCACTACTATGGAATTTGTTGTCGAGACGCTGAAGGCTGTTTTCAATCACGACAATGACAGTTCTGAGCAATTGACTATGCGAATCCACGAAGAAGGTTCGGCAGTGGTTGCAACTCTCCCTTACGAAATTGCAGAGCAAAAAGGTGTTGAAGTCACACTGCTTGCACGTAACAACGGATTCCCACTTCAGGTCAAACTTGAAGCTGATCAATGATCAAACCCAAAGAGTTCAAGACCAAAGAGGAAGCTCGTGCGTTTCTAAAACGTTGCGGCTTGCTCAAAACTACTCGAATTCTAGAAGGCGAAGAGCGTGAGCAAGTATTCACTATGCTTGCGCTACTTCCGCCACCCGAGTCCAGTAACAGCCAACGCTTCTGGACTGACGAATGGATAGTAGGCGACAAAACATACCAACACACTACCGGTGAAGGTATGGATGAATTATCAGAAACCACCGACGACGATGAATGAAGAAGAAAACACATTCCGAGTACTAAAGGGCGACGATCCATTGGTAACTAGTTGCTGGTGCAGCTTTGGGTTTCATAAATGGACCAAGTGGGACAATACCAAAGAGGTTCGCACATATAAAGGCAACTATATTGTGCAGGTTAAGAAGTGTGCCCATTGCGCAGACTTCAAAGAGAGAAAGAAACATTTAATAGCATGATTTTCAATAAGATCAAACAGCTCAAAGATGAAGGTAAAGTCATTGGCATTACCTTCAGTCAATTTGACTTGCTACATGCAGGACACATTGCCATGTTGGCAGAAGCCAAGAACCATTGTGATTACTTGATTGCAGGATTGCAAACAGATGCCACAATCGATCGCCCTGATACCAAAAACAAGCCTATTCAAAGTGTAGTAGAACGACAAATCCAACTAAGTGCATGTCGCTTTGTTGACGAAATTGTTGTGTACCAAACTGAACAAGACCTGCGTGACTTGATTCTCATCTTGCCCATTGATGTGCGCATCTTAGGTGTGGAATACGAGAGCCAAGACTTTACAGGTCGAGCAGAAGGTTCGCACATTGGTGTCAAGCATATCTTTAACAGTAGAGATCACAGTTTCTCTAGTAGCAGCCTGCGTAAACGAGTTGCAGCAGCTGAAACCAAAAAGACAAAATAAATGAAATTAATTCTAGCCGCATTGGTATTAGTTGCAAGCTCTGCGTTTGCTCAACCAGTTAAAATAATTGTTCAGTATCAGCCCGGCGGCGTTAGTGATCGTGTAGCTAGGACTGTGCAAACTGCACTAGAAGAAAACGGTGTTGCCACCAACTTGGAATACAAACTAGGTGGCGGTGGATTTATTGCGTACAACTACCTATCTAAAGTGCGAACCAATGAGACAGTTATTATGATTGCCAGTAATGGACTCACTGATAACATCGGAGAAGCTAATGTTGAATACGAGTTTAGTGACTTTGTGGTCATTAAGCATCTAGGAAATTCAGCTTCTATGTTGGTAGTGAGCAATAACCATCCTGCAAAGACTCTCAAGCAACTGATTGAAATTTCACGCTCTAGGCCTGTTACTTACGGCACAAGTGGCATTGGGTCGGGGACGCACATTGCAGGAGCCATTGTTGGCAACGGGCAAGGTACGTTTACTAGCGTACCCTATAAAGGACAAGCACAAGCTCTAGTAGATGTGCTGGGCGGCCAGATCGATTACATGATGGAAGCTGAGTCAATTATGGATCCTTATATCAAATCTGGAAAAATCAGGGCACTGGCAGTAATGTCTGCACATCGGTTGCCAGCCAATCCTAACGTACCAACATTGCGCGAACTTGGCATTAATGATTATGGGTATACCCGCTGGTCCATCCTAATTGCTAACAAGACTGCTGATCCTGTAATGATAGAAAAGATTCGAAAAATTGTATCTCAACCGGTAGTTGCAGAACGCTTGCTAGAACTAGACCATCGCCCAGTAAAAACAGTTCCCAATCAGCTAGAAGAATTAGCATCAAACTTTCGGAAAATAAAGCAACGTGTCAAATTCGATTGAATACGATAAACGTGGATTTTATCAGGTAGGACCCGAGAAGTTCTACAGAAAAATTGATGCTATCACTGAACACTCAAAGTCCGGCATCCATCCTCACTGGAATTTCAACGAGTCGGCGTTTTCAAACTACAACTGGACCAAACCTGTTGATATTTCACTAAGTGAGTTGTATCGCATTAGGGCGCAGCAACTTAGGGACAAGTATGATTACCTTGTGCTTTGCTTCAGCGGCGGCATTGATAGCTACACTATCCTACGTGCATTTCACGACAACAACATCTTCATTGATGAGATATTGATCTTCGGTCCGTTTAAGGGCACTGAGTCCACTAAGAGTGCCAGCGACGAAGCATGGAATTTGCGCAGTGAAATTGATTTTCAAGCGTTACCAATGCTTAAGAAACTAGACATAGATACTAGAACAAAAGTAACTCTATACGACTACACTGATGATCTCTTAGACTATTACAATAACCCAAATTGGATTGATGATTTCAACCCAGGTGTGCGTTATAACTCGTCTATGCCCAAGAACATCTTGCTGCACAATGCCACAAAGAATTACCTACAGCAATACGATGCAGGTCGTAGAGTCGGGTTTATTCACGGCATTGACAAGCCACGAATCTGTTACAAAGACAATGCCTACTACTTGTATTTCTTAGACATACAGTTAAGTATCAGCGTGGGGGACTTTAATCAAACCAACGACCATTATTGGGAAAACGACGAGTTGTTTTATTGGACTCCCGACTTACCCGAAATGCTAGCAAAGCAAGCACAGGTCATTTGTGCATGGTTTGATTTACACCCTGACCTAAGGGATAAACTTGATCACAGTAAGTATGGCGCATTGGTACCAGAACAATACTACTCCATTGTCAACGATCTAATTTATCCCCACAACAGTGATATCTTGTTTAAAGTAAAGAAACCATACAATCCCATGTTCCAAGAAAATGAGTATTGGTTTAGAAGCGATGCTATCCCTGCGTACTCAAAATGGCTTAATGGTCTGAGCGACTTGTCAAAACAAGTTCCAACCAGTTGGTGCAACGGCGGTGACTTCACTAAGGGACTAATCGGTTGCTACAGTAAATTCTATTTGGTTGGCAAGTCAATTGACAATCTATAACTAGCAGCATATAATATAGCATGGATGTAATGCTCGATTTAGAAACTTTAGGTACTCGCCCGGGGTGTGTAATTCTCACTCTCGGTGCAGTTAAATTCAATCCCTACACAATGGAGGATCCGGGCCCGGGTTTGTATATCCGTCCAGATGCAGACGAACAAATTGCCCGTGGTAGAACGGTCCAAGAAGATACACTGCAATGGTGGATGCAGCAAGCCGAGGATGTGCGTGAAGAAGCACTGGGTACTGAAGGACGTATACCGGTAGAGGATATGTATCGCCAGCTCAACAAGTTCTTAGTGGGCGTAAATAACATTTGGTGCCAAGGTCCTGTGTTTGACATTGCGATTCTTGAAAACTTGTACGAGCAATACGGATGGCCTACACCTTGGCAGTTCTGGCAGATCGCAGACTCACGCACCTTGTTTAAAGTACACGGTGACCCACGTGTTAAGGGCAAAGTTGGTTTGCACAATGCGCTAGAAGATTGCGTGAGTCAAGCAAACGCAGTGCAGCAAGTGTTCTGCAAATTAGGATTAGAAAAACGATGAAATTTAATATCAACTGGAATCAGGTTCCTCAGCATTTTCTTGATGTATCTAAGATGAATGCACCAATCGAAATTCAACATTATTTTGATAAACACAAGATCGAAAAGTATGTTTACAAAATTAAGTATAAGGATATTGTGATTAAGTTCGGTATGAGCGCACCTAAGGCTAGATCTGCGGATCCCGGCGACAGGCTCTATCGACAAATTGCACATATCAAAAGCTGGGGACCGCTACGTATCCGTGGATCAAGCGGCGCTGACTGGGTTTATATTGAAGAAGATTTTAAAACTTCGTACAACCACGATATCGATCATCAATTTGTAACTGTGCAGGTATTTGACTTTACTAATTATAAGTTTGAGTCAATCACGCCTGATTACGAAGTTTATTACGCAGAGCAACTACTAATTAGTCAATATGCTGCTCTAGTCGGGAATAAGCCAATTGGTAACGTCAATGATACTACAACTATGGCTCGATTTCAGCACAAATCCTTTATTAAAGTAGATTTGTGGGATAGCATGTTTACACCATCAAACGTGTTAGGAAATTAAAATGCAACTTATCTTTGGAAAAGATGTGGCGGAACAGCTACGGGAACGTTACACTATACTAGAACTAGAAACTCTTGAGGTTGAGGGCAAGCCCCTTGAAGTATTCTGTGTAATCCCTGCAGAGAAAATCGCGTTAACAGAAATTACCACAATCGAGCACTCAACTAAGCTGCATTGTGACTTTGTGGAAGCACTTAACCGTAAGGACTACAAGATATGCCATGACCTAAGCGTACACCTTATTGGGCGCTTTGGCGGCGAAGTTGACAGTTTTTACGAAGAAATCCTAAAACGTATTAGCAGCATTTAATCTAGAGCAAACCTCCTGTAAATAAGTTAGGGTAGCCCTCTAACAATAATAATAACAGGAGATGCGCTTTGGATCCATTAACCCTCTTTGCACTTGCTAACGGAGCTGTCTCCGCAGTTAAGGCTGGCTGCAAATTATACAGGGATATTAAGGGTGCCGCAGGCGAAGTTAAAGACGTACTTAAAGATCTCGACGATCAATTTAAGAAACTTCACCCTCCAGAAAAGCCAGCCACAGTAGAGCAGCGTAACCAGTTCATACAAGAAAAGAACAAAGTCGTTGAGCTAAACAAGAAAGCCAACGAAGGCCAGCATACTGGTGTCTATACTGAAATTGGGGAAAAGCTAGGAGAGTACTACGACAACTTCTATAAGTGTTTGGCTATTATGGAAGAAGAGGAGCGCCGTGCCGAAAACGAAGTATACACCGGTGATGCCTCTCTAGGTAAACGTGCTCTGCAACGTGTTCTAATGCGTAAGCAGCTAGAACAAATGAGTGTGGATCTACGTGAGCTCATGGTTTATCAGAGTCCGCCTGAATTAGGTGCTCTTTACACTGAAGTCGAACAAATGATGAAGCACATGGGTCAAACCCAGCGTGTGCTTATTGCTCGCAAGATGCGCAACGAAGAGATTGCAGCAAAACGTAAAAAACAACTAATGGACAAATACTTCATTGAAGGAGTTGGCGCCATTGGTATGATTCTCGGCATAGGATTTAGCATTGTGCTAATGATGTATGTTGTAGAAGACAGGATTCAAAAATATCCACAGTACGGTACCGGATGGGTACCAAAAACGGAAGAACAACGTCGATTAGAAATGTCACCTAAAAAGTACATCGGACGATAATTGTGAAAAAGAAAAAACAAAGTATTCTAGCATGGTTGCTAGAACAAGGAGTAGGGTCAGCGTATACTGTCCTACTTGCGCTATCAATTGGACTAACTAAGTGGGCTATAATCGGGATTCTGTTTTTCATTGCGTGGTGGGAGCGAGTACGATAAGTATTTGCATGTCTAAATACCTTATTGCTCTCTGTCTTGCCCTAACATGTGCTGCATCCTATGCACAAAAACCAGTAGAAACAAACAAGAAGATTGTGTGTTTTCCTGTTAAAGTCCTAATGAAGGATCTTAAAGACAAGTACGGAGAAGAGCCAATGGTAATGGGCACAACTTCAAATATGAGCGACGTTGCAATGGCTCTGTACCTTAATAAGGAAACTGGCTCATATACTATTATTGAGTTTGACAGAGAAGCAGCTTGTGTTATTAGCATAGGCAAGGATGTGCGTTACCGTTTTCCCAAGACCGGAACGATGCTATAAATACTAGATGCGTATTACAGAAGTTAGCCTGCCTAAAAATCTATGGGAATTAGTTGTATCCAATGCCGATAAGCAAGAGCTCGGTGACAATTTAATTGATCTAGTTAACAACGCATACAGTTCTACTGCACACGGCAGTTTTGTTACCAGCATCAGAGACGTTATCCCAAGCGATTGGAATGTCATTGACTGGGACGCCGACCCCGAAGTTGATGCGTGTGTATTTTATCGTGGTCCTAGAGCAAACGAGCAATGGGTTGGATATAAGATCCAAGGTATTGGACACGATGGACAAAAACAAAGCAAAGACCGTGTGATAAACAAAGTGACTCAGTTGCTTAACAAGCCAGGTTTCTGGATTGAAAGTAGTGATGCTATGCGGACAACCCTAAAGCGTTTACCAGTACCAATGGTAGACAGCGAGCACTTGCTGAAGTTCTTATTCAATGATCCGCATTTAAAGATGGTTGACCACGGAACCTACCAACGCAAGCTGCACAGCGGAATGGCAATTGAAACTGTATTCGGAAATCCCCGAATAACCTAAACACTTTGATATCACTAGCATCTATGCTAAACTACTTTGACAAATGCGTAGCACTATACTTATTTTGGCATTACTTGCCAGCAGCATTAGCTGGGCGAAACCTGCCACAACTATCGACGACACTAGCGACCTTACTGCAAAGTCCTGGCTTGTCGCAGACGAACAAAACCAAATCCTAGCCAGTAAAGACACTGGCACCATACGTCCAATGGCTAGCATTACCAAGGTAATGACTGTGCTAACAGTTATGGAAGCAAAACAGGATCTAAATCAATCCATAGCCTACAACCAAACTCTACGTCTAACTAGGCAAGAGCTTATTAATCTTGCAATGGTCAAAAGCGACAACCATGCCGCAGATTTGCTATGCAGGAATTATATAGGCGGGTACGGTAATTGCATCAGCGACATGAATGCCAACGCTATGAAGTATGGTATGCGACATACTAACTATGTTGATGCGACAGGACTATTACCAGACAACACCAGTACCGCAGAAGATTTGTTATTGTTATTGAATGTAGCAGAGAAGAACTATCTTATTGTGGACTCTGCTGCCAAGACTCGAGTAGAGATTAAGAACAAAAAGCGGTGGTTGATCTTTAAACAAACCAATCCCTTAATTGGTCACAAGCACAAGTTCATTGTTAGCAAGACTGGCACCACTAATGCAGCAGGTGGATGTATTATTTTAACAGTTGAAACAGAACGCGGCCTGCGCCGCGTTGTTGTATTGGGTAGTAAAAACGGTAGAACCCGTATACCCGAGGCCGAGTTTATCTACAAGCAAGTGGATTAAACGGTTCCTAGTACATCGTGGTACCACGGATCGATGATAACTGGTGTACCATCTGCACGTTGCATAACATTCTCTGTATGCAAGTCCCATCCCCAACCTTTGTGTGCGCCCAGTCTAGCTAGAATAAGCATAGTGATGTACAATGCTTCGTAGTAGCTTTGCTTACGGTGATCCATGAACTCGTTATGCACTAGTTCCGGGACATCAGGGTCACCGCCCCAGTAACGCCATAGATCACTTTCGGTCATAAAGTCATCAAGCACTTGCTCCCATCTAAGTTGGCGGGCTGCACACTCACTCATGATCCAAACAATGCCCTGCAATGCGGTACCAGCCGGAATAGGTTGCAAGCGTTCCATAGCGATTTGCCTAAATGGTTCGCCGTCAATTTCAAAACGATTATGATGTTGCCCCTGAATCTTAACAAATCTTGGCAAGAATGGATTTGGCTTGCTAGTTGTTACATATTGATAGAAGTCTAGGAATGTCTTTTCGCCTGTGCTTAACTGCCCACTGTCTGGCATAAGGATTTTAATTACTGTATGAGCATCTTTTGCGTATACCGCAGCGTCTGCGCCAGCACCTAGCTCAGTGTAGCCCGCTGACTTCATTGTTTGCTGGATTTTAGCACGGTGATCGCTAGTGATTAATTCGTCTAATACTTGCTCGTCTAGCTCTTCGTGGGGCTCGCCCAATAAGATAACAGGCATGTCGCTGTCGTATGGGCGATCACCAACTACAGTTTTAAATAAGAAGCGCAGGTTTTGCTCTGTGCCCAGTCTACGCATACCTAACGCAATGTTTTGTGCCTGATCGTAAACCCAAACTTGTTGCCCGGGTTCAACCCCGCGCAATTCGTCGATTACAATAGGCAGTTGTTTTAGCACACGGTCTACACCAAACGGTGAAACATAGCGTTGAATAGATCTGTCAATGGTATGTTGGTCCACCATAATCTTTAGTGGACCGAAGTTGAGTTCGCCTACTAGGGCTTCTGTTAAAATTTCGTTTATTTTCATCGCATGTTCATCGCTACAGTGTACTCTTTAAAGTTGTGCAAGCGATCTTGCAGTCCTCTGAGCGCAGGGTTAATATATTTAGTGACTGTAGCAGTGTCATTGAAGTTGTGTACATTAGGTCTAACGCGAGTTTGCCAATACCACACTGCAATCTTGGCAGCAATTTCTGGGTTAGCAGCAAGCTCCGGTTTTTGCTCTAACGGCAACCCCAACGCTTTTCCGGCCATACGATAGTTGTCTCGTCCAGTGATTTGAATAAAGCCGCGCCCGTGATACCTAACTCCGTCACCTGCATGTGTATTGCCCAAGGTCTTAGCCATAGCTGGTGCGGCTTTGGGGTCGTAACGCTTGTGGAAGTACTTGGCTCCACCAATCTCCTTCATACGTGTAAAATCTGCACTTTCGTGGCGAGTTTGTGCCATGAATTGTGCTAGTTCTGCTCCTTTGATGCCGGCTCTAAGAGCAGTACGTTGTAGAGTATGTTCGGGACCAGTGTTCATACTAACACCGTAGGTTTCTGGTTGTGCTGTTTTGGACTGAGCTGCAACTGGGTGTGCAGCTTTAGCCACGTGTTGGGCTGTTGCTTTAGGTTGTGCATGTGGTGCAACTTTAGCATCAGCAGCTCCGCCACCTAATGCCATTCCAGCAGCAAGGGCGCCTGTAGCAGCCCAGTCTTTCCACCCCTCGTCAAGATCCTGTGCAGAGTAAATGGCATCTAGTGCATCATCAAGTTGACGTAACGGAATTCCTGCATTGTTATACCCACGCTCTATGCGAGCGATGTACGCATCGTTTGGTTCAGTGCCTTGCATGTACTCGCGAGTCTCGGGAGTCATTGTGTAAATCGCTGCTTCGTGGCGCTCTCCATTGGCAAATACCGGAACCGTTTTACGATCGTATAGGGTTGGGTATCCCTCAGTTTGGTCTAATTGAGCAAGTAGCTGTCTATCGATTGCCCACAAGCTGCCGATTACCCTGGCACCAGGATACGGGAATACGTTGGCATAGGTAAACATCTCAAAGACAAAATTCTTTAGCTCTGCACGTCCAACAAATTCTGCACCCGGCATCAATTCTGGATCTGTTAACATGCCGTAGGCAAAATAATATATCGGGGCAGCACCCGCTTCGTCTAATACGTCTGTAATTTTCATACTGTATTTAGTAGGTTAATCTACAGTTCAAGTTCTCTAAGTCAGCTGGATCATAATCTACCCCATTTGCAGTTAGTGCCGCACCTAGCTTGGTTATAAACTCGTCAACAACAATGGGACGCATGTTTGTGTAAAAGTGATTGAAATTGTATTCTAGGATTTCACTCATTGCCAACTTCATTTGCACTAGTTCTTCATGGGGTTTATTGCATAGATCTTCGAGTATGGCTAGCACTGCACTAAATCTATCAGCACTGTTTGTAATATCATCGTAGCTTTCGTCCCAAAACTCTCCAAAGGTTTTAAATCCGTAGCTACGTAAGTACGACAAGCAGCCGGCGCCTGCTAACAACAAGAATGGCATCTTTGCAACAATGGGCTTGAAAATCTTTTCTGTTAAATGTTGTTTGTTCTCGTAAAAGATTGTTTCGGTTACTAGATTTACAAATGCCTTTTGCATATCACCTATATTAACTGCGGCACTCAACTCTCCTCTTGGGGCAGGAGTATCCAGTATCATTTGGGTTTCTAATAGATCCATGTGCAATTGGATGTTTAGTTTATGCTGTACTGGCAACATTGCATACGTGTTAGTGGATGCAGTTATCCCACTAAAATTGCTATTGTTGTAACTTACGTATCCATTGGACGTTAGATTTCTCTTTTGCAACTCAATGATCAAGTTTGCTCTATACAAACGTTTGTCTAATGTTAAATTGTTATAAGTAATATATGCGCGGTCAAAATCGGTATTAACATTTATGTTTTCGTACCAATGCAATCGATACCATTCATGGCACAGTAATGCGTGATAGAAGTACTGGACATCTTTCAACTCATAATCCTTACACAATTTGTCACTCTCTGTGCTATACTCACTAGTTACTAAGACCTGACGGGACTTAAAAGATTGAGAATAAGGTCTATATACCTCGGCGTAAAATTTAGTAACATCGATTGGTTCTTGGTCATAAAAAATAACAACAGGCTTTGCATTATCGTTTAGCAATTTAGAAACAAAGGTTATACGCTCTTGATTAAATTGAGGATAAATTAACATGATCCCTGTTTTATCAAAGAAGTGATCTTTCATTACATTATAGAAAAAATCAAAAGGAATCATATGTTAGGCAAGAAAATTGGATTTATTGGAATTGGCAAGTTAGGAATGGCGTGTGCCGAAGTGATGGCCGAAAAGCATTCTGTTACCGGCTATGATATTTACCCCAAAACCAGTGACAAGATCAAAATTGTGGACCAACTTAAAGATGCAGTGCTTGGTCAAGACATTATTTTTGTTGCAGTACAAACACCGCATGATGCCAAGTATGGCGGTGCTAGCCCAATTGCACATTTGCCCAACGTAGACTTTAACTACGATGTAGTTGAGCATGTGCTTAAACAGATTAACTGTTGGGCAAGACCTAATCAAATGGTTGTGCTAATTAGCACCGTACTACCAGGGACAGTGCGCGGACGATTACGCCAACACATTACCAATCCACGTTTTGTTTACAACCCTTACTTAATTGCTATGGGCAGTGTAGAGTGGGATATGGTCAATCCCGAGATGGTTATTATTGGTACCGAAGACGGTGATGTTACAACCGATGCAGCAGAGCTAATTGAGTTTTACAAAGGGTTGATGCAAAACAATCCACGTTATGAAGTTGGCACATGGGACGAAGCGGAATGTATTAAGGTGTTTTACAACACATTCATTAGTGCTAAAATTGGATTGGCTAACATGATCCAAGACGTTGCTATCAAGCAAGGCAATATTAATGTGGATGTCGTGACTGATGCACTAGCAAGATCTAGTATGCGAATCATGGGGCCAAAATATATGACAGCAGGTATGGGTGATGCCGGACCTTGCCACCCACGTGACAACATTGCATTGCGATACATGGCAGAGAAGTTGGATCTAGGTTACGACTTGTTCGACGCTATCATGAATGCGCGAGAAATTCAAGCACGTAACTTGGCTAAATTTATTGCCGATGAAGCTAATAATGCGTTGCTGCCCGTTTACATTCACGGTAAGGCATATAAGCCGGACGTGGCATATTTAGAAGGTAGCTACAGTTTGCTAGTTGGGCATTTTCTAAAACAAGATTTTGGTATCACCCCACAATATGTTGATCCGCTAACAGAAGAACTCAATCCTAAATCCGTTAAGGGTGTGGTGCTTCTTGCACATAATAGAAAGATCACATACGGGTATGCCGGCGAAAAGAATGAGCAGGAACTCTACTGCAAACTTAACGAAGGTAGTATTGTAGTTGATCCATGGCGTCAATACGCTACTGCTCGCACTGACATTAAGGTCATCCACTATGGCAATACACGCAAAGTATAAGATCCCTAAGTTTTGGGGCATTGAATACAAGCTGTTGGATTATGTAACTGAAGAGTTCAATGATCCCGAGAGCTTGCGTATCTGGCAACACCAAGGATACCCCGGACCATTCACTGGCGCTATGTGCGACATGCGCAGTCCTCAGCCTAGTTGGAATGATAAGTTCATCGAGATATATCGAGAGATGGGATGGAAGGACATTGGTACCAGCTACTACCGCATGGATACCGGAACAGTCTTACCAACTCACTCTGACTTGTATGCAAAGTATGTTAAACTACACAGCTTGCAAGGTCAGGAGCAACGTATCCGTAGAGCAGTAGTGTTCTTAGAGGACTGGAAGCCCGGCCACTACAGTGAGATTAACGGCATGGGGTTAGTGCATTGGGATGCAGGAACAGTGCTAGAATGGGATTATGATACCCCACATGCCGCAGCAAACATTGGCATTGAAGCCAGATACACTTTACAAATAACAGGTTGGGTATGATATCAAGTTGGAATGAATATGATCCGTTAAAGCGGATCATTGTCGGCGATGCAACACATGCAAACTGGCCAGTACACGATCCAGTCTTTCGTGCAGAAGAACAAAACACCTTGTGGAAAGAGACTCCTCTGCCAGCAGGACCGGTACCGCAGTGGATCATCGATGAAACTAATCGCGACCTGCAACGTCTTTGTACCATTCTTACTGTACACGGCGTAGAAGTAGAGCGCCCGGATACTATGAACTTTCAAGTGCATGACGGCCTTTACAACTATTGCCCGCGTGACCGTTTTATTGTGCATGGCGGAATTATAATTGACACAGCCATGATGTACCCATGTAGGGACATGGAATATCAATGCTACATGGATTTCTTGGACGAAGCAGAACACATTATCCACATGCCACGCGATAAGGGCATGGTACTAGATGCTGCCAATATATTGCGTGTCGCAAAAGACAAATGGTTATTTCTCGAGTCTGCTAGCGGAAATCGTGCCGCATATGATTGGCTATGCAAGCAAGTACCTGACGTGGAAATTGAGCTATGTAACTTCTATGCCGGGGTGCATATTGATTCAACTATTGTTGCATTAAATGAAAATACCTTTATTGTTAACGGTAGCAGAGTAACCAATGACACGCTGCCTAAGATGTTAAAAGACAAAGAACTGATATTTGTTAACGATGTAGTAGCTCAAGAGTTTCACGAGTATCCATATGCTAGTAAGTGGATTGCACTAAACATGCTGAGTATCAATCCCACTACTGTCATTGTTGATGCTGCACAAGACCTGCTAATTAAAACCTTGGAGGCATTAAAGTTCACAGTCATCCCATTGACTTTACGACACAGCCGCACTCTTGGCGGAGGCTTCCACTGTGTAACGCTCGATTTAGTTCGTTCGATATAAATACTTAATAATAAGAACAACTATGACCGATTTTTCTAGATATTCAGATGCACTACTTTCAGCACTTAAACACTCAAGCAAAGAGCAAGAGATTGTAACTAAGAAGCAAGAGATCTTAGATGGCATCTATGGATTTCATAACTTTGTACCATCTACAACTTTATTCGTCGGGTTCAATCCAGCATTGCTATCCGCCAAGAATGGTGACGTTTCTGTCACTTGCATTAGCCAAGCTGCAAGGGATTACCTGGACAGCAAGAATATCGAATACACATACATATCAGAATCTGAGACTGTTGGTAAGAAGTTTGACGTTGTGGTTGCAATGGAAGAATTCTTTACGTTTGCTGACAACGAGTTGGATCAGCAAAATGTTGTTAAACAGATTTGTAACCTAGCCAGTGAATTTGTGGTAAGTACTTTACGTGATTATAAGAATCAAGACTTTAAAGATCGTGAGTTCAGTATCCCGGCTGTGATTCGAAATGGTAAGACTAACTGCATTTACAATGAGTTCCATGACTGGGACTTTGCAAACCGTAGTGCATGGACTACTACTGTATATGAAATCTCGAACCCAGCACATGAACTAACCACTTACGGACCGTTTAATCGACGTACTATGTACTTCAAACAGTTGGCTAAGTTTAGTATGGATGCAGGTGCAGGTGATTTCATTGTGCATAAAAATCTCATGTATAAGTCATTGATTAAGAAAAATTATGAACACGTTATCAGCATAAGATTTGAAGATCAATGGAACTATCAAAATTCGACTCGTTAGTAGCTAACATATTAGAAGACGTACAAACAAAGGTTGGTAATCAAATTACTGACCTCGTTAAAGATGAGCTTAGAGCTCGACTAGACACGTACAACTACGATCTAGCTGTACACAAATTAAACCAAGTACTCGACCCCACTGACACCGAGGCGTTGCAGAAACGTATTAACTCGGCTGTGAACGCGGTTGTAAATAACATCCAAGCGCAGCTTGAAGCAGAGATTGCAGACCTTGTTTACAAGAAACTCAAGGACCTTGATGTTAACCGACAATTTAACCAAACATTAGCAACCGCAGTTAAGGACAAGATCTTTAACCTCGACTTCCCAGAAGGCAGTGTTAGTGCAGCAAGTATCAAGCAGTCAGACTTGGCTATTTCGGGTAACCAAGTTGCAGGTGGTATTATTAGAAACTTTGCATCCACCGGCATTGATGACCAATCGACTAATTGTGTTGTTACTATTCTTGATGCTGCGGTAGTTGTTGAAAACAATCTAGTAACAATGGATTTAACTGTTGAGGGCGACCTCAACGTAAAAGGCAAGGTAGACGAGGACAGTGCGTTCTACAAACAATTAGCTAGCTCAGTTACCAATGCAGTGCAGCAAGGCCTGGATAGTGAATTATTTGCAGGTTTCAGCGACACTATTTTTAGCAAGATCAAAACAGACGGGCTAGACTTATCCAAGATTACTGTAAATGAAAATGTAGTAATCGAAGGTAATCGCATTGGATACACCATTACCGAAAGTAACTTACAGAAGCTGGGTATGCTAAAGGAATTGCAAGTATCGGGCGAAACTCAACTTGCAGACACGTTATATGTTGGCAACAAACGTACCGGTATTAACACTCTAGAACCTAGTGCAGCATTGGCAGTATGGGACGAAGATATTGAAATTACTGTTAGCAAAGAACGCAACGGTCAGGGCCGCATTGGCACACCCAGAAATCAATCACTTGTTTTAGGCAGCAACCAGCACAGCAATATCGTGCTTAACACAGATGGATCAGCACAAATCAATGACCTGCGTATGGGCAACGTAAAAATGTCTGCAAGCGACACCCCTCCCAACTTCTCTAGCACCAAAGGGCATATTGTGTTTAATGCCAATCCTAGCGCAGGCGGTCCATTGGGCTGGGTTTGCTTAGGTGCTGCAAATTGGGCAAATTTTGGTATAGTTGACTGATAATGGGTCACATGCTATAATACAGCATGACTACACCACGAATTGGGTTTGCCTGTAAGTTCAGTGAGCTTACCCCTAAAGGCATTGAAAGTGTTCCGGAATTAAATACACGCGGCACTACAGTGTCGTGGCTAAATAGACAGAGCAAGCATATTGCAGAGGAACGTCTCTGGGATATCATGAAGCACAACATCGAATCAGCAAAGCAGCTGGTAGAAAAAGTAGGAACCCTTGAACAACATCTCAGAATGGTGCGCCTTAGCAGCGACCTTCTTCCTGTATATACCGAGCCTTCTTGGAGTTATTTTTGGCGCCAGCCTGACGTTAGGGCTTATTGCGAAAAACACTTTGCGCAGGTTGGCGCTGTTGCTCGTTGCTGCAACGTGCGTCTTAGTTTTCACCCAGGTCAATTCTGCGTTCTCGCAAGTGATACTGGAGATGTTGTTGAACGCTCAATCCTTGAGTTCGAATACCATGCTGATATGACCCGCTGGATGGGCTATGGACAAAAATTTCAAGACTTCAAAATCAACGTACACATTAGTGGACGCAAGGGTCCGCAGGGCATTAGAGATGTATATGGCCGTTTATCGCCTGAGGCACGTAACTGTCTAACACTAGAGAACGAGGAATACACACATGGTTTGGACGATTGTTTGTCTCTACACGATCTTGTACCTACTGTGCTCGATATTCATCATAACTGGATCCGAGAAGGCGAGTACATTGATGCGAGCAGCGATCGTGTTAAAGCAGTTATTGATAGCTGGCGCGGTGTGCGCCCTACTTGTCACTACAGTGTTTCACGCGAAGATGTCCTCGTTGGACACTGTGCGAACACCTTGCCCGATCACCCAGCGTTGCTTGTAAGCGGTCACAAAAAGCAAAAACTTCGTGCTCACAGTGACTACTACTGGAACAATGCAGTTAACGACTGGGCTGCTACGTTTAGCAAAGACTTTGACATCATGTGCGAATCCAAAGCCAAGAACCTTGCTAGCATTAAGTTCGCGACAGTAGCTCTTCAATCTTAGATTCTAGACCGCGCACAAGAGACAAGTGCCAATCAGTTGACATCATAATGTTAAAGTTATGTTCAACGATTGGCCTTGCCTTTTGAAGTATGGCATTTTGGTCTTGATTGCATAACCAACTCATCTGATCACATGCTGCGGCCCAACGTTGTTGGTCATCGGCAATAGAGTCGTAGCTTTCATCTATAACAGAACCAAACGTTTGAAATCCCAACTTGCGTAAATTGCGTAGGTAATGCTGGCCGCCAAACATAATAAACAAGCGCCTAGCAATAATAGGCTTGGCAGTTTTCTCAGTGTAAAAACTGTATCTATTATCATAGTTGGTTTCTGCTACTACAGTGTAGGCAGTGCGATTGTAGATATCAATGGGTATAACTTGGCTAATACTCATCGCGTGACCGTAGTACTTAACAAAGTCCACAGTCCATTTAGGATCATTGATAAACTGCATACCGCGATCCTCCCATATCCATTGTTCACTACCCGTGGCAAAATCTACTTGGTGCTCGTTAAAGTAAGTGAGCACACGATTTTCTTGCCTTAGGTTCGCTTTTACAAATTGGTAAACAGCATCACGGTGAGGCTTCTTTCGACCTAGTAGGATATCAAAGTGCGATTCCTTACTGTGAACATAATTGATTCTTCCCAACAGCTCGGGCAAGTAATCACGATAAAAATAGCGACTGGTTTCAAACCAATCAAAGTATTGATGAACAGTTGCATGTTCCAGTGGTTGCTCAACAAACCCGCAAAGATAGTAGGCAATGTTGGGACGATCGTTCTTTAGTATAAACTCTAGTGTGCTAGCATGTAGCTCAGAGCCTATAACAAAAACAAAATCGCTGATCTCGTAGACTGCATCTAGTTTAGCTTGGGTGTCAGATTTGAATGGATAGGGTAGGTGAATAAACGCGATGTTCAGTGGATGCCCACTGTTTAAGTAGTGACCTAGATCATCGTAAACTGCCCATTCGTTTGGAGTGAGCTTTTCAAAATGATCTAGGTGGTACCTAACCGTGTCGGAATTATCGCGGAAAACTCCGACGTTGAGAAACATTACTTGCTAGCAGGTTTCTTGGCTGGTTTCTTAGCAGGCTTTGGATCGCCAGCTTTAGCCAATGCTTTCTTAGCAGGTGCTTTGATTGCAGCAGGCTTTTTTGCAGGCGCTTTAGCAACTGGTTTCTTAGGTGCAACTGGCTTTACTTTAGCAGCAGGCTTTTTTGCAGGTGTAACTACTTCAGTTAGAACTGGTGGTTCAACTTTGTACGGTGCTGCATTTACTGCCTCTACGTGTGACTCAATTTTTGGTGCCGGAGTTGGCTTGCCAAAAAAGAATTCTTTGATTGCTTTAAACATTGGATCTCCTTAAACATGTTTCAATGTATATGTATTTAATTAGTGACAGCTCACTAGGAAAATTTGTTGACTTTTGCTGCGGCGCAGCATTATAATAACTAAATACTTTGTACGGTGCTGCATAGGGCGGGCCGTAAAAGAAGTATTCGTCTATTTAGGAGAAACAACATGTTTATTACAGACACATTCATCGACACCGTATCTAACGGTAAAAAACAATTCGTTAACACAGTATTCGCAAACAACCAAGCAGTCGCCAAGGCACTAAACGGTTTTGTTGACGCACAAGCTGAGTACACAAAGAAGGCAGCTAAGGCCGGTTCCGACACAGTGGCTCAATTGACTAGCGAAGCAGTTAAAGCAGCTACCGAAGCCAGCAAGTTTGACTTCGCCAAAGCCACAAAAGACTTCAGCGAGAAGTTCAGCTTTAAAAAGTAATACAAAGTACTACTATTCACTAGCCCCTTAATTGGGGCTTTTTTATGGTTGTCCATAAATGATTTTGGTTATATAATACACACATGAAACAAATTATTGCACTCTGTATCGTCCTTGCAATTACCGGCACTGCCCAAGCTAAAGGTGGTGGCGGAGGCGGACATGGAGGCGGCGGTCATGCTAGTTCCGGTGGACATGCAAGCTCAAGTCATGCAGCAGCGCCAGCAAAAGGTTCTGCTCCTGCACCAGCAAAAAGTACTACTTCTCCAAGCAAAAGTACTACCGAAAGTCCTAGCACTGTAACTAGTCCTTCGTACTTCTATATGCCATGGAACATCTGGCATCAGCGCAGCAATAGCAGCAAAGATTGCGACAAAACAAAAGACAAAAACTGCAAATAATGGTTGTCCATTAATGATTTTGGTTGTATAATAGATACATAGCAAGCAAAAACAGGAGTTGAGATGAGCACAAACGCAACAATCGGAATTATGCACGGTGACAAATGCAAACACATTTACCTGCATAGCGATGGTTATCTGGACTACGCTGGTAAAGTATTGCTGGCAAACTATGACAGCACTAAAGCTCAATTCCTAGTTGCCCAAGGTGACTGCTCTATGCTCGGCAAAGAGATTGGCGAGAAGATTGATTTTAGCGATCGTCTAGAGTACGACGAGTACCATATTGCCAAGCAATGTCGCTTCTACAAGCGTGATCGCGATGAGTCTGGCGTTGACTTTCAAGTTGCATTTAGCATGGAAGAGTTGTTGGCTAGCACACAAGCTCACTACACTTACATCATGAAAGATGGTGTGTGGTACGTTAGCTTGGGTGGCGGTCCTTTGCAAGTGTTGGCAGACGCTATCGAAGCAGAACTGGAATAATATGAGCCTACTGTATCTCCGCGCAAGACCTATTGTGGCTTTTGATGCAACTAATGCAGAGCATCGACGCTATTACAGAAAGTTCATTGAAACGCAATCGTGGGGCCATTGCCCTGTGCGTTTTATGGTAGAAAGTTTGAACACGGATTTATTGGCTTATATCAATGCTACAATGTTAGCTTGGTACATCGAGCAAGAGTTTAAAAATGACAAAGCAGCGACAAAGAAAAACACGAAACCCAGATCCAAGAGCACATCTGGTACTGTTTCATCAGGACAGTCCATTTCGACAAAAAGTAGTCGAGTCCAAGAAAAAGTTTCAGCGTAAACCCAAACATCGTAACCAAGGAGAAAATGATGTCTAACCAAGCCGAGCGTTTTGCCAATGAGGCAGTGTTTCAACTTCAATTCAACAGCCGTGATGCTGTGCGCTATATCCAGCGCAACGCACAGGTTGATGAGAAAACAGCGCAAACCGCGCTAAAGGCAGCAGTAACTTTCCACAAGCATTGAAACTCTTAGCTTTGATCTTAGTCGCTGCATTAGCAGGTTGTGCTAGCCAGCATCGCCCTCCATATAGTGCAGTGACTAACTTTAACCCAGATTGTGCAAACAGGGATGCCAGGATCAGGATGCTGACTAAATGGAAACGTTTTCCTCTTGGCCCGGGCAGCACTGTTTCGCAGTCTGAGTATGATCAAACTATTGATGTTCAAATTGAACGCTTAAAACACTACTGCCAATGAGACTCGTACTTGCAATCAGTTTACTCGCCCTCGCTGGTTGTAGCACAACTACTACCAGCAAGATGGATGTGGTTGATTTGAATCGCTTTCAAATTGATTGCAAGTACCGAGACGAACAAATTGCATTTCTGCAAGGTCAGATACCCACTGTAAATGACCGTTGGAGAAACGCACTAAGAATAACCAGCCCTGTGGCTTCTGCGGTGTCAATAGCAGATGGTACGTACTACGAAGAACGTGCCATGTTTGATCGCAGACAGGAACACATTGCTAAGAATTTGATCAGGACGATCCATGATTGGTGTCCTGCTCCAGTAGCCCGTCCACAAGGGTGCGTGACAGTAACTGAGCAGTTGCCTTCGGGTAACGGCCAAGGTACAAAATGCTATCGTGGAAATAACCCCAAGCCAGTTGTCAACCGTTGGGAAGCCATTGTTGACCGGTAATGGGATCTATGTTAAACTGTGTTATTGAAACAAACAAGAGGTGTGAAATGAAACGTATTTTATCAATTGCCGCAATCGCCCTGATCATGACAGGCTGTAGCTCAACCCGTGACCCGTACGAGCGCCGCGCAGAAGAAGTGCGTGAGCGTCAAGAACGTGTGGTAAAGCAAACCATTAACGAAGCTCCTGAGTGGATGACTAAGTTACCTAAGAGCACTGATGCAGTATATGCGTCGGGTACTGCAATTTCAGGTGACTTTAACATGGCCAAGGACATTGCGGAAACCAACGCATTCCGACAAATTTGTATGGCAGCAGGTGGTACAGTGCGCAGCCAAACAAAGGTGTTCCGGGTAGACACTGAAAGCACCAGCAACGCAATCAACACCACAGCCATTAAAAGCATGTGCCCGGACGTTGACGTAACTGGTACTGAAATCCGGGAGATTAAGGTGATTGAAAGCCAAGGCCGTTTCCGAGCTTATGTGTTGGTTGCGCTCCCAATGGGCGAAGCTAACGTAATTGCCCGCACTAAGGAACGAGATCGTGCAGCACGAGGTGCAATGTCCCGAGCAGAGCGAGAGTTCAAAGAGCTTGATGCAACAGTATCTACAGTAAAGAAAGAATAAACGCTGTAGATTACGAGCCCCTGGGCGGTAGTTAAATACCGTAACCAGGGGCTTTTCTATGGCAAGACCGAACCCGATACGCAGCATTATGGCAGTACCACTGCCCAGCATAACGTACCAACGTAGAAAGCAGTTTCGTCCAAACGAAATGGACGTTGTATACGCATACAACATTATCAATCGTTATGTGTTTGACGGAGTACTAACCCGACCCCAAATCACACTTAGCGGAATTCGTAAATGTTGGGGACTATGCAGTTGGCTAACTAAAGAGCAGCACAACGGCAGCTGGTGCGATATTAGACTAGTCCCAAACTGGTTTTGTCAACAATGGTTCATGAACACTATTGCACACGAAATGGTACATCAGTATCAATGGGATGTGTACCGCTGGGAACTAGCAGAAGACGGTCGCCAAATTTACATGAACAGTGGCGCACATGGTCCTAGCTTCTATATGTTCCGTGATCGTTTTGAGCATTACGGCTTAAACTTAAAAATCTCTTTTGGACAAAAGCGTTGGTTTAAACACCAAAATTTTAGTAAATGTTAAGGTAATCCTGTTATAATAGTTGCTCAACAACTAACTAACAGGAATCTAATGCCTAACTTTGTACCTACCGTACTCGAAAAAACTGCCAACGGCGAACGTGCTTACGACATCTACAGTCGTTTGCTCAAAGATCGTATTGTCATGTTGGACACGGATGTTAGCGAGCATTCCGCTAGTCTCGTTATTGCACAAATGCTCTTTTTAGAAAGTGAAGATCCAAATGCAGACATCCTCTTTTACATCAACTCACCCGGTGGCCTCGTCACTGCTGGCTTGGCAATCTATGATACTATGCAGTTCATTAAGCCTGATGTTTCTACCATTGTACTTGGCCAAGCCTGCTCTATGGGCAGTTTCCTTGCCAACGCAGGAGCCCCAGGCAAACGACTAGTACTGCCAGAATCACGCACAATGATTCACCGTGTTAGCTCGGGCACTCCTAGCACACGTGGTAGCGTACACGTTCAAGAACTGCAATTTGAAGATGCTAAACGCAGCTTTGAAGAAAGCCAACGCTTGAACCAACGCCTTACTGAGCTGTACATCAAGCACAACACTGCGGGCAAAACATACGACGAAATGTTTGCCACTATGAAGTTTGACACATTCCTTTCTGCACAAGAAGCAGTAGAAATGGGTCTTGCCGATGAGGTGATCTCTAAGCGTCCTTAATGGCCATATTCAACATTACTCCCAACATACTCAATCATGCTCGCGAGTATGATCCTTATGCCCGTGGCACTATCAGTAGTGCATTGTCTCAAATTGAAGACTGGCTAGAGGAAAATGTTGGTGAGTACTGTGGGCCCGGCAATGATGGCTTTAGCGACAATGTGGTTTCCATTGGACTCGGATGGGAAGTATTCTCCTTGTACAATGGAAAACCTACTCGCCCGGATCGCATGGATGCCGAAGTCACCTGGCACGTTGATATCACTGACGAGCAGAAGTCAGTGTTGTTTGCACTAAGATGGACAGAGTGACTCAGTAGAAACCATGAGATAATGTTGCATCCCAGTATAAATACTAGTTCAATCACTAGAAGGAAACTGAAATGCAATTATTACAATGGATCAAAAGTCTATTTGCTGCACCATCTTACCAAGATGAACTAGACAGCTATATTACCAGCAAGCGCCCAACTACCACAACAGAAGTTGAACACTGGATTCGCCAGTACGACTCACGCAAGGGGTGGTCACGATGAGTAAATACTTAAAGACCTTATGGGAAGGCATAATTCGCTTTCAGGAATTTAGAGCCCGCGCCATAACCAAGAACGGTCGTTACTGGTACTAACATGATCACTTACCGAATTCTATCTGCGCCTGAGTTACCAAAATACGCTATGTTTCTAAAACAGCGTAATTCCGATTCTCTTAATCTTTATTTTGGACACGCTATGCGTCATGAAATGATTGATCATTTAATGGATGGAATGATTGCAGATGCACTCTTGCACAATATTGTGGTAGCAGAAGATATTGATCAAGAAATTGTGGGCACCGTGCATATTGCACGTATGAGCGACCACGAAGTAGAGTTTGGTGTAATGGTAGCAGAAGCATATCGCAGCAAGGGCATTGCCAGTGGTATGATGGATTATGCCATGACATGGGCACAAAACAGAGGTTTTAGAGACCTTTACATGCACTGTTTGAGCTATAATGCACCCATTAAGCACCTTGTTACCAAGCACGGACTTGCTATTAGTAGGGACGGAATCGAAAGCGATGCCCGTGTTACTATGCCTCCTACTAACATCTTTAGTATCGGACACGAAATTGCCCTGCGCCAACAGAACGCAGTTAACACAACTCTTAACCACACAATTCAAAGTTTTCGTCGAGCGCTAGCGTTATAAATTATTACGGTCAAGCATACCACAAATCCACTCGTCCCCGGGTGGTTTCTCTTTTCTACTAACTGCAATAATACCGTTATTGTACCATTTGTTACCAGCAGTAGTGGGCTTTTGATTTATTCTGCCTTCGCGCCATCCAGTGGGACATTCTAATAAGAAAGCAGTCTCTACGCCATTATTATACCACCGCCGCAAGCTATTAGTGCGGGATCTTCGCATACTCGACGCTTTTCGTACATCATCAGAATGTGATTTACCATACATTCCATTTAACTCACCGGGTTGTGAACATTTTTGCCTCACTGCCGCTGACGGATTGTAATTAGTTAATCCATCTCCCCCATCTGTTTTGTTACGCAAGATACCAGTTCCATTATCCTTACGGCCATACCAGAGTATCATCTTACGTTCGATTGCAAGGGCTCCTACATTGGATAAATTTTTCTCAATAAACACTATCCTAGTTCTATCAGCTGGTGGCCTGTGAGAAATATGATTCTGAAATGCACGGTTACCTTTTCCCTTGCCAATGTAGTAAGGTGTGCTATCTTTTCTTAGATAGGCATAGACGTAATAGTGTAAATACATGTGCTGATTGCTCCTTGTAGCATTAGAGTAGTTGGGAAGGGGATGTCCGCGAACTACACTAATATTTATATAAACCCACGTAAATACTGATATGAAAAGTTTTGAATTAGAAAATAGTTATGAGTCCACTCCGGTGGTATACGTTGACCTCGACGGTGTTCTCGCGGACATGTTTGGCGAGATCGCAAAACGCGAAGGTGCAACGCATTGGCGTAGAGCACGTAAAGAAAAAGACTGCATTGATCAAGTCGCACAAGAACCTGGATTCTTCGCTGAATTGCCAGCATTACCACAAGCAGGTAAACTGCTACACGGTGTGCTAAAACTAGCAGGCGAATACAGTATCTTATCTGCTCCGCTAATGAGCGATGTAGAGCAAAGCAGCAGAGAAAAGGCCGACTGGATTGATCGCAAACTATCCAGAATCCCTCCCGAAAGCATTATCTTTGATCACCAAAAGGAAAAGTTTGCTAGACAAGCAGATGGCACTCCTAATATCTTGATCGACGATTGGGATAGCAATATCAAGCTATGGGAAGCAAATGGCGGAATTGGTATCTTGTACAAAGATGGCGAGTGTGAACGGGCCTTAAAGAAACTGCACTATGCACTAGAAGGCTTGATTCCTGCTAGCGAAGTAGAAGACGAAGATGTTGACCTAAGCGTAGAAAACAAACTTTACACCAATCAACAGGTGCTCAAGTATGTTAAAGGCATACATAATGAATATCATTTAGAAAAGCCAATTCTGCGACACAAGGTATGGGTGCTTAAAGAAGTTCCACTAAGTGAGTTGCAGACTCCGGAGTTCTACGATCAAGACGATCCTTACCGCAGAGTAATCGACTTAGACTGGGACCACATCAACAATGTCACAACACGTGATATTTTAAAGAAGCCCGTAGTTGCAGACAGCAACGGATGGCTACTAGACGGCAACCATAGGGTCACAGCCGCTAGAGCCAAGGGCTTGCAAAGCATACGAGCATTAGTTCCGTACCAAGATTAATAGTGCGTATAAATACCTAATACAGGTATTTTTATGCGCTATAAACAAATCAAAACATTAACAGAACAAACATTATTCGAAGTCAATATGAGCCCGGGCAGCTTGCGTAAACTCGCAAGTCAGATCAATGCCAAGGCTGGTATGGAATTTGAAATGATTGTTCCCAACGTCAAAGTCGATGGTCAAGAAGATTTTGAGTCAGAACCCGATTACGAACACGACCCGCGCACACGTAGCATTAGCGATATTCGTGATTTTTTCCACGATGGTGACCACAATAGTCGACGTGACGTTGACAATCTAGTAGAAGAATTAGAGCAAGAATTCTACGAGTGGCGCCAAACGAAAGTTGACGAAGAATGGGACAGCGATGGTCACGAATTCTTTGCCCATTGGGTTAGAGAGAATGTCAGTGACGACGAATGGTTAACCGGTGAAGAAGATGAAGACGAGAATGAAGCGTTTTCCAATTATATAGATCGCGAATGGGAATCACAAGACCGTGCTTATACAGAAGCCTACAATGAATTTGTTTCTGACCACGAAGACGATTGGGATAGCGGCGATTGGTTGAATGCTGTTGATTATGACCACATGACCAACATTTCCCGCAACTTTGATATTAACTGGCCTTACTGGACAGAATATCAAGGTGACAGTGATAATATGGACGTAGAGAATGTTGCTGACGATTTCGGTAACGCCATTGGTCGCCCAGTTAATCACAGTACAGATTATCACGGCGCACGTCGAGAAGAAGGCACCTACGTTGTTGAACCAGATGGCAGCTTAGAAGGTGATGACAGCGACGACGGCGGTTTGGAATTTGTTAGCCCACCATTGCCTATTGCAGAATTGCTAAGTGATTTGCAGAAAGTTAAACGCTGGGCCAAGCGTAGAGGCTGCTACACAGGCAGCGATTATGGCACAGGCTTGCACATTAACGTTTCAGTTGACGGATGGAAAGGTCTTGAAAATCTAGACTACGTCAAGTTGGCAATCTTGCTTGGCGATGAGTATGTATTAAAGCAATTTGAACGTCAAAGCAATACCTATTGCAAGAGTGCGATGGGACTTGTTAAAAATGCCATCAAGCAGAATCCACTGAGTGCCAAGGAGCTGCTAGAGAAGATGAAGAATCACATGACCACTGCGGCTAGCAAGTTGATTCACAGTGGTGTCACTAACAAGTTTACTAGTATTAACACCAAAGACGGATATGTAGAATTCCGTAGCCCAGGTGGCGATTGGTTAAACGAATTTGAAGACAAAATTGAACCTACACTGTTACGCTTTGTGGTTGCACTGGATGCAGCAGTACACGAAGACAAGTACAAACAAGAATATCAAAAGAAGTTGTATAAACTCTTAGAGCCAACTATGGACGAGTATGGCGCTATGGTTAAAGACTTTAGTGACTATGTAAGTGGTGTTGGCGGCGCACCCGAACAAGTTGTTAAAGACTTTAGGCGTGCAGCATTGTCTAAACTGCAACAAAGCAATGCAGGCAAGAAGTCACAACGCAATGAAGGCAACTGGGGTCTGTGGGCAAAAGTTCCTAATAGATTTGCAGCATTAACCACAGACAAAGACAGCCCAGTACGTAGATTTAAATCAAAAGAGGACGGCGAAGCATGGATGACCAGCCATGGTCTAAAGCCGGAAAGATTTGATGTTTTAGAAATCCCAGCAGACTACGTTCCTACCGAACGTACCGCGAACCCGTTGACTCCAACCGGACCGGGGCCATGGGAACTTTACAACACATCAAACGGTGTAGTTTACCGACGATTAGAGCAGACTAACCGTAACGGCGCAGAAACTGAAGCGGTTACATACTATAATCTATACAGTTCAACACTAGGCGATATATCAAATTATCGAGTAAGAACTCAGCAGGGTGCTGCACAACAAGCATCAGCACAAAGGCCAAATTGGGAGACAGTAAACAACCGCACTAGTCAAGTTGTCCACCAATTCCATGCAGACGGACAAGACAATGCCATTGGTATACAGCACGATTACTTAACCAGCAGAGGACTGCACAGTGATGATTTCACCTTGCAAGCAATCGAGCAACCTAGTAATGCACAAGTTGCACAACAATCGCACAATGCTCACCAGGCAGCAAACATGCAAGAGTGGACTATTTTAAATGGTCAAGGCGCAGTAATGGGCAGAGTGCAAGCTGCTACACAAGGTGAGGCCAATCAACGTGCCGCAGGGTTCCTAGGTATGCACCATCCCAACATGATAGGACAAGAAGTTGAGGTTGTGCCAACCGCAGCACACAATGCTAGACAACAAAGTCAAGCACAGACGCAGCGATTTGAAATCTACAAACGCAGCACTGGACAAAGTGCAGTGGAGTTATCTAGTACAGATCAACAAAGTGCATGGGCCGAAGCGCAAGAGATGTTTAGAACGCGATATGCTGCTTATGACCCAGCTGAATATAGTGTTAGAGCAGTAGCTGCCTAAACTCAATGTACAGAGATCACAAACCCGCTTCGGCGGGTTTCTCTTGACCAAAAACGATTTCGGGCGTATAATGTCTATATGAAAAAATTAAACGTCAACGATATCTTGCAGTGGACTGGCACACTCTGCTTTATGGCCATGTACACTTTGATGTCAATGAACATCTATCCATGGAACATTGTAGCAGGACTCAGTGGTAGTACTTGCTACTTAATCTGGTGCCTACGTGTTGCAAATCGGCCACAGATGGTTGTTAACGCAGTGGGCATCATTGTGTGCCTAGTTGGCCTAATTAAGGCTTTTGGTTGACCCGAAATGGATTTCTTGCTATAATAATGGCATAGTAAGTAAAAAGGAGTTAGCAATGAAAAACTGGACCGATTCGTGCATTAACTGGCATCAACTCTCTGGTACCGAAGTCAAGCGTTTGCTTGATACTTGGGGCATGACTGAGCGTCAAATTGCTAACTACGATGTCAAGCACGGGTATGCAACTGCACCTAAAGCAGAACCAGCTACTAAGAAAGTAGTAGAAAAGGCTCCTGCTAAAAAGACAGCAGAAACCAAGCCCGCAGCAAAAGTGCCAGCTAAAACTCCTGCTAAGAAAACTGCTACAAAAGTAGTACAAAAAGCTGCTACCCGTCAAAAGCACACTGGTGCAGACGGTGAAATCAAGTTCCTGGATCACCGTGATCTCTATGTGGGATTCTGGGGCGGGCGTGTTGTAGTAACCAAGCGTACCGAAGCTCAGTGCCGTGCGTACTTGAGTGCAAACTTCGGCGCAGAATAAATGGTTGACCCGAAATGAATTTTCGGGTATAATAGCTACATAGCAAACAAAACAGGAGTTAGCATGTTAACGATGTCACTTGAAACTAAAGAATCAAATAACAAGTTTTTCGCATTGCAAGATCGCCGTATGCGCAACCATGCAAACAAAACCCTGTACACCACAGCCCAGCAAATCCGTTTGGACCGCATCAAGCTCGCACTTGAGATGGTGCTCCACGGTACTGTTTATGAGCCATCGTATGGTAAGAAGAGTGCCAGCGTTAAAGTGCAAGATGGTGCCTTAATTGCAGATCGCAAAACACTGCGATTGCTCGAAGAAGACTGGTCAAAGGAAGGCATCTTTAAGAAAGTGTCTGCCCAAGGCTTTCAATATCACGTGCCACGCTAATTTCGGTTGACTCGAAATGGTTTTGGTTGTATAATATACACATAGTAAGAAACAAAGGAACTGAAATGCAAGCTGTTGAAATCGCCCGTGCAATTATCGCTAGCAACTACACTAACGACGAACTGAATAACATCAGTGATGCGATCCGTTTTGTACGTGCTCAAATGATTCACAAGAATACAGGCAGCTTGGTCATTGGTACCAAGGTTAAGTTTACACATCCTAAAACCCGTGCGGTGCATTACGGTGTGGTTAAGAAAGTTAAGATCAAGAACGTGACTGTTCTGGAAAACGGTACGCTGAACTGGAACGTTCCAGCTAACATGCTTTCAGCGGTTGAGTAAACAAGTAAGAAAGTGACGGTCTCCATTGTATCCAACTGTAACTACTTTTTTGCATTTTATGCACGAACATTTAGTACGGGTAAGAGCAGTTTCAGACAGTTTTTCTCCCCAAGTTATAACTCGTCCAGCAAGTGCGTCTGAAGTCTTTTTATTTGGTATTCCTTTGCGAGGCGACTCAGTTAATTTACCTGAAAGGTATTGGTTAGATATGTTTGTTTGTAGTGCTCGCTTGTCTCGTATTTTTTGTTTTGTTTCGTTAGTAACTACACGAGATCGGTTAAGTTTGTCAAACTCTTCCTTTAATTGTTGATAGCATGATCCTTTGCTTACACCTAACAAAACTCGGTTACTCATGAACCAAGCTGCACGATACATAGAACTTCTATGCGCTGGATCAATAACCATTTTAGTCAACAGCAAATGACAAAGACGATGTTCTTTTGCAGTCAGGGCTACAATGTTAGATCGTTTGTTGTTGCCACCAATGCTTCGTGGGATGATGTGGTGTTTTTCGGTATAACCAATTATCGATCTTGAAAAAGCTCGTTTGATTATGTTATAATAAATTTTTGTGTATTTACTGGAGTTAAACATGTATTTATTTATCTTGTTCCCAGCTAACATGTTGGAGGCAGCATAATGCTTGAAAAGGTAAGTGTGTTCTTGCTTGGTGTGTTTATTGGTATGAACATTATTGTTTGGGGATTCATGGTATGATGGAAATGCGCTGGCTTAAACGCCCAATTGGTAGCAAACTCAGCGGTACAAAAATTGTTACCGTCTACGAACGTGTGCTGCAATACCGACAAATGGAAGACAAGACAGTTTATGCGCAGGCAAATGCCTTGTCGCAAGACTTTATCGCCCGAGGTCATCGCAACATGCAATGGTCTGCGTGGTCCGACATTCGTGAAGTTGTAGAGGAGTAATCATGCGTAATTTAGCAATTGGGTTTGTTCTTGGTTTGGTTGTGGCCACAGTTGGCTTCAGCGGTGTTGCAAGGATTCTGGACAAGAGCATTGACTCTGTCAAGACCCACAGCAAGGAATTGGCTCAGTAAAATGGGCAAAAAGAATTTAAATTGTGGTTGACTCATAATTCGAAATCAACTATAATTTAAATACTGTAGCAATGAGGCTACATTGAGAGTGTGTTTTTCAATTAACGTAAATGGAGTTTACAAATGACTAAATTGTTCAAAGTTGGTGGTGTTTCTAAGTGCAAATCTGGTTACAAGGTGCGTTTCGCAACTGACATGACCCGTGTTAAGATTCTGGCAAAGACAGATACGGATATCCAGCTAATGGATTTGCCCAATGAGATGACCAAGCCTGAATTGGTTACTTTCCTTAAGACAACAGACTTGTATGCTAACGCTGCATACAAAGAGGCAATTGACAATGCTGATGCAAAGTACAACGCCGTGGCAACTGTTAAGGTCACAAAGACCAAAGCAGAAAAGCCAAGCATGGAAAAGCTCAAGGCCAAGGCCGCAGCTAAAACTGAAGCAGACGCAGCTTAATCAGCGAGTGTGCAAAAACAGGGCGAACTTGGCTTCGCCCTTTCTCTTGGCTAAATATAGCATATAGGAGAATTTGATGATCAAGTATATTAAAGAAATTACTACACCAGCTGGGGCAGTTAGACCACTACACCGCCCGGAATTCAAGCATGTGTATGATGCACGTGATGCAATAATTGCAAAGTATAGCGCACCCGGATCTGAGTTAAATGTCACTACACGAGCTGACATGCCTGATGGATCTGTAGTCACTACAGTAACTATGATGTTTGAATCAGTTGAGCAGTTTAACAAATGTTTCGACGAACTGGCGTTAGAAAATCAAGCTCAAGCACATGTCGATGGCGAGTCCACTACTGTTGCTTCTTTTCAGCAAGCATCAGGAATTGAACGCCGTTACCAATTACGAGATGCTACCACCGATGAAGTTGTGCTGGATTGGACAACTACAGGTCGTTAAATTATAGTCTTGTGCTATAATATAAGTTATTGCTGTATGAAGCAAAGAGAAAAGTGTTCTGGACGCGGGTTCGACTCCCGCCAGGTCCACCAAAAGCGTACTATTCGATACATCGTGGGCGAACTTAAGAAACGATATCGGTGTAAAGTGCTTAGTATGTTTTTGATGGGCCTGCCATGGTTTCGACAGGGCAACAAGTAAACAAGTGGACAGCTCGGCAAAGCAGAAGCCGTAGGGTTGGGGTTTCCCGGCCGTAGAAGCAAAAAAAGTAAATGCAAACGACTCACAGTTTCTAATGGTTGCCTGATAAAGGCTTCCGGGGCAGCTATGCCTTGCAACAGGAAATAGTAATAGGGGCTTCGGCCCCTATTTTCTAATTACACACTCTATTCTATGAAAAAATTCTTTTGTCCTGCACCGTGGCGATCTTTGTTCTACCATGTCGATCAATCGGCTGTGTGCTGCATTAGTTCTAAGAAGTTTAGCATGAGTCCAGTAGAGTTTAGAAATAGTGATTACCTTAAAGATTTAAAAACCAAGTTTTTAAATAACGAGTTTGACGAAACTTGCGGAGGATGCAAGTCACTAGAAGACGCAGGGCTGCAAAGTATAAGACAGCACCTACTTGCACTATATGGTGAAACTACCGTTGACCAACTCGATTATATGGAGCTGAGAGCAAGCAATCTTTGTAATTTTCAGTGCAAGATGTGCAATAGCGAAAACAGCTCTCTCATCAATGGCTCAGTTAATACCGTTTCAGATTCTGACTGGGCCGAGATACTTACCATGTCAGAGAATCTAAAGTTCCTTACATTAACTGGTGGCGAGCCAATGATAATTAAGCACTACTATCAGTTGCTAGATCACTTGATAGCTAAAGACAGAACAGACATTAACTTGCGAGTCTACACCAATGCAAGCGTGTACAATCAAATATTTGTTGAGAAGCTGCTGAAATTTAATACAACATTAAATCTCAGCATTGATGGAGTAGGACGAACAGCAGAACTGCAACGTACGGGCACAGTCTGGTCCATAGTACAAGATAACATTACTAAGTTTGTGGATTTGCCAGTTCAAATAAAATTTCATATCACTCTCACAAATATCTCAATCGTTGACATACACTCGTTGGCCAAGTACTTTGTTGAGATAGTTGAAAACAATCCCCGCTGTACTTTTGTTGCACATACTGCCAACAGTCCAAAATATCTAGCCATTTACAATCTAGCGCCTGCATTATTCAACACCGCGTTACGTAGCATTGAATCTGCATTGGACATTCTAGTGCATCCGCAATTTGCACAACTCAGAGAGCAGTTGGTTGCACATCAATCACTAATCAAAAGCAAACAATAACTCAAATATGCCGTTTGCCTTAGGCCTATTGTCGACATAGGAAAAGTTAATGGAAAATCGTAGATTTATAGAGTTAATTAGAAACCCGCTTCGGCGGGTTTTCTTTTGGTTGCATTTTAATGACTCTAGTGTTATACTAAAACTGTAGAAAGTAGTTAACCCAAAGGAGCAGAAAATGGCAGAAGTTAAACTAAATGGTCCCTTGTACAAAGTCACAATGACTGAATATGAGCGTGGTTATGGTCAGCGCCCAATGGGAGAAAAGTTGTTTGATAACGAACAAGAAGCCAAGGATTTTGTTGCAGCATACAACAAAGACCCCGGTGATCCTGACTGCTACTATCGCGCAGACTACAGAAAAGTTTGACAAATAAAGAATCAGGTGTTATAATAAACACATAAATAAAAATACAGAGAGATAGACTTTCTGTACTCAACATTATACAAAGGATTTTTGTATGCCAGTAGATTTCACATCACCCGAGATGATTGCCGCAGTATGTGAGGCATTGCCCCTTGCAAATCGCCCAGCAGTCGAAGCTATCGTAAAAGCATTGACTGAAAAGCTCAATGTAGAAACCCCCAAACAACAGACTGTCTATGCAGTATGGACCAACACAGATTTGACCGAAGGTCGCGGACGTGAGTATGTTCAATACCTTTGCGAGAAGAAGTCCACCGCATTGCGACGAGCCAAGAAGAACTATGTCATGGGCACTGATAGCCGTGTGACAGAAGAAGTATTGTTCAACGCCGGTCGGGGATGGTATGGTCCAGTTCGTGTCATTGAGCCCACTCAGGAAGACTTGCGAGTTGAACAACAGCTTGAGGCTGAACAGCAAGCAAAAACAGCCAAAGAAGCAGCCATTGCTCGAGCAAAATCCCTGGGCTTAACCGAAGCCGACATCAAAGCATTGCGAGGTTAATATGTCTAAAGAATACGGAACACTAGTCCTCATCGGACGTTTTCAACCCTTCCACAATGCTCACTTAGAGATTATCAAGCGAGCCACAGCATTGACCGACAATCTGGTAATTATCACAGGCTCAGCTGCTCAACCCCGCACTTACAAAAACCCCTTCACCAGTGCCGAACGTGCTCAAATGATTAAGGCTGCAACAAGTGGTCTTGCAATGAGTATTCACATTGAAGAAAACATTGATACAATGTACAACGACCAAGCGTGGGCAGTTCGTGTGCAAGGTATTGTCAGCAAGTATCGAATCCTGGGTACTAAAACTGCCATCATTGGTCACAAGAAAGACGAATCAAGTTTCTACTTGGACATGTTCCCCCAATGGGGCTATGTTGATGTAGAGGAAATTGAACCACTTAGTGCAGTGAACATTCGTGACCTGTTCTTTAACTGGACCTTCAACAGCAACTTTATTAAGAATGTTGTACCTCAATCAACTTATGACTTCTTGATGAATTTTCGTAAGACTGAGGAATTTGCACAGATTATCCGTGAGCGTGAATTCTTGATTGAACACAACAAGCAATATGCCAGCTTGAAGTACCCTCCAATCTTTAGCACAGCAGATGCCGCAGTAATTTGCTCAGGCCATGTGCTTATGATCAAACGCCGTGCTGAGCCAGGTCGTGGCTTGTGGGCACTGCCTGGTGGTTACGTTAACGCCAGCACCGACAAGACCGTACTTGATGCAGCTATTCGCGAACTCCGTGAAGAAACTGGTATCAAAGTACCTGAGCCAGTGTTGCGTGGTAGCATTACGGGCAACCGTGTGTTTGATGCTGTTGATCGTTCACCACGTGGTCGTATCATTACTCATTGCTACAAGATTGAATTGCCTGATGGTGCATTGCCTAAAGTAAAAGGCAGTGACGATGCAGAGAAAGCACGTTGGGTTCCTATTGCAGAAGTGCGTAGCGACGAGTGTTTTGAAGACCACTACGATATGGTCCAATGGGCGGTAGGTGTTTAAGATGCACAAGAGCAACTATCAACCCCGGCGTAGTCAACAACTGTTCTTAGCTGAACAAGTTAGGACTCAAGTGTTTAACGATACCATGGATCAGATTGTGGTGCACCATGTGTTAGAGGATACTCCGACACGTTTGTATCTACAAATTGAACGCCGTGCAACAAGCCCCATGGGCTTTGCCAAGATTTACTTTGAAAGAGTGGAGTTATAATGGTTACACTACCTGTAGATTTTGTAGCAACACGCTTCCCAGGTTACTTCTGGAACGTGGCAGAAGAGAAACTGTACTCTGTTAAAGTCACCGGCGAACTTCGACCAATGGCATTCCATAAAGGTGGATTCTTTTATGGAACCAAAGTCGAACCAGGATATCAAATCAGCGTCAATGGCAGGAAGCGTACATACCCAATGTCGTATCTGACTTCGCTTAAAGCAACAACGGAAATCCAAGAAATTAAGGTACAAAAATGAGTGATATGTTAGAAGACGCAGCAAACGCATCAGACATTTGGTTGCAAAACAACCTCCGCAATCGCCAAACGGTTCCAGAATCAAATGGGTTCTGCTTGTCTTGTGATGAGCCAACTGAAGGCATTTTTTGCTCAAAGGAATGCCGCGAAGATTACGAACGTATCCAACGTGCCAAGAAAATTGGCGGAACAGAATAGTTGACAATGAAATGGTTCACTGTTATACTGTAAGCAAGTCCTAAGGATAGACCTAAGGCAATTTAAATAAAGGAACTTTATTATGAAACTCTCTAAAAACATCATTCTCAATACTGACAGCTACAAAGTTAGTATGGCGCCTCAATACCCAGCTGGCACTACTAATGTATTCAGCTACATTGCAGCCCGCGGCGGCAAATTCACATTCACACAAGTTGTTGGACTGCAAATTTTCTTCAAGGAGTATTTACTTGACCCAATTACAAAAGCCGACGTTGACATCGCAGAAGAAATCCTCACAGCACACGGCGAACCATTCGACCGCACCATGTGGGACTACATCGTCGAAGCACACAACGGCTACTTGCCCGTGGTCATTAAAGCCGTACCAGAAGGCACTGTTGTCCCAGTTGGAAACGCACTGGTCACAATCGAAAACACTGACCCCAAGTGCCACGGTTTAACCACATGGTTGGAAACTCCATTGCTTCGTGCAGTCTGGTACCCAACTACAGTCTCAACACAAAGCAAGTACATTAAAAACATCTTGCAAGAATACTTGGAGAAATCTGGTGATCCTACTACTATCGGTTTTAAACTGCACGATTTTGGTGCTCGTGGTGTATCTTCAATGGAGAGTGCTGGTATTGGGGGTGCGGCCCACTTGGTCAACTTCATGGGTACCGACACTATTACTGGTGTACTGTACGCTCGCGAATATTACAATGCTGGCATCGCAGGTTTTTCAATTCCAGCTGCCGAGCACAGTACTATCACTAGTTGGGGTCGTGCAGGTGAACTGAACGCCTACAGCAACATGGTCACACAGTTTGGTAAGCCAGGCGGTATTGTTGCAGTTGTTAGTGACAGCTACAACATCTACGAAGCATGTAAAATGTGGAGTACTGGTGACTTGAAACAGCAAGTGATTGATTCAGGTGCCACAGTTGTTATCCGTCCTGACTCAGGTGATCCTGTTGAAGTCATGCCAAAGATGATTGCAATTCTTGCAGAAGGCTTTGGATACACTACCAATGACAAGGGCTACAAGGTACTCAACAATGTACGCATGATCTGGGGCGATGGTATCAACACTGTTAGCATCCAAAGCATCTTGCGCACTATGGTTGATTTCCAAGGTTGGTCAGCAGATAACTTTGCATTTGGTATGGGTGGTGCTTTGCTGCAAGCTATTGATCGTGATACACAGAAGTGGGCTATGAAATGTTCCAGTGCATGTGTCAACGGTGAATGGGTTGATGTTTACAAAGACCCCATCACTGACAGTGGCAAAGCATCACTCAAAGGCCGTGTTAAGTTGTGGACCAACAGTGGTGGCGAGTTTTCAACAAGTGTGCAAGCCCCTACTGGTTGGAGCGACAAAGGCATTGGTGGTTGGACTGAAGCATTGCAAACTGTTTTCCAGAACGGTGCATTGTTTAACGAAATCACTTTCGAACAAGTTCGTGCTAACAGCATGAAATAATGAACAACAAGGGCATTGACTAACATCAGTGCTCTTGTTATAATTACAAAATGCGCTAGTAGCTAAATGGTATAGCAGGAGTTTCTAAACCTCTGAATCGCGGGTTCGATTCCCGCCTAGCGCACCATAGTTAAGTACATTAGCGGTTTGCCTGGGAACCAGTAGAGTAATCTATCCAGGACGGAACAAAGTGGGCAAGTTGGTTCTTGCTACTCCGGCAGTGTACTTAACTATGGTTAATAAGGAAATAACATGCAAGTAATGCACGACAGAGTTCTAATCAAGAAACTTGAACCCGAAACAAAATCCGCAGGTGGCATTATGCTAACTACTTCAGTAACTCCGGTTTACGAAGCCGAAGTTGTAGCAGTAGGCACAGGCAAGCCCGTTAAAGATGGCGCACCCATCCCACTTACAGTGCAAGTCGGTGATCGCGTGATGTACAATCCATCTGCCACAATTACTGTAACAGTTAAGGGCGAAACTCTGCTGGTAATCAAGGAAGAAGAAATCTTCGCTATTTTGGACAACGAGTAAATTAAGGAACTCAAATGGGATGTTGGAATCAAACTTGTGGACTGTCTCAGCTACACATTCGCGCCAATCAAGACGTGGTTGTGTTTGCACTTGTTAAAAACAACGGTGTGGACAGTCTTTGTTACACTACCCCATTTTACGCACCAGTAATGATGCCGTTCTATGCCAAGTATAACGACTACGGTGGCGCAGAGGACTGCACAGGTCTCGGGGTTGACTTGGTTATAAATGCTATCAAAGAAGAACTGGTTGAGTTGCCACAGGGAGAGAATACATTTCACGACATTCCGGTCAAACGCGAAGGCTTTGATGCAGATGTGTTCTTTGAAGCAGTACACGAGAGTCGCTTGTTCATCAAAGGTCGCTACGAGCGCCAGCGCCAGCACGTGGGATTTGTAATGATCCACAAGGACGTTTTTGATCACGTGATCGAGAACCGTGTTGTTGAACGCTATGTGGGTGCCAACAACGGCACCAGTGGATGGGATGACGCTTACATCAACATCACCTTTGCTGATGTAGTTAAAGACGTTGCTGCATGTGTGGATCACTTGTTTGAATCGTGCAAGAAAGATCTATTCCGATTTGATCCATTGCGTGGCCTACGTATTCTCAACGAAGGCAAAGAAAGAGCTCAATTAAATACTGCGGCACAGTGGCTAGCACATGACGAGTATCGTTACAGCAGTTTGGTTCGCCCCAGTCTTATGGTTTGTGACTATGTCGAAGCCAACGATCGCGAAGGTCTTAGAGGGATGTTAACTGAGTACCTCAAAGCCGTGTGGATCGATGGATTTATGTTAGAGACCCGCAAGTTCTGGAGCCCACAATCGGGTGCTGGTAGCCAACAACAAGAACCTGAAGGTTACTTGCTGCTGATTGATGCAATGAAGAAAGTACTTGACGCTGAAAAACGCGAGTACGAAGAGTTCAATGACTGATTACTTATTACGCAACGCCCTTAATTCAGATGATGTAGAGTTTCTTAACGAAACCGATATGGACTTTGACCTAGTTAACACACATGGTCTCAAACCCGAGTCCAGTATGTTTGACAGTGGGTGGCGCGATATGGCAACCGAACAACGAGTTGTTCATCACCTTGATCGTGTGGTGTTTAGAAATGTTACCCCAGCGCAGTACACATATCTACAACTTCGCTATCGAGATCGTCTAAATGAATTGACAGACGGCCTTAAAGGCATATATAATATTACAACGACATAACAAAGGAGAAACTCATGTCACAAGCCTAGATCAACTACCAATGTAAGGAATTAGTGTTCCACTTCAATAAGGGACATCTTACAGATCCGACCATTCCCATGTGGGTCATTAAATCACACGGAGTCACTTTTTACGTGCATCACGTAACAGCAGAAATCCCTTGGAGCACCAAGGAAACACCCGATAATCCCAGTACCAAAGGCAGCATCAAGTTCAAGCGATGTAAGCTAACCATTGACCAAGATAACTGTGCAACGTTATCCAAATTAGGAATACTAGATCGTAACTTACCTACACCGCACTTGCCATTTGATCGCATCATTGTGCCTATGCACAGTAATTTAACCACTGCTATTATCGACAATGAGTTTAAACATGGCATGATCAAACACGTAGACGGTGCATGTGGCACTGAGTACATCATTACCGAGATCACAAATAGAGATGATATGCTAATGTTAGCACTCAAGTATCCCAACCAGTATCGTGTGCTAAATGCAAACGAAGCATACCATAAGGATTATGATAACCAATACATTCATATCGAGATGCGCGGCAATGAAGGATTTGACGATGAAGAAGACGATTGAACTAAAAGTTCCGTATAAAGATATAAACTCAGTCAGGCAAGCTCTCAAAGAGTCCAAAGTAAAGCACTGGCCGTTTAAACGGGAATGGCCGGGATATGTAGTTACTATCGAAGATGGTCCTATGAGCACGTTTTTTGCGCTAAAGTTTACTAATACTTGAGTACTACTTTTTTTGGTTGACCCATAATGAGCGTTCATGTATAATACATATATCGCAAACAAAAGGGTCAACCATGAAATTCTTTCAAGAAACTACTGACTACAAAGACAAGATTTCAAACGGCATCTACTTGCTGTCAGATGACAAGACTCGTATGTTTGCCTATGTTGCCCCGGGTAACAGCACTGCAAAAGAATTCAAACGCCCAATTCGTATCGACACTCGCGGTCGCAGCTTCAAGCCAGTTACCAACACCTTTAACTATGTGATCCCTGCAGAAGTTGCACCAACGGTCCCACAGTGGATTGTTAAGGGCAGCAAGGGCGATGAGTACATTGTTCGTAAAGATGGCTTGATGTATTCATGCACATGCAGTGGATTCAAATTCCGCGGTAGCTGCAAGCACGTCACGGAGATCAAAGGCGCATGATTAAACGTCAGTATCATTACTATGGTGGCCGCAACGGTGATGCCTACTTCTGCAACTTTGTTGATGCAGCTGGTGGGCAAGAACACATTCGTACAGAACTAACTAAGTGGAAGGCAACTGTTGCCAAAAGCAAAGCCAAGTACACTTATAATGTCAAGTTTCACGACGAGCAGTTATACATATTTTTTAGGATCAAGTACTCATGAACTGGCGGTTCTGGCGTAAGCAATATCGAGTGGCTGTGACAGAAAATGATTACAATGTTAAAATTGTAAAGCACATGACTGCTACTGGAAAAATTCAAATGCAGTTTTTCGACTTTGTCAAACAAGAGTTTAATGCCGAGCGTGAGTGGAGTTGGCGTACTAGAGAGAATTTTCTAGTGTTCAACAACGAACGAGATTATGTAATGTTTTTACTGAGAATGTCATGATTGAGCTAGACATCGACTCTGAAACTGGCACTGGACGCAAGCATTGGTGGGAAAACTTTCGCGACTATGCCGAAACACAAGGGTACGATTTCAATGAGGCCGACTCTATCACGCAGGCACTATCCGAATGGAACGCCATTGATAAAGATCCAGAGACTACCAAGTTCTACTTTGAGAATGAGCACGACTATTTGTTGTTTATGTTGAGATTTTCATGATAGTAAAAGACACACTGCAAATTGATTCAATCTACGGCACTCTTCGCCTGCGCCTGCGTGAGTTTGTTGCAGAGACTCCTTGCCTGTACACCAATGACGCAGATGCCGTTAATATTGTGTGTCACTGTTTCTCCTGCTGGCAGTTTAATGGTGCCGCACCGTTTGAAGAAGTTATGCTGTGGTGTGAAGAACATTTTGGGCGTGACTGGATCTGGAGATTTGAAACAATCTTCTTCAAGTACGAGCGTGATCGTGCAGTATTCTTGTTGAGGTGGGCATGACTAAAATCTATGCAGACATCTATCCCTACTTCAAGAAGGTTGCTAACCACTATTGGGATGATCTATACAAGTCTAATATTAGTGTCTGGGATTGGCTTGGCCGTGAGTACGGTATTAGCCACACTTTTGGCAGTGCAGCCAGCCAGCAGATAGTGGTGTCATTTCCCGATGAGAAAACACTCAATTGGTTTATACTGAGGTGGTCATGAGTACAACTCTTTACATATCCGACGATTACGACCAAAGCCCAATGGCATACAAAAACTTCTATAGAGCAGTGATAGAACCTGAGATGATGAAGACCCGCCGTGCTCCCCTCTCGGGAGAAGAGTTTCTCAGAGACTACAATGCACACTGGAATAACGAAACCAAGTGCATTGTGTTTAGCACTGAACAAGATTTAACTTACTTTGTGTTGAGGTGGTCATGATTGTAAAAGAGTATTACCAAAACATCAACTGTAAACAACCCAGGAATTACTTCGAGCGTTGGTATGCAGATGTATGGGCACGCCGTATTACTAAAAAGTCCGCACCTCCGGCATTGGTGGACCATATCCTTGAAGAAGAAATTGCTCAAGTCGGTGCTTGTATTGAAGGTAAAGACAGTGGGTATAGATTTGTAGTGACCTTCAAAGACGAGCACGACTATACCATGTTTGTGTTGAGGTGGTCATGAAACTACGCAAAGACATTCGCCCATACTTTCAGAAGATTGCCAATTACTACTGGGACAACATTGGTCGTGACATACACAACAACGACGGGCATCACATAACTATTTGGGATTGGCTCAAGCAAGACTACAATGTTGTTAAGGTTGGACCAGTTGGTCGCAAACCCGAGTTGTGGGTATCGTTTCCTGACGAACAACACATGACAATGTTTATGTTGAGGTGGTCATGAAGCAAGAGCTAACTATGCTAATGGATTGCGACTACACATACATTCCATTATCTGAAAACCAAAAAACCATTGGTTGGATAGAGGCATTGCTTTGGTGCGAAGAGTTTGATGGAATCGGACATTTTAGCATGGGAGGACATGGCGTTTACTTCGAAAATGAAAAAGATGCTATAATGTTTGCATTGATCCATAAATGAAAAAGCAATATACAAGAGACTCCCTTATGAAAAAGGCACGTATTGAATCCGACCAGCTAAACACTATCTTCCAGAAGTGGGCTGCAAACAATGGGTATAAGACCTCGGGACATTGGATTGACCACTTTGATCGACTTAACTTACGTTATGGTGCTGGTCAAGCGTTTGATCATTATGTTTGGTCATGTGGTGGCCGCATTTATACAGAATACAGCAAGCGTTATGCAGACTTCTTCGAAGAAGAAAATCTAATTATGTTTACATTAAGGCACTTATGATGGCGAAATGGGCAATAGTAACAATTGATGATTACACCAGCGGGGCAGAATGGTGCCATGCCAATCTCGACTATAATGATTGGGTGTGCAGTTCTGATGGCTGTGGCTGGGACTTTCGTTTTCGTGACCCGTTAAAAGCCACAGAGTTTGCGCTGAGGTTTTGATGATACGATTGGATCTTGTTAAAGACTATGCACCTATCCCTGTGTGGAACAAATTTGTTGCACACCTGCAAGAACAAGTGGGACCACAGGCAGTAACCGACGCTTATGTTAATGCAGCACTGGTTGAGTACCGTGCAGTGTACTACATGGAAGAGGTGGGCAACTTATTTGAAAGTAGTGTTCTGCACTGGATCGAGTTTGAAGACGAAGAATTGTACTCTTGGTTTATGTTGAGGTGGTCATGATTGAAATTAAAATCAGCAAGAAACTTCGTGATGTATACGGGGAAAGTGGTACACAGGTCGCGTGGAAGTGGTGCTTGGATAACTTTGGACCACCGGAACCTAATGGCAAGCGTCGGGCATGGGACACTATCCGAACATTTTGGTTTCATAAAGAAGAAGATGCTACACTGTTTGCATTGAGGTGGCTATGACATTAAGTGAACCAATGACCGAAGTCAGACTCTATGGATGGCACCATGAACGCACTGAGGCTAGAGTTAAGTGGTGCGAAAAAAATATTGGCGAGTATGGAGGTGAGTGGTTTTATGTGTGGGAAACCGGTGAAGGTGAATGGTCTGACTGGTATTTTTCTGATGAAAAATATGCTACCATGTTTGCATTGAGGTTTGCATGACTAAAGAAGAATGGGCAAAATTGCATCGCAAGATGCAACTAAACAGCGTCTACGGCACAAACCTCTGTAAGGAAATAATGGCACCAAAGGATCAAGCACTAACTGCAATTCAAAACGCATGGAGCCAGTGGCCTGAGATTAAAGATACAGTCACAGACTTTGGTTTTGGGGAATGGTGTAAACATGTGCATGGGTTTGAGTATCGCTATCACAATAGTGGACAGAGGGTTATCACCACAGTGCTCGACGAGCAAAAGTATGCTTGGTTCTTACTAAAGTGGGCATGACATGTTAACGTACCGTATGATTGACTGGGTCAACATTCAGCAACGCATGATTGAAAGCGGGCTCAGTGATATTCCCAATGGGCATTTTCATGACAGCTACCGTAAAGACGATTACTTGTACTTTATGGTTGAGTTTGACACGCCCGAGGATGAAATGATGTTTGTTTTAAAATGGAGTTAGAATGACAAAACGATGGCTAGAGTGGGAACACTACAATGTACCAAGTCACACGCAAGATGCGTTTGAGGATTATATTATCCGCGGATACATGCCAGGCGGGTTTTTAAAGGCAGTATTGGAAAACAATTTTACTGCGGCAGCATGCCGTTGTGACTCGGTTAACAAGGATCACCTAGTCCCGATTGCTAAATGGATGTCTAATGTGGCACCTAACATGTGTTGGGGCAATCCAGCAGTAGTACAAGACTGGCTAAATGATCAAGACCGTGTGCGCACACTATTCATTGAGCGCCTAGAAAAGAAACACATGTGGGCGGCATTACAAAACTAATACTTTTGTAGTACTAATTTTGGTTGTCCAATAATGGTTTTGGTTGTATAATATACACATAGCAAGCAAACAGGACTATCATGTACACAATGCAACCACTAGCACCAATTGTAACTGACCACAAAGGTTTCGTTATCGTTTGTGTATTCATGTTAGTTGTATTTTTGATGGCAGCTTACTCTAATATCACTGGTGAAGAAGAATACAAATTGTTTAATGTACTTTTAATCTTGTTGATTCCAGTAGGAATTGCTTACATGGTTAGTTATGAGTGGACAGACCAGAGTACAAAGTACTACAAAAATACACAGGTTACTGGTACATTAGTTGGATTCGTTGCTGAAGGTTCGCGTGAAAAGTCTGGTAAGAGCTATGTGGATCGCCACTACACCTATGTAGAGTATGAAATTGGCAACGACCGGGTGTTGTTTCAAAGTTGCGAAGGTTGTACTTACCCCAAAGTTGCGGTTCTCTACAAAAACTAATTTGCCCAAAACTTGACAATAAATGATTTTGTTTGTATAATATACACATAGCAAGCAAAACAGGACCCGAAATGACACGCAAAATGAATCAACCAAAAACCATTTTGAAGAACATCATGGAAGATGCGTCTTGGCCCAGCGAGGCACGTGAAAAAGCAGCTTGGACTGATGAAAAAATTGCTGCCGATTTGGCAGACTTTGCAGAGCAGATGTGGCACAACCAGTATATTGAAGTTGATGTTAGCCAAGTAACTGCCAACGCTTTCCGTGCAGCAGCAGTAAAGCGCGAAGAATATCTCAAGGATTTGTGGGCCGGTTGCCCAGAAGAAAACATGTAAAATGGTTGCACCATAATGATTTTGGTGCTATAATATACACATAGAACGAAACAAAGGAACACAAATGATCAAGCCATGGGACGTAATCGCAGAACTCGAAAGTGACAACAGCCGCCTGTTCAAGGAAGCAGTTATTGCCCGTGAGAGCAAAGCCAGTAACACAGAAGTGTTTCGGGGTTTTCGTGCTGCATACGATGCAATGGTGACATTTGGTGTTAAGAAAGTTGACGTCAAAACTGGCGACGGTCCTGGTATCAGCTCTGACGCATTTTGGGACATTGCCCGCAAACTTGCAGAACGTGAACTCACAGGTGGCGCTGCTCAAACTGCTATCAACTTCTTGCGTATGCAAGCAACAGAAGACGAGTGGAACAACTGGTATCGTCGCATCTTGATCAAGGACATGCGCTGCGGTGCTAGCGACAGCATTGTTAACAAAGTTGCTGATCCCAAATACCATGTGCCAGTGTTTGAATGCCAGCTTGCACACGATGGTGCCAAGCACGAAAGCAAAATCAAAGGCCACAAAACAATCGAAGTCAAGCTGGACGGTATGCGTGTGCTTACCATTGTTTACCCAACAGGTCAAGTTGATCAATACAGCCGTAACGGCAAAGAGCTGGTCAACTTCGAAGTTGTTAAACAACAAATTGCCAAGCACGCCAAGTTCTTTCGAGAGCCAATGGTACTAGACGGCGAGATCATGAGCGCCAGCTTCCAAGACTTGATGAAGCAGGCCAAGCGCAAGACCAACGTCAACGCAGATGATGCGGTACTTAACTTGTTTGACATCATCCCACTCGACGAGTTTCAAGCAGGCGTGGGTTCACGTACACAAGCAGAACGCAGCGTGGATCTGTTGGCTTGGTTTACTCCTTGCGAAGATCACATGCCCAACGTCACTGTTGTGGGTCAAGAAGATGTGGATCTCGATACCCCAGAAGGCTATGCACGTTTCAAAGAGATCAATGCACAAGCTATTGCAGCAGGTTACGAAGGCATTATGCTTAAAGAACCCAATGCAGTTTACGAGTGCAAGCGCACAGTGAGCTGGCTCAAAATCAAGCCTTTCATTGAAGTGTCATTGACTGCGGTTGCCATCGAAGAAGGTACTGGCAAGAACGTGGGCAAGATGGGTGCAGTGTTGTTTGAAGGCACAGACGACGGAAAGTTCATCCGCGTAAGTGTTGGCGGCGGCTGGAGTGATAAGGATCGTGCAGACATTTGGACTGCTCGTAATACGCCAGAATCTGTCGTAGGCGATGTAGGCGAAGTTCGTGCAGATGCTGCCACGCTGAATCAAGACAGTACTGATGTCTACAGCTTGCGATTCCCACGTTTTAAAACATGGCGCGGCTTTGCTAAAGGTGAGAAACTGTGATACCGTATACTGATTACGAGCTTGAGTTAAAGCTACAAGAACTGTACGAAGGCCGCAGTTTTGTTCTACCTAGTAGTGAAGACCACGCTTATCAGATGTTGTTTATAGCACAGTGTTATCTCAATGACCGTAAGCAAGAAACATTCGACGCACTAGCCAAGGAATACAAATGATTCAAACTCTTGCCGATTGGTTGTTTGCTGATGCGTGGCGTCAATGTGCTGCTCGTTACGAGTATGCTGCAAAAACTTTTGAGATTACTAAATGACGCCTGAAATTTTCCACCGCAATCGCCTGGTAATGGCGCAGTACAAACTCAATGACAATGTGGTTGTTAAACAGGGCACTGATGCCCAACTTGGAACCATTGTTGATTATGATACGTGGAACGCTGACCGCAAAGTGTATCTAGTTATCAAAATGCACACCGAAGGCAGACTGCGAAGAGAAGATGCAGTTCCGCATTGGACCATTGATCCCGACCTAACTTATGTAAAGCACGTATGAACAAGCGTATAAACGAACTTGCCATCCAATCAGGTGGTATCTGGCAGGGTGGCTATGTTGAACAAGCTAACGGTGATAGTGTCTACACAGGACACAAGTTTGTTCACGGTGGCGACATGGATGTGGAACAATTCGCCCGACTGCTGGTGAAAGAATGTTTGGAGCAGGTTTGGTATACTCGTGAAGATGGTATCAATGGCAATGTTTCTGAAGTTATCAAAGACAGGATTAAAGAACATTTCGGAGTTGAAGAATGAACGAACGAATTAAACAACTTGCTGAACAGGCAGGATTGAAACAAAGATTATGGAATTCTTTGGGTAAAGAATTGCCTATGTGGCAAGAAGATCCAGATAATCCCGGATTAGAAAAGTTCGCCGAGTTGATTGTTCGGGAATGTGCTAAGTTGTGCTACGACCGTGCTTATAAGGGAATTTTAGGTTCAGTGACTGATGGTGCGATGTTGTGTGCGAACGATATAAAAGAACATTTTGGAGTTGAATAATGATTATAAATCGTGAAGAAATCCCACAGGGTGTATTAGATGATATCTACAACCATTACGAAGAAATTACCTTTGATAATTATGGCAAACCCGTAACAGAACAGGTAGTTACTAAAGCATCTAACTATTACAGAGTTATTGCGGAAAATGTTGAATGCACGGTATTGGATCGTGATACATTTGAGCCAAAACTGATGGTAGGAACAGAAAAAGAAAGTTACCTAGTAAGAGGCATTTTTACTGATAACGCCTGTGATGTTTATGCCGTTATGTCATCGGGCATCGCATTTGTGTAGCAATAAAGCCTTCGGAGTTGAAGAATGACCCAACGTAGAAAAATTAACGACATGGTGGACGATGTCTCCACATGGGAGTTTGAAGGTACACTAGCAACAGTGTTGGAGCGTGTGCAGGCAATGATCCGAGAACATGGACCGGATGCACGGCTTGACTATAATCGAAACTTCTATTACGATTACGATAACGACCCATCACCTCGTTATGAGTTGTATATAGTGCGTGAAGAAAACGATGAAGAATTTAACAAGCGCCTAGCTGAACAAGCTGAGTATGACCGCAAACGTGAAGAAGCTGAAAAAGCCGAATTTGAACGATTGAGTAAAAAGTTTGGAGTTGAAGAATGAAAACCTTCCTTGCAGCAATTGGCGGATTTGTGTTATGCCTATCAATTTTAGGATCATTTAATATTGGTAACTTTGTGTTGATGTATAGCCCGGACAAAATTTCTTGTGTTAAAGGAGATAAAGAATGAAAATGTATATTTGTATCAAAGACGACTTGCCTGCAGGCATGGCAATGAATTCCGCAGCACATGCTGGTCTTATGTGTCACTTGAAGTTTTGCGAAGATGGCAACTACTTGGACTGGCTCGGTAATAGCTTCAAGAAAGTAACATGTGCAGTAACTCCTGCGGAGTTTGCTATGCTGAAAACTGTAGAAGATCATTTGGTAGTAACCGAGAGTCGACTAAATGGACAAGAAGTTGCCATTGTGCTTAAACCACGCCAACCAAACGAGTGGCCCGAATTTGTTAACATGCTAAAGCTGTGGAAATGATACGAGAAATCGGACATGCTCTCCGCATCCTGAAAGAGTTTATCTTTTGGGCGTTATCTAAAATTGGTATGTACTTCGTAGGCCGCCACATAGAATATGCCAAGTCGTTGATAAAAGAACCAGGGTTTACCACGTTTATGACCGCTGCGATTTTAGCAACCGGGTGCATACCTGTTGGATTAGGCTCGCTAGTCTACACTGGCGAAACTGCATCATCGGTGCTTGCTGTGAAGATTTGGTTCTGGACCGTGCTTTCATACTACATGTTTACATTGGTAACCATTGCTTTCAAAGCGTTTCTTTTAGAGCGTGAAGAGATTATGAAACGGTTAAGAGACACAAACATTTAATAGACAACAATTCAACATCCCTATATAATACATTTTTAAAGGAAAACATTATGACATGCAGAGGTTACGATTCTAAAGCTGTGAAACTCTCCAGCTTGGTTAAGATGGCATCGTCTACTATTGTAGACAAGCAAGTTCGTGGAGCATTTCTCCGCAGCTTCACAAAGATTGCTGAAGCTGACGCTCGCCAAAAGGGCGCACGTAAGGACTCTAAGTGAGTCTAGAATACACTTTCGGCCCATTAGGTGACGATGAGTTTGCGCTGGGTACCCGTTACAAAGAGATTCAAAAGCTCTTGTGGGAACACCAATGCGAAGTCACTTTCACTAAAGTAGATGGAAGTGTGCGAACAATGCCTTGTACCCTAAAGGCAGAGGCATTGCCTGCTCGTGATGCAACTAAGCTACACGAAACACGATTGCTAAACCACAAGACTCTTAGTGCCTGGTGTTTAGACAAAAGCGAATGGCGCAGTTTTAGAACTGAAAACGTTACTCATATTCGGGTGATTGCATGAAAGACGCAGTAGCAGGCTTTTTATATGTGATCGCATTTATTGTGGTCTCAATGGGATGTGGTTCCATAATTGGTTGGGCCATTGGCTCTGCTGCAAAGGAGTACGCAGACAGTCGCCCTGGGCCTGTTTGGTACTGCATCGAAGGCAAGCTATACGAAAAGATCGGTGATACCTACACTAGTGTAGTTCCTGCCCGCACCTGCTTGCCAGTAAGCAAAGACTGATATGACCACAAGCAAGATTGACCCAAGCGATCTAACTCCAGAATGGGAACAGACTGGCAAGAACTCTTGGGTGGTTACTTTACAAGAAGACGGGGACGACCTGGTTATGCCCATTCCTGATGAACTACTTGCTGCACAAGGATGGGCAATCGGCGATACTCTGGTGTGGGATGTTCGTGATGATGGCACTATCTTTCTAACTAAGCAATGACTATTAGCAAAAGTCCCGAGCGTAATACTTTTCAGGCTCAAAGTTATCGTGACAAACTGTTGGTTGATCCAACGGACGAAGATGCCCTGCAAATGATTGAACATTACGAAGAGTGGAACCATAAAGCTGACCTGAGAACTCAAGACCCCGAATGGCAAAAGGACAACATGGAGTACGATCTTCGTACAACAGATTGGATCCTTGAAAAGGTGCGTAGCGATGATGTGTATGCACAGAATCTCTATGCTGCCATGTGCAACAATGACTTCCAGAAGCTAGACACTTGGCCTATCTTAACAGGCAAGACCTGGGGCTGTTCTTGGCGTTATGCCGGCGGTATTGTTGCCGATATGCAGGAAAAAGGCGACTACATTGATTGGTATTGCAGCGGTATTCGCAACGGAGATGCAACGCCCGAAGAACTAGCAGATTACACAGAAGAGCAGTTGGCCTATCACAAGCAATCACAAGCCTACGTGTCCGAAAGTCGTGTTACCGACGAGATCCGAGAAGACCTACACCGCCTAGGATGGGCTGCATTGGATAGCAAGAACGAGTAAGATTACCATAACTCTTGTTCTTATAGATAGCACTTTGCTATACTACAATCAGTTGTGCAAGACACAACAAATACTAAAGGAAATTACATTATGACAACTATCAACTTAAAGCGTTTCGATTTAACTACTAAGCAAGGCAAATTGTTCAAAGCATTGGTCTTAGACAAGGAAGTTTTGAGCGAGGCACAAATTGCCAAGCGTTTCAGCATTGCTAACCCAACTGCTACCATCAGTGCAATCCGTCAACGTGGTTATGCCATTTACGGCAAGAGCCGTAAAGCAGGCAATGGCGTTCAGGTCACTGAATACCGTTACGGCGAAGCTAGCCGCAAAATGGTTGCTATCGCTTACAAAGCAATGGCACAAGGTTTGGTCTAATTCTAGACTGCTCCAAAAAGGCTCGCAAGGGCCTTTTCTCTTGACAAGAAATTGGAATAGTGCTACAATAGCACATTACTAAAGGAACTATCATGCGTGTTAGCGTAATGAGTGATTTACACTTGGATTTTGCAGACTTGACGTTGCCCGGCGGCGATGTACTTATTCTCAGCGGCGACGTTTGCGAAGCCAAGCGTTTCAAGAAAGAAGATTACAACCCAGCAATGGTATTGCTAGAGCACGAGCGTAAAGACCAGCGCCCCGATCGGTGCAGTCGCTTCCTAGAGGAAGAGTGCGCTAAGTACCGCGAAGTCATTTACGTAATGGGCAACCATGAGCACTATGGTTATCAGTTCCATAAGACCTATGATCACATCAAGAGCCAGTTGCCGTCTAACGTGCATCTGCTTGAAAAAGAAACGTACGAAATTGACGGTGTGTTGTTTATAGGCGGAACGCTGTGGACTGACATGAACAACCATGATCAGCTTACCTTGTACCACATGAAGAGCATGATGAATGACTATCGTCAGGTAACTATGCTGAACGAGACTAATGGTGCTTACCATCGCTTGCAGCCCGAAAAGACTGTAACTGAGCACATTAAGACCAAACAATACTTTACTCAGCAGCTGAGTGAGAACCGCATGAGTGGCCGTAACAAGCCAGTGGTTGTATGTACACATCACAGCCCGAGCAAGTTGAGCACTCATCCGCGTTACGCAGACGATGTCATTATGAATGGTGCGTACAGCAGCGATCTCAGTGAGTTTATATTAGACAACCCTGAGATTAAAGTTTGGACACACGGTCATACACACCATCAGTTTGATTACATGGTTGGTGACACTCGTGTTATTTGCAACCCACGTGGTTACAAGAACTATGAGCAGCAAGCAGAGGACTTTGATCCAACATTTGGATTTGATATCTAACCTGTTGACTTTAGTTAACACAAAGCCTATACTGCGGTATAGGCTTTTTTACGAGGTAAATTTTGGCATACATTTTAAATAATCACAAGCATACCGGCAACTTATTTGCTGGCGCAACTACTGTCGCTAATCCATTTTCAGTTAGTGGATCAAATGGATACTCTAATACCACATGGACCACTGCCGCTAATCCAATGACAGTTACGCAGCAAGCGACTATTACGCTAAACGGAGAACAGGCAGACATTGTTATGAACGGCAAGAGTCTCAAGGATACGCTAGAGGCCCTTGAATCAAGGTTGGCCATGCTGAAACCCGATGTCTCACTCGAAACCGAATGGGCAGAACTAAAACGGTTAGGTGACGAATACCGCAAGTTGGAATTAGAGATCAAGGAAAAGATGAAAACTTGGGATACTCTCAAGAATACATCACTTTGACGCATAAAGGCATTTAGTGTATAATAGTACTATGAACTCTATCACAATTAATGGTGCCGATAAGGCGCTTGAGGCGGGCGGCTGGTGCAGACAACAATTTGGTATTAAGGGATGGACAATAGACTTAAACAGTATGCTGGGTAACAATCCCACGTATAGGTTTGATTTCTCTAGTCCCTCTGATGCTACACTATTTGCATTAAAATGGCGGTGACTCTAGCTGTTCATGAATTTTCAGTGGGGGATGTTGATGACCCGGACCTTTATGCCGCATGGCCTCTATGGGAATGGCAGCAAAGTGATGCAGGGAAATGGGTTATGGCTAATGCAATTGAAACCCCGCAATGGAGCAAGTGCAACGATTACCACTCATACTCTCTTCGTTACAGAGTAACTGCTAAACTTAAAGATGAGGATGCAACCTTTTTCAAGTTAAAGTATGATCACACTAACCGATACTGAGTGGCGCAAGATCCGAGCTCAGATTAAAATTGAGTACGCAGACAAGCCTAGTGTTTGGCTCTTGCGATCTGTAATGAAGCGTGAGTTAGGATTCACCGACCGCCATCATCAGGTTTACCGAGAACAAACAGGTTACATCACTACTGTCTACTTAGACTTCTTCAATGACGCAGCAGAAACAATGTTTAGATTGAAGTACTTATAATTGGAATTCCTTGCTCGTATCCTTCCCAAGTTAATTGCTGGTGTCCTAAGCATTATGGATGCCAGTCGCTTGCGGGATAAGGTATACCAGCAACAACACGAACACGAGTTGATGTGGACTGCACTAGATGATATCGCACGTATGCACCCAGATCATCCGTCAGGAAAAATAGCAAAGAAAACACTAGATGAAGTTACTACACGCTACGGTAGGTAGGTTTCAAGCATGGCGACATGCCCGTTACCTTAAGAAGAAGGGATGGACTCAGCGCCAGTTTGATCTCATAAATGATCCTGATTTTTGCGCACGTGGTGGTAGTATTCGTAAGGACGTGTATCGTGGCTACCCTTACCTCGTCCCGTTTGACGACACAGTGCCACTGGAACGGCGGCATGGCCAAGGATGGATCACCGTAGTTGATAACATGACCACGTGGTGCGCAGCAAATGCCACCGGTAAATGGAGAGAAGATATCCTCCCAGTTGACAAGAGTTGGGATGGCGAATGGACGCAAGGGTGCATGGGTCTAAGCCACAACATTCTATTTTTTGCATTTAACAATGAGCAAGATGCTGTAATGTTTAGTCTATACTGGAGTGTGTAATGAATATTAAATTCAAACATCGCCCGGACCGATACTACGAGTGGGAAATGTACTACAGTCCACAAGGTCCAGAGATGAGCGAAATATACGGATGGTGCTGGACCACATTCGGTCACCCGGGACTAGCATTAGGTAATGGCACTTGGGATAGCCATGGTGGATGGATTAAATTTCGCAGGGAAGAAGATGCTACAATGTTTGTGTTGAGGTGGAGCTAATGGAATTATTTTACGGCGGTGGCGGGAATCAGTACCCCGACTTTAGATATAAGGTGCGTATTAAAAAGAACTCGCCTGAAGTCAATGCTATGATGAAGTGGTGCGACGACTATCCAACAGGCGATAAGGGCTATTTCAAACGCTACTACATTGATTGGCGTGGAGGCACAAAAACTTGGGATAGTGAATACACTACATTTCAATTTGAATGGGAACAAGCTGCTATTATGTTTGCTCTGAGTTTTGCGGATAGTGTATGTTAACTATAGTAAGAATTTGGGTGTTGGATCACAATGTTATCCCCGACCAGTCTGATGTAGACTACTGCAAAAACAATGGCATACAACTAGACGCCCAGCAAGGTGAGCATCAGCGTATTGAAACCAGCGGGCAGGTCTATCACTACCGCAGCTCGCCCGGGGTTATAAAACTAACCACATTTGACGATAAAGGTGAATGTATGTTACAATTACGGTACGCAGGTAGAATCCATCTACTACAACAAATCTATACTGAGTCGGTAACACATTCGTATTAATGAAAGTTCGTCTTAAAAATGGCCGAATCGGAGAACATCGCCTTAAGTGGGACAAGAACCCAACAGGCATTGCGCCATTGCTAATAGGATCGGAGACTGTGGAGTTGGACATAACTGAACGAATTTACAACGGGCCTGACTGCTACCCATGGCGCAAGACGTTTGCACTTTGGCCAGTTAAAACAATAGGTGGTAATCGCATTTGGTTACGCACTGTTTACAAACAACGATTCTGGGCAGTGTGGGGCAAAGGCTTTCACATGGAACCCTGGGTTGAATATGCAACACTATTCGAGATTTTAAAACATGAATCTAAATCATCTATCTGACGTAGAGCTGCTACGCTACTTGGATTTGACTAGCACTGATCCATTGGTCAAACGATTAATCAACATGCTGTCTGCACCTAACGGTGGGCTTGTTGGTGATTTAGTCGAAGCAGGCATGGATCCTAACACATGGGTCTTTACAGACGATCACCAAGACTACTACCCCGGAGATTACATCACCCACTTGCAAAAGATGGTTGCCTACGCAGAAGATGACCGTGCGGTAGCCGAAATGGATTTAGCGGATGCTCGTGAAGAACTTGATAAGTTAAGTCGACGCACCGTTACAGAACTTCTAGTAGATGCGCAGCGGGCAATTGACTCTGCAAAATCCAATCACCTTTACGCAGTTAGAGAAGCTGAAAAAGCTCACGAAGTAATTGACAAGGTACAAGCAGAGAATAGACATCTCAAAGAGCAATTGGGTATGTGGAATATTTTGGGAACTGAATGATATGGACAATATTATCCACCGCGGCGAGAATTTCCGATTAATCAAATGGCGCCATCGCAAAAGCGACAAGGTGCATTATCGTGTCGAGATGACATATGATTACTGGATGGACCGAGAACGACCTGCAGGGGAGAAAAGTTTCCCCGAGCAAGTTCGCGATGTGATTGACCCAACTCGCTGCCGCAGCGGGCAAGCTGGCACACACTGGAAATACCGTAACTTAGAAGAAGCTACAAAAGCCTATACATTTTTAGTAATGAAATTCACATGAGTTATAAACTTAAACTAGCACACAAGCATCACGATCAATTAGATCAAATCGAAGCATGGCTCAACGCTAACGTTGGCCCTGGTAGCAAGCGACATGCAAACAATACATGGCTGGGCGCCGAAGATTGGTACTGCTATGAAGAAGTACTAGTTCCAGGCAGCGACGAAGAGGAAGAAGAGTACTACGACAACGATGACAATCTTGAAGATATCTCAGATTTGATCTTTGTATTCCGCCGCGAAAGCGATCTGTTAATGTTTAGTTTGAAATGGGCATAGCATGTCTAATCCTTTTAAACTCACAGATCTTCCTAACAACACTTGGTTAGTGACATGGGCTGAGAATAACTTTGCACATAATGCTAGACAGCGAGACAAGTTAGTTGATCTTCTGTTCCGAGACATTGGATGCCGTGAAGTTGGCCTGGGCATTACGCTAAACAATGGCGAACTAGAAACACTGTGGATTAGCGAAAAAAATTATTTTCAACGGTCTGATATGACATACGGATGGGAAGACATGTATGTGGTTGGGGGAGTTGTGTTTTTTCACAAACACGAAGCTAGAGCATTTTATGACTTATTAGAAAGTCGCTTGGCTTGGTACTATTTAAGGCAAGGTGCAGCAGTTGCTTGAAATTCCATACCCAACCTTAATGAATGGCAGTCGCACGTTCTCTATGGAAACTCTACAAAAGTGGCTTGACGCACACTTTCCTCAAGAACGTTCCTGCATCGTCCGTGTTGCTATTGTTAACAAAGGGCCCGGCAGATATGGCGACGAACGATGGGCGATTCGTTTTTATCGGGATGAAGATGCAACACTGTTTGGATTGTTATGGCAGTAACTTATAAAACTAATCCGTTATTCCCAGGTGTTAATTTTCCCGTGTTGCACCGTGTTGTCTATGCACACACCATTGATGGTGTCCCAGCACAATGGCAAATCAGCTACAAGGATTATATAGTCAATGAATGGCTTAAAGCAAACACACGCCATCCTTACTACCACAGTCCCGGGTATCTTCGTGAAAAGTTCATTGAGTTTGAATGTGATGAAGAAGCAGTGCTATTCGCACTAAAGTGGGCAAAGTAATGTATAGCGAGACTCACCGATTTTTTAAATTCAAACACGTTCCCAAGGACTTTATATGGGGCAGTGAGGAAATTGACCTGTGCCGCCTGCACATTAGTGACAACCGTATCACGATGCCGCTTGTGGACCGCGAATGGTTTAGTGCGCCCGATGGTGTATGGATTCGACACGATTGCCTGAATAACGAAATCATAACTTGGTTTGCACTGAAAGCAAGCAATGAAGTTTGAATTGTTAGAAGGGCGCATACACGGAGCTCGCTACTACACGGTTAGACCAGACTTTGATTGGTGGATTCCTAGTAGCTTAAATGACACAAATACCAATTGGCGCAATATGTTAGCATGGTGTGTAGAAACCTTTGGTGCCAGTGCAGAAATGGGTGTATGGGAACCCGGTGCTCGTTGGTATGCTAACAATGCAAAGTTTTGGTTTCGTAATGATGAAGATAGGGTAGCGTTTTTGCTGAGATGGTCATGAAAACAGACCTAGTCCAATTTTACTGCGAACGAGATCCCTACTACGCTAAATCACGTGAGTACTACATGATGAACGTAAATCATTACGAAACTCCTTATTACCTTTGGATGATACAGGAATATCGCACCGTGCTGTTAAACAAACAGGGTAGCTGGAGCGACAGGGCTGAACAGCATTGGGGCTTTATTAATGAATCGGATAGAACAATTTTTATGTTGAGATGGTCATGACAACTACTGTTGAATTTGGTAAAGATCGTTATCACTTACAGGGTGAAATGGAAGAATGGTGCGAGCACAATATTGGGTCTAATCCTCGTTATAGCAACCACGTTTGGTCCAAGCCAGTTGAGTGGGAAGGGTTAGGCACATGGTGCATGGCTAGTGCGTTTGGCACAACATTTTTCTACTTTAAACATCGCAAAGATGCAACCTTCTTTGCATTGAAATGGAAATAATATGGATGATCGGAATCTCTGGAACAGGCTATGCGATTGGGTAAAATTTGGTAAGTTTATAGAATGGAAAGAATGGTTTTACTGGACCATTGTGCCTGGCACTAGCATTGGGGTCATTTGGCCCAATGGCCCAATTTCTCTGGGTTGTGATCCTGATGGCGAAGAGGTAATCGTCGACTCCGCTGATCCAAACGATCACTATCGCCCATGGTTAGAAGAGCATGTTGGGCGTCAGGGCATTGATTGGGAATGGAGAATGGGAACTTTTGGATTTTGGACAGATGAAATAGATACTCTGGATATTAAGTTTCGGGTAGGAAAGACAAAGTATGCTACAATAGCAGCATTGATGTGGGCCCAATGAGAACCAAAACTACAAGAGAACTATATCCGTACCATGTGCGCTTTAAGCGTACAGGAGATTGGTATACTCCCGGCGGTACTTGGTATCAAATTAGTAACTGGCTACGTGAGCACTACGGGCAGAATTGGGAATATCTTGACAGTATGTTTATGTTCTCTAAGGAAGAACATAAGATGCTTTTTATAATGAGATGGCTATGACAAAACGCAACACCGTAGTACTGGATATTGAAACAATGGAAGCAGTAATGCCGCGCGGGTCTTCATCTGTTTTTCAAAACATCTCAGGTGGAATACATCCTGATGAAATGATGATTTTTGCCGGAGGTAGACAAACTGGCAAGTCCACAATGACTTACCAAATGCTAAAGAGCAGATACTACGAGATGGGTATTAAGGAGCAAATCCAGAAGTTAGATACGTTTGCTCTAGCTGGTGCTACATGGTACACTGTGCATTGTCGTCCTTCAACTATTAGCGGGTGGGTGCAAGAGCAAGACCCCGATATGTGGTGCCGTCACTACAACACAGGCGCACTGCGATTTGGTCACCCCACGTTCAACAACTACAATATACACGAAGAACTGTATTCAATGCTGTTACTAAAATGGTCATGAAACAAACTATTGCAGCAAAGACTCGTGCCATCAAAGTCAAATGGACCATTGAGAAGCCAGAGGACGACGAAGTATGGCAAGAGGTTGGAGCAGCATTGCAAAAAGAGATCGATGACGAAATTGTCAACACTATCAAAAGGCAAAGACTTATGTTAGAAGGATGGGTCAAGGCACCGTTTACTAGCGACAAGTTTGCTACACCAGGCAACCACCAAATAGCAGAGGTTGTGAAATGGATACACCTGAACACTACAGCGCAATATCAAATATTTGGACGCGAGTTCTGGTTTACAAGTAAGGAAGACTTAACTCTGTTTGTGTTGAGGTGGTCATGACAGATACCGTTAAGTTAGAGTGGGATGATATTTGTCGCCACGAGCATAGATGCGAGGGTGCATCTTGTAATAACTGGTTGTATCACACTGTGCCTAGCTATAGTGTATATGTCAAAGCATACAGATGGTTGCGAGAACGCGGGTGCAAACTTATAAGTGCCGAGCGTGAAGAAGAACTCGTTGCCGGTGACCAATGGAGATACACTGGCAGGTATACGTTCAAGTTCTTATGTGAGCAAGAGTATGCGTTGTTTGTACTAAGGTGGAGTTAATGGATTTAGACCTTGTAAAAAAGATTGTAGTCAGACAGGCTAATAACGAATTTCTTAAAAAGCCTATCATATTGCCGCCAGAAGCAAAGGTCGTCACTGGCCAAATCAAAGAAGATGCTTACTTGCATTTTCTAGAAACTGTGTGCGGTGTAGAGATACTGTTGTCAGGGTACCATAACAAGATAGTTGGGTACAATGTCATTGATGAAAAGAAGTTTGCTTGGTTTGTATTAAGGTGGTCATGAAAGTTTATACTAAGAATACTCAGCGAACGATTTTAGAAATGTCTGAAATGTGGTATTGGATGACCAAGAACTTTGGGCCACCGGAAGTACATAATGGCAATCTTAAACGCTGGACTTATGGCAAGGATCACCCAGGGTTCATGGGCAGTGAAACCATTGACGGTACATTTGATATTGAATGGTTTGATTTCCGTGATAAAAAAGACGCTGAATGGTTTGTACTGAGGTGGTCATGAGTCGGCATGAGAAATATTGGTGTACAATTCGAGTCACTGTACCATGGCGCAGTACTGGACAGTTTAGAGACCTGCGTATATGGTTGCTGGACAATATTTTAAATATGGACTACGATTATTACGGAGTGGATTTTGTTAACCCTGAAAATCGTATATACTACTTTGCACGAGAACAAGATGCTGCAATGTTTGCACTGAGGTGGGCATGATGGAAAGACCTAGATCTAATTCACAAGAGTGGATTCGGTCCAAGCATGACCCAAAACATGATATGGTACACGGCGATAGACTGTATTATGTTGAGCCAGGCTGCGAGTACGGGTTTAAAGAAGACGACGGCCATGTGTGGAGTCGGTTAAACTGTAGCTATTGGTTTGGTGACTGGATTGAAGAAAACGGCGGAAAAGAACGCTGGAGAATATACGGCGGCAGGCACCGTGCTATCTACATTGTGCGTGAAGACCTGCTGGCGTTTATCAAGTTGAAATGGCTATGAAGCAATACGGCCTAGCTATTGAACATTGGGGGCATCCACGTAAGGCCACTATATGGCATTGGCTTGAGCAAAACTTTGGGCCCGAAGGCGACCGGTGGGGTACAGTCTACAATTACGGACTGGATAATCTCTGGATGAATGAAGATGTTTACATTATGTATGAATTGAAATGGACGCAAAATGACTGATAAGAATATCAACGATCAAATGAAAATCTTGATCCCAATGATCCGTAAGGTCATGCCCACAATGATCGCAACTGACATCATTGGTGTGCAGCATATGGATATGGGAATCGAACTCGAAACCGGGGAGACTTACGTGGATGAAGCCGCTAGTCATGCAACCGAAAACAACATCGTGGAATGGTATTGGGCACGATTGCCCCTGTCTGCAGGAGCATTCTGGAACATCAAAGGAACCCAGGCGCATTACGAACAAGTTGATGCATGGTGTGAAGAAACATTCGGACCACGCTGCTCCAACGAGCATCCTGAATTTATATGGGATAAAATTAACTACCGTTATTGCTTTAAACGAGCCGAAGATAGGACAGCATTCGTGCTGAAGTGGGGCTAATATTTCACGCTACGTACTACCAACACAGTCTGAGCAAACGGACGCATGGTTTAATGGTGGCCACCTAATTGTTCTGTCAGACATTATGTACTGGAGCGCACACTACCAAGACTTGGCAGACTGGTGTAAAGAAACCGATTCCCAAGTGCAAGGAATGACAGTGGTAGTACCCAATGAAAAAGTATTAACTTTATTCTGCTTACGTTGGAGTTGACCTAAATTGGGTGTTATGCTATAATACAGCATGGAAAAGAAGATCAAATGGCTACGCGAGGGTAAGCAGCTTCGTGCAACGATGCCCGTTGCTCCGCGGGGCTACGAATCTTTCCTGCGTGAAGAGGACATGGATCCCGTTCAAAAATGGTGTGATCAGGTTGGCTACGGGCGCCGCACGAGCTTTGACACGTTTAAGTTTAAAACACGGGCAGAGATAACTGCATTTCTACTAAAATGGGCGTGATCGATAATGATATCAGCAGCATGTACCCAAGCTGTTTTGAAGGCCCACGAAGCAGAGCATTTTGGGCCCAAATTGATGAGGAACATCGCATGAGAGTACTAAACAAGAAGTATTGGCCGTACCACGTCAAAGCCGAGACCACAGATAAACAAGAGCGCTGGTGCTACGAGAATCTCAAAAGTAGCGAGTGGCGTAATGTCGGCAGTTACTTTGCATTCAAGCGAGAGCAAGATGCAATGATGTTTACACTAAAGTGGTCCTAATGGATTTTGAATTTGTTGATAAATGCAAAGCTAAACTAAAACCTCTCGGGGTTAAAGTTAGTATCGACATCATTGATGATTGCTACTATGCAACATTTGACGGAACAAAGTCCTTAATGAAAACTAGATGGGTTGAACTGTTTGGCATTTCATTTGGGCAGATTGCAATGCGCACACTAATAGAATTCCACTCTGCACTCGATGTAGAGGAGCCTGCCGACAATATAGCAGTTTTTAAAATTGGCACACTTTTTGATATACTGAGTAAACAACATGAGCAGACATTATAGTAGCAGCGCACTAGTTAGCTGGTTGCGTAACAAACTTAACATTGACAAGCCATATGCCCTGCCATGGGGAGGATTTGAAAAATGGGAAGCCGAATTGAAAGCACAACGACCTGTAGCATATTTCTTCACTGAAGTACTCCCGGACTGGGTCGAGTATCCTGCTAAATGGACTATTGACCCCATCAATGACGTTCGTTATTACTTTCGAAATCGCTGGATCACAAAAACTCATTATCTAAAGACTAGACTACAGCCCGGTAAGTGGTACGAGTACGAAACTAGAATTTTGCACGGACTTTTTAGTGAACTTGTGGACTTTGTTGAAATCGATAAGGCCAGTCACGCAGTTGCATGGGGCGCTAAAGAAGATCGAGCAAAATACAGTATTCCATGGTGGAAGAAATTTCGTATGGCGTATTGGGGAGAGTGGCGTTGCCCACAAGCAGGCCTTGACCACTTGCGTTGGGAGATCGATCTCGACAACCCTAACAAGGATATAACCGAACGTTGTGACAGTCAAGCACAAGCCGCCCGTGAAACCATGATCTTATACACCTGGTGGAAGGAAATTCGCAGTGTGCGTACTGACAATGCTGCATACGAAGTATCTGGGTGGGATGATTTTAACGTGCGTATGGATACCAAGTACGGGGATAACTGGTTATGGGGGTCCTTGGGCAATGGTAGACGCGGTAAACTTACTGCCACTGAGCAACAAGAGTACGATGCTATCCGTGCTACTATTGATCAACTTGAGCAAGAGTGGGAGCAAGAGGACGAAGATATGATGATTCGGCTAATCAAGCTACGTAAAAGCCTTTGGACTTGACCCATAATGATTTATCTAGTATAATTGCTACACTGGAGTTAAAATGACATTAGATTTGATTGTTGAATTTGTGGTTTTCTTTTTGCAATTTATGTTCTGGATGCTGGTGTTTAGCCTTTGCATCCGTGCAGTATCCAGAGGCTCTGCCTCGATCGAAGAAGAAAAAGAAGAGCTTAAAGACAAACTTACTAAACTCATACACGTAGTTAAGCCAGAAAAACACGGCGACATGATTTACTGGTTCGACTACGACACTGATGCCTTTTTAGGACAAGGGCACACTGATGAGGAAATTATTGCACAAATTAAAGCAAGGTTTCCGTCACATATCTTTATTATTGACGAAGGACAAAGCAGCATCAGTGCCCCGGACTGGCAGGCCGCACCACTGGCTGCACTGCTTGAGTCAAAATCTGTTAACAATATTGTTGGACGTATCAAATGAGTATGCACCTACACCACCCTAGCCTCAGCATGACTGGCAAAAAGCGGGGTAAGATGAAATTTAAAAGCGCAGAGGCCAAACGCGAGTTTGAGCAACTGGATAAGGAATGGAAAGATCTGCTCAAACGTCAAGGTGCAGAGCTTGAAGAAAAGCGCCGCCAACGTGCGCTCAAGGCCGAGCCATTGAATTACAAGCTAAGTGCCCCAAGCGGGCGGGACACCGGACCACGTATCCCAAGTTTGAACTCAGGCGCAGGTGTTGCTACGCTGGCTCCAGCAAAAGTCTACACAGGCACAAAAGTAAAAGGTATTGCTACTATGCACAAGAGCAACGCGGTGCCAGTGTTTAGCGACGAAGAAGCTGTGGAAATCAGCCGTATGCGCCGTGGTTAATTATCAATATTACTGCGAAGTCAATTGGGATAGGCCCGGACGCCCGCGTGGAGTTTACTGGTTTAATTCTCCGGATCACAAGTATGCTACTAGATCATACCATGACGCAGTTCAATGCAGTGATGTAATATGGCGCCAAGGGCCTGGGGGTGGGGTTAAAGTAGTCAAGGATCGCCGGGCAGTTTATCCAGTGGGTTATATTACTAGCAGCGAAAAACATATGAAAAAGTTCATGTTTATTAAACTAACTGCCAAACCTTTGGCATAAGTAAACAGCGTACATAACGAAAGGATAACGCAGAAAACACCATGGCAAAATCAGACGACATTATTCGCATGGCCGGTAAAGTAGAAGAAGTTCTACCCAACGCTATGTTTAGAATTGTGCTTGAAAACAAGCATACCATTACCGCAACCATTGGCGGTAGACTACGCAAAAACAATATTCGCATCTTGCTCGGCGACAGCGTAGAAATTGAAATGAGCCCATATGACATGGATCGTGGGCGTGTAGTGTATCGCAATAAATAAGTAATGCACTCCATCCGTAATACCTTAACTCTATTAGAATCGCCAACCGAATTAGAGCAGATCAAACTGCCCTACAGTCACACTGCACTCTCACCAGTTATGAGCAGCGCCACTATTGACACACATTACGGGAAACTATACAAGGGTTACGTAGATCGATACAACAAAGGCGAGGGCGACAAAAGCTTCAACGAAGCAGGGGCCTATCTACATGGTATATTCTTTAGTCAGTTCAGAGCCCCGCGTTCTATTGCACCTAAAGGGCATATCTTAGATCTAATCAATCGTCACCACACATCATTTGTGGATTTTAAAAAGAACTTCAAAGAAGAAGCATTAAAGATGCAAGGCTCTGGCTGGATTTATCTAAGCAAGAGCGGCGCAATTAAAACTATACGTAATCACACTAAACGCACAGACATTGCACTGTTAGTTGATATGTGGGAACATGCCTACACCAACGACTACAGCACAAACAAAGCAAAATACCTGGACAGCATTTGGCGAATTATGGACTGGGACGCTATTAATAGACGTATGTAACATATAGCCCGATATTGGGGTTGTACATGTTTTGGTAAATACTCATATAGTATGGATACCACAACATGAGTTCAGACGTAAGATTCGTAAACACAGGCGCCGTTGCAAACGACGGAACAGGCGATGCAATTCGCACAGCATTTACTACTGTAAATAGTAACTTCAGCAACATTGATGCCAGAATCAGTACTGGTAATTTTGGCGTTGTTTACAGCGGCACTTACATTCAAGCTAACTTGTTATTAACAAGTCTTGGCCCAACAGTAACCGACACCTTAGAAGTTTACAGTACCGCAAACATTGCAGGCAATGCACAAATTGCCAATTTAACAGTTAATAACGCATTTGTTGCTAGTAGAATCACTTCCACTGGCAACACCTATGTACAAGACAGTCTAAACGTCACCAACGATATCCAAGTCACTAGAAACGTGGTAATTGGTGGCAACTTGACTGTCCTTGGTAACTCTGTAACTGTTAGTTCTGCAGACTTAGCCGTACAAGATAGCTTGATTAACTTGCACACCACCGGCCTTGACCCATTGACGTTCGATGACGGCAAGGATATTGGCTTAAAGTTTCACTACTACAAGACTTCGGATAAACATGCTGCCCTTGTTTGGGCCAATGATAGCCAGGCATTAGAGTTTTACGCAGACGGTATTGAGTCGGCGGGCAACACTTTCAGCGGAACTTACGGTAACGTCAAAGTGGGTAGCTTGTTTGTTACTAACACCACCGCAACTACTAACACCACCACTGGCGCTATTGTGACCCGAGGTGGCATTGCGGCTGCTGGTAATATCGCTGCAACCAACTTCTTAGGTAACGTATATGGTACCCAAGCCAACGTAGCCAACTTATCTGTATCTGGCTCAGTTCTTGGTAGTTTGTATTTTAGTGGTTCTGACACCATTTATATTAACGGGTCCGCAGTTGCTACATCAGCCGCATCATTTACTGGTGGTACTGTACCTGGATACACTCTATTCAATGCTGTGGTAGAAGCTCGTGGTAATATCTTTGCCAATAGCCAAGTTGCAAGCACCGGTACAACCACTGGTGCCTTAGTAGTCAATGGTGGTGCCGGTATTAGTGGTGCAGTATACGCAGGTAGTGTTAACGCTCCGATTGGAACCGGCACTGTTAACACAGGGGCATTTACTACCATTACATCTACTGGTATTATAAACGCAAGCGGTAACATTGTTGCTGGCGCAACAACTAACAGCGTTGGTATTACTACCGGTGCTCTTGTTGTCAAGGGTGGTGTTGGTATTGCTGGTAACTTGTATGTAGGTGGTAGTATCAACAACACGCCAATTGGTGTGTACGGATCTAGTATTGGTAACTTTATCAGTATTGGCGACCAGGGCCCAGGATCTGGTACATTTACTCGTTTACAAATTAACAACACCACAGCAAGTGCAAACTTAACAACTGGTGCAGTAATTGTAGCCGGGGGCATTGGTGTAAGCGGTAACGTATACACAAACGGACTGTATGCTAATAATATTGGCTTTGCTAACGGTGCGCCATTTGTATCAACTGCGATTGCTAACACCGCAGATATCACTGCTAACATCCCAAGTGGACCTAGCGTAGGTGTTAGTTTAACTGCAACTGGTGTAACCGCTGGTACATATGGTAACCTTACATACTATCCTGTGGTCACTGTGGACAGCAAAGGACGTGCAACATCGATTGCTGCACAAGTTATTAACTTGCCACTCACAGGCACAAGCGGTACAGGTGCAGCTAACGGATCATTAACATTTGCTGGCACCAGCGGTGTTACTGCAACCGTAAGCGGTAGCACAGTAACCTTGGCTACCCCACAAGATATCCGTACTAGCGCAGCTCCTACATTTGCTGGCATTAACGTAAGTGCAGCGATTGTTCCTACTGGTAACGCCACTGTTAACTTAGGTAGCCCAACTGCATGGTTTAACAATATCTACGGTGTGTCAAGTCAAGCCAAATACGCCGACTTGGCAGAAAAGTACACAAGCGACAGCGACTATGCTCCAGGTACTGTGTTAGTATTTGGTGGCACACAAGAAGTTACCGTTGCCACTGAATTTGCAGACTCTAGAGTTGCTGGTGCAGTTACAACCGATCCAGCTTACTTGATGAATGCTGAACTAGATGGTGTTGCTATTGCATTGCGTGGACGTATTCCAGTTAATGTAATTGGCAAGGTCGCCAAAGGTGATTTGCTTGTTACAAGTACCACACCGGGATGTGCAGTAAGTGTTGGTAACGATAAGACATATGGTCCTGCGGTATTTGCTAAGGCACTTAACAATAAAGAAAATGATGGCATTGGCCAAATTGAAGCGGTAATACTATAATGATTGTTTGGAACACACCAGCTGGTCGACTAGGTACTCTTAAAGAGCTCGATTTCAATGAGATCGTGCTAAGTGCAACTGATCTCAATACTGGGCCATTAACATACATACACCTGTCAGGCTCTATGCCTCCGGGTATGTATGTCACAGCTGACGGTGTAGTTAAGGGTGTACCAACTATTACCGGAACTGTTAGCGGAAATTCTGCAACCTACGTGTTCTCTATTAGAGCTGCTAACACTAGCGGAAATATTGCTGATAGAACATTTAGCTTGGTAATCACTAACCAAAGTGTATTAACCATCGAGCCACGTAGTCTAAGCCTTGGTGCGTTTGACGATGGCAAACTTATTTCCTACCAATTCCAAGCGGTAACAGATAATCCAGGCGCAAAGCTAACGTGGACTGTTATCAGCGGATCCCTGCCAATTGATATTAGAACAGGGCAACCAATTACTCTAAGCCAGACTGGTTTACTTGAAGGGCACATTGCACGACTAATTGACACCACTAGCGGTACCGCAGGTTACGGCGTCGAAGCAGATGACTCTTTCCCGTTCGACTTTAGTGCTGGTAGCAAGGACAAGGTTTACAGTTTTGAAATTCAAGTAACAGATGGGTACTCATACGATACTGTACCTGTTACTATTGCTATTGTAAGTAAGGGTAATTATACTGCTGACAACAATATCACCATTATCAACAACACTTCACTATCAGTTGATGCTGATAACAAGTATGTTCCGGTTATTATTACTGATCCATCAAATATCCCAGTTCTAGAAGAGGGCAGCAAGTTTAGTTTTAAGTTTGATGCCATTGATCCAGAAGACGACGTGGTGTATTGGTCAGCTAACGCAGGATTACCAAACGGTTTAACAATTAGTAGTGTAACCGGATGGGTGTCTGGCACGATTCCAATTCAAACTGAAGAACAAAAGACATATACATTTAATGTAACTGCATACAAACGAGACAAACCTACGTATGTTAGCGTTCCTGTGCAGGTTAACATTACCACCGTTAGAGATTCCAGCAACTACATCACATGGGCAAGCCCAAGTACACTAGGTAGTATCATCAATGGTACTACGAGTGAGTTTAAAATTTCTGCAATCAGTAACTTAGGTAAAGACATCAAGTACACTAAGTTAGACTTACCAAGTGATCGACTACCGCAAGGTCTAAAAATGCTGGACACCGGCGAGATCATCGGCCGTGCAACCTTCCAATACTTTGGCATTGATGGTCACAGTAGCAAGATATCAGTCGAAGATGCCACTGCTATTGTAGTTGGCATGACTGTTGAAGGTCCGGGCGTTGCTAGCGGATGTACTGTCACTCAATTAATTGATGCGCATACAGTAGAGATTCAACCGGCCATTTATGTCACTGAAGGTACACAAATCACATTCGTGGATTTAATCCACAGCGTCGAAGTAATTACACGAACAACTAGTCTAAGTAGTACCACTTCAATTGATAAGAATAAAACTACGTTTGACAGCACCTTTAAGTTTACTGTAAATGCCGTAACTGCTGACCAAACTGCATCAGCGACTAAAGAGTTTACGATTGCAGTTAACAACTACAACCGAGCTCCATACGAAAACGTGTATCTAAAGGCATTGCCAAGCATCGACCAACGCCGCACGTTTGATAGTATCATTAGCAATACCGACATTTTCCCAGACGAACTAATTTATCGCCCAATGGATCCATGGTTCGGCAAGGCTAAAGACATTAAAATGCTTTTTGTACCAGGCCTAACTGCAAGCGATCTAAGCACTTTTGCTAATGCTATCCAGCATAACCATTACAATAAGAAAATTAACTTTGGTAAGATTAAAACTGCTAGAGCAGTTGATGCAAAGTTTAACACCAAGTACGAAGTTGTATACATCGAAATTGAAGACACTAATGCTGGCGCAGCAATTAGCCAAGAGCCAGCAATTAGTCATTATTACAACAACATATACCACACAGTCTACCCTAATAGTTTTAGCAATATGACTTATAGATTGGCAAATGGGGTTGGTTATAGCAATCGAGGCGCATTACCAGACTGGATGACTAGCCCGCAAGAAGATGGGCGAGTATTAGGATTAACTAGATCAGTGGTGCTAGCATACACTGTACCCGGCGCATCTAAGTTAATTGCGTATCGCCTAAACAACAACCAAATTACATTTAATAACATCCAATTTATTGCAGATCGTTATCAAATTGATGCTGGTATGATCAGCAACTACAACACTGCCACTAACGCATTTATCCCAAGTGCAGAAACTACGTTTGATTTTAGTGGATTTAGCGCAGTACGTACCATTTTCGATGGCAACGATACTAGATTCTATAGCAGTAGAGACAATTACGCCGAACCGGAATCCGGCGATAAATATATTATGTTCACACAACACGGAGTTTTTAAATAATGACAAGCCAAGTTAATCCATTTAACATTGACGGTACGTATCCCGTAGCCGGCCAAGATAACGACAGTCAAGGTTTTCGCGATAATTTTACCAATACTCGCAATAACTTTGCTTTCGTTAAAAGCGAATTAGAAGATCTGCAATCTAAAGTATTGCTAAAATCTGCACTAAACAACACAACCCTAAGCAATGATTTGAGCGCAAGTGGTACTACCCTGAACCATGCTCAGTTAACTGCATTTAGCGAAACATTTTACAACAACGGTTCCTTGCTAGGTAGCCAAACTGTAGACTATAACCAAGGTAACTACCAACGTATTACCACTGGTGGTAGCTTAACAGTTGGTTTCAATAACTGGCCAGCAACTGGTGTTATGGGACGATTAATCCTTTGGGTTAGCGTTACTAGTACTGCATACACTCTAACATTACCAGTGCAAGCTACTCTAGGTTTCCCAAGCGAAATTGCAGGCGATGTTGCTAACGTTATTACGTTTGATGCTACCGGCGATTACTTGTATGAGTTTATCAGCAGCGATAACGGTGCCAGCTACTTTGTTATTGACATGACTCGTGATGCCAACAAAGTACACGGTAACTTAACTGTTACTGGTAACGTTGTTATTAGCTCACAAAACCTATATATTGGTCCAGATGCAACTACTCGCACACTAATTACCCCAACTATTGTTGCTGTTGATGCAGGTGTTAACTATGCACAAGTTGCATTGTTCAACAACACCAATACTGGTAGCGCAGACTTTGCAGCATATAGCTCTGCAGGCAGCGACGCCGGTGGTTGGGTTGACATGGGATTCACTGGCAATAACTTCTCCGACAGTAACTATACTATCACTAAGAAAAACGACGGTTACTTGATTACCAAACCAGAAAGCAGCAGCTTTGGTGGTAACTTGGTATTAGGTACCAGCAATGCTGGTTCATATAACGACGTTGTTATTGCATCTGGTAGCTTCTTTGCTAATGCCGAAGTTGCTCGTTTCCATGGTAACACTCTAAACAGCGGTACATTTACAGTCGGTGTAACTACTTCAGTTGCTAACCTAATTGTTGCTACCGGCACTGCTCCGTCCACTGCATCAAGCGCAGGCGTAAAAGGGCAGATTGCATACGACACCGGCTATATCTATGTATGCACTGCAACCAATACTTGGAAGCGTAGTGCATTGACTACCTGGTAATTAATACCATAAAGTTTGACTCCTAGATTAAGTTAGTTTATACTAGCTTAACTAGGAGTTTTTCATGACCAATCATATCGATCTAAACAAATACACACAATTTGTAAATGCTGTAACCAGCAAAGAATCAAATAACTACGATCACTTGCAGCAACGAGTGAGTGAGCTTCGCGATACCACAAACGTAAACATCAGCTTGCTAATGACAGCATGTTTCGGACTTGCAGCAGAAAGCGGCGAGTTTATCGAAATCCCAAAGAAGATTCTGTTCCAAGGTAAACCACTTACTGAAGAAAACATCCATCACATGAAACGTGAATTAGGGGATGTAATGTGGTATTGGGTCAACGCTTGCCGCGCTTTGAACCTAGATCCTAACGACGTGATTCAAGAAAACGTAAATAAGTTAGAGAGCCGTTACCCCGGTGGTAGCTTTGATGCTCATTACAGTGAAAATCGAAAAGACGGCGACCTTTAAGGAAGCAATATGCACCCACTAGCCCCAGACTTATCAAAGTTAAGTCAAGATGAACTACTTCAAAAGTACACTGACTTACAAAAACGATACAACCAAGCGTGGCGTTCTGGCCCACAAAGCATTATGCCACAAATCCAAATGATGATGGACCATTACCAAAATGAAATTAGCGAACGCGGTCGTAAGCAAATGGAAGAAATGGAAAAACGTCTTGAGGGTGGCAAAGGCTACAAAGGCATCATTGATATTTCATGAACTACGATCAATTTGGCAGAGCGTACACAACATCAAACGAGTTAGCAGAATTGTTGTATTCTAATCCGGGATTAGACATCAGCAAGTTCTTCGTAACTGATACTGACCAATACAATAAATGTGTTGAGAAGGTGTTTTATGCTGACATGCCAATGTTGACCACGTACACTCCGCTGGATATGAATCCCGAAGAGTTTGATCAAATGATGCAAAGCCACTGGCACATGCCAGAGGAATATCAAACGTTAGACATAGCCCAATGTCTATTAGACCAATGTAAGTCTCAAGAAGAGCTACAACGAGTAGGCGAAGAGTTACTGTTATACCAAGACAGGGACTTATTCAACCTACTCCGATATCTAAAATACATGGTCGATACGTTTCGAAAAAATAATATAGTTTGGGGACTAGGTCGAGGTAGTAGTGTAGCTAGCTATGTGTTATACTTGTTAGGAGTACACAAAGTTAACAGCATCTATTATGATTTAGATATCTCTGAATTTTTAAGATAAGGAAAACAAATGAAAAAAGTCTATACAACTGCCCAAGGAAAACAAATCTCCATCGACAATGTACGTCTATCTAACGAGGACGTTATTGCAGTAGGTAACATGAAAGTGAATGCCCGCGGAGATCAGTTAGGCCCCGGTGGCGTTCCAGAAGGTTCGCGCCAACAGGCGGTAAATCAATATTACAATTTGCACACACCTGTAGTAGGAGCCCCAGTGGCAATGGCACCAGGCAGTGGCGTAATTGAAAACAAGCCTGTAGTTACCCCTACACCACCAGCACCAGTGCAATCAGCTGATCCGCTCATCGACGAGCAAGATGCTGCACCAATTGAAGCACCAAAGCTTCGTGGCAGTTTAGCTGACTCTGTTGCTAAGAAGACAGGACCATCACGGATCTAATTATGGCAAGAGAGGAAAAGTTATTTGAACGCACTGGCAAATTAGCTGCCACTAACCAAGTGCCTGGCATCCGTGCTATCCACGATCACGTTATTGTAACTGATATGGATTTCGCAGGACGTAGATTGTCAAGCGGAATTTGGATGCTCAATGATGACGGCAAGAGCGAAGGTATTCGCCCTCGTTGGGGCAAAGTATACAAAGTAGGACCTGACCAAGTTGACGTTAAAGTTGGACAATGGGTTTACGTTGAACACGGGCGCTGGACACGCGGACTTGAGATCGACATTGACGGTAACGAGTTTACCGTTCGTCGTGTTGATCCCAAGTGCATTATCTTTGTACAAGACGAAGAACCCACCGCCGATGATACTATTTCGACTGCGGTATCAGGTGAGAAGAAAACTAGAGAGAACTGGGCAGAGCAATAATCATGAGTCAAATTGAAATTCAACCAAAAGACCCCAGTAAAGGTCATTTTTATGTTAGCCTTATTAAGAGCGTATTACGTATTGGGGCCGGAGTATCATTAATAATGGTGGGCTTCCCTGAAGCAGGGACACTGTTCATCGTTGCTGAATGTTTAGGAATTTTAGAGGAGTTAGTATAATGGATATGGATGTAGCAGCAGTATTTTTAGCATCGAGCGTTTTAATCGGTATGGGCGCAATTGCCATTGGCATTACCATCATAGTGATGAACAACTTGTTTGCAAAATATTGGAAGCCAGTGCAGTGGAACATTATCCCTGAAGCACTGCGTATGCCACCAACACGATTCGCTGAGCCACACGAGGTTCAAGAAGCCAAGGAGCCAAAATGAGCGACGGCGGTAAGGGCAGTAACCCTCGCCCGTTTAGCGTAAGTCAGCAGGAGTTCGGTGCAAGTCATGAACAGGCGTTTGGCGAAAAGAAGCGTTGGTATTTTGATAAAACATGCGGCTGTTATCGCTGTATGGGGTTAAAATACGATGAGCGAGGAATGCCACTTACGATGAGCACGTTTATTATGTGTCCAGACTGCGGAAACAAGCGTTGCCCTAAGTCAACGGATCACACATTGGCCTGTACTAATAGTAACGAGCCAGGTCAAGCAGGATCAAGATATGAATGAACAAATTAAAGCATTAGCAGTCCGTGCCAAGATTCAAATGTGTAGTCACGAACGCCTACAAGAGTTTGCTGAATTGGTTATCAATGAGTGCAAAGCAGCACTAGAGAAAACAGACCCAACAACATCACAACGCGGCATTGAAGCCATTAACAGAGAGCTAGGAATCAAATGAAAGAGCTATGGACTGAGAAGTATCGACCAAAGACTGTAGGCGACTATGTGTTTACTGATGCAAGTCAACGTAAACAAATTGAGTCTTGGATTCGCGATAAGACTATCCCGCATCTGCTACTAAGCGGCAGTCCGGGTACAGGCAAAACAACTCTTGCTAAAGTTCTTATCAATGAACTGGGCATTGAAGACTACGATGTACTACAGATCAACGCAAGTCGAGACAACGGCGTAGACTTTATTAAAAGCAAGGTCGAAGGCTTTGTGCAAACAATGCCATTTGGTCGCTTTAAAGTTGTACTAATGGACGAAGCTGATTACTTGTCGCATAACGCACAGGCTATCATGCGTGGACTGTTAGAAACATACGCAAGCCAAGCACGTTTTATCTTTACCTGTAACAAGCCACACAAGATCATGGATGCGTTGCATTCACGCTGCCAAGGCTTTCACATTGACAAAACAGATGAAACAGAATTCACTGCCCGTGTTGCAACTATTCTTGTAACTGAAGGCGTTGAGTTTGATCTCGATACGCTAGACAGCTATTGCAAAGCCACTTATCCAGACTTGCGTAAGTGTTTAAATTTGCTGCAAGCCAACAGCACAGAAGGTACTCTAGACAAGCCCGGCGAAAATGACCGTGGCGTTAGAGACTGGAAACTGGATGCAGTTGAACTAATGAAGAGCGGACGTATTCGTGAAGCACGTCAAGCAATTATCAACAATGGCGACAACCACGAAGAGATCTTCCGTTGGATGTACGACAACTTGAACATTTGGTCCAAGACTGAATCTGGTCAAGACGAGGCAATCATTGTCATTCGCAAGGGACTTGTAAACCACAGCATGGTTGCAGATCCCGAAATCAACCTATCGGCTACACTAGTCGAATTAACACAAATTACATCATGAGCAATAAAGACATCTATCTAGTAGCATATTATGGCATGAAGCCAAAACCAGGAGTCCGCACCAACGTTAAAGGTTGGATGGATAATAAAGACAACATTCGCTACGACGAAAAAGTTGAAATCACCCGCGGTTTAAAGAACAGCGCACACACTGCAAAGATTGTGCTTAACTTCTCTAACAAGACAGTTACACGTAACGGCTTTAACGAAAATCGTGACTTCAAAGAACTGTTTAAGTATTTCTTTGCAGGATATCATCAGTACATGACTACAGTTATGAAACAGTTGGATCCAGAGTTCATGGACATTATTGTCTCAGAGCTAGAAGCCGAAATGGAAGCAGCAGACGCGGCAGCAGCGGCCGAGATTGAAAATGCCCAAGCAGTTCCAGCTGAGTGATGCAGGCGATAGGGGTTGGTTTGTAGGGCAATTTGATAAGGCTGTTTTTAAAACAGATATCTTAGAAGCTGCCTTCCAAACTAACTACCAGGGCGAGACTAGTGTGGCACATTACCACAAAATCGCCACGGAAATCAATCTAATTACGGCAGGCAAGGTTCAAATTAACGGGGAAATCTACACCGCAGGTATGGGAATTATATTCTATCCCAACGAAGTGTGTCAGTGCAGCTACTTAGAAGATACCACTACTATGGTCATCAAGGTTCCGGGCCCACTTAACGATAAATATCCTATATGAACCCAGCAATGCTTAGACTAATGAAGGCGAAGAAAAAGCGTCCAGTGGACCCTAATGCTCCGCCTCGTCCCAACTTATTGAGCCACGAGAAAGTACTTAAAGACACTAAGTTAACTATGGACCAAATGGCCGCTAAACTTAATCGATTAGAACAACGACTAGAAGCCACTGAATCTAAATTACGCTACCAAACACAATATCTATCTCAATTACATGCTAGCATCGCTAGCAAGAAAAAGTAACATCATCGTAACATAAGGTTGGCAGGCCGGTTATAATTCTGCTGGGTAAGCATCTGATGTGTGTGCCGATGCCCAATTCTGTCATTACGGACGGACTTCAATTCTCTACCCCAGTGATGCTGGGATGCCTTAAAACGATACCCCTCTGCGGTAATTACGTTTGAATTGTCGGATACAGGTTGAGTGTAGCGCGAGCTAACTTAGATCCATTACGTCCATTGCACATTGACACCGAGGTGCATTAAAAATCGTAGTAGGTAGGGTAAGGTACAGAGCCCAGAGACGTGGAATCCAAAACACCTATTGTCGTTTAAACGAGAGCAACTCGGATGAAAGCCTTTTGACATCCATTTACTGGGTGTCATTCTCACTCCACAATCTGGATGAATATCTCATACATCACTTCTACTACTTCAAACAAATGCGTTAAGCGATAGCTTATAAGCAGATGTACGCAGTACATCTTTCATGTAATACAAAGTATTAGATAATTTTGGTTGACCCATAATGATTTCCTTGTTATAATAAACGCATAGCAAATAATTAAGGGTTACCATGAACAAATCTGATGCTGTGAGAATCTTGTTTAATCGCACTGAACTTACACAGGTTTGCCGCTACACTAGCATGAATCTAGTGCATGTTGGGGAACTTTGGGTTGAGGCATGGTCTAGCCCTGCGGATTTAGGTACCATGCAATTAAACAATTGGGCTTACCGAGTCCTCTAACCGAAATTTGACCTTAAATGGTTTTGGTGCTATAATACTAGCATAGTAAGCAAAACAGGAGTTTGATATGGCCCGCGAAACAGCAGCACAACGTAATGCACGATTTGACGCAGAACGTGAAGCACGCCGCCAAGCAGAAATGGCAGCTTATCCTTCGCGTTTGATGTCAACGCTGGCACGTGTGAACAATCAATATGACTGGACGCTCACTGTAGTAGACGAAGTGTTTTTGGTCTCAAACCCTAGTAGCCGTGCGTACCACAACAAAGAGTATCGCATGGCATACGCTTTTGATACTGTATCCCAAGAGAATCTAGAGGATCTCGAATACATGCTAAATGACTTGGAAGAAGCTCAAGCAGAAGCCAAGCGCCAATCATCAGTCAAAGCAGAAGCTCAACGCAAGGTGCGTGAGTTGTTGAATGATGAAGAACGTGCATTGTTGGGGCTCCAATAACATGGCAATCAACGTACTTGATACTCTTGTGCTAGCGGTAGCAGCATATCGCGTCAATGGCAACAGTGTGGTCAATTCTACTACACTTGAGCGTCCAGTTACCAATGCCGCTATGGTTAAAAGCCATATGCTGCATTGTACTAGCATTGAAGTGCTAGACGAAGATCGCACTCGCGCACAAGAGATTAAAGATGCTATTGTGCAGCAGGTTTTGTTGGCTCGACTAACGGGTAAAGAATTAGGCAATTTTGTTGAGCGTGTGGGATTGATTGTAGAGAAAGAATCTACAGGACGTAGCGATTTTGGAATCATTATTTGGATTCCTAAAATCTATGCAGATCTTCAGGCCGAACAGAATCAAACACATGAGCTGACTATCAATGGCTATAGCAGCAGGTACATTGGTCGCATTGGTGACAAAGTTGAGCTGGAGTTTACTACAGTAATCAAGCGTTGGAACAAGACTTATCTCTGCTATCGCTACACAGGGCACGATGGCAACGGCAACCTAGTGGGGTTTTTCTGTAAGCACGAATATCCCTTAACAGTTAAATTGCGGGCCAAAGTTAAAGCACAAGAAGAAAGCAAGTTTAGTGGTGGTAAGATCACGTATCTAAACTACACAAAGGAAATAAAATGATGGCCGTGTTTGGTTGGATTTGTTTGGTAATGTTTATGCTGTCAGCAACCGCATCGTGGTTTATTATGTGGATTTGCTACAGTGGCAAGTGGACACTAGGTGGCGCAGAAAACTCGTGGGCTTCGCGTATTTCGATTAACGTTGCTGGTATTGCAGTTGCAGCACTGTGGTACTTGGTCTTTAATGAAGCTCCTTTTACATTGGCGTTAAAATGATTCCCGAAGAACACAAAACATCACTTATCACCAATGGTTTGCATTTTATGCGGGCCATTACAGAAGCATACGGCGCCGACAAAGGGCTGGAACTGTGGGAACAAATTACAAATGTGCTTGATCCCGATGTTAAGGGTCAAATCTTCTTTGCAATGATCACCGGTCAGTATAATGATCGTATCCTGTTAAAAGGCCTTACCTCAATGGCGGGCAACAATGCAGTGGCCTGCATCAAAGAGATTCGCACATGGTCGGGCCTGGGTCTTAAAGACAGTAAAGACATTTATGACCGATTGCGTGATCGCACATACTTGTCTAACCCAAGTACTGAGTATTTGAAAGTTAACCCCGAGCAGTATAGCCAAGCGGTGGCCGGGTTGCGTAACGTAGGATTCACGGTATGACGCACAATAGAGAAAAAGAATGGGGCACAGCAGACGGGCGTAGAATCAAAGTCAAAGATATGACTGATGGTCACATGGTCAACGTGGTTAATTGGATTCTAGACAATCCCAGATCATATCCGGCTTCTGCATTAACTTTGTTTGTTAGCGAAGCTATGTACCGCCAGACAGTGTTGTTTGCAGAAGGCAAGGCGTATCCACAATTGGTTGGTAATCGCTGGAAATTGATTGATCCGCAAACTGGCGTTGGCAAGATCGAAAAGCCGCCCAAGGACTATCTTGAGGCTGTTAAAGACAATGCAGGATATCAGCGTATGGCTAAGAAAACTAGAGCAAAACGTGTAAAGGAACAGTAATGACAAAAGATAACATGTGGTGTATTGTGTTGGGATTTTTAATCTTCAGCATCTTAAACACCATGCCGTTTGCTGATGCTGAAAAGTATCGCAGAGCAAAACAAGAGTGTGAGAAATCTCTTCCGCGTGATCAGCAATGTAAAATCATTGGAGTACCAGAATGAACTACGAGCACATTCTTTGGTGCAACGAAGATAACCACGACAAAGTGTGGGGTATGATTCGAATTGCAGATGTGGATATAGTCTACAGTGGTAGCAGAATCAATACTTACAAGTATGTGACATTCTGGGGCCGACGTGGTAAGAAACTCCAGACAAAGACTGCTGATGCTTTCTATATGGACGCAGAACATCAGCGTGATAAAAAGCTCAAGAAAGGCTACAAGATCGTTTCTAAATTAGAACTAGATGAAGTGTATCCAGAATTTGAACAAGACCTAGAACAAACTGCCGTCTGGGCAATGTTGAAAGCATAAAAATGTTAGCTATACAAATCATCGTTACTTTTGGCGTCATCTTTGTTGCTGGTATGCACTATGCAATGTGGGACAATTTTCATGAGCGCAAAAGTGTATACTTTTGTTTAGGTTTAACAGTGATTGGGTTTTGGAACCTAATTGGTCTTGTCAGTTATGTTGCAAAGCACAGTTGACCCATAATGATTTTGGTGCTATAATATACACATAGCAGCAAAGTGAGGTAGCACATGAGTCAAGTTCTTGTTTGGAAAAGTGATGCAGATGGCAAGTTGTTTGAAGACAAAGCCAAGTACACTACTCACCTTCGCAAACTTGGCGCTGCACGAGCACAAGTGCGCCGCTTAGAAAAACGTGCAGCAGACCGCGAAGTGTTCCTAGACACAATGGGACAGGTTGCATCATTTGATGAGCTGCAACAGTTTATCATTGATCATTGGAGCTTCTTCCGTGACAACATGATCCAGCGCAATAGCTGGCGCAAACGCAGCAATTTTCCCAAGAAAGACGATCAGCTGATTGGGTTGAAACTGTCTGGGTTGCACTTTGTTAACGAACTTAGCAACAGTCACTCTTGCCCGCGTGGAGGTGTTACTAACTTTGATCGCCGAAGTGAACATAACAAAGGCAAGCCTACGGGCTATGCGGGCTGGCGCGGCCGAATCACTTACAGCGTAACAAGTTCGACCGGCTTTGGCAGTGACTACTTCGAAGACTCTCCTATCTGTACTGGATCAGGTGGCGGAGGCGGAAAAAGTCTCAGCTACGACTTGAGCTTGTGGGCTGCTGACTTTCCTGTGATGTGGGAAGAACAGTCTAAACAACTCTGGATTCAGAAAGAAAATCAAGACCGTGCATTTGCTTGGCGCCAACTTGGTGGAGCACCTGCTGGCTTGGTTGAAGTCACTGATGTGCCAACGGACTGGGTTGTACCTGATGCGCTACAAGGAACATCACACTGTGAATGAAGCAGAAAACACCATGCGGGCTCTAAAGGACGAGCCTTTGCTGGCAACAAGTTTTTGGTGTCGCATTGGGTGGCATAATTGGACCAAGTACCACGATCCAAAAGCCCGCAAAGAAGGTGTATGGACAGTTGACTACCAAGCCAGGCATTGCGGCAACTGCAACTTGCTAGATATAAAAGAATTGAGGAAGTACTGATGAACGAACGAATCAAACAACTTGAACTTGAGGCTATTGCCTATGCTGATAGCCGAGTGCCGGTCAACGACCGATACAATGATATCTATCACAGCATCGTCCGTGGAAAGTTCGCCAAATTGATTGTTTGGGAATGTGGTCAATATCTTAACTCTCCCGAGTTTATTGGACGCAGTGACTTGGACTGGGCAATGGTGCTGAATGAACATTTCGGAGTTGAAGAATGAAAACCTATCAAGTATATTATCTAGTCAGTTCAGAGGGTATCGAAGCAGGTCCGTTCCCTACAGTAGATGCGGCTGTGCATGGTAAAAGCAAGTTCATTGCGCCCTTTCAAAGTTTGCTCTCTATAGTCAAGAGCACTATTGAAGCAGAGCTATTATGAATCCCATTACTGACGTTATTGACCAAGAAATTAAAGCAGATGACTTTGTGGTCTTCTACAGCAATATCTACAAGGTCAAAGCTGTGGGTACTACTAAGTACGAAAACGGTAGCGGCCAGGTGCGTATGAAGATTGTGGATAATCCCAATGCGAAATCTGTTAGCAAACACAGCAAGGATATTGCTAAACTGGATCAACAGCAAGTGTTGGTTTGGATGTTAAAGAAGGGCTACCAGTGAAACTCTGTTACAAAGGGTGGAAAGCAGAAGATGGTAATACCAAAGGGCGGTGTTGCTGCAACTGCGACTATCAATTTGAAGTTACACGACATCCTTGGAATACTATGAGTGGCGGCCGCATGAAAGGTCCTATTACACAAACCGCAGGGTGGGGTTGCTATGCGATGGGCGCCGACATAGGTGAGAAGAAGATCACCTTCATGGAAGACGAGCATAGCGTGTGCGAAATGCACAAGTGGAAAACAATTTAAGGAAAACAAATGAACATTTATTTAGACATGGACGATGTGGTTTGCGATTGGAAAGTCCACGCACAAAACATTCTTGGTATGACATGGGACGACACTATTGGTGAACGTATTCCGCAAAAGGATTGGGATCGTCTTAAAGAGGACGAACGCTTTTACTTGAACTTGCCATTGAAGCCAGGCGCACATGACTTAGTCGCTTACTGCCAAGCACTTACGCAGGAAACAGGCGGAACACTGCGATTCTTGTCAGCTCTGCCACATGACTACAGTGTGCCCTTTGCTGCACAAGATAAAGTATGGTGGGCAGACAAGCACTTTCCCGGCATCCCTGTGTTCCTGGGCCCTTTTAGCCATGACAAGTATCGTTATGTCAAGCACCCAACTGACATCTTAATTGATGACCGACACAGTAATTGCAGTGAGTGGATTGCAGCAGGCGGTATCGCTCATGTTTACACGACTTGGGAAAAGTGCGAAGCGTGGTTTAAGGAGTTGCAAGCATGAAAGATATTGAGATTGAGCAATACTGTGATGGATGGACAGTAAACGTAGATGGCAAACGGTTCAGCTGGGACCACAATGATGAAGACATGGGAACTGAAGGTATCAAAAAATTGTTGGAATACCTCGGACATACTGTCACAGTTGAGGAATGTTACTAATGAACGAACGAATTCGAGAACTTGCTGAACAGGCTTATTGTATGGCATTTGACGAGGCGGACGATAAAAATTTTCTTGACCATCATATGGAAATGTTCGCCGAGTTGATTGTTAGGGAATGTGTTGACATTGTTGGGGACTATTATGGACAAGGTAAAAAGTCTGGTCCTGGTTATACTATGATTTGCGAGATTAAACAACATTTCGGAGTTGAAGAATGAACTACATTAATGGAATAGAGGTTCCTTCACCATTAAAGACCCCTCCAGAAAAAGGAACCGAATACTGGACTCTCGGTGGAGGTTGCTGGACTTGGCACGGAACAACTCACGACTTCACAAGTTTAGGAAAGGGCATATGGTTGACTGAACGAGAAACTTGGAAAGTAAATCGTGCAATCAGAGTAGCACTGGGTCTTGAAGGATTTACACTTAGTTCGATTGTAGAAAATAGAGCAGAAAATAAAAAACCTTTCGGAGTTGAAGAATGAACGAACGAATTCTAGAACTTGCACGAGTAGCAGAACAACTTGCTGATGATGAACTTGCCCACTTGGAACGGGTGCATAATCGTCTTTATTCTTTTACCGAGGGTAGAGAAATTTATAACAAAAAGTTTGCAGAGTTGATTGTTAGGGAATGTCTTGCTAAAGCAGAAGAAGAGGCTGAACTCTATCGTGGATTTTCTCACCTAGGAGGGGCTGAGTATGCCAAGGTAATGTATAACTATCAATTATTATTGAAAGAACATTTCGGAGTTGAAGAATGATTAGTTTCAGTTTTAATTTACGCAACCCATTCAGTGACCGTTGGGACAATATCTACAACCGCAGTGCTGTCATTGATCGTCTGCATAAAGCTGTGGAGTTTGAAGTCTATCGTGATTCAACCATTGTGAGCTTTGCATTCCGTTGGAACATTAGACAAGATCACGCTGGCATGAGCTTGGATCTTGGCTTGTTAGGCTATACTGTATCAGCACAGTATTACGATACTCGTCATTGGAATGATGAGGCTGGTCGTTTCTCTATCTACGACAGTGCAGGTAACGCATCATGAGTGAAATCATCGGTTACGATCGAGTGGGCAAAGACCAGTACCAACCTATCCAACAACCCAAAAAGGGCTACATCTACACCGCTGCGATGATCGCGTGTTGCCAATGCAATCAAGTGATCAGTGGTATGGGCGGCCCTCGTCCTAAGGCTCTTTGTGTCAAGTGTGCAACCGAAGCTGGAATTCCCAATGAAGTACATAACTAACAAATACGATAATATTCGTTTACCTTTTAAGGAAGATATGTTACAATGGTTACAAGAAACTTACCCCTTTTCTAATTATCACGTTGTGGATCAATGATGGTACCAGTAAGTTACATGGTGGGTTGGATATTGTGGACTGCAATATGTTTTTGGTTAGTTGGGTATTTCACTGGCAAAGCAGATGCCAAAAGGAAACGCAGATGAGTGAACAAACATTTTTTAAAATACGCCACCGAGTAACCAAGCGTTATAGCAAAGGCGGCACTTATGCCAACGCAGATGGCAACAACAGCTATTGGGTCGAAAAAGGTGGCAAGACTTGGGACACCCTGGGTAAACTCCGTGCCCACATTACAAGCCATATTAACAAATATTATGGAGCCACTGACATGAGCGAGTGGGAGGTAATTGAATACCGTTGCATCCCGACTGATCACAAAATGGTCCACGAGATTGTCAAACCCGAAAAACTAATTGAAATGTTGAAAGCATCACATGGCAGCTAAAGAAATTCCGGTACACAAAGATAAACTAGGTCGGGATATTGCACTAGGTGATTGCGTTGCAGTGGCGCACCATAATGGCATGGAGATCGCCAAGGTAGTTAAGATTAACCCTAAGATGGTTAAGGTTGAAATCCTCAACGTCGAAAAACGTTCATGGTACAGCGGTGAGCATAACAAGTACGGCGAGCAAATGTGTGTTATTGACAGCCAAGACGTTACTATGTACATTCTTAGAGGTGGCGCATAATGGCTAATTACGCAGAATATTTTGCAGCACGTGATGCTGATAAGCCCAAGCCTAAGTACAACTATGGCGACAGAGTTTTTGGCCACTGGAATAAAATTCCCTTCATTGCAATGGTGGTTCGCGAAGAAAATAAGCAAGTCCTAGTACATACAGATTTGCCAATTAGATTTGAAGAAGCTAATCACAGTATCTTACGTTTATCCCGCACTCATGTTGCACTACTAAAGGAAATGTAAATGAACTTTAGAGCATGGTGTCAGGAAAAATGGTACGAACATCAAACAGAGCTAGAAAGCTATGGCCAGGTGTTGCCATATACTGCACAGGAATATTTTGCCAAGTACAAGTATTGGTTTAAACGTGAATATAGGCATCAACAAAATGACTAAGAAGATCTTCTACGAAAAAGTTGGCCGCAGATATGTGCCAGTGCATGAGTACGATAGCGATCTAATGGACGCATTACCCAAAGGCTCACATCTCACTATTTGCTATCCCGGCGGGGTTAGTCGCAGATACAATATTGATCCCAACTATGCTGCAATGATTGCAGCAGGGCGGCTAGCAGAAGATGCTATCAGTAGCGCCATTGTTGCTGCCACAGACTTGCGTATGCAGAAACAAAAACAAAGCAACACACCGCTAACTCCTAGTCAGAAAGCAGCCTGGGATAATCTAGTTGCTGAGTTTGGGGATAGTGCAAAGACACTAGAATGGCCTAGTGCCCGCGAAGCCTGCGAAGATGCAGTTAAAGTCATGACCCGAGAAGCAGAGAACCTAATGCAGCATGAAAGTGTGCGACAAGCATACGAGCACTTTCAAATGGTATGCAACTTAACGAAAGAACACAATGGCAACAGTTGAAACTTATGTAGAAGTTGACGTAGATTTAACCGACTTTGACACCTACGATCTAATTGAAGAATTAGAAAAACGAGGCAAGGGCTTTGAAGTTGACAGTAGTACACCGTCGGAGTTAGTGACTAAAATTTACGAGCTGCGTAGAACCGGGCGAGACTACCAGCAAGAGCTGGATGAGTTAATCTACGTGGCAATTGGTCGTATATCTTAAAAGAATATGCGCCAACACTAGTTGGATTTAGTGTTAGCGCATATAAGCGGATAAGGTTAGTAAGTAACTATACTCATACCTCCTTGTAGATCTTCAATATCTCGAGAACAGCAGGATGTCGCATAATATCCTTGCCTGTGAATTCCACTCCGCTGACGTATTTGCAATTACGGTAATCATCAACTAGACGTTTAAAGTCTAGTAAGCCGTTGTCTGCTTCTTTACGGTCTGCTTGGCGTGTGTCACCTGTAACTACAATCTTGGAACCTTCACCGAGGCGTGTTAGCAGCATCTTCATCTGCGATGGTGTGGCGTTTTGCATTTCGTCTGCAATAATCCAACTATTTTTAAAGGTACGTCCTCTCATATATGCTAGTGGAGAGATCTCAATTTGTTTTTCTTCTAGCATTTTTGTGACTTCAATTGGTCTATAGTATTCTTCGATGTAATCTAAAATAGGTCTAGTCCATGGTGCCATTTTTGCATTAAGGTCGCCTGGTAGGAACCCGTGCTGCTCATCATCAACGCCGACGGCTGGTCGAGTGATAACGATCTTGGAACATTCGCCAGCTCTAAATGCTTTTAGTGCCGCTAATACGGCTAGCATTGTTTTACCAGTACCTGCTGGGCCAGTGGCGAATAGAATAATTTTTTGGGGATCTGTTAACAGATCAATATAGTCTTCTTGTGCTAAAGACTTTGGGGAAAGGTTAATTGGTCTTTGTTTTTGGGGACGATATGTATCGATGTTAATGGTGTTATCGTTGCGATTGTTTGATTGGGTGATTGCTGGTTGAGCATTTGATGCTCGGCCTTTACGCTGTTTAGACAAATGTGCCTCCTTGGGGTGCGTGAATTTTTCCATTTTACTGTGGATCAGTAAAACAGTCTGTCCACGCAAATATTTACGGAGGTTGACTCGGACCAATTAACAGGGTTTATAACTTTGGTTGACCGGCATAAGTATTAAGCTGTGCGCGATACTTTCCACTCTGCGTATAGGCGGTTCTGCGTGTCCCATCTGCATTCTACTAGCTTACATCCAAATAGCTCGCTTAAACGCACATGCTCCTCAATACTCCATGGATAAAAATCAATGTCGTTACATTCTGTGTTACCGTGATCTTTGCGCCCAGGATTGCAACGCCAATAAATCCTGGCTTCGCTTTTAAGCAACCCAAGCACTATAGCAATTTGATCTTCGATGTTTTTCCTATCGCCAAAGTTAATTGACCCCAAACAAAACGCAACATCAAACGGTGCGGGGGTGCGGTACTCTTCTAGTGTGCATTTAACGTCTGCTTGGTCAAATGCAGGATCGATGCCCACTAGATCAGGGATATGCCCTTTAAACGGATTCATTCCGCACCCAACATCAATTACTCGTTCATCGGGTTTAATTTTGTCCACTAAGGCCCATCCAGTGTAGGTATATTGATCAAGAGTGCGATCGCGTTTTGCCCATACATTGGCAAAATAGTCATTGAGGTAAGGTTGATTAATCATATAAAATTGTCTACAATGTGTATTTAAATACTATGCTACCAAATCGAATATTTTTTACCGGAGTGCCCGGAAGCCGCTGGAGCGGCATTGCACAACTACTAGAAACACTGCCAGAGTTTAATACTCGGGATCGTAATAATGATCGTGTATTCACTCATGCAAAATATGGAGGCCACTGTGGCGCATACTTTGGGCCCGGCATGGAACTGGAAGATCGATTGGATGCTGACTACATTGACAGCGCATGGGCAAAAGAGGGTGGTACCAAGATTGTAAAGAGCCATAACTGGGCATATAAGCTGCATGACGTAAAAGCAGCATTTCCCGACGATTGGATTATGCTAGTCTACCGCCCCGATATGCCTAGCTATACATGGTGGCACGAAGCAGGTGGGTTTGATATTGAGTACCCTGACTACAGTTGGTACCAAGACAGTCCAACTATGTTACATGAGATCAGCGTACAGAACAAAAGGATACTGGAGTTTGCATACCAACACGATGCAACCTGGAACCACTTCACTGATGCATGGATTAAAAATAACTTTGGTCACGACGTGCGATTAACTAAACAGCATAGTGATATACTAGTCACAATTATTAAATGAGCAAAGACTCTAGCGATCTAAATATATTCTACTACGGTGGCAGTGGCGGCTTTTTATTCTTGCACTTGTTATTGTTAAGTGGCAACTATACATGCCATTTCCATCATGAAAATATCACCCTCAACTCTTACCGGTCATGGTTTTTATTTTTTAAAAAAGTAGTATACAAGAATCAGTGGACCGTTGGGACGGAATGGAAGAATACTGAATCGTGGCCTATAAATTCTGTTACTCAAACAATGGACCTTGGGAAACACAAAATATATTTCACTTGCAATCATATTGAACAGTGGGAATCTTTACCAGGGAAGAAAGTTTTTCTCTATACTGACTTACGCACTGAGCTTAGATTGGCATGGTATAAGAAAGCATTTGCATATTATAAAAAATGGTATAAAGACGAAATTGTAACTACAACTGAAGCTATTAGGCGTACAAAACTTGCTATACGAAATGCAGAAGTAATCGACGGTGAGATTTATACAAAAGGGGTGCAGCAGGCAATGGACCAAGCTGATGTTAAAGTTTCTTTAAAAGACCTAGTTAACGATCCTGGTACTGCATTACTTAACAATTTTGACCTTTCAATTAACGAACCTCAACAAACTCACATAGATAACTGGATTAACTTGCACCCAGTCCGGTTGCTATCTAAAACTAATTTAAATCGGAGAACAATATGAAAAAGTTTTTAATCACCTTACTACTAATCCCTGTGCTAGCGTTTGCATGGGAACCCACTAAACCCATTACAGTCTTAATTGGTAACCAACCCGGCTCAGGCAACGAAGTTGGATTTCGCGCCATTAGTGCAGTGGTTAACAAAACCAATCCTGCTGTGTTTGTAATTGACCTCAAGCCCGGCGCAGACAGCGTAGTATCAATGAACTTGCTATATAACGCCAAACCTGATGGCCACACTATTGCTATCCCCAGTTACATGAGTACCTACGTAACAAATGACATTTGGCAAAAGGACATTAAGCAGTTCCAATACAACAGTTTTACAACTGCATTTGGTATGGGCAAGAGTCCGTTGGCGATCGTTGCCAATCCCAAGAGCAAGATTACTACTCCTGCAGAACTTGCTAAGTTAGTTAAAGAAACAGACAAGCCAATTACTTTTGCAATTGGTGGAGGAGCTCACAGAATGGCATACGAGTTCTTTATGATGAAAGCTGGTGGAAACAAAACTCAAGTTAAGTTTACACAGTTCCCTGGCCCGTTGCAGGCAGTTACAGCCGTGGCTAGCGATGCAGGAATTGAGTTTGGAATCATGCCCATTGCTATTGCGCTGCCACTAGTACAAAGCGGGCACGTTAAAGTAATTGGCATCACTGGTGAAAAGCGCCTTGCTAATTTGCCCGCAGCAGAACCTATTCGAGTGGGCGGCAGCTACATTAACGTATTTGCAGCATGGGCACTTGCATTGCCGCCAAACACCCCTAAAGAGATTGTGGACTGGTATGCTAAAAATTTCATCCCTGCATTGCGTAGCGCAGAGATCAAGCAGTATTACGATACCAATCTAATATTCATTGACGAGCGTGAACTTACTCCTTCGGGGTTTAATCGACACATTGAGCAGTTGCGCAGCGTGTTCATTCCGTTAAGTCAACAAATTAACTTACTAGACTGATGTCAAAAACCTTATTGGTGATAACCGGCCCCCAGGGGTCCGGGAATCATTTATTTTCAAAAATATTTGCAGCCAATGCAAATGTGTTTGGGTGGGACTATCTAACAAATAATTACTGGGCGCCACACGATCAAGAACCATTTGCCGAAGCTTGGCGTCGGCCTCTCTCACTTAAAGACATACAGTTTGATAAGTTTGCGTTTACTAGCATAAGCTGCCCCTATATGTATAAAGGAAGCGTATCAATCCCGGATTATAAAGGTTTTGTTAACGCAGCAAAAGACATAGGGTATAACTTAAAATTTGCAATAATTGGTAGAGACAAAAACATCTTAGAGCATCAGCAGACTAGATTGCGCGGACAGATTACTTTACCGCACTTTGAAAAAGCTATTCCATATTTAATGGGACACAATCCAGTATACCTAAGCACTGAGTTATTGTATTTGTATAAAGCAAATTATATTAAGAGTATTGCTAAACAGCTAGAGTTTCCGGTGCATGTCGATCCAGTTAAGCTAGATGAAATATTGTCACAAGATCCCAATGCTAAGTATTTTTCCGCAGTAGGGGATCAGCCATTAGACCTTGTAGTTAGAACAGCAAGCGGGCTAAATAATACAAAAGCGGAATAAAACAATGGCTCAGAGCATTAAAGATGTAATTAACAATACAAAAACACTGACTATGACAGACAGTGCATTAGCTACCCTTATGGACTTTGAACGTGTAATTGACGAGTTAGACTTGTATGCGTTTAAAAACTGGAAGAACGGGGAGTTAGTAGAAGGCCCAATCTACGAGAAGTACTTTGTTACTTGCACGTTTATGTGGCCGCACAAATTTATGCCCGACCCACGTGCAGCAGAGCGCCTAGTAGAATATAACTGCGAAGTCTATTACAAGCGAGACACTCTAGAATATCCGATTAAAGTTAAAAACCCCAACGACTTTAAGCCCGGAACGAAGGTGCCTAAGAAAGGCGAGAGCCCGGTTTGGTTAGTTAAGATTGTAATGCCTAAGACGCTTATGCAAGAAATCCACCAAGGTAGCTTGGAACTTGAGTCTGGTAGTATCGATATGGAAGACATTGAGCAAGCATATGAAACTGGTCAAGACGATAAGATGTACAAGACCGGCAACGCAGAACAAGTAAATCCACAACAAGGACCAGGTAATGAACCAGCACCAGCACCAGCAGCTTAAAGAAGGGCTAGAGTACGGCGACTTAAAGCGCCTTATCCACCCTGAGTTGCATATTGATGAATACAAGAGCAAGCTAGGGCGCGACGAAGATGTTGCAGTACTAAGTTTTAAACTTGCCACAAAAGAACCAGCAGAAGACCTAGTTAGTTTTTGCGAAAAAGGGTACGAGTGGGTAATCGATGCTGATGTTAGTAGCGGCGAATTAGATGACGGCGCATACCTGGTGTTTGTCGAATTAGAACGCGATTACGATCTCCCAAAGAATGTACACAAACTGTTACAAGACATGATGAACTTGACAGAGCAGAGCATCGAAGATTGGCGTGTACGTTACCGCTCAGACGAAACCGATCACGAAGCAACTGTTAATAGCATCGCTGACCTAGTTCCGTTATCTGCTAAATCATACAATGAGCGATACGGCAAAGAAGACATTGATAAAATGAAAGCAGCAGCAGGAGTAGAAGTAACTACTAAAGCTCCTAAGAACGATTTCACTGAATCTCTAAGAATCGCAGCAGGAATCCGCTAATCCATTTTGGCTCCTACTAGCTAAATACTGTAGCTATTTAGGAGCTTTTCAATGAGTTTAAACCTGTCGCTCGACCAATTAAAACAAATCATCCCCGGTAACAAACACGTAGAGCATTGGCACGAAGCCTTGTGCGAAATCCTTCCGGACTACGATATTGACACACCCCAACGCCTTGCAGCGTTCCTTGCACAATGCGCCCACGAAAGCGGCGGATTTACTGCTATTAAAGAAAACTTAAACTATCGTCCTGCTACCCTAGTGACATTGTTTAAGAAGTACTTTGACCTCGAAACTGCTACTCGCTATTGCGCTATGCCAGATAAGCAAGCTGCGATTGCTAACAGAATTTACGCCAACCGTATGGGCAACGGCCCAGAAGAATCGGGTGACGGATATCGCTATTGCGGGCGTGGCTTAATCCAGCTAACTGGTAAAGACAATTACACCCGCTATGCACAAAGTCTTGAAATTGATGTAGAAGAAGCTAGCGAGCATTTAACTACATTTGAGGGTTGTGTACAAAGTGCAGCTTGGTTCTGGGAATCTAACAACTTGAACCAATTTGCTGATAAAGGCGACATTCTAATGTTGACTAAACGCATTAATGGCGGTACCATTGGACTTGAGGATCGCATTAAGCATTACCAACACGCATTGCACGTACTAGGCGCTTGATATGTGGTTGCTACATTTCCTACCCGACAGCTTCCTGCAATTTGTAGTTCACGCTATCTTAATTGCGGGTATCATCGGTACATTCCTAAGTTTCTTTGTTGTTAACAGGATTCTTATGTCTCTGCCAATGTTGTCTAGTTACGTTAATATAGCACAGCTTGTTAGTGCAATTACCTTGGCTGCAGGTGTTTACTTCGAAGGTGGGTATGCAGCGGAAACGCAATGGCGTGCCCGGGTTGCTGAAATGGAAGTTAAAGTAGCAGCAGCAGAAGCTGAAGCTAAAACTGCCAATGATAAGCTAGCAAAGAAGAGTAAGGAAAAAGTTCGAGTAATTCGTGAGAAGGCTGTAGTGGTTAAACAATACATCACTCGTGAAGTTACCAAATATGATGCTACCTGCAAGATCCCCGAGCCGGTAGTTAAAGCACACAACGCCGCAGCAAAGAACGAGGCCATTAAATGAAAATTAACGAAATTATTACAGAAGCATGTTGGGACGGTTATAAGCGTGTTCCTGGTACAAAGGAGTATTCTCCGGGTAGTTGTGAAAAGGCAGAAGAAAGTGCCGTTGACGAAACCGCAGCTTGGCAAAAGAAGTCAGGTAAGAATAAAAATGGCGGCCTAAATCAAAAGGGTGTTGACAGCTATCGTAGAGAGCATCCAGGCAGCAAACTACAAACCGCAGTCACTAAAAAGCCTAGTGAACTAAAGCCGGACAGCAAAGATGCCAAGCGCCGTAAGAGTTTCTGTGCTCGAATGAGTGGCATGGAAGGCCCAATGAAGGACGAAAACGGTAAGCCAACTCGCAAGGCACTGGCTTTGCGTAAATGGAATTGCTAATGAAATATACGTTAATCGCGTTTGCACTATTATTATCAGGATGTAGCACAACTGCACCGGTTGTGGCTAAGTTCCCCGACGAACCGGGCAAAGCCGCTATGGAGTCATGTCCACAGCTGACGACAGTAGAGAACGGGGTGAAGTTGAGTGAGTTGACTGCGACGGTGACGCAGAATTACAGCACCTACTACGAGTGTGCAGTAAAGGTTGATACCTGGCAGGAATGGTATCGAGTACAAAAACAAATTTTTGAGGGAGTATCTAAATGAGCGACCGTAAAGAAGAATGTCCACATTGTGGACACAAGCATCCAAAGAACTAAAACTATAAAGGAGATCAAAGATGGCAGAAGAAATCAAGGAAGCAAAACCCCTATCACGCTCGGAGCGTGAAGCACAAATTAAAGACAAAGCAGGCTTGGTGATTGTTATCATGGCATTGTTCATGGCGGTAACTACATACTTTGCAAACATACACAGTGGCGCAGCATTGAAGAATATGTTAAAGGCAACTGACACATACGCTTTCTTCCAGTCTAAGAGTATCAAGCAAACTATCGCCGAAGGTCAACGTGATGACTATCTAGCTCGCGGGGATAAGGCTAAAGCCGAATCATTGCAAGCAAAAATTGACCGTTACGAAAGCGATCCAGTCAAGGGCGAAGGTAAAAAAGAATTGCTAGCAAAAGCGCAAGCATACGAAGCTGCCCGCGACCAAGCAAGTAAGCACAGCCCATGGTTAACGTTTGCTAGCATGGCGTTCCAATTGGCTATTGTGTTGTTGAGTGCAAGTATCTTGTCAGTTAACAATAAGATGTATAAGTTTAGTGAAGTGGTTGCTGTTATTGGCATTGTTTTACTAAGTCAAGGCATTTGGCTTTGGTTCTAAGGAGTAAACAATGTTTAAGAAATCAACTAAACCAGAAGTAGAAGTAGAAGTAGTCGAAACAGAAGTAGTAGGCAAAGGCGAATGGATGCAGAAATACTGGCGTCCATGTGCGGCCTTTATGTACATGGCATGCTGTTTATGCGACTTTGCCATCTTCCCAATTATGTTCACCGTTGTGCAGTTTTGGGAAACACAAGCGGCCAATGATGCATTCCGTCAATGGGTACCAATTACACTACAAGGCGGTGGCTTGTTCCATGTGAGTATGTGTGCAGTATTAGGCGTAAGTGCATATGGTCGTACACAAGAGAAGTTAGCTGGACAATCAGCAGTACCCGATGCAGCAGGTTTGCCTAGCCCAACATTATCTACAGCGACTCCAGCAGTGGCACCAACTGCAACTCCTGCACCAGCAGCGTTTACTCCAACCTTTGCTGCACCGACTGTGGTAGCAACAACAGCAAGTGGCAAGAAGATTGTCCCAGAAGCTGAACAACCATTACTATAAGGAAATAATATGAAAGATCTATTAGCAATCGTAATCGCAGTGTGTGCATTAACCGCACATGCTGGTGGCGAAAAGAAAGAAGTCTGCACTGAAGTAAAAGACAAAGCAGGCAAAGTGGTTAAGAACAAAGATGGTAGCACAAAGCAATCTTGTAAGACTATTAAGGTCCACAAGAAGGTCGAAGGCGAAAAAGTACCAACTAAGTAACACTTGACACCAAATGGAAAGTCCTGTATAATATACATACAGGACTTTTTTATGAACCCAATTTATGAACTATTATCTAATCATCAATATGATGTATGGGATGTTCCTACGCAGTTTCAAATCAGGAATGAAATTCTAGCTTTAGGAATCCCGGGTCTAGTAGATGTACAGTTTAACCTTAAAAGGTCAGAAGCGAAGGTGACGCCAGTGTTTGCACCCGAACAAGACTATACTTGGTATCAATTAAAATATGTCAACTCACTATGAAACGCTTGGCTTAACCGAGTCGGCAACACAAGACGATATCAAAAAGGCATATCGCAGTCTTGCCAGCAAGAACCATCCCGACAAAGGTGGCAACACAGCTAAGTTCCAAGAAATCCAAGCAGCATACGCAGCGATTGAAACTCCCGAAAAGCGTGAGCAATACGATGCTGAACGCAGTAACCCATTTGGCAATAGACAGCACGGCTTTAATACCGGCAATATGGATATCAATGACCTAATGCGTAATTTTGGGTTTGCATTTAATGGTGCCGGATTCCAACAGCGCCAACAGCGTAACCGAGACATTCGAGTTACTGTGCAAATAAACTTAGCAGAAACATTGGAAGTTCAAAAGCGCACACTGAATATCAATACAAACCGGTCAACATCAGACCAAGTAGTTGATATCGAAATCCCGCGTGGTGTATACTCAGACAGCAGCATTAAGTATCCGGGTCTCGGCGACAACCTTTTTACCACATTGCCGCGTGGCGATTTGTATGTTAATATTGTTGTTATGCCGCACCCGAGATTCCAAATTAACGGAATTGATTTGTTCACATCCATTGACATTGATTGCCTTGATGCTATAATTGGATGTAGCAAAGAGTTTACCACTTTAGACAACCGAACTTTTAGTCTCACAGTACCACAAGGTACGCAGCCCGGGACTAAATTTAAAATTGGAGGACAGGGTCTTTATGCGCTAAATCAATCCAACAGGGGTAATTTGTATTTGATTGCAAATATCACTGTTCCAACAAATTTAACAGAAACTCAGGTAGAAGCCATTCGTCAACTAACTAAAAATCAAGATGCTACAAACTAATCCAGAAATTGACCACATCGTTGCAGAAGCAACAAACCTTGCAAAAGAACACAAACACGAGTACGTGGTTGCAGAACACATGTTGCTCTGTCTTGTTAAATACAAGCCATTCAATGAATTGATTTACGGCTACGGCATCGATACTGATGGCTTGGTCAAAGACCTCGAAACATACATTGCAGGCCTAACAGACTTGGTTAACCCCGATGTTACTGAGCCAAAGAAGACTCATGCGCTGGAGCGTGTGTTTAATCGAGCATTTACGCAAGTGTTATTTTCTGCACGTACACACGTTCAAGTCATTGACTTGTTCCTGAGCTTGCACTCTGAGAACAGCACCTATGCACACTACTTCATGGTCAAGTACGGCATGGATCGTGCAAAACTTGTCGACTACTACAACAAGCACTATACAGAAGAAGCACATCGCAAAGAAGCTGGCAAAGAGAAAGCAGACGAGTTCATTGAGCAGTACTGTGCTAATCTAAACAAGCAGGCAATCGAAGGCACCATCGATCCAGTAATTGGTCGCGAATACGAGCTGGACGAAATTGCAGAAGTGTTGGCTAAGCGTAACAAGAGCAACGTGTTGTTGATTGGCGATCCCGGTGTAGGTAAAACTGCCATTGCAGAAGGTCTTGCCCTTAACATTGTCAACGGCACTGTACCTGAGTACTTGAAAGACCACACTGTCTACAACTTGGACATTGGTAGCTTGCTTGCTGGATCTAAGTACCGCGGCGAGTTTGAAGAAAAGTTCCAAGACGTTATTAAAGGTCTCAAAGCAAAAGGCAAGGCAATTTTGTTTATTGACGAAGCGCACCAGATGCGTGGGGCAGGTTCTGGTAGCAACAGCAGCGTCGACTTTGGTAATATGATCAAGCCTGCATTGACTAAAGGCCAAATCAAAGTGTTAGCAAGCACAACTTGGGAAGAATACAGCCAGAGCTTTGAGAAGGATCGTGCATTGATGCGCCGTTTCCAGCGTATTACTGTTGATGAGCCAACTCCAGCAGTTGCTAAGGATATTCTTAAAGGTCTCAAAGAGAAGTTCGAATCATTCCATGGTGGCGTTATTACAGACGAAGCTATTGACGCAGCAGTTGATCTTAGCGTTCGTTACCAAACTGACAAGAAGCTGCCTGACAAAGCAATTGACTTGATTGACAGCACATGTGCTCGTCTTAAGATTAAGACTGTGGACTTTGTTGTTACACGTAGCCATATTGTGGATGCAATCAGCAAGTTTACTAAGATCCCGGTTGAACAAATTGGTAATACCAACAATGGTGGTGCAATCACTAACCTTGAAAGCAACATTAAAGTTAAATTGTATGGACAAGACCAAGCGGTTGATTCTGTATTGGAAAAGATCTACGTGGCACGAGCTGGCTTGAAGAGCTTGAACAAACCCGTTGGTAACTTCTTGTTCCTTGGCCCAACTGGTACAGGTAAAACTGAACTGGCTAAGTTACTTGCAGAGAACTTGGGCATGAAACTGTTGCGTTACGATATGAGCGAGTACCAAGAGAAGCACAGCGTGGCTAAACTGATTGGTGCGCCTCCTGGCTATGTTGGTTACGACGATGGCAACTTGGGCGGCGGAATGTTGATTAGTGACGTTGAGAAAAGCCCTAACAGTATCATCTTAATGGATGAGATTGAAAAAGCTCACCCCGACGTATCTAACATCTTGTTGAGCTTAATGGATGAAGGTATGGTTACTAGCAGCAACGGCAAGAAAGCTGACTGCCGTAACTGTATTGTGATCCTTACAAGTAACTTGGGTGCAGCAGCAAACGAGCGTAACAACATTGGTTTTGGTCGCAGTATGCAAAAGACTGACGAGGATGACAAAGCAGTTAAGGACTTCTTTAAGCCAGAGTTCCGCAATCGCTTAGACGGCATTGTTAAGTTCAACAAGCTGGACCAATTGAGTATGCGCAAGATTGTCAGCAAGTTTGTTAACGAAATCAACGTGTTGCTTGCAGAACGTCAGATCAAAGTGCGCTTGAGCGAGTCGGCTATTGATGAAATCATTGCTACAGGCTTTGATGCTAAGATGGGTGCTCGCCCTGTGCAACGTAAGATTAACGACTTGATTAAAGTACCATTGAGTAAGAAAATCTTGTTTGATAACATTGGTCCTAACACCATCATGGTAGTAGACTATGTTAATAAAGAGTTTACATTCGAAGCACAATCAGCGTTTGACATCGCACCACAACCTACAGTAAACGAAGATGGTTTCATTGTTCTGGACCAAACTAAATCCTAAGATCGTTTGCGAAGATACACGTAAGCAGTTCTATGGCCAGTTTTGTTATAAGCTGGTCATAGAGGCTCACGGTAGTAGGTCTATCACCGACACGAGGCCCAATGATTACATTGCAAATCACTTAGCCGACAGACTATCTAAGCAAAAGCATTTTAACTATGGCGGAAGTTGGGCATCACAATCCAATTGGGCACTGCGGCAAGCAGATGAACTAAAAAAATCAGACCCTGTATTCCTTGAAGAATTGCGCAGTATCAAAAATGGATATGGTAATCGTATACGAATGCGCATTGAGGAGCCCTGGCTACAGGTTTATACTAAAGACGAGCAGACTCTTAGAGACATTGCCACAAGACTAAACTACGATCGAACTATTGCTAGCAGACTATTAAGTATTAGTACACCAGCTAGCCCGGAACAGCAGGCATTGCTAGAAGCGGGTCATATTATTGCAGCACCTAATTCTAAGCAAGAATACAAATACAAGATAGTGCTCAGAGACGGATCCTACAGCATGGAAACCAAGCAGTCAATTGTTAATTATTTAAAAACAATGGGCAGCGAAGTTAAAGTTTCTAAAGCTAATATGAACATGTTATCGGGCCCATTGAAATACATATGGGGTTGTTTTGTTTATACCAACGACCCATCTATTACAACAATGATCGGATTGATTGCTCCGGGGATGGTCGGAAAAATTCACGAGATCGTGAAACCGTGAAATAAATACTACTATAATATCAAGGAGCCCGAGATGGCAAAAATTCAAGAACAAGTAATCGTAATCAGACTTAGCAAATTGGTTAAAGATTCCGACGATCACTACCCAGACCTAGCAACTGAAGAAGTTGTTGCTAGCTTAGAACAAGTAACACAAGAATTGGTTGCAGCCGGCGTAGTAGTCGAAGTTGCAGCTGGATAACTCACACAAGAAAGTAAACATGGTTAAAAAAGTAACTACACCCGCCTCTGGGCAATCCACCTCTGACGCTATTGCTGCAATCAAAGCAGCATCAGAAGCAGCACAACAAACAGCAGCACCTGCTCCAAAGCCACAAGGTACGCCGTTTGATTTCTCTAAGTGCCATTTGCACATCGGTATTCCTTGCTATGGCGGCATGATGAGCGAGCCAACTGTTACCAGTTTGTTGCGTTTTATTTTGCTTGCACAACAAGTGGGACTAAACTGGAGCCTGGATACAATGGTCAATGAATCATTAGTTACCCGTGCTCGCAATAACTTAATGGCTAAGATGATGACTAATCCTCAAGCCACACACTTTTTCTTCATCGATGCAGACATCCGTTTTGAACCCGACGCTCCATTAAAGATGATGGCATGTGACAAGGAAGTTATTGGTGGCCTGTATCCCAAGAAAGCATTACCAGTCAACTACGTTATTAACTTGAACCCACAAACAAAGGTACAAGGCGATATCTTTACAGTAGATACAATGGGCACAGGCTTCTTGATGTTTAAAAAGACAGTGTACGAGCAGTTGATTGCAGCACACCCAGAGACCAAGTATGTTGATGACGTGGGATTAGGTAAGCAATACGAGCCAATGATGTACAGCATCTTTGATTGTGAAATTGATGAGCGCGGGCATTACTTGAGTGAAGACTGGTTGTTCTGCCGTCGATGGCAAAAACTAGGTGGCGAGATTTGGGCACACGGTAAAGTGTTGTTGAACCACATTGGGCACTACGAGTTCCAAGGTGACTTGAGTAAGATGCCACAGTTTGGTGCACCAGTTGCACAGCCAGAAGGCCAACAGTTACCACAGGCATTAACCGATGCTATGAATATGGCTGTTAAAAAGGACGCATAATGCAAGAAATTGAAAAGATCAAGTTTCGAATCGGCATTAGTGGTACGTACTGGGACAAGAAACCCCAGTACAGCATTGCTATTTCTGGTAAAGAATATGCAGCGGGATATATTGCCGCTGCATCTGGTGAAACAGAATACCACGAATTCTTAGTTGACTTAGTTGACGGCGATCATCAATTGGAGATTTCCTTGTTAAACAAAGAAAGCTCAGACACTGTTAAGGACAACTCTGGCGAAAACTTTACTATCGTAAAGGATATGTTACTTAACGTTGATCACATTGAAATCGACGACATTGACATTGGGCACTTGAGACACTCAAAGAGCCATTACGCTCCAGTTAAAAAGCAAGTATATAACGGTGCTATTGTTGATCGCATTGATCAGTGTGTAAACATGGGGTGGACTGGTACGTACATTCTCGAATTTAGCAGTCCTTTCTACCTCTGGCTATTGGAAAACCTATAAGCCGTTTTAGACTAAATACAGCAATAACGGAATTTTTATGTTTATTGCTGAAATGTTTACTGAAGCGGCACAGCCGCAAGTAGTTGTAATTTACCCAGGGCGTTTCCAGCCCTTCCATCTAGGACATCGCGACGTATTTGAAAGCCTACAAGCCAAATACGGTCGCGATAACGTCTACATTGCAACTAGCAACAAGACAGAGCTGCCTAAAAGTCCCTTTAACTTCACAGACAAGACAGTGTTAATGCACGCCGCTGGTGTGCCTAACGATCGCATCTTAGAAGTTAAAAGCCCTTACATCCTTCCTCCACAATTTGACCCTGCATCTACTGTGTTTGTAGTTGCAGTTGGCGCCCCTGACGCAGATCGCCTAAAGCCTGGCACATACAAGAAAGATGGCCAGCCTAGTTACTACCAAAAGTTTGAAGATCTAAACAAGTGTCAAACTGCCGATAAGCATGGCTACGTTATTATTGCAGCAGAACGCAAGAAAGTCATCACAATCAATGGTCAGCAATACGATGCTAGCCACGGCACTGAAAATCGCGCATTGTGGAACAGTATCCGTAACGATGCTAAAGCACGTGGCGAATACCTATTGCAAATGTACGGTCGCAATGACCCAGAAGTGGGCCGTATCCTAGACAAAATCCCAATGAATGAGGACTCTATCAGTCCACATGCTACAGACAGTGCAAGTGCTATTCCTGGTATTAGCGAGCATATTGTTAAACACGGTAGTCAGTACCGTTTGCTTAGTAAGCATGGTAACAAAAATCTAGGTACTTTCCCAACTAAAGCCGCTGCACAAAAGCACGAGCGCGAAGTGCAGTACTTTAAGCATGCCAATGAAAATGCAGTCCCGCAGTGGACAGAGTTGGGTGAGGAGCTGTCAATAGAAGACAAGATGGCTATCTTCGAAGCATACTACATTGATGGAACATTGCTAGAATCAGATAACCACACCGCTGAATATTTTACCGGGCTAGATAGATTTTCTAGTACGCCAGTAAAAAATAAAAAATACATTGTGACTCCATTGATGCTGATTCAGAATAGAATCATACCACTCAACTCCGATCTTATACATGCAACGCTAGTTGGAAAAAGTGGAAATCAATACTTATTTGTAAACGATGCAGGCGAGACTATTAAATTTCCGAGCAATCAAACAAGCAAACACGGAATGTCACACACGTTTATATTCGATAATAGCAAAGCATATGACAATTTTAGAGCCGAAATTGCAATAAAATTTAATGTAGAATTGCCAGATGCTGCCATTGATGAAGCCTACGACCACAATGCCCCATTTAATGCGGCAGACTTCAATCGTCACATGGCGCAGCTAAGAGCACGTGAAGAATTGCGCAAGACTGATCCGATGAAAGCATTAGTTGGTGACTTGATTGACAAAGAACATGAAAAAGACCGGTTAGCTAAACGCAAACCAGCAGACGATAGCTCGTTGGACATTAACGATCCACGTCATCCCGGGTGGGGCGCATTGCATAACCCACTAGGCGAAGATGCAGCAGGTGTAGGTGTTGTTAGCAACAGCAAAGATCCACGATACGTAATGGCCACCATGGGCGATCAAAATGATGTTGACGCTAGCACATTACCTAAAATGATGAAAGCATACGGCTTAACCCGTAAGTTACCTAAACACAAGATCAAAGAAGCAGAGCAGTTATTAAGCCGTTTAACACAGTTACAAGAACAGTTAGCGACCCTAAAGGCTAGAAAATGAACCACACTTGCATTGACGTAGACGTTTGGTGCAAGTGGGACACAACACCGCCAGCATACAGAGTCTATATTGATGACCAACTGCTAACGGAGCGCACGTTTATTTGGGAAACCAGTAGACACTATATCCGTGAGCACATTGAAGTTTATTTAGACAATGGCTGGCATGAATTACGTATTGAAAAATGCAGCAACACTGATGCACAATTTATCACTAACAATGTTGCAGTAAACGGACAAGGTGCAGGCCTCAAGTTTATTGTGTAACTAAATATAATATACAGGAAATTCGCATGAAGACAACAGATTTTATCACAGAACACAACGCATTTATCGCCCAAGATGCAGGTGAAATGCACTCAGACCACGAAGTACAAATGGCTCGTGCCGACTGCTACCACGCAGCAGACTACGCTATCAAGCTACACAAGATTCTAGCCCAAGCTAACGACAATGGTAACATCGAGGGATGGGTAAGCGAGAAGATTACTCTTGCAAACGATTACCTACGTACAGTATACGAATACCTAAGCTACGAAGACAAAGAAGTTGACTTACATGCGATGCCTACATTTGCATTTGAATCAGCCGAAGCTCAATTGCAAGCTGCATTGGAAGAAGGTTATTCAATGGCTGATGTACAGCGTGACGCAGAAGCTAATGCACGTAAGTCAGTGGACAGAATGACTGCTCCACAGGAGAAGACTCCGTTTATGGCGCAAGTGGGCAAGAAGATTGTTGGCGGCGTAACTGGCGCAGTTAAAGGCGCATATAAAGGCTTCACTGGACAAGTAAACGAAGTGGATCCACGCAACTTTGACAGCGACGAAGATTATTACGCAGCTCGTAATGCTCCTGCAAAGCAGAGACACCGTGGTCAACAAACACCTGGTGTAAACCCAGATGATGAAGCATACTTCCGTGAAATCTTCCGCAAGAAGCGTGCGGCCGCTGCCAAAGCACAACAAGATGGTGAGCAAGGTGTGGCGGAAGGCCAACTAAACGAATACTTAGTAAAAGCTGGCATGCCAGTTAAGGATGTGCTAGCACTAAACCTATTCCAGGACTTTGATCCGGTGGAAGGTGCCGCTGCACAGTTTCCAGAGTTTGCACAAGAGCCTATGTGGCAACAGGTTGTGCGTAAGTATGCACCTATTGCCAACATGCTAGAGAAAAAGCTATTGGCACAAAAGCGTCGACTGACAGATGCCGAAGCAGAAGCAGTTGACGAAACATGGTATGACGGTTCAGATGCTTACGACGACATGGAAATTGAATATCTAATCGACATCTATAATCAACAGATTGACACCCTAGAAGCATTGCTAGCCGGTAATTTAACCGACGAAGAGTTTTTGGAGCAAGGTGTTGCTGAGGGCGTTGCAGAAACAATGCCATTGAATGACGCTGTAAAAGTGTTACGTCAGTATGGTGCAGATAATTTCAAAACTACCAGCAACGAATTGCATTTTTATAAAAATGGCAGACCTTTACGTGTTGACTTAATCTGGAACAGCGATACAACTCGCAGTGTAAGTATTAGTCAATTGAATGCAGCTACTCGTAGCTTAAAAGGTCAAGGTGTTGCTGAAGGCAAGCAAACAGTTAGCGAGATGACTGCTGGCGGCACAGGCGCAGGTGGATTTGCTACTGGCCCAGCAGGCGGAACAGGCAAGCCAGGGACAGGTGTTCCTAAGCGTGTAAAGAATGTTGCAAAACGTTTAACCCCTAAGATCGGTACAGGAATCTACAAATGAGCGATATGCGTAAACTACTAGAGTCAATGAACAAGTTCGCTGGAGAGCCAGAACAAAAACCCGGCGATCAAGTTCGCGGTACTGAAAAAGCCACTAAGCGTAAAGATGGTAAACATCCTTTTGCTGGTCGTTTAGTGGGCGCAGCAGAAAGCAAGAACATGCTTGCTGATCTAGAAAAAGAACTAACCGAGAATGCAGTTAAACATTCACTTGCAGAAGAGTTCGCGCAGTACAAACAACAAGTAGACGAATTTGCCCCAGACGAAGGTGGAGGCTCACGTAAGTTTATTCCATGGGCAGAATTCATCGAACAAGTAAAACAAATCGTAGCTAAAGACTTTGACTGTGTAGAAAACGTTGTTAAGACAACAATCAAAGCCCGCTTTGTTCCACATGACCCAATGGAGTTTGGTCCAACAATGCTTTACTCATACTACGAGACTAGAGCAGGTCGTAAGGGTGCGCATAGCACTCGCGGAGCTATCCAAATTGGTAAGTACACTGGCGGCGGCTTTACTGGACAAATAAAAGGCAAACTACTCACTACATTTAGTTTGTTAAAAGGTCATCCGTTTGAGCGTCACTTTGATTTGACCTTTGACAACATCTACAAGATTGCCAATATCATCATGGGTAATACACAAGGTGCCTTAGAGTTCAACCCACAACAGCAAGGTGTGGCGGAAGGCTTAGGTGGCGGAGGTGGATTCGCAGCAACTCCCAAATATAAAGTAGGCGATACTGTTTGTGTGCGTGGCTATCAGGGTTCAGGCAAAATTGCATTCATCAAAGACATCAATGATGTTGGCGTTATATTTGACCATCCACAAAAGGGATTGAAAGTTAAAACTACTATTAACAAGTTATTACCAAGGCAAGGTGTGGCGGAAGAACAATCTCAACCAGTCAAGTACCGTGCAACAGTTGAGTACGGACCTACTGCGGCAGACGCACATTTTGTCACAGTAACAGCAACATCAACAGAAGAAGCAGAAGCTAAAGTTGAAGCATGGTGCAAGAAGAAGGGTGTTCGTAACCCAATGATTACTATCAACGGCGCAGATAGACCAATGGCTGAAGGCGAGGAAGAAGCGTTACAGTACGCAACTCAAGCTCACGCTGGTCAAACTAGAGCCGGTGGTGATCCATACATCACTCACCCGATGCGTGTTGCTGATCATATTAGACAATATAAACAATCTCACAACCTTGAAGCACTAATTAGTGCTGCATATTTGCACGACACAGTTGAAGATACCGATACTACACATGAGATTTTGCATGACTTGTTTGGTGGTCTAGTTGCTAGCCTGGTCCAAGAACTAACAAGTGATCCTGAACAAATTAAACAGATGGGCAAGGCTCAGTACTTAGCACACAAGATGGCTGCAATGAGCAGCTACGGTCTTGTAATTAAACTTGCCGATAGATTAGACAACGTCAAGGACATTACTACCGCTAGAACTCCGCAGTGGAGAGCAAAGTATAAAGCAGAAACAGAGCACATTCTTAACTTCATTGAAAAGAACCGTGTGTTAACTGGTACACATCGCAAGCTAATTGGTCTTATTCGTAACAAGATTGGCGAATTAGTTGAACCACAGGTACAAGAAAACTACAGCGACGAAGCACAGCCTATTCAAAACGACACAGCCGTTGAAGCATATGGTTATGCTTACAACAAGCGCGATCAGCGTGTAATGTGGCGCAAGGAATTCAGCAGTCAAGAAGCAGCATACAAGTGGGCTGACAGCAAGAACGCTACAGTAATAGGTATTCGTGCAGCAGCGCAATCAATGGAAGAAGGGACAAACCCAACTGACACAGTTACAATGGATATTCCATTAATGATTCGCTTGTTTGAATATGCTCGCGAAGATGCCAAAACAGATATGGATCTACATGACGTTGCTGAACGTTTAATTAAATTAAGCGCAGGTGGTCAAACATTGACTATGGACAACTACAACGATATTTGCCCCGGTCAAGAAACAGTTGACGAAGCAGTTCCTGCTCCTGTTGCTACCGCAGGTGGCGTAGCTGGTGCAACTCAACCATCTACACAAGCAACCGCCCCGGGCGCTGCACCTAATCCAGCACAAGCTGCGGCAGCTAAACAAAATCAAGCCAAGCTACAACAAAATCTAGCTAACTTAAAGACCGCTGGGGTGCAAATTGACCCTGCTAAGGCAGCACAGACATTGCAAAAGACTGACACCGGTGCACCAATGAATTCAATGGATAAAGATACCATTGCTGCAATGGCTCCTGCCATTGGTAATGTTATGTCAAACCCGTCAACTGCTACCCAACTAAATACACTAATAAAGAAGGCCGGCGGCGGAGTATAACATGTTTTTAAATCAGATATTTGAGGGGCTCAACAAGGGTACAGAAAGTACCGTAACTTTTGTCATTGACGGTGAACGTTCATATGAACATGTAATGCAGAAGTTTGGGAACTACATTGATTGGGCCGGTGATTACATGACTGCTCCCCGTTCAATCTTTAATCAAATTGAAGAGATTGTATACAGCACAGGTGGCGAAGTTGAGGAAGTTACAGGGCACGAATTACCAGAAAGCTGGAAAGATACTGCTACATTACTTGGCGCCCCGGTTGTTGCTGGCGCACTAGCAGTCGGAGCTCAACATTTTGATGACCAAAAACCACACGTTCGAGTTGGTGGACAAAATGCCATGGTTGTACAATATGATTCTAGTCGTATTCCTGGCAATGCTATGGTGTTAAAAGGTGCAGATGGTAAAATGTATCGTGTTTGGCAGCAATCGGGCAAGGGCATGAGCAAGATGACACTAGCTGCACCTGCTGAAGTTAAAGAAGGTATCCTCGATCGCTTCAAGAAGAAAGCACCAGAACCGGAGATGGCCGATCCAGGGAACTACCCACGTGGTAGAGCAGACATTGACCAGTGGATGACAGACACTGTTGAGTACTATAAAGTCAAACACCCCGAATCATTGTTTAAATTGTTCTGCCCAAGCTATAAAGATTATCTACCTGTAAGAGTGCGTGTGGGCACATCCGAACAGATTATGGCTCAACACATGGGCACATACAAACAATTACGTGACGCTAACCCAGAAGCCAAGAAGTTGGCAAGACAGCGTTATACTGAGTACGAGAAGTATCCAAGCGGCCCGAGCGACGATTACACTAATAAAGTAGCAGAAGGTGCAGACGAGCGCAAGCACAATGCACTATGGGCACAGATCACTGACTACGAAAAGCGTCAAGCTAAAGCAGAACGCTATGGCCGTGATACCCAAGCACAGCACTTCAAACAAATGGCAGATCAGCTACGTGCTAAATTGCCAACTAGCGACAATCCAATTAATGAATTGTCTAATGAGAAGTTAGCACAATACAAAACAACCGCTGCCGCCGATGCAAGTGCATCCGACAAGCGTGGCGAGTATGATCGTGGTAACAAACGATTTAGTGGCATAGTTAAAGCAACTAACAAACAATTTGCCAACGATGCCAAGAAGCACAGATAAATCAACTTCGGGATTCGTACATGCGATAGCAAAGTTTTTGCCTATCGCTGTTCGCATCCTTGAGATTGAAAAGCTACCTAAAATTGTCCCGGTACTAGTAATGCCGGGCAATGATGAACAAGGTAGCTTTGGTGCATATAACGATGCAACGGAAACCATTTACATTGCAATCGAACACCGTCACCCGATTGATATTCTACGTACACTAGCACACGAGCTAGTGCATTGGCGGCAGCGCGAAGAAGATCGTTTACCACCCGGCGCAGGCGCAACAGGTAGTCCAGAAGAAAATGAAGCAAACGCAATGGCTGGGGTTGTTTTGCGTGAGTTTGGCAAGAAGTACCCTAAGTTCTTTAACGAGCCTGCTATTATCAAAGAAGACTTTGAATACGTACAAAACAACATTGCTTACCACGACACCCTAAATTCTGCTGCATGGAAAAACGATCGCTTACGTCCAGAAGTTAAATTAAAGCTAATGCAGATCGCCAAGGTGTTTGTAGACTACTTGGAAATACCTGACTTTAAGGTGCTAGATATCGTCTTAACCGGTAGTATGTGTAACTATAACTACACGAAATACAGCGATTTTGACCTTCATATTGTCACTCGCTACTCTGACCTACAATGCGACGATATTGCTGCGGCGTTTTATCGTGCTAAAAAACAAATATGGAATGACGCACACGATGTAACCATTCGTGGATACGATGTAGAACTATATGTAGAGGATTCTGAAGAACCACCAGTTAGTGCAGGTGTCTACAGTATCCTGAACGATCGTTGGATTAACGAACCCAAGTTTGAACCACCAAGCATTGATGATTCTGCGGTTAACCACAAAGTACACGACCTAATTAAACAAATCGATACCGCATTAGCTACCGCAGATGATTCAGCAGACATACAACGCATTACAGATAAGATCCGCAAGATGCGCAGAAGTGGACTAGACCAATACGGTGAGTTTGGTGTAGAAAACTTGGCCTACAAAGTTTTACGCAACCTTGGATATATTGATAAATTAATAAAAGCACACCTTCACAAGCAAGATGACGAATTGAGCTTGTGAAGAAACCAAACCTACCTTAGGTCCGTTGATGTCAACGGTTAGGAGCTCTGCTCCAGGCGTCACAGGGGCGGCTGCTGCCCCAGCAATCGGCTACGCCAGGCTCTTGCTAAAGTGAGCACTTTTTCCGATATCCGTTGCTTTTGCAAATAAGTAACTGTACAATATGTTTTTCAACAGGAGATTATATGGATAACGACAACGGATACAACCGCAGCTTCAACGGTGATGCAAAAATCAAATTGCTTCAATTGGTTAACGAAGGCATGCAAGTCATGAATGAAGTTGAGACTTTGAACGAAGGCCTTAACGACACAATCAAAGCTATCGCAGAAGAACTGGAAATCAAACCAGCTATCCTTAAGAAAGCAGTACGCATTGCATACAAGGCTAAGTTAGGTGAGACCAATCGCGATCACGACGAGCTTAACACAATCCTCGAAACTGTGGGCAAAACCCTTTGAACGTTGTTATTGACATTTGGAAATGGATTAAGGCCGACTTTAAGGCCTGGCCCTTCCGTTTCTGTTTAGAAGTAGCGGCGTGGATAGCTAGTATCGGGTGTTCTGTCACTATGATGCTGACTGTTCCTACCCCACCCTTCCTTATACTGTACCCACTGTTTATTAGTCAGTGTGCTATTTTTGGGTGGAGTGCGTGGTCTAGAGGTAGCTTTGGAATGTTAGCTAACTATGTGTTATTGGTAAGTATTGACAGTGTTGCATTGTTTAGGTTAGTCACAATGTAACGGAATCGCCCACCTTACGGGCATGTAGAGTATGTGTGAGCTCAAAATTACACTTAGGAGAAAATATGAGTAATCGAAATTACTTCGAAGATGAGGACCTCATCGAAATTTGCGAGCAGTGCGAAAACTGCTTTCACCCAAATGGCTGCATTAGACAGTGCGCCATTGACAGCTTTGTGCTAGAAGACGTAGCAATGATCAGAGGCGAAAACAAATGAGTTACGTTGACGCAATCTTTGACAGAGCAAAAGACAAGATCCATGTAGTAGAACGAGTTAACGGCGAACGTGTTTTTCGTGAATACCCAGCCGAATACATGTTTTATTATGACGATCCACGCGGCAAGTTCCGCACCATCTACGACACACCTGTGTCTAGATTTAGTACTCGTAACAACAAAGAGTACCAGAAAGAGCTACGCATCAACAGCGACAAGAGACTTTGGGAAAGTGATATTAACCCAATCTTTCGTTGCCTTGAAAGTAACTACTTAGGCGCTAGCTCACCTAAGCTACAAACAGCCTTTTTCGACATTGAGGTCGACTTTGATCCAGTACGTGGTTACAGTCGACCTGAAGATCCCTTTAACCCAATTACTGCTATCTCTGTGTACCTAGACTGGCTAGACAAGATGGTTACTCTAGTAGTACCACCTAAGACCTATAGCTGGGAAACTGCACAAGAGATTTGTAATCGCTTTGAAAACTGCTATCTGTTTGAAAAAGAAAAGGACATGCTAGACACGTTCCTTGACTTGATTGAAGACGCAGACATCCTAAGTGGTTGGAACAGTGAAGGCTTTGATATTCCCTATACCACAATGCGTATTACTAAGGTGTTGAGTAAAGACGACACTAGACGATTATGCTTGTGGGGACAAATGCCGAAGCAGCGTATGTTTGAACGTTTTGGTGCAGAACAATTGACATTCGACTTGTTGGGTCGTGTGCATTTGGACTATATGCAACTGTACCGCAAGTACACATATGAAGAACGACACAGTTATAGTTTGGACGCCATTGGCGAATATGAACTAGATGAGCGTAAGACAGCCTACGAAGGCACGTTGGACCAATTGTACAACAAAGACTTTCCTACGTTTATTGAATATAACCGACAAGATACCATGTTGTTAGCAAAGCTAGACAAGAAACTACGTTTCCTAGATCTTGCTAACGAACTTGCACACGACAACACCGTGTTGTTACAGACCACAATGGGTGCGGTAGCTGTAACGGAGCAGGCGATTATCAACGAAGCTCACGCAAGAGGTATGATTGTTCCTAATAGAAAGAGTCGAGATGATCAAGGTGAAACACAAGCGGCAGGTGCCTACGTTGCTTACCCCAAAAAGGGAGTACACAACTACATCGGAGCGATTGACATTAACTCGCTCTACCCCTCGGCTATTCGAGCCCTTAACATGGGCCCAGAAACAATCGTCGGACAACTGCGAACCACAATGACTGACAAGTATATTGCAGACAAAATGGCCGCAGGGTCTAGTTTTGCAGATGCTTGGGAAAACATGTTTGGTACACTAGAGTATCAAGCGGTAATGGAAGGCAAGCCCGGTACAGAAATCACCATTGATTGGGAAGGTGGCGGCGAAACTGTACACAGTGCAGCCGATGTGTGGAAGATTATCTTTGAAGGTAATCAGCCTTGGACTATCAGTGCCAATGGTACAATTTTTAAATATGACATGAAGGGTATTATTCCCGGACTGCTAGAAAGATGGTATGCCGAACGAAAAGAAATGCAAGCCAAAAAGAAGACCGCAACAACTCCTGAGGACACAGCGTTCTGGGACAAGCGACAGCTCGTTAAAAAAATTAACCTCAACAGCTTATACGGCGCCATCCTCAATGCAGGTTGTCGCTTCTTCGATCAACGCATTGGTCAGAGCACAACGCTCACTGGCCGCATCATCGCCAAGCACATGGACGCAACAGTCAACGAAGCGATTACTGGCAAATATGACCACGTTGGTGACTCGGTTATCTACGGTGACACAGACTCGGTATACTTTAGTGCGTGGCCTGCCATTAAAGCGGAAGTAGAAGCAGGTACGATGGAGTGGAACAAAGACATCTGCGTTCAACTCTACGATACCATTGCTGACGGAGTCAACGATAGCTTTCCGGAATTCATGGAACGTGCATGTCACTGTCCGCGAGAAATGGGTGCTATCATTAAAGGTGGACGTGAACTAGTTGCTTACAAAGGTTTGTTTATCAAGAAGAAACGTTACGCAGTGCTAATTTACGATTTGGAAAACAAGCGATTGGATACAGATGGTAAGCCAGGCAAAGTTAAAGCCATGGGCCTTGACTTGAAGCGTAGTGATACACCTAAGATTGTACAAGACTTCCTGAGTGAGATTTTGCTTGATGTGTTAACTAGCGAAGGCGACGATGTACGCCAAGTTGTAATTGACAAGGTGCGTAACTTCAAACTAGAGTTTGCTGCAAAGCCAGCTTGGGAAAAGGGCACACCCAAACGTGTAAACAACTTAACCAAGTACACTGCGGCAGAAGTTGCACAAGGTAAAGCCAACATGCCCGGACACGTTCGCGCCGCTATGAACTGGAACAGCCTAAAGCGTATGCACAGTGACAACTACTCAACAGGTATTGTTGACGGTATGAAGACTATCGTATGTAAGCTAAAGGATAATCCATTGGGTTATACCAGCGTTGGTTATCCAACCGACGAAGCACACATCCCGCAATGGTTCAAGGATTTGCCGTTTGACCAAGACTTAATGGAAACCACTATCGTGGACCAAAAGGTTGAGAACTTGTTGGGAGTATTGGAGTGGAAGATCTCTGAGAGCACTGACATTAAAACAACGTTTGATAGTTTGTTTAGTTGGGAATAATCCATGACTATGAAACTACACGATGTTGTAGAGCTACAGCAAGCTCTTGTGGACTTGGTGCCTACTAAAGGCATTGAGCACGAGATTGATGCTATAGTAGGCAATATTGATCTAATCAAGGGAAAGTACACAGAAGACTATGCCTACAGATTAGATCAATTGCAAACTAGCTTACGAGAAATCAAGGCTAGCTTGCATAAGCCATTGGCGCTAGTTGATGACATTAAAGATATTGTTGGACAAGACCTAACTGATGCCACTGCTAAGTTTGATGCAGTCGATTATCAAGATGAATTGCGGTATGCTAATGCAGAACGTATACGTCAAGTGCGTCAACTGTATGTACCAAACGGTGCAGACGAAATCGTTACTAGGGCCATTGACTTATATGTTGATTGGCGATACCCTGGATTGGAAATCGGTTGCCGTGATGGACACTGGACCAAGTATCTAGTAAGTTGCGACCCATTGTACATTACAGATGTATTCCAGGAGTTTTTAGATAGCACATCCAGTAACTATCCTGAAGAGTACCAACAACGCCTGCGCCCATACTTGATTGAAAATCAAAATCTATCCATGCTACCTCAGAATCAATATGGTTTTGTGTTTAGTTGGAACTTCTTTAACTACTTGACATTGGCTAACATTAAACATTATCTAACACAGGTATTCACTCTGCTTCGCCCAGGCGGAACATTCATGTTCAGTTACAACAACGCAGACTTAGCAGCAGGCGCAGCGTATGCCGACAGCTACTTTATGAGCTATGCGCCCAAGCATCTTCTAGTTCCCATTTGCGAAGAACTTGGGTATGAAGTGATTGGCACAACTGATATCGAACCCGCAGTAAGCTGGTTAGAGATCAGAAAACCCGGAACACTTAAAATGATTAAAGCTCATCAAGTTTTAGGTGAAATAAAATACGTTAACCCTTGATATTTTCTAAATATATCTATATACTACACATTACATTGGAGAACACATGCAAGACAATCTAAAAGACATCGTACAGCACACATTTGGACTAGGTTCAATTGAGTTGGTTAAAGTGACCGGCACTGCAAGCGAAACAGTCCTAAACACAATCGCCGAAGATCGTTCGGTTATTGTTGAGGCTAAATTTAAAAACCCAGTACCAGAATTTGTTGGTACGTTTGGTATGCCTAACTTGGGCAAACTAAAAACAATCCTTAACATCGAAGTATATCGCGACGATGCTAAGTTGAGCATTAACACACAGCAAAACTCTGCAGGCGAAACTGTTCCAGCTGGTATCCACTTTGAAAACAAAGATGGTGACTTTAAGAACGATTATCGCTTCATGAGTGCAGAAGTTGTTAACGACAAACTCAAAGCAGTTAAGTTCAAAGGCGTTCGTTGGGGTGTTGATGTAGTTCCTACTATTGCCAGCATCCAGCGTATGCGCTTCATGGCTAGTGCTAACAGCGAAGAAACTACGTTTACTGCTAAAACAGAAAACGGAGCACTCAAGTTCTTCTTCGGTGATTCGTCAAGTCACGCAGGTAACTTTGTTTTTGATAACAACGTTAGTGGCACATTAACTAAGAGCTGGTCTTGGCCAGTAGACGCAGTTATTAGCATCCTCGGATTGCCGGGTGACAAGACCTTCAAGATCAGCGATGAAGGTGCTGCAATGATTACCGTTGACAGCGGCATTGCTGATTACAGCTACATTATTCCTGCTCAACAGAAGTAATGTCTTTAGGTCATCTGATACCTAGAGGATACCGTCCCGGTAGTGGGTTAATATCCCCTACTGGGATTTTCTATTTAAGTATCCCCAAGAACGCCAGCACATATATGAGCAATTTGCTGGTTGCCAATGATTGGTGTCACAATGACGTATACAGTCCCGATATTAAGGAATGTATAGTTGTTCTACGTGATCCAGTTGATCGTTGGCTCAGTGGCTTTGCAACGTATGCAGCTAGCTGGTTGCTCGGGGAAGGATATGGTAGCGATCATTTCAGGGAAGACTATAATGATCTCACACAGCGAATCATCTTTGATCAAATTGTATTTGACGACCACACCACTGAACAAGTAAAATACGTAGAGCAACTAGGTGACCATAAGATTACATTCTTTAAACTCAATTACGAGTTGGGAATGAACTTAGAAAGTTTTTTAGATTGCAAGCTAGGTCTAAATAACCCTATAGCAGATAACGCAGGCGAAGACAATTACGATACTAAAATGATTGCCAAGCACATGAGATTCAGAGTAGAACAAGATCCCGTTCTACGTGCTAAGATTATTGCGCGATATGCTGCCGACTACGAACTAATTAAAACAGCAAACTATTACAATGAGCCAAGATAATTTAACAAGCAAACAAAAAGATTACGCAGTATTCTTGCCAGCTATTAGCGGCTTCTACGGTACGTTTGTGGGCAAACAGCGTGTTAACAACGACTATGTTGATCCAGCACGTTTCCCGCAAGGACTAACTGACATGGAGCAGATGAACTGGCTTAACGATCAAAAGGGCTTGTTCCCGTATAAGTGGAGTCTCTATTCAGGTGGACATGCTAACTTAGATCTCACTAAAGAAGACCCAAGTGAGGACATGGTTCGCAAACGTGACCCAAACACTATCCTGCTAGGTGACTCGGGTGGATTCCAGATTGCCAAAGGCTTGTGGGAAGGCGAATGGCGTGATCCTAACAGCCAAGAAGTCAAAGACAAAATGGCTGCAATGGTAGCACTAGGTGTAGAAGTTAAGCCGGTGTTAGACAAAGCTGGTAAGCCAGTTATTGGTAAAAAAGGCCCTAAGACTGTTACTATTGATCATGCTAAAAACTATCAAAATTTAATTGATGCAGCACAAAAGAAGCGCAGTGCGATTCTAACCTGGCTAGATAGTATCAGTAACTACGGTATGGGATTAGATATTCCAACTTGGGTTATCCATGACAAGAAGGCCAGCGATGCCTGCGGTATCAAAACCCTCAACGAAGCAGTAGCGGCCACAAAGTATAACAACGAATACTTTATGGCGCAGCGTAAAGGTAAGAACAACGGCGGTACTAAGTTCTTAAACGTGCTCCAGGGTGACAATCATGACAGCGCAGAAGATTGGTATCAAGTAATGAAAGAGTATTGCGATCCTGTTAAGTATCCCGATACGCACTTTGATGGCTGGGCAATGGGAGGTCAGAACATGTGTGACGTACACTTGATCTTAAAACGCCTAGTGGCCCTACGTTACGACAACTTACTACAAGAGGGCAAACATGATTGGATGCACTTCTTGGGCACAAGTAAACTAGAATGGGCAGTATTGCTCACAGTCATCCAACGTGCAATTCGTAAGTATGTTAATCCTGCGTTTACTATTAGCTTCGACTGTGCAAGCCCGTTTCTGGCCACTGCTAATGGACAAGTATATTTTGAAAATGTATTCCCACAGGATGGTAAATGGTCTTATCGTATGGCGCCGAGCGCAGATGATAAGAAGTACGCAACCGATACACGTAAGTGGAGTGCCGGTGTAGTTGCAGATGGTATCTACGATAACTGGGAAGACAGTCCACTAAGTGACTTGTTTAAAATGAAAGATATTTGCATCTATAAACCCGGCGATCTAAATAAGATTAGCAAGGAGGGCAAAACATCATGGGATAGTTTTAGTTACGCATTGCTTATGGGACATAACGTATGGATGCACTTGACTGCGGTACAAGAAGCTAATAGACGATTTGATGCAGGTGAGCATCCAGCAATGATGCGATCAGAAAAGCCGCTTGCGCCTTTCTTTGAAGACATTGTTGAAGCTATTTTTGCAGCACCTGATCGCGAAACAGCAGAAGAGATTATCGAAATGTACGGTGGCCCAAATGGTTACTGGACTGAGATTATTGGTACTCGCGGATTTAAGGGCAAGAAGGCAGTAAGTGCTCGACCAATGTTTGGCAAGCTGTTTATTGTAGAAGATCCAAGCAGCGACGACGACACTGAATTTGACGAAACAGCATTAGACAACTTAGAGGACACACAATGATCAGAGAAGGCCACGAAGAAGTCAAGTTCTTCCAAGGCAAGGAAGTAGAACATACTCCCGCATTTGGAAAACAAACCCTGTTTGTAGTGGGCATACAGCCATTGGCAGATATTGCACTTAACCTACACGGTGCGGACCATATCTACTTTGGTGCCAATATGAGCTTTCCGAATCCTGCAATTAACGATCCGGTTTGGAACGATTGGGAAAACATGATTCGTCCGTTTTTGGAAAAAGGATATACTTGTACGCTAGACATTGATGCTAAATGTGTTGAAGGCCTACTAGAAGGATGTCTATGCGAACATCATAACTTTATTCCGATGATTTCGGTGAAACTGCCGTATTTACAACAGCTAGGTTATAATGCTACAATTAAGCTAGACGACAAAGACTTTGCAGCAACTAACCCAGGTGTTTGGTGCCACAGTGTTCACAACCTTATGGATCGAAAAGTATTTACTGATTGGTCCAGCTATACGAAAGACGAAACTTTATGAACAACCTCCGTAAAGAGCAGTTACGTCTTGTGATTGCAGAAATGCGCCCAGACATTTCAGATAGCGATTTTGAAGCTATGTGGGACGAAATGCAAACTGCATGTACTACTCACTATTCAGACGTAGCAAACGAAGTCATTGACTTACATACCACAACCGACTCACAAGGAATTATTAGATGAGCCAACGAGACCAAGCACTAGCAGATAAGCGTGAGCGTATCATGCAACGTGCAGACCGACAAATTTGGGTAACCTTCAAGAAAGAAGGCATTCACAAATACCCAGCAGCAGCAACTGATCCAGCACTAGCAACAGGCGACGAGTACGACGTTTCGTTCCTCGGCCTACCACATCGTCATATCTTTCACTTCCGTGTATGGATTGACGTGTTTCACAACGACCGCGACATTGAGTTTATCCAATTTAAACGTTGGCTCGAAAACTTGTATGCAGGCGGTACGCTAGAGCTCAACTTTAAGAGTTGCGAAATGATTGCAGATGATTTGTACACACAAATCAACACAAAGTATCCTGACCGCAGTGTCTGGATTGAAGTTGCCGAAGATGGTGAGAACGGCGCTTTAATTAAATATGAATCTCACCGCCCACAACTGATTAGTATCTAAGGAAATATAAAATGGCAAACGAACACCTGCAAAAGTACTTGAAGATGAAACCCGAAGTTTCGCGTCTATTCAATGACCTCGAAGAGTACTTGGCGTTCTGTAAGAAGCAGGGCTACGTCTACGACGAAAGCCATCTCTACAACGAGAAAACACCGTGGGGCGAAATGCAGCGAGTTAAAGCTGGCAAGTTCCCCAAGGACAATTGGAGTCCGTATCCAAAAGAGCGTCGCGAATTTAAACCTCGTGACAAAAACAGCAACTGGAAGTACCGCTGATTATGAGCGCCACAAACGACATGGGCCAAGCAGAATTTGATCTACAACGGGTCATGGATCTGTTTGATACTGCCCTAATCAGTAAAGATGAGCGTGTAGTAAACGCCCTTCGCAATCTGTTGATGATTGTGGCGCTTACTAACCCCGAAGACGCTGATGCTAAAGGTGATATCGGTCCGCTACGTGCAATGGAGCGTGATTTGGATGCCGTACACAGTCGCATTCGCGGTCTAGAAGACCAAGTACGCCACATCACCGATGCACTATCTCGCAATGAAACTGCTACTCGCTCGTATAACTCATACAACTGGCAACACGCAGTTGACCCATACGCTGATAAATGGCGTCAGAATATGAGCGATATCACCATGCGCGATTACTTAACAAAAATTAACGGAGGTCCTATTTAATGGGCAAGCTATATTACATGGGACTAGAGAGTTACAAAGCTCGCTATACCCTACAACTTACAGAATGGAACAAACGTGTGTTTGATCGTCGCGGTGTTGAAGCAGTGTATGTTCCGGGCCTAACACTAGATAACAGTCAAAAGATTGTTACAGGACAAGTACTGGACGCACACGGTCGCAGCTACTTTGGTATGAGCCAGATTATGAATTTGGTTCGGTTGATGCAACAAGGAGCAGTAACTAAAGATGATGTTGTATATTTCGAAGACATGTTCCAACCAGGGATTGAAAGCCTACCCTACATCCTTAAACAAATCCCAGAGGCTTCGCGCCCAAGAATCTTTGTTCGTTGTCTCGCTCAGTCTATTGACCCTGACGATTTCGTACATGTTTGGGGAATGGGTGAATTTATGGGTCACTATGAACGCATGGTGGACAGCTTTGTCGATGGCGTGTTGGCCACTAATGAAGAAATGGTAATGCACATGAAGATTGCAGGTTGGAAATCACCAATCTACAATATTTCAGGATTGGTGTTTAACACCGAAGAAGTTCAAGAGCGTGTGGGCAATAAGATTACTCCATGGAATGAGCGTAAGCATCGCGTGGTATTCTCTGCACGTTGGGACCAAGAAAAGCAACCAGATTTTTACATGGATGTTATCAAAGCATGGCACGAACGTCATCCTGGTTCGGGAGTAGAGTTTGCTGTTTGCTCGGGTGCTGTTCTTAAAAGCAATAACGATAGCTACATGGAACGTACACGTGGCATGCAGACTGCAGGATTGTTAACCATTTACGAAGACCTAGAAAAGAATCAGTACTATGACATTGTTAATAACTCTCGTGTTGTATTTAATTGTGCTTTACAAGATTGGGTCTCCAACACTGTCTCCGAAGCTGACGCGTTGGGATGTAATGTACTGTATCCTGCATATCGCTCTTTCCCTGAAACTTTTGGAAATGATCATACTCGTATGTATGTACCGTGGAGCATTGATGACGCATTAGACAAGCTAGAGAAGTTGCTACAAAAGCCAAGCGAAAACATGGGCAAGATTAGCGCATGGACTAGCGGTACTGCTGATCGCATTGTTGACATTATTGAAGGCAAAGGCGAACAGTGGTTGCGTATGTCGACTGACTATCGCAAGCATACACATGAGTCTAAATACTAAACAAGAAATTTGGGTCGAGTGCTGTCAAGCACGTTGGCCTACATTATCAGAAGCGGCTGCTTTAGCGTTAAGCATGAGGGCTGCTAGTGAATACTATCTCGGGGGAGATCCCGAGATAGTTGAAGTATTTGAACAATACATAATGCTAAAAACTCTCAAAGGAATTTAATAATGGCTAAATGGAGCATCGAAGCAGAACAAAAGAAAAGCGCACTAGAAGTTCAACTATGGTTCAAAGACGGCCAAATCATTCGTAAAACAGAAGGCTACCGTTGGGGCACGTTTGTTTGCGAAAGTGATGATCAACCCGACATTGACTTAGCTAACGAAGGTAGCGATTACCGCATTGACGACGATGGCAATGACTGGGAACTAGATAGTCTTAATGATGGGTGTTGGACTGATTGGGAATTCCCTGACGATATGCCCGAGGAAGAGCAAGACCGTCTACGAGCACTATGGAACGAACTATGGTACGAAGGGCTTGAAGGCGAAGGATGGAGCCAAAACGAATGCGAATACTATTTAAATGGCCCATTGCGACTAACTAACGTAGACACTGGCGAAGAATGGTTAGGATCAACCGACCCCGCCACTGTTGTGCATACCATTGAGTTACCTACTGTGACACCAGAACCATTGCTAACCGATTGGTTCCCTGCTAAAATTAACCCCGTACACAAAGGCATCTACGAATGTGAGATGTCTGAAGTTGATGCTTGGCCTTATCCAAAACAACTAATGTTGACTTGGACTGGTAAAGCATGGAAAGATGATGGTAAGTCCATCAAAGAAACCGTTAAGCAATGGCGTGGCCTCGCTAACCAATCTAAATAATCATTTAACAAAAGGAAAATAAAATGACAAATCTACAACCACTATTCGACGCATATTTGGCAGAGAATGAAAAGTTTGAATCAGGCAACAATGCAGCCGGCACCCGTGCTCGTAAAGCATTGCAAGAACTTGCTAAGGGCGTAAAAGCTCGTCGCAACGAAATCACTGAAACCAAGAACGCACGAGCAGAAGCTAAAAAGGCCTAAATGTCAAAGACCGTTATTGTCACTGGCGGATGTGGGTACATTGGTAGTCACGTTGCTCGAGCTTTCAAACAAGAAGGCTACACTGTACACATTGTTGACACTGTTTACCGTGAACACACTGTCAAGGACATTGACGGTCATTTGATCAATTGCTTTGCTAGCAAAGCTGCACTCAGCATGTACATCATGCTGCAACCAGACATTATTGTGCATTGTGCAGGCACTAGTCTAGTTGGCCCAAGCATGACAAATCCAGCAGAGTATTACGATAACAACGTTAGTAAGACTATTAAGATGCTGGATGTGTTAAAGGATTTACCAAAGCGGCCTACTATTATGTTTAGTAGTAGCGCCAGCGTATATGGGGTTCCCAAAGAATCACCAATAACAATAAACAGCCCCTTACAGCCAATTAGCCCTTACGGTTCAACTAAAATGATCGTTGAACAAGTGCTAAAGGATTACGGTTCCGCATATGGATTTAACACCATTTGCTTTAGATATTTTAATGCTGCTGGCGCGGCAGTAACTGGTGACTTAGGGCAAGAGCCCGATGCAACACATCTAGTTGCACGAGCAATTGAAGCAAGCCTAAGCGGCAGATTAGTTACTATCAATGGCGACGACTTTGACACATTAGATGGTACCTGCGTTCGCGACTACGTACACGTTTGGGATATTGCTGTGGCACACACTAAGGCAGCAGAGTTCTTTGCTATCCATTATGGCCCAGACACTATTGCTGGCCATCATGTGTTTAACTTAGGTACCGGTAGCGGGTACAGTAACAAAGAAATCGTTGACTACGTTTACGAAACATACGGATTAACTACAGTCAAGTATGGTCCACGTAGACAGGGTGATCCAGACCTGTTAGTAGCAGATCCATCTGTGGCTAACTCAGTATTGGGATGGTATCCAATTAACAGCAGTATAAAAAACATCATTGACACAGCATATAACTGGTACAAGAATCGTGTTTGATAAAATTAAGAAATTTGAAATTGCGTTAGCAGAATTTACCGGCGCACCCTATGCAATCATGACCGATTGCTGCACACATGCAATTGAACTTTGTATGAGATATGACAAGGTAGAGTTTTGCGCATTTACCCCATTTACATACTTGAGTATTCCGATGTTGATGCACAAACTCAATATTCAATATTACTACGAAGTTGGGTCACCTGCACAATGGGTAGGCGAATACAAGTTTCGAAAAACTAGAATCTGGGATAGTGCTAGACGATTGGAAGAAAACATGTATCATCCGGGGCAAATTCAATGTTTGAGTTTTGGGCACACAAAGCCTTTACATATTGGTCGCGGAGGTGCTATACTACTAGATGACAAGGCGGCCTATGATGCGTTAATTTTAATGCGCTATGATGGACGCGACCTAAATATTAAACCATGGGAATCTCAGAAAGAGTTTAGAGTTGGGTATCATTATAAGCCTACACCTGAAGAAGCAGTACAAGGACTTGCATTGCTTGAAGGAGTTAAGGTTAATAAACCCAAACCAGTAACCGTTGAGTACCCAGACCTAAGAACAATCACTATCAAGGACTAAAATGACAGATACAAGTAAAAACTTATCACAAGTTATTCGCGACAAGATGCGAGCAGACAATAAACGCTTTTGGGCAGGCGACAACATTAGTGAGTATGTTGGCGAAGAAGAAAAAGAATCATTGATTAGCGAAGCAGCAGAAGCATTTGAAAAAGTACTTGACACACTATTGATTGACCGTGAAAATGATCCGAACTCAAAAGGCACAGCAAGGCGTCTTGCAAAAATGTACTACAACGAAATTATGGCTGGGCGGTACGATGCGAGCCCTAGCGCAACTGCGTTTCCCAATGATAGCGATGGCGCATACGACGGAATGTTGGTTGTGCGCAGTGAGCTTAAGAGCATGTGTAGCCATCATCACCAACCTGTTACAGGTGTGGCTTACATTGGTATTATTGCTGGACAGAAACTCATCGGATTATCGAAGTATACCAGGATTGCGCAGTGGTGCGCAAGACGTGGAACACTACAAGAAGAACTGTGTATGGACATCGCTCGTGAGATTGAACTTGCAACTGGATCACAGGACGTTGCAGTTTATATTCAAGCTACCCACGGGTGTTGTGAGAATCGTGGTATCATGGCTCACTCTAGCCTTACTCAGACCACAGTACTACGCGGAGCCTTTAAAGAAGACGCAAGCGTAAAGAAAGAGTTCTTTGACAACATCAAATTGCAACAAGAGTTTGCACCACGCTAAGGAAACAACATGAACGCCGCAGACATGACAACAGCACTGATCAATCGTGCAAAGGTATTAAACGAGTTTATGGTCACAACTGAAATGCCTAGTGACTTTAGATTTAACGGTATGGTACCATTTGATATGCAAATTAAAGATGGTATTATTTACGCACATGTCTGGGGCGTAGACTTTGACGAAGCGTGTATGCGTTTAGATCAATTTTTAGACACCTGCAAGTAAAGCCAACTATGAAGCAGTGGATTCTCAACTGGCTTGAAGCACACGGTCGCAAACGTATTGTTATGGACCGTGTAAACAACGAACCCTATTTAGAGCGTTACTATGTATTTCTTAAAGACCGTGAGAATTTCCCCTTTAACATTTTTCTGCACAAGTTTCTTAAGTCAGATCCCGATGACGTGCATGATCATCCTTGGAATTACCGAACTCTTATCTTAAAGGGCGGGTACTGGGAATGGCAACCTCAGTTTAACAGCAAGGGTCACAAGATTGGCGAGATTGCAACATGGCGTGGTGCTGGATCATTCCGTAGTGCAAAAGCCAATAGCTATCATCGCATTGAGCTTGATCCCAGTATTGAATGTTGGACACTGTTTATGCCAGGTCGTAAGCGTCGCGAATGGGGATTCCTTAGTAAAGGCACATGGATACAATGGCAAAAATATCTAGCAAGCAGATCACAATAATGAACGGATCCTATCCTGTAGACTTGTTTGAGCTTACAGAAGAGGCAGCTGAGTACCTACGTGCTCGTGGAGCAGTTATCCCGAGTAGCACAACGTCGTGGGGCACTGTATCCTATCTAGTGCAGTTCCCTGGGTGCAAGCCTAGTTATAGCAACCGCGCCGGTGGCAATACAGGTACTAGAGTATTCTTTCCAGACGAAGACACTATCCTGATGTTTAGCATAGTATACGGGCACCTAATACAGAATTGTAGAATTGAGTCTATCATGGACATGATCATTAACGAACGGATACTTAAACAATGATTGCACTACCACCAGGATGCACTGTAACCTATGCAGTATGGATTGACGTTAAGGAAATGACTACTGAACTCATTGAGTGGTGCGAGCTAGTTGGCGGCCGTAAGAAAGTTGACAGCTATTACAATCACCGTGGCAACAAAATAGATAAAGAGTACATTGCATTTGGTAAAGCCAAGTGGTGCCACTATCATCAAAACGGCACCGGTGGTATCCGCATACACTTTCACGGAGATGATGCTTCAACAGCAAGCATGTTCTTGCTCAAGTTCATGGATAATGTAACTGCACATAATTTAAAAGAAGTACAAGATAGAGTAGAACATGGATTTGTTTAAAGGACCGGTGCCAAGACTTTTTGGGCACAAGGATAGTTTAAAAGATAATAAGTTTTTTGCATCTAACAAGTTTGTTATTAACCAACAGTTCGAAGCATTTACTAACATCTGTCCGCATCGCGGATTTCCTATTTTGCAGCCAGCTGGCGTTGCAGATAATATGCGTTGCGAGCTACATGGCTGGCAATGGAACGATGACGGAACGCCTACTAATAACTCGGCATGTTTAAAGCCCCGTAATCTTACAGTTGGCAAAAGTGGGCTGATGTTTATGGACTGGCAGGAACCCTCTGACGCAAAATGGGTCAATGACTTGGCTAACGATTCGTTTACCTATAGTCACAGTACACGCAGAACAGGAACCGGTGACTGGAAGTGGCAAATGGAAATGCACGTGGATCTGCTACACGTTGACAAGATTCACCCATTGCTAACTAGTTACGTAGACATACACAAGTTGCAAACTGAATACGGTAGTGATTGGGTTTGTCAGCACCATGAACACGGATGGTGGCTATTCATTTACCCATTCACTCATATCGAGTGGGAACCAGGATGCTTGTACTTTAGCGAAATGGTACAAACCGACTATGGGTATGAAGTATACATCCATTACTTGTTTAATGAGTCTACTCCGCAGCATGTGCGAGAAAACTTTATTAAGGTAGCAGAAGTCACATTTGACGAAGACGTAGATGCAGTTAATCGGCTATCGCTAAACAATAAATACAGAACACCATCAAAAACTCTCGACCCACTAGAAGTAGACATCAAGCACTTCTATGATTGGTATAAAGCAAACACCTAATGTACTGTAGAAACAACTGGCTCACTTATTCGTTTGGCGGAAATCCTCGCCGTATTCGTGATGAGGATTTAACTGTACAATTCACAGAGCAAGCAGATAAGATACTGCCACTGGAAGAAATAGCTATTTCAACTGCCAAGGAAATCTATGCAATGTACCCAAATATCTACGTTGCACTTAGTGGTGGTTGCGATAGCGAATATGTAGCAAAGAGCTTTAAAGCTGCTGGAGTCCCGTTCAAAGCCATTATGATGACTTGTAAAGGTTATCTCATGATTGGCGAATGGTACGCCGATAAGTGGTGTGCTGAAAATGATGTTGAACTTATTAAGTTTGAAGTAGACCCGTTTGAATTTATAGATTACGGTAAGCGCACAGTAGGAAGAATTAAAGGTATCAGTTGGTTCGGCGCAACTGTTAACTTAGTAGCCAATGAAGTTGAACGTCTAGGTGGATACTTAGTAACTGGCGCATTACCATCATATTACCCTGATCCAAAATTGCGACTTGTTAAAGCAGATCGTGAATTTGCGGAAACTTTTCGTGGGTTTATGTTTGACGAGAGCGATTTCTATATAGAGATAGTAAACCCAAACAAGCACCCGTGGGCTTTCTTTTATTGGTCTCCGGAAATGCTTGCAAGCGTAATTTATCATTGGGACACTTCTCAGCCTGTTGAGGATAACAAATGGCGTCTGTTTGATTTGCTGCCTCGTCCTAAGCTAACCGGGTGCGAGTTCTTTACTCATAACTATATAGCCAAGACTATCCCCGAGTATAACGATTTGTTTAAATGGGCACACGCACATGTACCATTGAATTGGGGTGCCAGAGATTTTGCTCCATGCCCTGATAGAGAAGAATTTTTAAAAATACTATGTCGCACTCAGTAACGATCAATGCTGGACACAGTAACTGGTATTCAGTTACATTAATAGCAGTCGAGCACCCTAGGTTGTCAACAGTTAGTATGAGCTTTAATCACACAGAGGTCATCGATACATTAACATTCCATGAGGCCGCCGATTATACTGCTAAGTTAATTAATGATCGATGTAGCAATCTCTACTTAGCAATGAGCGGAGGCCTTGATAGTGACTATGTTGCTGAAGTATTATTCCGAAACGGTATCTCGTTTACTCCAATAATTGCAATAACGCCAGACAACGTTGAAACTCATTGCGCATTACATTGGTGCAAACTACACAACATAGAACCAGTTATACTCACCTTTATTGAGAATGATCCAAGGCTGGTACGCCAGTTTAGATTAATTGCAAAAGACCTGAAGCAAGTGTCGGGGCTAACTAACATAGTATCCTACTTAGCTGAATACGTTAGCAACAAAGGCGGCCAACTGTTAGTGGGCGATAGTCCAATCGGGGCTCACACTGATGACTACTATCAGCCAGCTGGGGAGATATTCGACATTGAGTGGTTTTCGTTTATTACCGAGTTTATGCAGCCCGGCGTACATCCTGGCGCATTTTTCCAATATACACCAGAGCTGTTCCTTGCAATAGCAAAGTCGCTTAATGTCAACGTAAGCGAATCTGCAGGCAAGGCTGAATTGTATAGTCTTCCGTACAAACCCAAGGACACGAATCCAACACTACCAATTTCGTTAGCAGTTAGGAAACAGTTAGCGGAATTTGCAGGCGTAGGTATGTATAGTTTCTTCCCTGCACTCACGTGGCACAAAGACCAATTGATTAAGTTACTGTTGAGATGAAAATTGGACACAATGAGTGGGCATCTATTAACTTAGAAAATAATAGCCCCGGGAATATAACATCACCGTTTGCATTTGAAACAACTGCGACCCCGGCGGTAATGTCATTTGATGATGCTGCTGATTATACTGCACAGTTGGTTGCAGACAAGTACGCCAACCTGCACCTGTGTTTAAGTGGCGGCCTTGATAGCGAGTTTGTGGCTAAAGTGTTAGTTAGAAACAGTATCGCGTTCACTCCGGTGATAGTGGCTGCTGACTATGTTGAATCAGAGAATTGGTATGCTTATAAATTCTGCCAAGATAATAACCTAACCCCGCTAGTATTAGATTTTAGCGGGAAAGAAAAGCATACTGAATTAGTTAAAATGCTTATTGCACATGCCCATAAACATTGTTTGCCATTTGACCGTTCTTTGATTGTAAACATTGTTGCAGACTTACTGCCCAACGCCTGTGTATTAACAGGGTACGGCGATCCGGTTCATGTTTCATCTACTTTTTACGAACCCATTGGCGACCTAGTTGAGTTAACTGACCACGATTATTTTTTAGATGTGGTACACGGATCTAAGCATCCCGGTGCATTTTTCTCATACACTCCCGAATTATTTGCTGCACTGGTTAGGGAGCTTGACACAACTAAGAACACCCAAATAGCAAAAGCTGACTTGTATGGTATTCTCTGCAGATCAAAAATACAATCATCCTTTTTCAACTTTTACCAATTGCCCGAACTTGAATTTATTATTAAAAAGAGTTTGAGTAAGTTAGGTAAAAACCCAGAGCACCAAGCGTTCTTTATAAATAGAGATACACTACTCAATAAGTTCAGCGGCCTTTAGAGCATCATCCCGCTATACAAATTCTGCTGCCTATGCTAAAATTTAACATAGGAGAATAAGCATGACGACACCCGTTCAATACAAATATACAAGTACTAAAGAGTACCATAACGCATTTCCTGTTGCATACAGACAATGGCGTGCTGACTCGCACTGCAATAAGATTCACGGCTACGCATTTAGCATGAAGTTCTATTTTGGAACTAATGACCTAGACGTTCGTAACTGGGCCGCTGATTACGGTGGACTTAAAGAACTAAAGAAGACACTCGAAGATCAATTTGACCACACTCTTATCGTTGCACAAGATGATCCAGAAATGGAGACATTCAAACTGCTACAAGAGAAGGGCATGGCCAAGATTGTTGTGTTGCCTGCACTAGGATGCGAAGCACTAAGTGACATGCTGTACAAGTATGTGAATGGTGTTTACATTCCAGAAATGTGGGGCCCACATGAAGCAGCTCGTTTGTGGTGTTACCGCGTGGAAGTTCGTGAAACACAAAGCAACATGGCATACCGTGACGGCCACCGTGAATGGAATGAAGACCTATTTGCGTAAATTTTGGCATCTATGGGCTAAGGCCCTAGGAGAAAAAGCAGGCAGCTCGGATGCAGAAGCAGACCGTATTGCCTGCATTCGAACTGCCATCGTAATGTGCTACGTCATAACCAACTGCTTTATTGTAGCGGGCGTGATAAAGCATTGGAATCAATGATGTTTAAAAATATACCAAAAATCTATGCGCATAAGTCTGCGATGAGCGCAGGCAACTTTGTTACGCCCGAAGTTATTCTCAATCAAGGCACAGACACAGTTGCTAATTTGTTTCATAGATTTTGTCCGCATCGCATGTACCCAATGCACTCACCCGGAGAAGTAGTACAAGAAGTCTATTGTAAGTTTCATGACTTTAAATGGGCAGTAGACGGTACACCATTAAACAATCCCAAGAAACTAACCTGCGGAACTGCACAAGTTGGGCGTAGTGGGTTAGTGTTCAAGGACTTTGTGGAACCCGATCATTCATGGGTACAAGACCTAGCTGCTGAAGATGCGCTGGAATATAGCCACAGTTGCAAGGGTACGAGCAAGGGTAGCTGGCTTTGGTTAATGGACGCAGAAGCAGACCTGTTGCACGTACATCAAAATGGTATCCATCCATTCTTGTCAAAGCAAGTGGACTTAGGTGACATCCAGATGGACCAAGGTGATGGCTGGATCTTGCAAACACATCCTACTGGTTGGTGGTTGTATATTTTCCCGTTTACGTTTGTTGAATACGGGCGTGACGGAATGGTTATGGTTAATACTGTTATTCCACATGACATTAAGAGCGAATACGGGTTTGACTGGATCACACAATTCTATTACAATAGCAATGCAAGTGCCGACAGACGGTTTATCTTTGAGACACTAGAAACAGTGTTCAAAGAAGATGTTGCTACTGCTGAATTACAAAAAGGCAATTACTTTCCATTAATGAAAGCCATGAACCGATACGAAGACCATTGCGTACACTTTGGCAAATGGGTAAGGGATAACAAGATTAAAGATGAATAAACAACAAGAAATTATGGACATCCTGCAAGAAGAATGTGCAGAAGTAATCCAAGCAGTTAGTAAAGCCCGTCGATTTGGCCTAGATAACTCTCACAAGTCTGGTAAGACACAGCGAGAGAATCTAGAAACAGAGATAGGTGATGTGCTTTGCATGATTGAACTGCTAAACGAGCGCGGAGTGATTGACGCTGCTAGCGTACAAGCTGCTATCCTTGCCAAGCGAGAAAAGCTACACCACTGGTCAAATATTTTTAAGGACGACTCATGCACCCCAACATCGAAGTAAAAGAATTTACAGTTAAGGACGAAACTGCGTTCCGTATGCGAGTGCGTATGTGGAAATGCACTAGTCCCACTGACCTAAATAGCTTAGAGATTATTCAAGAATGTATGCGCGACGGAGAAGTTGACTTCACTAGCACATACAATTTTCTAATGACAGACGAAGAACTAAAAACACTAGCACAAGGATTGATGAAATAATATGTTTGGAACAAATGAAATTATTGGTAAGAAGTATTTTAAGGATGCTCCGGCAGACAGCTTGTTTGTAACTAGCATGTTCTTTACACTGCAAGGCGAAGGCCCTTATGCAGGTATGCCCGCATTGTTTATTCGATTGGCTAAATGTAATCTAGTATGCAGTTTTTGTGATACATTTTTTGATGACGGCGATTGGATGACTTACGATCAAATCGAAGGCAAAATGTATGCAGCTATCAACGACTATTGGAACAAGCAAGGTAAAGCAACACCAACATGGGCAAACAATGGTTTAAATAACTATCCCGGTGTTGTGTTAGTAATGACTGGCGGCGAACCGCTCCTGCAGGAGAACATTAGTGCATTTATGGCACGTCAACTTGCACATTTCAAGGCAGTTCAAGTCGAAAGTAACGGCATTCCTGTTACTGATGTTCCTGTTGGTGTAACGCTAGTGTGTAGCCCTAAGTGTGCCGAGAAAGATGGTAAAGCTACCAAATACTTTGCGCCGTCGGCAACTATCTTGCAACGTGCAGACTGTTTGAAGTTTGTTATGAGTGCAGATGCAGACAGTCCGTATAACAGCGTACCGCAGTGGGCACATGACTGGAAAGTAGCAACAGGCAAAGAGATCTATTGCAGCCCAATGAACGTGTACAACAGTTTCCCACAGAAGATCAAATTGCTTCGTGCAGAAAAAGGCAACATCACAATGGCTGAACGCAGCACAGTTGATGAAGTTATCAGCTTCTGGGAACCGGGCTTGTTAGACTTGAAGGCCAACCAGGCCAACCATGAATACGCTGCACACTATTGCATTGAGCATGGGTTCAAACTCAACCTGCAAATGCACTTATATGCGAGCCTAGCATGACCAATCCATGTGCATGTTTAGGACCACAATGTGGTGAAGCACATTGCCCCTGCGTTATGGAAGGTCAAGGACTGGAACGTAGCGCAGAGTGGCAAGCGCAGAACAGCCCCGAAGCTATTGCTCGAGTCAATGCAGAGCTAAGAGCGGTTTTTGATGAAATATTCGAAAGACGAAATGAGCGAAACACACATTAGAACTATTGCACGGACTGTTACTTATCGATTAGTAGCATTACTGATAACTGCCCTATGGACAGGGCTAGGTGATGCAGTAGCTATCCATTTTATATTGGCTATTGTGCAATACACAATGGAACGAGCATGGCTACGAATTAAATGGGGTAAGAGATAATGTCGGGATTTGATCCGGGTGTGCAAATGTACGATCCGTTCAATAACAGGGCACATTTTAAATACGTGTTCTGTGCTTGGCCACGTAAGTGTTATAATACAGGGCGCTGGATGTTTATGGAAGTGTCCATTCGCGGGCGTAGGATTATCACAGGACCGGGAACGCCTGTGATTGAAGATCGTTGGTACCACAGACACGAAGCGATTATAATGATGATAAAAGGAATTTAATATGGCAACAAAGAAACCAGTGACTGCTAAAAAGACAGTACCAGCTAAGAAACCAGTGACTGCTAAAAAGACAGTCGCTAAAAAGACAGTAGCCGAACCTACACCAAAGACGGCAAAGCGTAAACTAAGCGATGCAACAATCAATAAAATGACTAGTGCTATGTCTCCTAAGAAGGCACCTGCTAAGAAGCCTGCTACCCCAGCAAAAGCTAAACTAACAGTTAAAGGCAAGAGTCCCAAGGATGTAGCAACAGCAAAAGGAGACCCGTATGTGACTATTACTAGCGTAGAGCTAGATACTGATAATATTGGCAACGGAGCATTTGAACTAGATTGGAACGACATCTTTGTTGCTAAATTAGTACGTGCAGGCTACCAAGGCAAAACCGATGCCGATGTTGTCGACAATTGGTTCAAGACCATTTGCCGTAATATTCTCACAGAAGAGTATGAGCAATGGGAAGCTAACCAACCAGAAGAAATGCGGCCACGTGTTATCGACCGTCGTGACTTAGGTGGCGGAAAAACAGAAGTAAGCTAATGGAATCCCTACCGATCCCTAAAACTATAAAGGTATACCAGCTTCTTAAAATGACTGGCGCATACATCAGCGGAGTATCGTCATCTACGCCAAACTCACTTTCGATGGGCATTGGGTTTTATCTCTCACTACAAGAAGCCGAACACATGCGTACACTCGAAATTCTTAAAGATACAACTGCTGCCGGAATAACAAAACCAACGTGGCATATCTTTGAACTAGAGTTTCCTAATCCGGCGTACACAGAATGATATCAGTCCACATAAACGGAGTGCTCCAAGTACCCGGTATAGACTATGTTACTGCTAAAAACACAGTGAGCTTCTCTAGTCCCCCGGGAGCAGGAGACCTTATTCACGTTAGTGGCCCACGCGGCACCATTGCTAATATCATGGCCGATGGGACTACGTATCTTTACCAAATGATAACTGATATTGAGAGGCACGACAGTATCATGAATCTGTTAAACGATGCCGCATTTTATTATGACAACCCAGCAGTGGCAGATGAGTTAGAACGACTACGAGTGGTTGTTGAATTGGTAAGAGCAAATGGTTGAAATAGAAATCGATTGCGGATACTTGTGGTTAGCTGACCAGTTAGAAAAGCACGTTGGTCCACGGAAGTTTGTCCTACACAATCGCATAGGTGGCGATGGATGGGACGTTAGGCCCGGTGATCCGTCAAACAAGGGAAGGTCCGTAGCAAGGTTTGATGATCCCAAGATGGCTACATTTATACAATTGAAATTATGATTCTATATGTTAATGGCGACAGCCACAGTGTTGCGGCAGAGGCTGTAAATCCGGCAGCGTTTGCTAACGATGGCCATGCGTATTGGGACACCCCCAACCGACACGGCCATCGAGACAATATTGCAGTTAGCTACAGTAAGAAGATTGCAGATCAGCTCGATTGCAGTTGGATCAACCAAGGCGAAAGCGGCGGTAGTAACGACCGTATCATTCGCACAACAGATATCTTCCTTGAAACCAGCGATATCAAGGATCTAGTATTATTAATTGGATGGACGACGTGGGAGCGTGAAGAGTGGCTGCACAACAGTGTATACTATCAAATTAGCGCAAGCGGAACTGACCACGTACCGCTCGAGTTACGCAACAAATACAAACAGTGGGTGATATCCAGGGAGCAGCAATACGCAAACAATGAGCTAACGTGGCATAAGCGTATATGGGACTACCATCAAAAGCTCAACAGCTTAGGTATTAAGCACCTGTTCTTCAACACCTACAGTTACTTTGGACATGTAAAACTAAACAGTTTGCCTAGATACAACTGGGGTAACAATTACATCAACCCATATGACGAAAACAGTACATACTTCCATTGGTTAAGGGACAATGGATACAAAACAGTTAGTGAACACTCGTACCATTATGGTAAGGACGCACATGCCGCTTGGGCCAACTACCTAATACCACATATTCAAGGATTGCAGTGAGAGAACAATTTGCATTATTACCAACTAGAAACTTAGAAATTGCTCGTAGCGGAATGCCAGTTACACCAACTGGTGCATGGGGCAAAACCACATGTGAATACGATGAAGAGTTTATGTCAAGGCTTGCAGCCTTTGCCAAATCCCAATCTACATTGCATAACTATGGTGCGATGTGGAACGGACATTCTGCTAATCACGCAGTTCTAATGAATTACTTGCTTAACGATCAGTTACGCGATGCACACAACTACCTCAATCACTTTCATGATACTCCGTTAATGCACGGCATTACACAAGGTGATTGGTCAGCAAACAATATCCGCAGTGACCAAATTATTGCACAACAGATTTGCAATCGCATCTGGGACGTATTACTTGGAGTATGCGAGTACCTGGCTATCGTTCCTGTGCAAAATCCCGAACAAGGTCCAGTTGCATTATCTGTGCCAATTGACACCCTCGCATATCTACTATCAAGTAATGTACCGGGCTACCGTCCACTAAAGTGGCAAGGAGGTCTGTATGGGTTAAACACTAATATTGGTATCATGGGCGAGCGAGACCTTACTTCACTCTATCTAGCACATAAGATACATGCACGATTCCCTACTGCTGATGCAGCTATTATGGAAATCGGTGGCGGTGGTGGATATATTCCCTATTGGCTGCACCTAATGGGGCATCGCAATATTACTATGGTAGATCTACCCACTATTATCATTTGCCAAGCATATCAGTTATCTGCAAACTTAGGTAAAGAGCATTTGTTGTTACCAAATGAATCTGGTACCGCAGCGATTCGTTGGCTGACCCCAGATCAAATTGCAACAGATACTGCCCATTTTGATTGTGTAGTTAACACTGACAGTATGCCCGAAATGGCAATTGAGCATGTGCGTAACTATCTAGACATTATCAATTCTAGGTCCAAGACTTTCTTTAGTGTCAATCAAGAAACCGAAACTGGAGGACAGCACTCAGTACATAAGCTAGCAAAAGAATACCAAATGAGCTTAACTGAGCGCAGTCTATTTTGGTTGCGTAGGGGTTATACTGAAGAATGGTACTTTATGCTCAATAATTGGGCGTAACACACATTGACGTTATTGGCACAATGTGCTATTATTACACATGAAATATTTAATCGTAGACACTGCAAACACTTTCTTCCGCGCACGACATGCGGCACATCGACAAGCTGATACATGGGACCGATTGGGTTTTGCTATCCACGTTACCCTGGCTAGCATCGGCAAAGCGTTCCGTGAACAAAAAGCAGACCACGTTATCATCTGCTTAGAAGGCAAGAGCTGGCGCAAAGGTTACTATACTCCGTACAAGGCCAATCGTACTGTGGCTCGTGCTGCACTTACCGAAGCCGAGCAAGAAGAAGAAAAGCTGTTCTGGGAAAGTTTCGACGAACTTAAAACTTTCTTTATTGAGAAAAGCAACTGCACAATCCTGCAACACCCTAACTTGGAAGCCGATGATTTGATTGCCGGCTTCATCCAAGCCCACCCAGAAGATCAACACACAATCGTTAGTAGTGACAGCGACTTCTACCAGTTACTGTCAGAAAATGTCCAACAATATAACGGGATTAGCGATGAGCTCCACACAATCAAAGGTATCTTCGATGCGAAAGGTGCCCCAGTCAAAGATAAGAAAACTAAAGAACCCAAAAAGATACCGGACCCTAAGTGGATTCTCTTCGAAAAGTGTATGCGCGGCGACACTAGCGATAACGTCTTCTCGGCCTACCCGGGAGTACGGACCAAGGGTACAAAAAATAAGGTTGGACTCGAGGAGGCGTTCGGGGATCGTGAGGCTAAAGGGTTCGCGTGGAACAATCTAATGTTGCAACGTTGGGTCGACCATAATGGGGTCGAGCACAAGGTGTTGGATGACTACAACCGAAACGTCACACTCATTGACTTGACTGCCCAACCCGACGATGTTAAACTGCAAATTGCAGAAACTATTGCAACTAACAGTGTTCCAAAAGATGTAGCACAAATTGGTACAAAGTTTCTTAAATTTTGCGGCAAGTACGAATTGAAACGCATCAGCGACAACTTGCAAAACTACGTAGACTTTCTTTCAAAGGCATATCCAGAATGATTACATTAAAACAATTCCTTGAAGCAGGCCAGTACCGTGTTACCGAAGGTAGCGATTTCCAATGGCAATGCTTTGGTCCAAATGCCTACGCATTAGACGTGCAGATCAGTGGATGGGATAGCAACAGCGCATCAATTATTTTTGATCGAGTAACGCAAGAAGTCTATCAAGCTGCTTGTTACGATTACAAAAACAACCGCGCTTATCGACTATTTGGCAGTGATGATCTTCGTCGTATGCACACCGCAGAAGCATTGGTACGCAACGTAGGACATAAGCAAGCATGGGATGATGTTAACTACGTTGATCTCGAAGTTGAAGAAGACTTTGTGGAAAAAATGACTGCTATTATGTCAGAGCAAGAATACGACACAATGGTTAGTATTCCACTGGACCTTGACCGAGACACATTGCACGACTTGATGTTGCGAGCACATGCAAAGAACATTACATTGAACGAAATGGTTGCAGAAATATTGCAACTGGCCATCGATCATGCAGAAGAAGTTGTAGAGGGCGCAGATGGATTTCAAGGCTAAAGTAACTGAGTTAGCACTGCAAGCAGGTGGCAGTCATTACCCGAGCGTGAATCGTTCGCAAATGGAGTCGTATACCAGGTTAGTAATTGCTGAATGTATCTCTGCCCTGACTGAAGGCGAGCGTGGTCACATTTGCACAAACTTTGATCAAGGCCAATACGAAGCCACTCTCGCAGGCGCAGAGTCTGCTATTAATCGGAGATTTGGACTATGACGTTTGCTAAACACAAATCCACTATCCGTGCCATTAGGCAAGGCGAAGCAGACTTTACACTAGTAGACGGGTTTTCTATATACCCCCGCGCAATGGCGCATATCCTGCCCCAATGTCCGCCTGACGTTCGAGACATGGTTAATTTTGCACTAGCAAAAGGTTACCTGCAATTGGTATCACACGTACACGACAACGAATTAATGTGGGAGAAACTAAATCATGATTGAAGCTGCACTATTACTACTGGTCTTGTTCCAACTTAAACACTGGTACATCGACTTTGTTAACCAAGACATGGACGAAGTTAACAGCAAAGGTCATTACGGACAATGGCTAGGTATTCGCCACAGCCTTAAACACGGACTCGGTACCTACATTGCAGTGGCACTAGTAGTTGGTGCAGAGTATTGGATCTTTGCTCTAGTTATCGCACTAGTTGACTTTGTGATTCACTATCACACCGACTGGGCTAAAATGAACTGGGGCAATAGAGATATTCAAACTCCTGCGTTTTGGGCGCACTTGGGACTTGATCAAATGGTGCATCAAGTTACCTACATCCTGTTAGCTTATATGGTGTGTGCATGATTAAGAGTGTTACTGGGGGCACTGGCATTGTAGTTGATAGTGGGTATTCTACTATGCCGTATATCAGCCAAAATTCAAACAACCCAATGCAGGGAATGTTGCGCATCACAGGCAACGATCTCCAAGTATTTGACGGGTCGACGTGGATACACGTAGGCGGGGCCTTTCCGAGTATTTCGCTAACTGGGACAGCACAATCTGCTATCCACTGGGTACAAGAAAAGATGGCCGAAGAAGAAAGCATCAAGCGGCTAGCCGAAAAGCATCCTGCTGTAGCGGATGCAGTAAACACAATCAACGAAGCATACGAAAAACTTAAAGTTATTGTTGCTCTAACAGAGGAAGAAAATAAATGAAAAGATGGCTAAGAAATCGACTACATCAATTCTTGTACCCAGCCGACGAGGCTGTGTCAATTAGTGCATCAACTGCAAAGTATGCAAATCGAGTTGAGACAGCAAGTGAAATACAGTTCACAGTATCAGCAGCACGTGGTGGGTTGATTGTGTGTGTCCGCACTTACGATAAGCAACGTGACCGTCACGATTACGTTAATCACATTATCCACGACGATGAAGATGTATCCAAAAATGTTGCAGACATTGTGTCTGTAGAATTGATGAAGGCCTAATATGTCACAAGCTAATATGGCCACTGCAAATCACGTTACATTAGGTGCATTAGGTGCAGGTGGTCCCTACGCTATTGCTGGGTCAGGTCTGATGGCTGGTGTCGATACTGGTACAAGGCATGAGTTTGATCAGGGCATTGATATTCGTGTAACTCCTGCTACCGGTGGGTATATTGTTAGCATTAACCCTAGATCAAGTTACAATCGTGTTCCGGATCTACACATTGTATCCAATGACCAAGATTTAGGCTCAGAAATTGGTAAGATTATTACACTAACTTGCCTTAAGAAAGATTAAGAATGATGACAATCGTAGCAAAGCCAGTTATTAAAAACAAGTACTGGATTGTGGAATCAGATGGTACTAAAATTGCCACAATCCAAGCAATTGAAGAGGGTGGCGGATACGCATACGTGCATGACGATACTCGCGAGCAATTTGCAAGTATCAAGCTAATTAGCAAAAAGTACAATATTGTATTTGATACCACTAAGCCAACTAAAACAAAGATTACACACGAAGCGTATGGATTCCCTTGCTCCAGCAAACCATATAATCAAGTATGGGATGTTCAGCGCAAGCTGCCTATCTATAGCAAGGAGCCTAAGAGCAAGAGTTTATATTGCGCAGGGCACTATGCAATTAAATTCAACAACACTTGGATCACAGAGTTTTGCCCCAAGAACATTACAGTTAGTCGCTATGAGCACCACGGGCCATTTATAACCAAAACAGAAGCCACTAATAAAATTAAAGAATTAAAAGCATAATGGAACAACTATCCTTGGCTATCCGTACATTCAATGATCGGGTAAAGCAACTAAACCAAACCAATGGCAAGCAAGTGGTCTTGTCTGCACAGGAAGCACGTAGCTTACATAACGACATCTACGCATTACTTGCCAACGTTGCAGAGTTATCTGCACAAGGTGGCGCAGTGACAGACGAAGTTATCCAAATTAGTGTTGATGGCGGTGGTTTTAAATAATATACGTAGATTACTGAGATAAATATTATTATCAAGGAACTATGAAATGTCGAGACCTAAGCCAACAGTACTGTTAGAACACGTTAACAAAACCAACTACAAAAGCGATCAAGTATTAGCCAGCGAAGGCATCTGGGCGGTCTTCTATGATAACCAGCCGATTAACTTAAAGACTAGCAATGTTTTGATCTCGTACCCAGGGCCGAAGTATCGGAAAAATTCTTTTAGCAATCCGGGCCATGCAATTAACTTGGCCAAGAAACTAAACACCCTTTTTAAGACAGACAAATTTACAGTAGTTCTATTAAAAGCCGGTGACCAAGTCTACCCGTAATCCACAGCACGATTGGTTCGTCAAGGCCGTTGTTGCTGCCGGCCTTGAGGTTAGCATGGTCGGGGATGTCACTAAGCTATGGTGGCGTAACCCATTGAACCACAGTAGCCTACGACTAACTTCAATTGGTCATACCTGGTTCACTAAGCGTTCCAAGTTTCCTTCCCACCAAATTGATCTTCTAACAGGAGTAACTGGCAAGCAGATGCTACAGTTAGAGCGCTTGTTTAAAGAGCCTTACTTTATCAAATCCAATAAAAGCATCTTCCTGTATGGTGAAAGCGATGCTATAATGTTGCAGCTACACGCAGGCAATTTGGGTCAATATTTAGATAACCTGCAAATGTAATACTTTAGTGTAATTGACACAATAAGAAATTCCCGTTATAATTCGACTACCTGTTTAAGTTACAGGTAATTCAATCTCTATACAAAGGAAAATCTTATGGCAACCGCCGCACCAGTCTCTACTCCTGTGCAACGCACAATCAACCGTGGAGCGAATCCGTTTGCACCAATGGTCATTCAACAAAATGTAAATATGACGCCTCAAGGCGCAGCAAATATTTACGAGCCGCTCACAGTACGTGGGGCACGAGCTCATACCAATTCTCATGTGCAGCAAGCACTAAACAATCTTCGCATTCGACTTGGCGGAGAAAAATACACCCACAAACATTTCGGTGAACTGATCTGGGCTAAAATTAGCGACCTGGACATCAATATCGAGATTCAGCGCGACGAGGATGCGGAACATCAGGCTAACGTGCTTGAACGATTTGATCCACGTATTGCAATGCCTGTGATGGCAACCAAACTTGCAAACGGTCGTTATAGTGTGTGGGAAGGTCAACAAACTTCCTGCTTGTACTACCATTTGTATACTGCCGGTTTGATCGACGGCGACTTCCTTGTGCAAGTAAAAGCGTTCGACGAAGACATGGAAGTACCGGGCACAGACTTGCAGGGCGAAGCTGTTGGTAACTATGGTTTCCGCCAAATTAACGGTGGTGGCCGCAAGGGCATTGATGCGTATCACTTGCATCGTAGTCGAGTTAACGGTGTACGTTTATATGCCAGCAACTTTGACGAAGACGTACAAAGCGAAGCAATCCAGTGTGCAATGGAAAAGAACAACATGTTCCCAGCAAAGGCTAGTGATGCTCGAGGGCAACTTGCAACACCAGGCATGGTAACTTACATTCATGGTTTAAACACCATTGCAGGACATGGTACCGACATGAAGTTGTTTAAAAAGTCTATCCAGGACCTGGAGTGGGCACTTGCGTGGCACAACAAGTACTACCCTGCTGAAAAGGGCGTAGATGGTGGTTTTATTCTTGCATTTGGTCGATTGCATCACGCTTCTCGAACTGCCAAGACACCAGCGACATTGACCCCTGCGGTTGAGCAAGATTTGTACAATCTGTTCCGCTCTGTGTATGGATCTCCCAAATCCTTTCACAAGGACTGTAAGTCACGCTTGGAAAAGTTCCAAGACGACAACGGCTTGGTACGTTCATGGAGCGACGGTTGCTTGACCCCGATCCTGGTAATGGATTACTACAATCCTGCTAAGTTTGCTGGTAAACTGAGCTTGCCACAAGTGCCCGACAGCCAAAAATACGCAGGGTACTAAAATGACAGCGCCAAAGGTATATTACTTCTATCTTTGGCGTCATCGTTATGTTGATGACGTCACTGAGCAAATTGTCACTAGGACCTGTCTTGGTATTACAAGCAACCCGTCAAATCGAATTCACGGATATGAAGGACATGTGGGACACCCTGTAAAATTTACAGGATTGTGGTCTGGGCCAGAACGATTGATCCGCGAAATTGAAACTAAAATCAAAAGCGATTTCCACAGCTACTTGTTTGTGGGCACCGATAACTATCGTTACGAATGGATTGATGAGCGCATCGAGCACCAATCCGTGCATGACTGGGTTATGTGGGAAATCGAAAACAGCTACATCGGAATTACCAAGGTGATCTAAATGGAAGACGAAGAACTAATTTTTAAACGATTCTCAGCAGACAAGCAGGATCAAGTGCGGGCATTGGTAAACTATGCCACGCTGATGGGGCTGTCAGGTAAGGATCTTGTTAGCATTGGTGGCAAGCTGGATCGCATTAAAGCTAGCCGTGAACGAAAACAGCGTATCGCGATTGTCCAAGGTTATCAAGTCAAACCCATTGGGAATGATGCTAACAAAACCAAAGCTGAACAAGCCCGTGCAGTCAACCGTCGATTCAAATTGGAAACTGCCACTGGCGCTTACTACTTTGAACAGCACTACACAGGCTGGAAGGTTACCAACCCTCGGACCAAAGTGTCTATTAGACATAACAGTGACTACTACGAATGGGGCCGTGGTGTGCTGTATGACTTGCGCGAGCGTTACAACTTGCTAATGGACTATCATGAAGGACTGTTACAACTAAACTTCTAAAACAGAAGTATTAGTTTTGGGCTGTTGCGTAATTGCAACAGCCTATCGTCTTGATTTGTCCGAAATGACAAATTATGGTATAATAGATACATAGCAAACAAACAGAGGTTGGCATGTTTCAAAAGTACACAGACGCACTGGCATTAATGGACACCACCATCGCAGTCAACGATGCAGTAATTGCAGCAAACGGTGACTTTGGTACATGGTACTACAGTGAGCGTGGTACTGAGATTAATGCTCCTATTTGCGCTGCATGGGACAATCTGTATACTTTTGTACACAACAATTTCCCTGCTCCAGTTAGCTTCGGAAATTCTCCTTATGCCGATCCAGACAAAGAAAAGTATGTGTCGGACGTTAATGAAATGGTTGCGATGTTTGGCAAGGATCGAGAGACCTTAGAAACAGAATTGCGCAAGATTCCTCCTGTAATTGCAGAGGTGGCTTTTCCAGTGTACATTGCACGGCATCTCTTACGTGATCAGAAGTTGGCAATTATCCCGGACCGTTTGACTACGTTTAACGAATTCCACCAGCGTTACGGCTACATGATTATCACTGGCAGCGAAAAACCCCGCAAATAATTGCAGATTTTGGTTGACCCGAAATGAAAGATCGGGTATAATAACTACATAGCAAAGCAAAACAGGAGTTTTAAATGAGTTTCGAAAAACGTGTTCTTAACAAAGTGTCTGACATCCTGGGCACCGATACACCGGCAGCGTTCACTAGCGGTACGTTGTTTGTTGTTTGCACACCACGTGATGCAGTCATGCTAGAGACTGCATTGATCGACGTCACTAACGGTGGTGTGATTGTTAGCAAGACTCCTGCAGAGTTTGCGTTTGACTTTGTTGCTTAATTGCAACACAATGCAAAAAGAGTTTTGCCAATAAAGAAAAGAGTGTTACAATACACTCATAGCAAGAAAACAACTTGCTAGCAAAGTTCAAGGGTGTTGTGTAAAAGCAACACACTATATGACAAGAAAAGACTCTTGTTGTATAATAAGTTTTTAATGTGTTAGTTAGTCCATTTCAAAGGAGTTAAAAATGGCAGTTACCGAGTCCCGTTCAGTCACCCCAGGTGAAGCCCGTAGCCGTGTGTTGCGAGCATTTAAAAACAAACGTCCCGTGTTTATGTGGGGCCCTCCTGGTATCGGTAAGTCCGAGCTCGTGCAAGAGCTGACTGACGAACTTGGTGGTCACATGATTGACTTGCGTTTGGGCCAGATGGAACCCACTGACATTCGTGGTATTCCTTTCTTCAACAAGGACAACGGCAAGATGGATTGGGCTCCCCCAATTGACCTGCCAGACGACGAGTTGGCTAGCCAATTCCCTGTGGTTGTGCTGTTCTTGGACGAAATGAACACTGCTGCTCCTGCTGTTCAAGCTGCTGGCTACCAGCTGATTTTGAACCGTCGAGTGGGCAAGTATGTGTTGCCTGATAACGTTGTTATCGTGGCTGCTGGTAACCGCGAAAGCGACAAGGGTGTGAGCTACCGTATGCCAAGCCCATTGGCTAACCGTTTCGTCCACTTGGAAGTGCGTCCAGACTTCGAGTCTTGGCAGACTTGGGCTGTGGGCAAGAAAGTTCACAAGGACGTTGTGGGTTACTTGAGTTACGCCAAGCAATTCTTGTTTGACTTTGATCCAAAGTCTTCAAGCCGTGCGTTTGCTACTCCACGTACATGGAGCTTCGTGTCAGACTTCTTGTATGACGAAGAAGCAACTGACGCAGAGTTGATGGACTTGATCGCAGGTACTGTTGGCGAAGGCGTTGCTGTGCAGTTCATGGCTCACCGCAAGGTTGCTGGACAAATGCCTAACCCAACTGACATCTTGGCCGGCAAGGTCAAGGAGTTGAAGGTTAAGGAAGTGAGTGCTATGTACTCCCTGACCATTAGCATGTGCTACGAGTTGCAAGACTCGTACAAGAAGTTGGGCAAGGACAAGATGGCTGACTGGCATGCCCAGGCTGACAACTTCCTGAGCTTTATGATGGCTAACTTCACTACTGAGTTGGTTGTTATGGGTGCCCGAGTTGCGCTAACAACTTACAACCTGCCAATGGTGCCAGGCAAGATGCCGAACTTTGACGAGTTCCACAAGCGTTTTGGCAAGTACATCATCGCAGCTTCTGGCAAGTAATTGCTGTTAACAAAAGGGGCTTAGGCCCCTTTTTCACTATGTCACATACACAATACAGTATAGTTAAGATGGACAAGCGCCATAAAGGGTTTGGCGTGTTTACCTATTATGTTGATTTCTGGAAAACAAAAGAACACCTGAGAAATCCAAGTGTGATGATGCAGGATTTCAATGCCCGTCGAGTGTGGTGCTGGGAGAACTTTGGTCCAGGTCTAGAGTTGGATTACACTACATGGGGCACAGATGCAAGTTGGGCATGGTGGCGTGATACCAGTCACATGCAACTTTACTTCGCAGATGCCAGTTTAAGTGCATATCTACTGTATTGGGACTAAAATGGTCAACTTGACCAATAAAGAAAACAGTGTTATAATACACTTAGTTTAAAAAGGAACACAAATGTCTGAATCTACACAAGCAGAAAAGCCAAAAGTTAAAACAGTTACAGATCCCAAAGTGGATGCTGCTGCCCGCGAAAAACTGATTACTGCCCGTATTGGCTTGCTGTTAAAGGCTCCCTTCTTTGGCAACTTAGCTACACGCATGACACTCACTAATGCAGATGAGTGGTGCGGTACTGCCGCTACTGACGGTCGCAAGTTCTATTACAATAGCGAATTCGTGAACAAAATGCCACTCAAGCAAGTTGAGTTCTTGGTAGGTCACGAAGTGCTTCACGCGGTTTACGACCACATGGGACGCCGAGGCGACCGTGATCCTAAGATCTCTAACATTGCTGCTGACTTCTGTGTTAACGCAGACTTGATCGACCAGAAGGTTGGCGAGAAGATCACTGTAGTGGGTATGCTGTACGATCCCAAGTACAAAGGCATGAGCATGGAAGAAGTCTACGACGACTTGATGCAAAACGCTAATAAAATGGATATCAGCAAGTTGCTGAGCCAAGTGTTAGACGAGCATTTGGATGGCGACGGTGATGACGACGAAGATGGTGATGGCGACAAAGATGGCAAGGGCCGCCCTAAGCTGAGTGCCGCAGAAAAGAAAGCAATCAAAGATGAGCTGAAAGAAGCTATGATTGCTGCTGCACAGGCTGTTGGCGCAGGTAACTTGCCCGCAGGTGTTAAGCGTCTTGTTAAGGACATGCTGGAGCCACAAATTTCTTGGAAAGAGCTGTTGGAGCAACAAATCCAAAGCACTATCAAGAGTGACTACACATTTGCACGTCCCGGACGTAAGAGCTGGCACATGGATGCTATCTTGCCTGCACAAAAGCCCGGCGAGACCATTGACGTTGTGATTGGCATTGACACTTCTGGTTCTATTACCGACCACGACTTGAAGATCTTCTTGAGCGAGATCAAGGGCATTATGGAATCGTACGATGAGTACAAGATCCACGTAATGGGCTGGGATACCCAAGTTCACAACCACGCAGACTTTACAAGTGAAAACTTGGAAGACATTGCAGGCTTTGTGCCAGGCGGCGGCGGCGGTACTGACCCAATGTGCGTGTGGGAACGCTTGATCGAAGAAGGCATTGAGCCTAAGAAGCTGATTATGTTTACTGACTACTGCTTCTTTGGTTGGACTCCAGACAAGGTTGCTAACTACTGCGACACAGTGTGGATTATCAAAGGTAACCCAAGTGCCGAACCCGAGTTTGGTGTGTGGGCACACTACGAAAACGCTACGAAAGGCAAATGAGATGACACAAGCAACTAACACAACTGAAGTAAGCGAAGACGGTATGTCTGCCGAAAAGTGGGAGGGCATGACTGACGCAGAGAAGGCCAAGTATGCCCGTAGCCAAGAGAATTATCTCAACGCTCCTACTGACATGCAAGATGCAATCGATCGCATTATGGAACTTGAGATGCGTCTCGAGGACCTAGCCCGTGCAAGTGAGATTGTTGAGATTACTCGACAGTTTGAATTGTTCGAAGGCTTCCGACGCGAAGCGGAAGCTGCACTAGAGAAGAAGATCACAATCGACCGTCCTATCCCAACAGAGAAAATGAAGATTACCATTGTCACCAACGACGAAGCTGACACAAAGGAGAAAGCATAATGTTTGTAACTGGAATTTATCGAGATGCAACAGGCATCAATCAAGCAATGGGTCGCGTGTATTTTTACATGATGACTGCTGTACTTAACAGTATGATTGTTAGTTTCCTAGTGGGACACAATCATGAACTGATGCAATTCTTTTTTACCGGTGTAATGAAATGGGTTGTGCTGTTTGCACCCTTAGTGGCGATTTTCTTTATCACTCCTGCGATTGCTGCTGACCCACCTGCATCAGTATCTGTTGGACTGCTGCATGTATTTGCTGCACTAATGGGATTGAGCATGTCAGCCATCTTTGTAGTCTACTCAATGGGCAGTATCTTTACTGCGTTCATGGGCGCTGCTGTGCTGTTCGGAGTGATGAGCATTTACGGATACTTTACTAAGAAGGATCTAAGTGGCATGGGACAGATGCTGTTCATTGCGCTAATTGCTATTATCATTGCTAGCTTGATTAACTTGTTCATTGGCAGCACTGTAATGCAGATGGTTATTAGTGCTATTGCGATTGTGATCTTTTTGGGATTCACCGCATACGACACTCAACAAATCCGCGAAGCAGTTAGTGTCGAAGGCGAAGATACTACCGCAGTAGAAGTACTCGGAGCACTGAACCTGTATCTAGATTTCATTAACTTGTTTGTTAACTTGCTGCAACTGATTGGTGTTGCCCCGGGCAACGATGACTAATGCTAAAGCATAACGAAGTCAATCCGCTTGCTGTTTTTGGATTGCGAAGGGTAGATCACTGCCCTCCGCATTTCACTAAGGTAACGTTTGATCTTGCAACCCAAGAGAAAACAGTTACTGATTGGATTTGGGAACACTTGGATGGACGCTTTTACATAGGCGACTTCTACATCGAATCCACTGGTAGCGGAGTTAACATGCAAAAAATGGTTGCATTTGAAACTCCCGGAGAAGCCAGCTATTTCAGTCTAATACTGGACACCATTAACCAGTATCAATCAGACTTCTAAGAAATTTTTCGTCTCTGTGATCCTATCGTAAATAACTATAGTTATTACGCATAGGATACACAATGAGTACAGAGCAAACCCAAACCCCCGAACAAGTACAACCAGAAGCGCCAAGCCTGCAACTAGCAGACATGGTTTTAATGCTGAAGGTTATTCAAGCCACTGCACAACGCGGTGCAATTCGCGCCGAAGAAATGGCCGAAGTTGGTGCATTGCACGATAAGCTAGTTAAGTTCTTAACTGCTACCGGAGCACTACAGCCTGCACCACAACCACAACCCACTGAGGAGAATCAAAATGGCTAAGCACGTAGGTAAACATAACGATCGGAAAGTAGTTATTCTATTCCGTGAAGTTCCAGACGAAGGACACATGTGTCTTGTAATTTATAGTGACTTGCTACCACGCATGATCCACGATGACTTGATGCGAGCTGTCGAAGGTGATGCTGGACAATCTGCTAAAGAGATTGCAGATGTATTACACAGAACATATATGCAAGATGGACGAATCTTATTGTCAGTATTGCATCAAGAAGGCATGATCAAGAAGGTTCCGTGTAACCAAGTTCTAGTTACTCCTAACGCAAAGTCAAGTGTGCGTTTAGATGAACTAAACAAGATTTTAAATGAAATGGCAATGGGCGAAGGTGCTGTTAAGCGTCTAGCAGAAATTGATGCAAACAAGGGTATGACCGGCAAGCGTGGGCAAGCTGCTGATGCCCGTGAAGTAGGTATGCCTGCTAATAGCAGAGCAAATGCAGGTGTCGAAGGTTCGATGAGTGCAGAACAATATGTAGCAGGTGTACTATCTGATTCAGATCTAGCACAACAACGTCTAACTCAAGCAGCCGATATGAAGCGCCAAGCCGAAGCTATGTTAGCCGAAGCTGCTCGTCTTGAAACAGAAGCAAGCACACTAAACCCTACTGCACCTACTACAGATGGCACAAGAAAAACCACAAAAGCCAAAGCGACCAAAAAGCAAGCGGCTTAATCTAAGCAGCAAAAAACAATGGGAGGCCATCCTCAAAGACGTTGAGAAAGAGGATGTGCCCATTGAGATGTTGGAGTCAATAGTAGTGAACCTAACCGATGGAACACAAGTTGTTATTGATATCCAGGAAATGCTTGCCGAAGGGGCCGATCCCGACGCTCTTAGAATTCACCTCGAAGAGCGATTGGAGACCTTAGACGACATCATCGATGATGTTGATTTTTACATTAACATCGAGCAAGTGCGCCTTGCGGTGCAACCAGCAACAGATAATCTACTAAAGAACTTATGATAAACGCCCTTTTTGCCGTAGACCAATACGGCGGAATGGGGTTTAATGGCACACTGCCATGGCCCCACAACTCCGAAGATATGAAACACTTTAAACGACTTACAGATGGTCATGTAGTTGTAATGGGGCGAACCTCATGGGACGATCCTAAGTTACCTAAACCCTTAACCGGTCGTACGGTATATGTTGCAACCACTAAGCCTGTATTTCATGCAGCACAGATCAAAGGCGATCTTAAAGAAGAAATCCTTGCATTAGAAAAACGTCACCCAGACAAAATCATTTGGGTAGTAGGCGGGCCAAACGTATTGGAACAATGCGATGGTATCTTTGACAGAATGTACTTGACTCACATCAAGGGTTCATATAAAATAGATACTAAGATAAACTTAAAATCTCTGCTAACAGGGTGGAGCCCAGTACGTGCTACATCAGACGCAGCAAACAATTTCACTTACGTAATTTATGAACACCTATTTGGCCGCACTACAGGAAGTCCTGAATAAAGGGACTGAGAAAACAGATCGTACCGGAACTGGCACTATTAGCCAATTTGGTATGCAGCAACGCTATAACCTAGCAGAATCATTTCCCGCAGTAACAACAAAGAAGCTAGCTTGGCGCAGCGTAGTATCTGAGTTACTGTGGTTCATTGAAGGATCGGGCGATGAAAGACGACTCGCTGAGATATTACATGGAACTCGTGACCCTAGCAAGACAACTATCTGGTCCGGTAACGCTGGAGCTGATTATTGGACTCCTAACGCAAAGTTCGCAGGAGACCTCGGACGAGTTTACGGAGTGCAATGGCGCAAATGGCGCACGCCAGTAGAGCACACACAAGAGACATTTAGAGATGACTTTGGCACTACATATAATAGACAGGGTAGTGTCCATTTTCAAGAAGTCGATCAACTTATGCAACTGATCGACGGTATTAAGCGAGATCCGCACGGACGAAGACATATTATATCAGCATGGAACCCAGGCGAGTTAGAAGCTATGGCCCTGCCACCGTGCCATATCTTAGCTCAGTTTTATGTATCAGATGGCAAACTAAGTTGCCAGATGTACCAACGAAGTTGTGATATGTTTTTAGGCGTACCGTTCAATGTCGCCAGCTATAGTTTGCTTACGCATCTGATAGCCAAAGTGTGCGATTTACAGGTCGGCGAGTTCGTTCACGTGCTAGGCGATGCACACATATACCTAAATCACGTAGAGCAGGTAAAAGAACAATTGAAGCGTGAACCCTTACCTGCGCCACAACTATGGATCAACCCAGACATCAAAGATATCACTAAGTTCACAATGGACGATATCAAGTTGATCGGTTACGAAAGCCATGCAGCAATTAAAGCGGAGATGGCAGTATGAAATTCATTGTAACAGGTGGCGCCGGCTTTATTGGCCACAACGTAGTTAGACAGTTAGAAGCACAAGGACACGAATGTTTCGTGATTGACAGTGTAACTGACTATGGGTTTGTTAACCGAGAAGAGCTTGACTACTTGTACAAATCACGTAGAAGTCGAATGAAGGCAAGTGTTCATCACTTTGACTTGTGCGACCGAAAGGCTGTGGAGGATTTCTTTAGAACATTCTCTGCAAACTGCGATGCAGTGATTCACCTTGCTAGCTTTCCAAGACAAAAGGTTGTAGGAGCTAACCCTGTATGGGGCAGCGAAGTGATGTCTACTGCTCTAGTTAACTTACTAGAACAGACTAAACTTAATCGGATTCCCAAGTTTGTTTACATCAGCTCTAGCATGGTGTACGGTGACTTTAAGGACGATGTTACTGAGTCGGCTGTCTGCAATCCACAAGGCCAATATGGCATTATGAAATATATGGGAGAACACCTTGTTAAAGACTATACTCGTCGTGGCATTTTTGATCACGTTATTATACGCCCCTCTGCTGTCTATGGTGAATACGACGTGGAAGACCGAGTCGTTTCCAAGTTTATGCTCTCAGCTATGCGCGGAGAAACTCTTAAGGTAAACGGCGCAAACGAAACGTTGGACTTTACATACGTAGAAGATGCTGCTGCCGGAATCGTTGCTGCTACCCTAAGCAAGCAAGCGGTTAACGGAACATACAACATCACCAAGAGCCATAGCTGTAGTTTATTACAAGCTGCTAGCCTTGCTATTAAGATTGCAGGCAAAGGCAAAGTAGAAGTACGTGACAAAGACGCAGACTTTCCTAGTCGAGGTGCATTAAACATTGATGCTGCCCGTAGAGACTTTGACTTTAATCCTAAGGTCGATGTTGAAGAAGGCTTCCAAAAGTATCACGACTGGTTTAAATCGAGCCCGTTTTGGAAAACCCAAATCTAATACCGTTCTTCGGATTACCCCGTCAGTACGCCAGTCTGCGTGAAGAATTGCTTAATGCAAGCGATGCAGTCTACCAGACTGGTCAGGTACTTAATGGACATCAAACATACACGTTTGAACAAGCCATTGCTGCACGTTGCCAAAGACGCTATGCTGTTGCAGTTGGGTCATGTACGCAGGGACTTATCTTCTCCTTGATGGCAGGCGTTGCAGCCGGAGACAAAGTAATGATACCCACTATCAGCTTTGCTGCCACAATCAACAGTGTGCTACTAAGTGGGCACGAACCTGTATTTTGCGACACCGATTATAAAGCACTGATCGATCTTGAAAGCAGTGACTATGCACTCAAAGGTGCAGGAGTTGGTGCCATTATGTACGCCAACTTGTTTGGCAATACAATCGACTACGATCGCTTTAGAGTCATGACAGAGTTCTTTAATCAAGACTTGTTTATCCTAGAGGATGCTGCACAGAGCTTTGGTGCTAGCTACAAAGGTATCCCCAGTGGCAAGCTGGGTACTGCAGGTGTGCTGAGTTTTGATCCTACTAAAAATCTTCCCAACTATGGCAGTGGCGGAATGATTCTCACAGACGATTACGAGTTCTTCTGCAACATAGTAGACTTACGGGACAATGGTAAAACAAGCGGGCATCAAATCCCCGGGACTAACAGTAGAATGAGTGAAAGTGATTGTGCTCAAATGTTAGTGAAGCTCAAGCACTTTGATGATTGGCAAAAGCGTAGAACAGCCATTGCTGAGTACTATATTGAGAACCTTGTGTCTTACGTAGATGTGCTACTGCCCAATGACGATGTTGTACACGCATGGCACAAGTTTGTTATTCGCCTAAGTAACCGACACGCATTGATGCAGTATATGCGTGACGCAGGCATCGAAACAAAGATACACTACGACAAGCCATTGTTTGAATTGCCAGTTGGTTACGAATACACCGACTATATGAATGAATTCTTTAGAGAATCAAGTGCATATACACGCGAATGTATGAGCTTGCCTATCTACCCCGAAATGACTGATAGCGAAGTCGAACATGTGGTTCGCACAATCAAAAAGTTCTTTAGTTAGCAGGCGCAGTTAATATAAACTGCTTATCGGTTTGTGTTAACTGCCACGTTGGTAATAAACGTTTGGCCATTCTAGCATACAACGATTGACGTGACTGTTCGTCTGCTGTGAATGTGAGTGCTGTTACTTTACCTTGATAACGCTGCAAGAACTCACGCATAATATCAGTGATAGTGGACATTACTTCAGCTGAATTACCAGTCCCAGTTAATCCAAATTTAGTAGTGCGGCCGCGTCCACGTTCGGCATTTTTAAACTCCACTTCCCACGTACCATTCTCTCCGGGATAGGTATAGGCATGGAATTGATAGGGCACTTCGCCAATGTGGAATACTGCTACTGCTTCTTCACTGCCAGTGAAACTCCATTTGTAGTCTTTACCAGGCTCAAATAGTTCAGCAAGAGATTGGCCCACTGTATCTTCGTTGTAGCCTTTGTGACCACGGGGCAGAATGTGTTTGCTTTGTTTGGATTGATTCCATGAGCGCCACATGCTGTTGCCCTGATCTGTTTGTATCCTGCTCGGAACAATGTCGTTGCCCAACATCTTAGCATAAGCATACATTGTGGTAGCTACACCCCGATCTTGGTACTTGGGCAAAACCCAGGTGTTTGCACTAACTAGTGAATTGTGGTCTTCGTCTATAATGAATTCAGTCGACGCAATTTGTTTTCTACCATTGTATACTGTAATGACTAGTGTAGTACCGTAGCCTGAGTTGTTATCTGCTTCGGCCTTATACAGTAGTCCCCCAATCTCTTGCTCGTGCTTGAACTCTGAGTGATGAATATCGGGGTTAGTTGCTTCGGTTATAATTTCATTAATTCGCATTCAGTATTTAGCATCGTAACGGGCACGTAGCCACGCCCATTCAAAGCTCAACTGTAGCTTTGCTAAATCACCCTGTACTTCTTCATAGTACGCAACGGCATCGTTAGCACCATCGATGCTGTAGTTGCTGTAGTTGCCTGCCGCAACTGTGCGCCATATTTCCAGTCTATGCTCAGTTTCCAGTGTAGGCTGTGTGTCCATAAACAATCGCAGCTTTAACACCTCTCTAAAGGCTGTGCGCCATGTGGTCCAAGCGTCTTGGTTATAGTGTGCTACCCCGCTAAGAATAGGCACCGATTCGTGCGGTTGTGACAGGGTAAAGTCAATTCCAGGGTCGTTATTTGCTAAAACAAGGCTCTTATTGTAGGCAATCATTCCTTGGTGTCCGTATACTAGTCCATTGACAGGATTCTGTGCGTTAAAGATGTAATGCTTGGGACCTTGCCAATAGTCCGGGCGGAACTCCCAGATATCTCTATTGCCAACTACTTCTAGCTTGGCAAACACTGCTAGAAACCAATCTGTTGTGCTGGCATTAGCTGCGGCTTGATATGCAGCAACACGCCCATTAACCCCACGAATCCATTTTACATCGCGGTTACTCATGTACTCAGTATGCTCAAACCATTTTTGTTCGTCTGGCTCGCCATTGCTGATAAACACAATGTCCAAGTCCTTCACTGCCCGCATATTACGTAGGCGAGGATGTTCCACAAGGTGTGGGTAATCGTATACTTGAGTCTTGATATACTTCTTAACATCGCGGGGAATCAAGCTGGTGCTTTTGTCTGCACTAACGTCAATGGCAATACGATCCTTCTCAGTCCACAGGCATGTGGTATTTCCGATCATGCCTTTGTGTTGCGAGTCCTTTGTGAACAAGGCATACGGAGTAGTAAAGTTATGATTCTTGATTGCTTCTATTAGGTTGTCCGAGTTGTAATATACTGCTGGTACAGGATAACGCTTTACCTCGTGCCCATCTATGTAATTGATTACATTAAACCAATCCAGTAACTCCAGCTCAATCATTTGCTTTTTAAATGATTCAACATGTATGTAGAATGTGTCGCCACGTTGATCTTTGGATATCACCGATGCTGACTCATTAGAGAAGCAGTGTATCATTTCGCGTTGCCACGGCTCTGGTTCCCACGAGAAGTCAAATAGCCAGTAATCGCAGATGCTGTTGAGAATCCACACATACTCAGTGTCTGCGTTTTGCATGATACGCTTAAAGGTATCAAGGTAGGTGTTTGCAAAGCGTGTTTTTACTAGATCGGGAACTATAGCTAACATTGCAGTGTAATCAATATCGCTTTCGGGATTGCCGTGATCTACGAAGTACATGTTGCAGTTGGTATCGGGTTTAACTACACTTTGGTCAGGCACAAAATTCAAGTTAGGAAACTCTTCTATATCTTTTGCCCACTCTGCATGGCGATTGAATTCCCACTTGTTGATTAGGAATGTGTCACTCCATTTGTTGTGCTGACTTGGAAACACATGGGTCATATACTGTTGCCATGGCTCGGCGTGCCAACGGAAGTCAAAGCCAGTGTAGTCATACTCGCTGCTAACTACCCAAAACTTATTGGTCTTGCTTCGTGCAACACATCGCTTGATTGTGTCCATCATGCTGTTAGCATAACGCACCTTCGTGACATTGTGCAGTTCGTTAAGTCTATCGTAACGAACTTGTGCAGTCGGGTTGCCTTTATCAATGAAGAAAATATCCAGCACTTGCATTGCAGTTAATTTGTGATACCCGAGAGTAGGCATTGGGCCCGCAAAGCTGATGTTGGTTGCGCCAGATACTGTGTAAGTTAATCCAATGCTTTGTTGGTAGTCACTACCGAAGTGATACTCGTAAGGCGGATCAAGCGGATTTGGATGCCAACTAAAATCAACTGTTGATTCGTTAATCTCTTCTGGGACTACCCAATGAGTTTTGTCTGCTAATGCTGTAACCGTAAACGCACTACCGAACTTGATGCCAGTTGTATGCAACATGGTGTAGTAGACGCCGCTTGCACTTTGATGTTGGCTAGGAAAGTGATAAGTGAAGTTGCCTTCGGTGGTGTCCGGGTGCCACGTTAGGTCCACAGAGTTCTGATCAATGTAATCGGGTATTGTCCATCCCGCAGGATAAGGTAAACGTTTAATTGATTGTTCAGCTCTAAAGTGATATTGTTTATGCGCATAGGTATCTACGTGCGCAAGAAATACATCACCGCATCGCTGATGTTGACTAGGCCATACATGCAGATGGCTGTGTTCCCACGGCGCAGGACGCCAATTGAAATCAAACCCAGTGTAATCGTTGCCCCCATAAATATACCAGTAGTACCCAGTTTCACACTTGGCCGCTGCTGCTTCTATGCTCGGCGCATATTGTTCAAATTCAAATAGGTTTGGCTTGCGGCCATAATAAAATACGTCAAACATGTATAATCTTAACAGTCATTACGAAAACATCTATCACTTCTTGTCTACTATTGTAGCACAACCAAGGGTATTATACCTACACCCATTTGGGTCAAGTCAACCGGAAAACATCGAAGTGCTAGCAAAGGATATGAGTCATTTGCCCAATAACGGCGACCCATTGTTTATCTTTTATGACCAAGAACCTATCTATGGTGCGTACAATTTTAGATTGTTTGACTACATTAGAGATAACATGAGTGGCCCTTTTGTTCTTGTCACTACGGAAAAGGAAAGTAGTGGCGTTGAAGAGATTCGTGCTCGTTACGGTTGGGAGGTTGTGTATTACTTTCATCATGTGTTTGCCGCACATGATTGGTTCCGCGGATACAGCTACGATAGCAGATTAACAATACCAGTAGATAGAACAATAAAAAAGAAGTATGTGACATTTAATAGACTCACTAGTAATTCAAGGGTTTATAGAAGTTTGTTGATTAGTGAACTAATCGAACGCAATATCCTAAGCAAAGGGCATGTTAGTTATAACGATACTTGCCCAGATGGCGGAACATACGTAGACAACTTATCATCTGCGGCATCAAATTGGTTAATATCATGGGATGCAGCGAACAAAGCCATTGCAAATATTTCAACGGCACCATTACCGTTACGTGTTGATTACAAAGACCGGGATTCAATTCCTAATCATAGCTTTGTGTTAAGTGCAGTACCAGAGACTCAAGAGAGTTTTGTGTACGTGGTTACCGAAACTTGTTTCTGGGATCGTAAACATCACCTAACTGAAAAGATATTCAAACCTATTGTGAGCCAAATGCCATTCTTACTTGTTGGGCCTGCTCACAACTTAAAGTATTTACGCGAATACGGATTTGAAACATTTAGCCAATGGTGGGACGAAAGTTACGACGATATTGAGGATCCTGTGCTGCGACTAAAAGCTGTTGCAGATGTATTAGAAACTATCTGCAAAAAGACAGACAAGCAGTTAGAGCGTATGCTTAAAGAAATGCAGGATGTGCTCTCTTACAACTATAATCGATTCTACAGCCAAGACTTCTTGGATGCAGCTTGGTGTGAACTAACTGACAATCTACGATTTGCCATTCCGCTTTAATGCTTCATGTACTTTGCAACTACTTCTGCTAGTTGCTTGTGTGTATCATCAAACCAAGTGCTAACATGATAATCACAGTAGGCAGGCTTTTCAAATAGTTTATTAGTGTCTTCAAATCTACCTTCGGTGATAGTGTCCATCCACACTGTAAACTCAGCATCAAATTCTGCTCTTGCTGCTTCAGTAGGGCATACAAAATCAGCTACTGCAATCTTACCGGCCTTAACTACGCCGTCGGCTAGATATTTCATACGCATTGCTTGACGCATACGACCTTCGGGAGTAAAATCCCAGTCATTGTATTCGTCACGAACTGCATCTGCGTTAAGCCACACACCACCAATTAGCTCTGCAAATGGTTTAGCTAGCGTACTTTTGCCACTGCCCGGCAACCCAAATATTAAAATCTTTTTAGTCATTCTCTACCCCATCTAATTTTATTCCAGGCACGTTCGTGCATAAAATATAACACAGTATTAATTACTAATTGTGTTGATGCTATTGCGCCAGCTATTTGAAGATTCCCAAGTACCAAATACGATATCAATAAAGTTGATGCGGTACCAGTTACTCTCCAACTAATAGTCTTAGCAATACTTCTACTAGTTGCGTCAGTCATGAACAGACCTTTACGCTGTATAATTGTTCAAAGCGGTCGGCGTCTGCACGATCGTTTACCATTGGTTCCCCACGAATGTTAAGGCTTGTGTTTAACAGCATAGGGCATCCGGTCATTACATACCACTTCTCGAGCAGCTCTCTAATGCCGCTTCCATCTTTCGGCACTGTCTGGACACGACTAGTCCCGTCAGCGTGAACGATAGCAGGAAATAAGTCAGGTACCCTGCAACGAGCGACTGACTGCATATACCTACTATGCTCGAAACCGCGAGGCATATCAAAGTAAGTATCAGCCAGTTCTTCCAAAATAACGGGCGCAAATGGTCTGAATTGTTGTCTACGTTTAATGTCATTTACTTTCTCCTTAATCTCGCTGCCTCTAGGATCTGCAAGCAGGCTTCTGTTTCCAAGTGCCCTTGGTCCGAATTCGGCTCGCCCGGAAGCCACTC